TGTAGTTTGTTGATTCCTCGTAGCGCTCCTATTCCGAATTTATTGGCCAGTACACTCCTTACTGCTGTCTCCCTTTCCCCGACCGGTATGTAGTCACTACAGTTCCTGTCGGAGTCCTCAGTGATGATCCTCTCGAGTATGAAGATGCCTTTGCTGTCCCGGAGGATCTCGCACCCGTTTAGGTGCCTGCAGGTTAGACATGTTGTGCTCACCGTATTTGGTCCTCGTTGCTGAGATAGCAATCTATTACCCGGAGGTCGCAGCATCTGTGACACTCTGGACATTCCTCGTGAGTAACTTGGGACCGGAAGACATCCCAGTACCTCTTGAGCCATTTCGACATCCTATGGCGGATACCGTCTATGGGGTTCTCAACCTCCACAGGTTTTATCTCGCGGATGGCTTCGATGAGCTCTTCCCGGCTGGCCGCCTTAGAAGCACCGGGGATGTCGTTGAACTTGGCAAGCTCCACGAGCTCGGTGTGGTTCATCACCTCGTCCCAATCAGCTATCATCTTCGCCTCCGAGAAAGTCTTTCTGGCTCACCTTGTACACCCTGACGTAGGCCCCGGTCTTGCCTTCCTTCTTCCGTTGATGGCCCTCGAATATCTGAGAGTCGTCCTTCATCCCGACGGCGGACGCGACACAGTCCTGAAGGAACTTGATCCTGTTGTCCACATCCACCCTCTTCCACTTGGAGTTGGACTTTCTCTGTCCCTTCTTTGGACCCCTCTTGAAGAACTCGAACCAGCCTTTGTTGGTCAGCGCTTCGAAGAACAGGGTGATGTCTATGCCGTACACGTCCTCGTCATTGAAGTCCCCGAGGACGTGTATCTGCCTGGCGACGATCTTCTTCACCTCCCTTTCGAAGGCTCTACCTTCACCGGTAACCACGACCATACCGTTCCTGGTCCTCGTGTAGAGGGCGTTTATGGAAGGGGGCATCGGGAGGAAGAAACTAACCTCTCCTGATGAACCTCTTTCTTCCTGACGAGGCCTTTTTCGGGACCTCTTTATCCTCATCTTCGGCATTGCCATTCCTCATTCTCGGGAACCTGTCCTTCACAGACGGCTCTTCGACGTTGCCCATCCTACCGTACGTTTTGGAGGCACCCACCTTCCTCTCATAGGCCATCTGCTGGATGGTGACTTCGCGGCTGATGACCGCCATGTCGGCCTTCGCAACCTCGACCATTGCAGTCATGCAGGCATATAGGGCGTTCAGCTCTTCGTACCTGGCGTTGGCCTGAATGAACCTGATGTCGTTCCTGGCCATGTCGCTGATGATCTGGTCGGTCCTCTTCTTCTCCGTTTCCGGGTCGATGCGGTACATAGTCCGCACCATTGACCATGTGAACTCCTTCTTGTGCTTCGCCTCGGACCTCTCCGCTGCGATGATGTGCGTCTGGTACTGGATGTAGGCGTACCAGTTCGAGAACAGGGAATAGAGCGCGGACAGCTTGTTGAGGTCCAGCTTGCTGATGACCGCCGGTAATCGTCCATCGAAGAACTCACCAGCCTCGAGACCATCAAAGATGCTCTCATGGTCCTTCATTATCTTGGGTCTCTGACGGACCACAACACCCCTGTCGGTCAGCCTGTCGAGAACCCTGTCTGCGAAGCTGTAGTACGAGTCGGCCTCTTCTTCGTCGGCCTCAAAACCTGCTAATCTTCCGCTGGGATTTCTTTGTTTTTGCGGAGCTGGCATTTTTCATGTACCTCCGTCCGTGCTCACAGCCGTGGAGGAAATCGCATCGGTAACAGGCTCCACCCGGCTTGGGGTCGAACTGCAGTTCCTTGGACTTCACAGAATCTACGACTGGTTGAATGGTCTCCAGTATGTCTTCCCAGATCTTCTCATCGAACGCTACAGCGTGCTCCTTTGACTCCCCTGTGTTCTTGCACACGTAGTACAGGAGGGCGAACGGGACGTCTGCGCAGAACATGTAGATGTGTGCTTGGCGAAGGTTGTCTTCCAGTGGTTTCGCCTGTACCCTGCTGAAGCCGTAGTTGCCTCCCTCCTTGATGGACTTGATCTCCAGAACGAACCTGGTAGAGGGGAAAGTGAACATGCCGTCTGTTGTCCCCTTGATGAGGAGCTCGGGCTTCTTCAGGGGGATCTCGTCATTGAATTGATCCCCGTACATGTTGTGCAGGTGGGCCTGCAAGGCGAAGTGAATCAGAGTCCCGATATCGAACGTCCACTGAAGTTGCGGTTCGATAGAGCTTTTCTTCTCGATTTCCCCAGTACACTCGAGGTAGAGCTGGTACTGGCAGACCCCTACCTTACATGCGGACGACGGGTGAATACCGAGACTCCGAGAAGTACCTGTCTTCAGCGTCACCGGTATCTCAGTGACCATGCCGTTGGTAGAGCACCATCTCAGGTACTCATCAACCTCACCTTTGACGGTCACCTCCTTGAAGCACTCCCTGATCTCTTTCTTGCTGGCGTTCCTGTATTCTTCCAGGGTCATTATTGTCATTGTTACCTCTCAATCAGCTCCTTGAACGCCCAGTCCGGAAGGACGACATATCTCCTGTAGGGGTGGAAGTCCTGGAACTCTATCTCCAGAAAGGGGATCTCGTCCCCGAGGGCCTCCTCCTCTATCTTCTCGAGTACAGACTTCTTCAGGGTGAAGGACTTGGCGGCGGTGTACTTACATTCTCCACGCCTACCGCCCCTTCTCCGTAGGTCACCTTTGGCATGCTCCATGGAGCCGGAGGCCGGTTGAATCTCCATGTCATACCTCTTTGACGCCCCCTTCTCCTGAGCCTTGCTCCTCTTTTGGATGGCACTACCTCTATTCCCGGACTTCGGCTTCCTGACCACAGAACTTCCACAGCGGACGCAGGTAGCGGTACCGTTGTCCACGAACATGGACAGCATCTTGTACCCGCGACCACAGTCGGAACATACGCAGTCTACTTTGTTCATCTCCATCTCACCAGAAGCCCACTCTTCTTGAGACACTGCTGCCGCAGTAGTCCAACATACTCTTCGGTGTTCTGGGCGAGCTCTTCGACGAACTTGGCCTTGCCGTTCGCCCTGATGACGGTGTTGCCTTCCAAGTCTTCCCAGGTCAGCCATGCGCCGGCCGCCTGTATGACACCCAGCTTCTTGGCTGCGTTGTAGGCATCCGTCACAGAATCCACTCCGCCCATGTAGATCTCCTCGACATCCTTCCAGAAGACTGGATCTCCACGAGGAACGTGGTAGTAGTCGTACTCACCGGCGAGACCATCGTGAGTCCCTGCCTTGCCTTTGGCGATCTTCCAGTTGACCACCCGCCCTATTGGAGGCTCGCCCGCTTTCTCTCTGATGGGGACACCCTTCCTGAGCTCGATGTTGGCAAGCTGACCATGCTTCCAAGCAAAGGCTCCTGCAGCCTCGTGAATCTTGGGAGACCTCGGAGAGGGACGATCCATCTCAGCCCTTGCCTGGTTGATGCCAATGATGGTCGTCTCGAGAATGGAACCCTCTTCATCTCTATCCAACATGAAGAGCGGGTAGATCTTATTCTGGAACATCGTGATGACGCCAGCTGAACCTCCCACATGCTTTGCTCCTACGTCTTTCTCACCCATAGCCTCGGTGATGAGAGCACCGAGAGATTCAATGAGGACGATATTGAACACGTCCTCGCGAAGGGCATCAACGATGACATCGAACCCGACGTCTGCGGTCTCCGCAGCCTGGAAGACGATGGTGCCGATGTTCTTCTTGAGATCGGCCACTTCATCCTTTGTGAACTTCGGTAGGCCGTCACGCACACGGATCTCCTCGAACTCGGATATCTCGTAGTCAGAATACCCAACGCACACCCCAGCCTTCCTGGCGAACCCCTTGTCCGTCCGTATCTCGGTGCCAAAGATGAGGGCTGTAGCGTCCTCACCGTAGATCCTCTGGTGCTCGGCGATGGTCTTGAAGGCCAGGTAGGTCTTTCCGACAGACTCTGAGCCGTAGATCTGTACTCCTCCGCCGGCGTGGAACCCACCACCAAGAGCAATGTCCAGACCCAACACCCCTGTTGGACGACGCAGATGGTACGGTGTACGCACTTCGCTGGCCATTCGCACCTGGGCCTTGCCCTTGAACTTCTGACTCTTGTTGATCTTGCTGACCCACTGTTCCGCCCTGGTCTGGGCGGTGGACTTCTTTGGGGATGGTCCCGCTTTCTTAGCGGCAGCTTTCTTTGGTGTGGATTTCTTTGCGGGGGTCTTCTTTGCTGCCATACTCACTCCTTCTTTTCAAAGGGCTCGGTGCCGCATTTCGGGCAGGCCCCGCCATCGTCCAGCTTCTCTCCACAGATGTAGCAGGAGTCGGGGTCCTTGTTCTCTGAGGCCTCTTTCACCTTATCGTCCTGGACCACGCCGTACTTGGTCATGCCTTCATCACTCATGGGTATTCTCCTCTGACTAAGGGTTTGAGATGGGAGGAACTTGATGGTGTAGCCTCCCGGTATGTTGACGAGCTCTTTGGTAGTCGGGTGCCTTCTCCTGGTGGGTTTGTTGAGCTTCCACGTGAATGTCCCGAGCCTACGTATCTTTACCTCGTGACCAGCTTGGAGGGCGGTCACGATGACATCGACTATCTCGGGGAGAAGGCTGGTAAGGACGTCGCGGTCCATCCCGGTTCTGAAAGAGACAATTTTGGCTACTTCATTGAGATTCATACAACGTCCCGGTTTCGATTAACCTACTTGGCCTCCGACCACCTGTCAACGATCTTGGCGTCCACCGTAAGCGGAACCTCCAAGACCTCCTCACCATCTCCGAAGGGGTTGATCATCATGTGCTCGATGACCGGGAGCACCTCTTCAGCGTGCTCCTCTGGGACTTCCATGACAATCTCGTCGTGGATCTGGTTCAGAATCTGGACGTTCCGGTCAATCAGGAGCGGGCTGTAGTCAATCCTGAGCATGGCGCACTTGGTGATGTCAGACGCCGAGCCTTGAACGATGGCATTGAATGACTCACGTTCGGCCGCTCCACGGAAGTCGCGGTTGTGGTGGACGATGTCAGGAAGGCGCCTACGACGCCCGAGGATGGTCGTCACGAACCTTTTCTGCCTCTCCGGGTCTACCAGCACGTCTGGGGCCCTGTTCTCCGCACAGAGGGCATGTACGTACTTGATGTAATCATTGACGCCCGGGTATGCCTTCTTGAGGTACAGGTTGATGAGATCCTTGGCCTCCTCGAATGGGATGCCAAGCTGCTTGCTGAGGCCCGGGGGTCCGATGCCGTAGATGATACCGAACCCCGTTGTCTTGGCGCGCTGACGAAGAGCCTTTAGCTCCTTCTGGTCATCCGTTGGGTCCTCTGCTTTCTTGGCAGCCACCACATCCTCATACTCGACACCGGGCCATGCCAAGGCTACGGTCCTACAGTGCAGGTCTTCGCCTTTCAGGATGGCCTGCAGCATGTTCTTGTCCTTGGTTCTGTCGGCGGTGATCCTCATCTCGAGCTGTCCATAGTCGATGACTATCAACACCTTCCCTGGACCGGCTACGAAGATATCTCGAATCTTCCACTCGTCCGTGTCGGGCCGGGGGAAATTTTGCGAGTTTGGACCAGTCGTTGAGAAACGTCCTGTCCTGGCCCCGTACTGATTGAACGATGGATGAATCCTCCCGTCTGGGAAGTAGTCGACCATGTTTAGCAGCGGGTTTGCATAGGTTCCCTGAACCTTCTTGAGCTTCCGAGCTCGGATGATCATCCTGGCTACTTCTATGCCGTGGTTGGTTGCCAGCTTATCCAAGACCTCCTCATCACAGGACGGGGCCTCTGTCTTCTTGCTCCTTTTGAGAGGCTCGAGACCCATACCGCCTTCTTTCTTGGGACCGAAGAACAGGGCCTGCAACTGTTTCGGAGAGTTGATGTTTGTCGGCTTCCCGGCCTCCCTGTTGATGTCGGTCTCGACCTTGAGGATCTCCTTTTCCAACTTCGGGATGATGGTCTCGATGTGCTCCCTGTCGGCAGGCATGCCCCGGCGCTCCATCTTCCACAAGGTTTCGGTCATATCGATCTCTACCTCTTGGAACAGATCCCACAAGGTTCTGTCGTGAGGAAGGTCGGGGTTCAGGGGTATCCTTTCTAGCTCGTCCCGAAGGAAGTAGTAGAGCATCAGGTGTGCATAAGCGTCATCCGATGCGTAGTCTACGACCCGGTCGAGAGGTAGGTCGAACAGGGGCGTCTCGTATTCCTTCACAGGTTTGCCGTCAGGTCCGACGACGCCTTTGAAGAGATCCTTGAAGGTTACCATTTGAAGGCCCAGCCAACGTTTGGCGGATTCCTTCAATCCGAGACGACCCTGATAGTTTTCGTCGTAATAGTTGGCCATGATGAGTACATCGATGACCTTGCAGTTCAGGATGTTCAACCCGCTGTTCCATGATATGTGAGTATCAAACTTCGCATTCCAGATGGCCAGGGTGGTCTCTGGGTTTTCCAGGAGTGGGGAGAACATCACGAAGTGTTTCTGCTGAAGACACCACCTTTCCTCGATGCTTCCGACCTTGAACGCTATGGACCAGAAGGTGATGGTGTCTGTGATGTGGTCGATTGGGAAACGTGCCCCAACTTTGAACGGCAGCTTCTTGGCGTGAGTCTCGGTGTCAAACCCGAAGGGGTCATTGGGCTGAGTCTTCGTCAGCTTCAAGCATCTTTTGAGAAGCTGCAGTGCTTCCTTGTCTGTCTCTGCGTACTGTGGTTTCGGCAGGTCCAGCATGAATCGTTGGGCCACGTATCACCTCAGTGAGGGGTGGGACACGAATGCCCCACCCCTCCGGGTTAGATGTTACTCGTCGTCTTCCTCGGTTTTGGGCCTCTGGTAGCGGCGGGTTCTGTTGTCACCTCCGCTATCGAAGGGGTTCCGCTTCCCGAGGATCTTTGCCTGTACGGCAGGGGGATCTGCCTGGAGGAGCTCGTCGAGGTCGAGAGGGACCTTGTTCCTCTCTGCGATCTTCTCGCCTGCTTCGTCTCCTCCCTGGAACTTGGGATCGAACAGCTTGGGATTCGGGTCCGCGACGTCCCATCCGTCGATGACGATCTTCTTGTCATCACCCTTGTGCATGGCGATCTGGATGTCGAACAGGTCGCAGGGGTCCGGTTCACCGGCCACGGACTCATCGGCGAACTCGTAGCAGGGCTTCGGCATCGCGACGTGCCCGCAACTGGGGCACTTCATATCCTGGTCGATCGCTTCCAGGATATTCGGGTTCTCGTCAGGATGGATGGACCACGTGAACTGGCACTCATCGCACATGGCTTCCTCGGCCTCGATGTCGACAGAGACGGTCTCCTCACCACACTGTGGACAGCTACCGAGGAAGTCCACGAGGAGCTCCTCGCACTCCCTGCACCGGTAGTCGTACAGGAGGAGGTCATGTCCAGTGCGGTCGATGGTGTGTGCCCGGTTGTCGAGGGGACGGAACACTGCCCACCACTGGTCGATGGTGAAGGTGGTGTAGAACTTCTTCCCGAAGACCCGCAGGTCATCGTTCTTGCAGTACTTACACCCGTGTCCTTCGCACCGGACCCTGGTCTTGAACGTCCCGGTCTTGTCCTTCCTCTCTATCTCGGTGATGTGGTACCACTCTTCGATCCACCCCGCGACGGCGATGTAGGGCTGGCATTCGGACTTGATCATGTCCGGGTCGGGGTCTACATCCACGAGGTCGAACTCCTGAGGGTTACCCAGGGCATCCGGCACGCACTTGTCGTACCCACACTCCATGAAGATGCCGTTCTTGCCGAAGTTCTTCAGGAAGCGCCGCCGGCCAATCCTGAACGGGTGTTCGCCACCGCCCTCCGGACTGATGTACGGGGTCTCGGGTTTCTGGAAGCGTACCCGTGTCTTGACTCCGTCCATGCGCCAGAGATATCTCATCCGTGCCCCGGAGCCCGCCCTCCTGTTCGCTTTCTCTTTGTCTCGTACCGGCTTGAGGTCGTTCCAGTTAGTTTCCATCTGTTGAATCCTCCAATGATTCGCGCTGATGACAGCGTTTCTTCGAGCTCGTCTTCCTCAAGATCGTCTGGTTGGGCATACTCATCACAGTAGTCCGGGTAGCTGCACAGGTATACCGGGAATGTGCTTTGGGCCAGGCTGTTGCAAACCTTCTTGGCCCCAGTCAACCCGGCCTCGTTGTTGTCCAGGAACACCCACGTCTCGGTACTCATGTACCTGATGAGCCGTTCTTGGGTCTTGGACATGCGGGCACCCATCAGTGCGACTGTGTTCTCCCATCCGTGTTGGACGAGCCACATCGCGGCCTTGTAGCCCTCTACGATGATGAGTTGCTCATCCTCCCCACTGACCAGCTTGTGGAAGACATGTTGTCCTCTCCAGAGGTGATCTCGTATGTTTGTGCTTGAGTAGTCGGGGAAATGCTCCCCAAGTTCGTTGTATTCTATCTTTCCGTCGTCGCTCACCTTTCTACCCGAATAGACCTTGTACTTTGGGAGTATCCCGTCCGGGTTCCGACCGGATATCCCAATCAAATTGCCGTAGATGTCCCGGATGGGGAAGGTAATACGCCCAAGTGTCTTGTCGTAGCCTATGTCGTGGTCGATGAGGACGCTCTCCTCAAAACCCTCGTCCAATAGCTCTTCGGGACACCAGTCGTATACCCCCAGAAGGGACTCTGGCAAGATGTACTCTCCTCGAAACTTCTTCCTTGCTTGTCTTCTCTGCTCTGCCTCCCGTAGTTCTTTGTTCTGTTTAGCCTCCTTGGCCAGTTCCTCAAGGGCCTTGTCGAGCTTCTTGCTGGAGTGACCGAGGAGCCTGAGAAGCTCCTTCAGATCATTGCTACCAGCAGGACAGGCGAAGCACCCCCACTTCCCGGTCTCTCTGTTGATCCAGAAAGAGGGGTGCTTCTCGTTACCTTCCTTGTGGAACGGGCAGGCGGCGGCAATAAAACCCTCTTTGATCCTTACCCGCTTGAGGTAGTTGGTTGCGATCTCGTCTGCTACGTACATCTTTTACCTGAAGGTGCCTTTGAGAGAGGGTAGGTTGTCCTCCGGCTTGCTGTTCTTCCTACGTACCTTCGCGGCTTCCTTGTCGTCACGGGTTACCCACTTCCTGACCGAGTCTGGGTCCATGCTCGACTGAAGAACGTTGAAGCAGTACCCAGGCACGGAGTGGATAGTGAACCCCTCCAAAACACCTTCCCTGTTGCCAGGTAGAAGCACAGCGATCTCCATCCCAACCCGTGTTGGTGGGTCGGCGTCTCTGATCTCCTGCGCCTTCTTAGGAATGGGGTTGGATGCCTTAACGCGGGTACCGCGACGGATGCTCAGCTTATTTTTCTTTGGCTTCTCCTGTTTCCGTTTGGGCTCTGTACCTCCCTTGATCTCGTAGTCCGATTCATGGACCTCGCGTTGCCTCTTCTTGATGACCCGCATCATGAGGTCGGCTTCCCGAGCAATGGCGTCACTGCCAGCCACCTCAGTGAGATCCTTACCCATCCCTTTCTCACCTTCACGGTTGGCCTGGGTGATCCCCACAACGGGTATCTCTCTGTCCATTGCCAGCTCTTTGAGATCCTCGGCAAGGCATTGAATACGGTACCACGGTTGAGCTCGTGCCCCGGCCCGTTCGGTGTTGAGGTGGTAGAAGCTGTCAACGTACAGGATGTCAGGTTGGTATTCGTTCACCATCTCACTCAAGGCTGCGACGTCCTTTGGTGCCTCCCTGCCGCTGAGGACTATCAAATCCCTGGTGTGTTCGGACACGGCGGCCTTCTTGATTTCGGCGGGTGACCTTTCGAAGATCTTCTCCAAGTCGGCCAGTACTTTGAATGACTTTTCCTCGATACGCGGTGGGAGCTTACCGGCTTTGAGTAGTTGGTAGTCGACCTTCATCAAGATGCTGCCTATGCGAAGCTGGAGCTTCTCGGCAGTCATCTCTTTCGACCAGATCATCACTCTCTGGTTGTATGTGATGTAGTCTTCTACGGCACTGGCCAAGGCCATCCATGTTTTGGCGCTCTTCATTCTGCCGTAAATACAGATAAAATCTCCCTTTTTCTTTCCCATGGTGTCGGCAGTTAGACAGTCCCAAGGCCAAGGTATCCCGTACAAGGCTCCGGACTTCGCACCTTCGTAGGCATCCTTGACGCCCGAGATGATTTCTCGAAGACCGAATGCCCTGGAGGTTTCATACGAGTAGTTGACCTCCGCCACCCGGGCCTTCAGGACTTGAAGAACGGTCTCCGGGTCATCGACCTCTATGAGCTCCCTGAGGTACTCCGTGAGGCCACGGATGTCGGAACCGAGGCTGAGGGTCTGTAGCATCTTGACCAGGGCTGGGATGGCGCCAACGTCCTCTGGACTCTGTTCAGACTCTCCGTAGATTGGCCATCTTCTCGCTATGTCCTCCTCAAGAGGTACGTGGTTTCTGGTCCTGAGATCGTACCAATGCTTCTCGATGTATTCGTAGACATCCCTAACCTCCCCGTCTCTGAAATGGTCGGCTTTGAGGCCGGCCTTCACTGCCCCAGACAGGGACCTAGATCTCAGTATCTCCTTGATGATCCTCCACTCTACGCTGCTCATTCCCCTAAACCCTTTAGTGGACCAGGTTCGTAGACGGATTGGCTCTCAGGATAGTCCGAGGAGTCTTCCTTCGACCTGGTGAAGACGGCCTTGGCGAAGTCGCCTTCGGCCAGTTTTACGAATTTCACCAGAGCGGACACCGTCTCAGGGCTCAGAAGAGTGTTCGTCACAGAGCATGAGCCAAAGGTAGACCCGGTCTTCTTGTTCAGATAGACCGCCTTGAGAGATATCTCAGGCTCAGGCTGGCCGGTCCATGGTCTCCAGACGAAGGAACCTTCGGCTACGGATATCGAGTCGAGTGCGTCTTTGGTGTCCTTGGTGTACATCTCTACTTCCTTTTGAATGAGGGCCGCCTCCGCTTCGAGCTTGAGGACTTGCTGATCTTCTCGGCAGCTGCAGGTTTGTCGTCCTTGACGTTGCCCAGGATCCTGTCCCGCAGATGCTCCATATGCTTGTAGTCTTCCTCGACGGCCTCTGCCACCAGGGGCTGGATGATGTCATGGACAGCCAGGGCATCATCAACAGTGTTGTTGCATGCGAGCTTGATGCTCACGAAGGCACCCGCCTTGCATCCGAAGTCGACACTGGTGGCGAGCTCGGCGCTCACTACCACAGAACCTTCACCATCGCCGACGTGTTCTTCTATCTTGCTCATGATCTCCTCCGGGAGTGTGTCTCGAACATAGGTCACCGACTGCTGCCGATGGTAGTCCCCCTCATCCTTGCTTGTCACGTATCTCTCTCGGGACACCCTCTCGAGCATCCCGACGTCTTTTAACTCAATTTGTTCCATGAGCTAAATCTTCGGAACTTTGACGCTGGGGGTCAGCTCCGCCTTCTCGCGCCAGGCGTCCTTGACGACCCTGTACGCACCCTCGTCACGTTCGAAGTAGACCCGGGAGGATTCTCCGTCCACCTTCACCGAGGCGATAACCCCGGTCTTGACCAGGTCGAAGAGAAGATCCTTGTTCTTGGACCGGATGATGGCGTCGAGGAACTCCTTGTCATCATATCCGGCCCTGGAGAACTTGCGGGTGAGCTTGAAGTCCCCCACACTCACCTTGGCATCCCTGACAGCCAGCTTGGCCTTATCGATGAGCGTGAGTACCTCGTCCTCTACCTGCCGGATGTGGTGGATCTCCTTCGAGGCTTCTGGGAAGTTCTCCTCGAAAGCATCCCTCATGTCCTCCAGATCGTCCCTCACGGACTCGAACTCACCTACTGCTTCCCTGGCCTTGACCAGTGCGGAGTTATCCTTTTCTGGGGCATCCTCGCGCTTCCGGGTACCCCTCTTGATAGACATCTTCGGCATTATCCTCTCCTTTGAACTCTCTCGTAGTGGTTAGCGGTCTTCCTGACCATCCTCAGACCATCCTCAATGGCCATGAAGGTCTTCTGCGAGTATCCACCCACCTGCCACTTCTTGGTGTCCGGGTCGATGATATCGTTCCGGAGCATGAAGGCGGGGTGGTAGACGACCATTGCGGGGTAAGTTAGATGAAAGTGCTCTCCTTCGATTTTCGCTTCCAGTACCTTACCCATGGCGGACTCTATGGACTTGTGGCGGGTCCCGATGAGCATCTGCATGGCCTGCCGGCCAAGGAGTATCAGAAGCATGGGGTCCACGATGTAGATCTGCTTCCGCAGTCTCTCGAAACACGCCAGCTTCTCATCCTTCCTCGGGTCTCTGTTGTCTGGCGGGCGGCACATGATGATGTTCGTGATGTAGATATCCTCTCTGAGGATCTTCATGGCGTCGAACATATCTTGGAGGTACTCACCTGACCGCCCTACGAATGGTCGTCCCTCTTCGTCCTCAGCCTCTCCAGGAGCCTCCCCGATGAACATGATGTCCGCGTCAGGGTTGCCCTCTCCGAAGACGATGTTTGTCCTCTCTTCGTGGAGCTCACACCCCTGACAATTGATCCATTCGTCTTCGAGGGCCTCGAGCTGCTCTTGTTTCCATTCCGGGGTCCAGATCATTGCTGCCTGCCCATAATGTTCGGAGCTCCTGGGAGGTGAAGACCGGACTCCATGGCGAGGGTGGCCATCTCTGTTTCCTTTGCCCTGTCGATCATTGTCTGCCAGTGCGGGAGAGACTTCGCATCCGGTTTGTATATGGTGGCGTAGGTGATTTCCGTGTGTTCCAGGGGGCTGGCATTGGCATCGATGGCCATGAGGGTCAGGTTCCTGACGATACCCGAGTTACCCTCTCTGTCCGTCAACTTCTCCATCCTCTCGAATACCAGTCGCACCTCATAGAGGTGGATCTCCCTCCTCTCTCGAATGATGTCCTCTTGGCTGTTGATGTACCCAAGGAACTTGTCCCCGGCCATTGAGGTGACTACCATCAGTGTCCTGCCGTCAGCTTGATCTTCCATCTTCGTCCTCCACGATTACTGTGATTCTGTCGAATGGGTATCTAAGAGCCTTGAGGAACCTACGCAGGCTACCACAAGATCTCACACAACTCTTCAGTGGTTTCTTTGCTCTCTTGTCAGTTGGGGCTAATTTTAAGGCGCGGGCGTCATCCTCGTAAACTCTGACGACGGTATCTTGCTTCCCGGCCTTCACCCTCTGGATACGTCCCCAGGACTGTTGCAGGTCGTTGGAGTTCCCGAAGACGGTGGTGATGTAGAGGGTATCCATGGTGGGTTTGTTGAGAGCCTCCCGGGCCAAATGGAAGACTCCGAAGGCCGGATTGCTCTCACGTAATATCCTGTGTCTTTCATTCTCGTCTCTTATATCGCCAATGATGTAGTTATTTTCCCCGAACCTTCTGGCCAGGTTCTTGACGCCCTCCTTACTGTGGCTAAGTACAAGAATTTCCCTGCCTTCTTCCAAATCTCTCCGTATCTGAGCCGCTATGAGGTCGTTTCTCCACTCCGCTGCCCCGAGGTAGGTCTTGATCTTGCTGGTGTGGATCTCACCATTCTTGTCCAGGATCTGTGGTATGTCTCCAGGGGGCATATCCCATACCAGCCGGTAGAAGTAGGTATGTGGAATGAGCTCCTGCTCGAGGTATCGATACAGGACAGGGCCTAGGTGGTATTGGTAGATCGACTCGAGGCCGTCCGTCCGCGAGGCTGTAGCAGTGAGGGCAAGACGTCTCCCGTGCCCTACGTCAGCACCTTGTACGAATACGGGAGCGGACATGTGGTGGGCCTCGTCATAGATTACCAGCCCGAACCTCTCCCTGATGGCCTGGTACAGGGAATCTCTCTTGGCAGACAGGGACTGGATGGTGGCCAACACCACTGGTGCATCGATCTCTACCTTTCCTCCACCGATGATACCTATCTCTGGTACCGCCAACCATCTCCCGTCATCTACCCTCAAGTGCTCCCTGATCTCCTCGCTCCACTGGGCTATCAGATTCTTGGAGTTGACCACGATGAGGGTAGGAGTCCTGAGCTCCGCTATAACCATGAGGGAGATAACCGTCTTCCCTATCCCGCAAGCCAGGTTGAGGATGCCGTCTCTGTTACTGCACACTATGGCTTCGAGGGCCTTCTCCTGTATCTCGTTACGGGGATTGGCAAGGCACACGAACGGAACTGTGTCAAATGAGACACCCTCTGTCGAGAACTCGAAGTTGAATTTGCAGTAGTCGCGCCGGCCGATGAAGTTCCTTGGGACCACCATGTGGGTATCGTTCTCGTCCCACAGCTTGAGTATCCTGTTCTTCATGCCCAGGAACTCCCCGGTCAGGGGATCGATGTCCACCTCTTCGCCCATGATGAACTCCAGGGCGTTCTTCACCGCACGGATGTTGATCTCCTCCTTGGGTAGCAGGAGGTTGTTTGTCACGTAGGCTCTACCGGGCTCGATGATCCGGTATCTCATTTCAGGTGGGTCTCCAGAGTCTCCCTGAAGATGAGCTCGAGGGCGGTGTCCCACTCCTCAGGGAGGACGTACTCGTTTTCCTCGAGATACTCATGCAGGTCCTTGGTCAGGCTCTTGGACAGCGCATTGAGGGCGGCATCAGGAATCTCATTGTCGTCGAAGTCCAGGTTGATGTCCATCTGTCTGGCCAGCTCGAGGTCTCTGATGTGCCTGATCCTGTCGGCTTCCCTGTCCGGCAGCCCGCCGATGTTCAGGATCTTGTCCAGGGTATCCTTCTGAGGAATGCGGGCACCGGACTCCACCTTCCGGAGCCCCTCATGGCTGATACCGATGTTCTTGGCGAAATCGCTACGCCTCGGGTAAAGAGAACCTTTACGGATATCAGTGATGATTTTTCCAAGTTCCATGCGTCACCTCGTCCTATACATATAGTATATGTATAGCGTTATGGCCAGCGATTTCTCGACATGTACTCGTAGAGAGACTTGAAACCTCCGACCCCCATTCCCCAGATAAACTCCTTACAAAGCCGGTGTAGAATCCGACTATCGGCATTCGCCCGCTTCTCGATGCTGACGACGTCCGGCTCCCGTGCAATGGACCGATCCCTCCTGGATCTGATCTTCACCCTGCTCCGCCGGGCCATACGGTAGTCTGGCTGATAGCACTCCTCTTCACAGTCCCCACAATGAACGCAGTCGATACACTCCGGGTCCTCAGGATCGAACTTCTCCCCGTAACAGCACTTGCCCCCGTTGTCCGGATGGGCAATGCAAGTACCACAATTCCTTTCGATAGTTCCGTTAAAGCATGATCGCATTCTACTCTGTCTCGCGTAGTCCATATTTCCTCCGTCGTAATCGGTGGTATCTTCTAGTTTGCTTATAACCAAGAATTTCCAATATTTTCGCCTTGACTGTCCCCACCAAAACCGGTTAGCTTTAGAATTGATGTCGAAGAGAGGTGCACTATGAACAAGTACGCAGGCGTGGTTCTGGACTTTTACGATGATCGCTGTGGAACTTTGAAGGCCAAGTTCCCTGATGTCGACTCGCTTCCCGACATCATCAAGGAGGCGGACATCAAGGAGAAGAACAAGCTGGCCAACGAGGACTTTGCCCTGGTGGCGGTCGATGGTGGTCAGATGATGCGCAAGTTCGCATGTCATGACCCGGGGACCACAGCCATCTCGGTCATGTACTTCATGGAGCACGGCGACAAGCTGCCTGACGATGCCATCAAGACTGCGGCCAGTAACCTGGTCGAGAAGTGCGTGACCTATGGTATCCTGCCTCCGGTTGCCCTGACCAAGGCCGCTGAGCTGGAAGACGTCGGAGACAACATCGTGGACGTCACCGGTCAGTCGCCTACACCGAAGGTGAAGGTCGCCGCCCCCGAGTCCGACGAGGACTACTGCTACATCACGAAGGAAGGGAAGAGGCTCTACCCCATAAACTCTTGGGACCTCATCGAGAGGGCTCAGGGTTACTACCTCGAGAACCAGCACCAGATGCATCCCGAGATGCGTCGGCAGTTCTCAACGAAGCTCGCCGCGAAATCAGGCAAGGTTGGGTTCCCCCTCGATGAGAAGATCAAAGAGGCTGGGTCCCAGACCTACGCCGGCGAAGAGCAACGCAAAGAAGCAGTGGAGATGAGGAAACTCGTCTTCGACCCTCACTCCGAGGAACGTGACTTCCTGGACGATCTGTTCGAGAAGTCCGCCTCTATCCTTCCTGATGACTATGCCCACCACCTACGTGTCTTCGACACGCGGTACGGCCTGGATTCCATGTGGGACCAGGCCGTGCCAGATCCTTGGACATCGACCTTCGGTATCGACAAGACCGCCAAGGTCGTTTGGGAGGAAGGTGCAGACAGGGTCACCGACCGTGAGCTGCAGAACCTTGCCCAGAATCATGCGAGCGGCATGTATCGTATCTTCACCGACGACATCCTACGCGAGTTCGCCAAGGACCCGGTGGGGGTATTCAACTCGATGCCGCTCCCCCAGAAAAAGATCATCGCTCGGATGGGCGCGGACCTGTCCGCTTCGGGAGGGTCAGAGGGGTATGAGCAGTAAGTGGGGTATCAATGCCCGCACTGCTCCGGCCGCAGTCCGAGCATCCCTTGAACCCATCATCCGATTCTTCAGCTACCACGATGCACATCCGGTAGCCCTCTCCATGGTCCTCATGGAGAAGTTCGGTTTCAATTGGTTCGCCTGGGAGCCCGAGACCCTGAAGAAAGAGATCCTTCATGTGTTTAGGGCTCCATCTATCAGCGAGCACAACTGGAATAAGATCCAGGCAGTCCGCACCTTGGGTATGTCCACTGCGTTCTGGGAAGAGTGGCATGTCTTCGAGAAGGTTATCCAGGCTCTGAACAACTGCATACCCAGGTTCGACGTCGGGCAGAAGTGCACTATGTCGAAGCTCATGGCCGGAGTGGACATGGCCAACTCCATTCAGAAGGAGAAGTTCTCGGACGAGGTGGAGAGATACGTGGCTGCCTGCGCCATCGATGAAGGGGTCACTTACCTGCCCGACCCCCTGGACTTCGCACAGACTGTTCTGTCAGCACCGAAGTTCCATTGCCGGGACTGTGGTACTGTGGACTACGACGACCTGGACGACAACAGGTGTGACTTTTGCGTCGGAAGGTTCACCGGGGAGCACCCTCTGGACAGGAAGCCTTCGAGGTTCGTTGCCCCAGATGTGGGGAGAAACATAGAGAAGTTTCTCACCCGAGATCCTGAGCCCGCCAAGGATAGATTCGAGGAGCTAAGAAATGACCTGGGTCTCGAGCTCGACGAGACCATCCCCGAGGATGTTCAAGCGGCGAAGCTTGTGGTAGCCTATAAGTATCAGGTGCTTCGGCGTAAGCAGTTGGTGGAACAGCTGGAGGAGCTCAAGTCATGGATCACCCACTAGATGACACTGTGCTCTCCGGGTTCTTCGAGGAGACTGAGTCCATCTCCAAGACAGCAAACAAAGCCAAACTGGTCGGTAAGCTAAAGGGTATCTTCAGGGGGAAGGCGGCTAAGGGTGGCGCAGGTGGTCTTCAAGAGCTCGCCCACCGGGTTCAGCATCCTTTCGAGGGCATGGCCAGGGGGTGGAGAAGTATGGCCCCCATGGCTGATCCCAGAACGAAGAAGGAACTGGTTAGTGAGTTGGCCCGCACTGCACATGGGACAAGGACACCCTGGTATAAGCTTCCGGCTCTGCGTCTCCAATCAGCCAGCCACCTTCAGCAACCTGCAGGGACTCCCCTCATGTCCATTATCCGTGGGGAACAAGGACCCGGCCGGGTCAAGGCCTTGGCTGAGGAGCTCTCTCGCCGTGGGTGGACAGGGAAGACCCGGGCAACGAAGTACCTCCCGGTCGGGGAGAAGGGTATGTTCACAGGCTTCACCGCCGGCGCCATCCCCAGTATTGTAGGAGCCAAGGAACCGACCCCTACAGGGGAAGGGGGAACCATTGAGAGGCTCCTTGGGGAGACCGGAGGAGCTGCAGGGTGGCTTCTTGGTACCGGGACGGGCGGGATGCTCGCCCCCATGGCTCTGTGGTATGGCCTTCATAGAGGGGGGTCGGCCGCCGGCAGGATTTTGGATAGGATGAGGGCCGGTGCTTCTTTACAACAAGCTGCGGAGGCTCCTACGCCTGAAGAGGCTGGTGAGCAGCTGGGCACAATCGCCAAGTATTACGGTGCACGATGAGTGTTACTCCAATCGACTTCGGACCGGCGGGGTCCTTCAGGTTCTCACGTAACAGTGGTAGGTCTCTGACTAGTGAGGCCCTTGGTGCGGTAAGGTATCCATCTCCGTTCTTCGACCTGGCCCACACCTACCTGCCGAGCTCGTTCAAGGCAATGCTCAGGTGGTGCAGGTATTACTTCCTGACCAACCCGATCATCAACGCCATCGTCTACAAGATGGCCGAGTACCCGGTCACCGATCTCATTCTCGACTCGGACAGCGTTGCCTTACGGACGAAGTGGGAATTCCTGTTCAACGACATCCTCGAGTTCAAGCAGTTCGAGATCGAGACAGGGATCGACTACCACGCCTACGGTAACGCATTTATCTCTATCCACTTCCCGTTCCAGAAGTATCTCGTGTGCAAATCGTGTGGGAAGCAGACCAAGGTGGAGAGGACCAAGTACGTCTTCAGGGACTTCAAGTTCGAAGGGGAATGCTCCTGTGGCCGTTACGGTCCGTACAGAGTGGTGGATATGCCGGTCCGATCTGTGCGGGACATCCGTCTCATCAGGTGGAACCCAGAGTACATCACCATCGAGCACAACGAAGCCACCGGGGAGAACAGATACTACTTCACGCTTCCCCCGAACCTGGCCAACGGTATCCGGCTAGGTAAAAAAGAGACCATCGAGAGGGTGGCGCAGCCTTTCATCGATGCTGTCAAGTCCAACAAGTCGCTGCTCTTCAGCAAAGACAATCTGTACCACATGAAGCGGCCCAGCATCGCACAGAAGGACAAAGGCTGGGGGCTTCCTATGATCCTCCCCGTGCTCAAGGATACCTTCTACCTACAGGTTCTGAAAAAAGCGAACGAGTGCGTCTCCCCTGAAACCCTAATCGAGACCATCGATGGTCTGAAAACTGCCGATGACGTGAAGGTTGGGGATATCGTTCGTACCCACAGGGGAAGGTGGCAGCCTGTTGAGGACAAGTGGTATAGGGATTCCAGGGAGGACGAGATAGGTGTAAAAATAACTCCTACTGGCCTAAGGGCATTTCCATCGGTCTATTCTCCAAACCATCCTGTGCTAACTATAGGCAGGAACGATGTGAACAGGAGAAAGGATACGAAGGAGAAACAGATTTCTACGGTGATCTTGAGGAACCCTCACCTCTACGAGGAGTACGTATGCCCCGCAGGACAGATCTCCGTAGGGGATTATGTTCTTTACCCAAGGGAGCTACGTACAGACGTTACCGAGATAGATGTTTCAGAGGTGTCCGGCATTAAGGGTACAGACAGCTATGTTTACCCAGGCTGCTCTCTTGAGACCGCCGAAGCTTTCGAGAGGTTGGAGTCCGGTAAGGAGCTTGGAAACACTACTCCAGAAAAGACAGCCAAGAGGTACACCAAAGAAGGAAGGCTACCTAACCGGTTCCCGTCCAAACTGAAAATGGACGAGGATCTAGGGTACATTCTTGGGTGGTACGCTGGGGATGGTAGCTGTGGTGCGCGGCACGTCGAGTTCTCTATAGGAAGTGATGACCCGAGTTACTACACCGAAGAGCTTATATCAGCCGTTCACAGGGTGTTCGAAGTGGACTGCACCTTAGAAGAAAAGAATGTGGCGGTGAGCCCGGTCGTATTATCAAATACTATTGCCCGACACATAATTAAAGGGTTGGTACCTGGGACAGCAACAGACAAGAAGGTCCCCGAGCATATCTTGCACGCCTCAGACGAAGTGAAAGCTGCGTTTCTGAAGGGGCTGTTCGAAGCCGATGGACATGTCAGGGAAAAATCCGCCACACTATCTACCTCTAGTAGAGACCTGGCCTATGATTCCTACAGGATGTGTCTACATTTAGGGTGTATAGCCACCGTCCGATCTTTCACCACTAAAGACAGTATTCTTCCCAGTGGCAGAACCATCAAAGGTGGAAATGAGCATTTCCATGTCATGTTAACCGGCCCGTCCAAGGACAGGATGTTGGATCTTTGGAGCAAAGACAGAGCTACTACCATCGAAGTGACTTCCGGTAAAAGTGGATTCTTTTGGAAGGAATATTTCGCCACCAGGGTGTGTGCCATAGAGGAAGTAGAAGAGGACACTTACATCGATTTTAAGATCACCGAGGATACAACCTTCTGTTGCCCTGGGGTAGCTACGAAAAATAGCATAGCAGTTGAACATATAGTTCCTCTTCGCATCCTGTTCCCTCAGTCTGCGGGGCCAAGTTCAGATGTGTACAGCTCAGTCAACCTAGGGAGCTGGCGCAACAAGATGGAGCGGGAGCTCATCAGATGGCGTTTGGACAACAATTACATCCCCATAATGCCTATCCCTGTCAACCAGCAGACCCTCGGCGGTGATGGCAAGGCTCTTCTCCTCTCCCAGGAGTACCGTGTCTGGCTCGAGCACATCGTCGCCGGAATGGGTGTTCCGATTGAGCTCGTCTTCGGTGGCCTCAGCTTCTCGGGATCCAATGTCTCCCTCCGTATGCTGGAGAACAAGTTCTTGGACGAGAAGTCAGACCGCCTCCGAATGGTTAAGCATTTCATCATCCCGAAGATCGCCGCATTCATGGGATGGCGTACGGTCGCCCCGAGATATAAGAAGTTCAAGATGGCAGACGACCTCCAGAGGAGCGCGTTCCATCTGCAGCTCAACCAGGCAGGCAAGCTCTCTGACAGGTCTCTCATGGAGGACACCGACTGGGATCTCGATGCCGAGCAGAAGAGAATGGACGACGAGCGTGTCAAGATGCTCGAGGCTCAAAGACAGCAGGCTATCGGCCAGGCCACCATTCAGGGTGAGTCTCAGATGGTCATCCAGAAGTACCAGCTAAGAGCACAGAAGTCCATGCTCGAGGCCCAGGCCGCCGGACAGCCACCCATGGACCCACAAGCTGCTGATCAGATGCAACAGATGGGTATGATGGCTGCCGGACAACCTGGTGCCGCAAGCCCCGCCGCAATGGGGCAGATGATGGTCCAAGAGCAGGGGATGGCCAACCGAATGGGTATGGTACCCCCTGTCTCTGATATGGTTCCTCAAGAAGAGCAGCCCCCGCCTATGGAGGCCGCCCAGTCACCTTTGGACGCTTCCGGCCCACAGATGAGCGTGCTGGACATAGCCAACAGGATTGTTGCTTGGCTCGATGCTCTCCCCGATAACCAGAAACAGGCTGAGCTGGCGAACCTCCGTCAAGGAAATCCCCAGCTCTATAGCCTGGTGGTTCAAGTTCTCAATTCCAGGTCCGGGGCTCATACGAACTCTGCCGCTCTCCCCCTTCCAGAGAATAAGCCCCCGAGACGCGGCCCTGAAGCCGCGATGGTCTAACCCCCATTCACCTCCTTGTACACTCTCTTCCTGAACCTGGCTTTGCATGCCGGACAGACTTGGTTGTAGATGAAGTTCGCCTCTTCGCGATACTTCTCTTTGAGCTCTGTGGCCGGCAGTACGTCGAAGTACTCTTGCCAACACTCGGCGCTGCAGAATGGTAGTTCGGTCTCCTCCCCCTCTACTATGTGGACGAACAGGATTACTTCATCTTCACATGCCTCTCCGCAGTTCTCGCACCCCACACTGTTGGGGCCCGCCTTCTTTGGTATCACTCCCGCCATAGGTCAAATCCAAGCTCTTCCTCTGCGCAGATGTAGTGCAGCACGCCCCCGGATTCCCCGTCGAACTTCGACCTCCTTCTCCATCCTTGGAACTCCCCAGCTTCTATGAAGAGGGCCGACTCTTCCTCGTAGAATTGGTGACCGCAGATAGCGCAGTAGTCGTAGCGCATGAGGTGGGGGTAACACCCAGGTGCGCATTTGGGATGGATCCACTTGACTGCGGACCCATCCTCAAAAGTATCTGCGAGGAATATCGGACCCCTCTTCTTGTACTGGACCAGTCCAAGTTGGAGTCGGAGGATTTCGTCCTCTACGGCCTCCCCGCACAAGAAGCAGCATGGCATTGTGCCACCTCATCCTCGAGGATGTTCAGTACCGCCTTACAGAACCCCGCTAGAAACATGAAAATGAACAGCTTAACCATCTTGCTCTCCTTCTTCTTCTTGTTGGTTCTCTTCGTCATCCATCTCTTCTTCCTCATCCTCCGTGCAGCTCAACAGATCGTCGATGTCGTGCTCCAAAATCTCCGTGGATTTCGGTCCAGAAGTCACTCGCATACCTCCTTTCGTCTGAAGAAAAGTAGTATGACTCTCCTATACACTTCTCTTATACCGAGAAATCTCGTAGAATTTATGGCGTGTTGAGTCTTCGAGGTGCCACGCAGCGCCGGTTAAGGAGATGGCATGGCCTACATCCACCCTGAAAGTGCGTTCAATGTTCTCAAGGACCGGATGTCCAAGACCGTAGAGGAATACTTCCCGGTCAAGGGCGCAAAGAACACGGTCGTGGCCCACAAGGTGTGGGTGGACGACAACAAGGACATCGACGACATCCGTACCCAGACAGATGCGAAGGTAAAGGGCAGGTCATGGACGGTACCAATCCGTGCAGACGTCTCTCTGGTGGACAACAAGACCGGTAAGATCAAGGACAGACAGACTGTAAACGTGGGGAGCATCCCCAAGATCACCCGCCGGTATACCTACATCGTGGATGGCAATGAATGGCAGGTGGCCAACCAACTGCGTTTGAAGTCCGGGGTCTATACCAGGATCAAGGAGAACGGTGAGCTCGCCTCTCAGTGGAACCTTGCCAAGGGCGTGGAAGGGCGCGGGTTCTCGATGGAGTTCAGCCCCGAGACCAAAAAGATGAGCATCAAATACGGTGGCTCGTCAATCGGTCTGTACCCTATCTTGAAGACCTTGGGGGTATCCGATGATGACATCGAGAAGAGGTGGGGTAAGGAGCTTCTGACCGCCAACAGGGCCGCAAAACCTGAGAACGACATCCGTAAGATGTACCGCGCCATCACTGGGAAAGCCCCTACCGACTTGAAGGAGGCACAGAAAAAGATCATTGAGGCCTTCGATGGTACAGCTCTCAGGCCGGACTCCACGAAGATCACCCTCGGTAAACCTTTCAACAAGGTAACAGGCGAGGCGCTCCTTACCGGGTCACACAAGATCCTCAAGGTCTCGAGGCAGGAAGATGAGCCAGACGATAGAGACTCCCTCGAGTTCAAGGATGTCTACTCCACTGAGGACCTTCTCACCGAGAGGCTCAGTAAGGATGTCCGCAGGAAGATATCGGGGAAACTGCAGACCGTAGTCGATAAGTCGAACAAGGTGCGGACCGTAGTCAACCCGGAGCTATTCGGAGGTCAGATCAAGAGGTTCTTCACCAACTCAGTCATCTCTGAGAGACCAGAGCAGCTCAACCCGATGGGGTTCCTGAATGGCAACAGGAAGACCACAATTGGAGGTGAGCACGGTATCATGAGCGCCCACGCCTTAACTTTGGAGGCGCAAGGTGTCAGTAACAGCCACATCGGATTCATCGACAGCATTCAAACCCCGGAGAGCGAGAGAACCGGTACCATCTTGCAGATGGCTCTGGGCGCAAAGAAGGATGGCAACACTCTGAAGATCCGGGCCTACAATACCAAGAAGCAGAAGTACGAAGAGATCGACCCCTACACTGCCCTCCACTCCAACCTGGCCTTCCCGGACCAGTACAAGTGGGTTGGGGGCCAACCTGTCCCCAGGGAGAAAGAGGTGAAGGTCTCTGATAGGGAGGGGAACATCTCTGTTTTGGTGCCAGGGCAGGTAGACTACATCCTCGAGTCTTCGAAGGGGATGTTCGACTTTTCTGCCAATATGATTCCATTCCTGCAGAACACCCAAGGTACCAGGGCCATGATGGCTTCAAAGCAGGCTGAGCAGGCCGTCTCCCTGAAGCATAGGGAGGAGCCTCTGGTCCAGGTGAAGGGCGGAGGTAACCTTACCTTCGAACAGGCTGTTGGGAGGTTCAACTCTCACAGCTCCCCGGTGTCAGGAAAGGTAGAGAAGGTCAAGGACGACGGGATAATCATTCGTGGAAAGGATGGAGAGCGCTACGAGGTCCAGCTCTACGACAACTTCCCGCTCAATGAGAACAAGAGCTTCCTCAATTCCAACCCCCTGGTCAAGAAAGGCGACGAGGTCAAGAAGGGTCAGGTCGTAGCAGACTCGAACTTCACCAAGGGCGGCAAGTTTGCCCTTGGTACCTCTCTCAAGACGGCCTACATGCCTTACAGGGGGTACAACTACGAGGACGGGATAGTCATCTCAGAGTCGGCAGCTGAGAAGCTCACCTCGCAGCATCTTCATCGTGAGGGGGTGACTGCCGAGAAGAATGTCATCCTCGACAAGAAGAAGTTCACCGCACACACAGCAGGCGCCTACACCAAGGACCAGGTCAAGAAGCTGGACGACGATGCCGTTATCAAAGTCGGTGAGACAGTAGAACCGGGAGATCTCTTGGTCGGTCAGTTGAAGGTGGAAGAGATCACCCCAGAGCAGAAGATGCTCAACCTGTTCTTCCCCAAGAAATCTATCACCCCGGTGAAGCCGAGGCCCATAACGTGGGAGCACGACTACCCGGCTAAGGTGGTAAAGGTAGTGAAGCACGGGAAGCAAACTAACGTCTATCTCCGCGCCGACTCTCCGGCAATCATTGGTGACAAGATCGTGGGCAGGAGTGCCAACAAGGGCATCATCACCGCCATCATCCCCGACCGAGAGATGCCGCAGGATAAAGACGGCAACCACATGGAGGTCCTGCTCAACCAGACTGGTATCCCCAGCAGAATGAACCTCGGCCAGGTACTCGAGACTGCCGCATCCAAGATAGCTGAGAAGACCGGCAAGCCTTATGTCGCGGACAACTTCGACCCCGACAACAAGGACTATGTCAGGAACATGAAGGCTGAGCTCAAGAAGCACGGCCTGTCAGACACCGAGGACCTTGTAGATCCGAAGACCAACAAGAAGTACGAGAAAGTCCTGACCGGAAAGCAGTACATCCTGAAGCTCCACCACGTGGCGGAGAAGAAGCTTCAGGCACGGTCCCGGGACAAGTACGACGTCAACCTGACCCCGAAGGGTGGCGGTCCGACGAGCGGTCAGAGCATGGATGCCATGGGTCTGTACGCTCTGCTGGCCCATGGTGCACGGCACAACATCAGGGAGATGCAGACCATGAAGTCTGATCTCAACGACGATGTATGGTTCGCTCTTCAAAATGGGGAGCCCATCCCCCCTCCGAAGATACCGTTCGTCTATAAGAAGTTCGAAGGCTACCTAAAGGGTATGGGGGTCGATGTGACCAAGGATGGAAACTCCTTGGTGCTGTCCCCACTGACCGACGATGAAGTTCTCAAGATGAGCAACGGCCCCATAGAAGATGCCGGCAAGGCGTTCAAGGGCACCAGTCGAGGAAGATCCATCATCCCAGAGAAGGGAGGACTGTTCGATCCCAAGGTGACAGGCACCACGTGGCCTCAGGGACGGCTGGGAGACAAGTGGTCCCACCTCCCACTGGCGGAAAGAATGCCTACTCCGATATTCGAGAAGCCCATCAGAACCCTTACCGGTCTGAAGGCAAAGGATTTCCAAGGACTGCTCGAGGGAACGAAGGACGTAGACGGGAAGACCGGAGCGCCCGTAATAGTCGACCTGCTGAAGAAGGTGGATGTCGATAAGGATCTCAAAACCCTGGAGGGGAAGGTAAAGGATCTCAGAGGTGCCAAGCTAGACGAGGCAAACAAGAAGATCAAATACCTCCGGGCTCTGAAGAAGGCTGAGCTCAACCCCGTTGAGGCTTACACATCTTCCATGATACCTGTGCTGCCTCCGGCTATGCGACCCGTGTCGATCATGGACAACGGGAATATCAACTACGACGATCTCAATGGGCTATACAAGGGTATCGGAAAGGTCAACGATCAACTGCGTGACTTCCCAAAAGGTCTTCCGGAAGAAGAGCGCCACAAGCTGGTGTCCTCTTTGTACGATGGTATGAGGGCCCTTGCTCTCACAGGCAAGACCCAGTATGGACGTCAGCTCAGCGGCATCGCCTCCACCCTGGGGGGAGAGTCCGGCGGAAAGTCTCCGAAGGAGGCATTCTTCCAGAAGAACATCATCGGCCGGCGGCAGGATATGTCGGCTCGAGGGACAATTGTCCCTGAGCCCTCCCTCGCACTAGACGAAGTAGGACTGCCAAGAAAGGCGGCCATGGAGATCTACAAGCCCTTCGTATCCGCCAACCTGGTGAGGATGGGCTACACTCCCGGAGAAGCCTTGGACAAGATTAGGACCAACAGCTCAATCGCCATCCGGGCGTTGGAGAATGTGGTCAAGGATCGCCCGGTGATGATGAAGCGAGACCCAGTCCTGCATAAGTACGGTCTCCAGGCATTCAGACCTGTACTCACCGAAGGTAGAGCAATTAAGGTAAACCCCTTAGTTACTTCAGGATTTGGCGGGGATTTCGACGGTGATACCATGTCGGCCTTCGTTCCCGTAAGCCAGCAAGCCGTAGACGAGACCGTGAAGATGATGCCCTCCAACAACCTGTTCAGCCCCTCAACCGGGTTGTTGATGTACACGCCCCGGCAGGAGGCCATGCTTGGATTGTACAAGTTGACCGAGACTGGGAAGAGAACCGGTAAGGTGTACGACACGGCCGCAGATGCTGCCAGGGCTGTTCAGAAAGGTGAGATAGCAGAGACTGACCTCATAAAGATCCGTGAGCTCTCAAAGCTCTCTGAGCTCGAGAAGCTGGGAGCACCTGCTAAGGAGACGACGGTGGCCAGGCTCATGCTATACCAGGCCCTTCCCGAAGATCTCCGTGACGAGAAGCTGCTTACGGACAAGAAGACCGTTTTGGACAAGAAGACGCTCCACGATCTCCTTAGCAGGGTAGCGTCTGAAGACCTGAAAAGTTTCTCAGGGACAGCAGGCAGGTACAAAGACCTTGGCAACTTCTACTCCACAGGTCTCTCGGTTGGATTGGACGACTTCGTTGCCGACACTCGGTACCGCGATCTCAGGCTCGGAAGAGCCGACAAGGATGCCAAGTCCGCGAAGAGGAGGATATCCAACAAGGCCAGGCTCGAAAAGGAGCTGGCAAAGATATATGCCAACGCGGCGAAGGATATCTCAGACAGGGGCAAGGCGCAGTTGGACAGGTCACAGAACAGAATGTACGACTGGATCCGGTCCGGGGCCCGGGGCAACTGGAACCAGTTCAAGCAGATCGTCTTCGGTCCCACCCTGGTAGTGGATTCCAAAGGTGAGCCTGTCCTCACACCAATCAACAAGTCCTTCTCCGAAGGTCTGGACGTAGGGTCTTACTGGGCCTCAATGCATGGGGCTCGCATGGGCATCATCGGGAGGACTAAACAGACCAAAGACCCCGGGTTCATGTCCAAAAAGATGATGAACATCACCATGAACCAGATGGTTACCTCGGATGACTGCGGGACCGCGAAGGGCATCGCCCTTTCAATCAACGACAGAGATGCGCTTGGGAGGTTCACGGCCAAGGATGTCAACCTGGGATCGAAGGTCGGTAAGGACAAGGGGGTAATCCCCGCAGGGACACTCGTTGACATGGATCTCATCAACAGGTTGAAGAACAACAAGATTCGTGAGATACCAGTAAGGACGCCATTGAAGTGCGCGCACGGTGAGGGATTGTGTTCGAAGTGTTATGGTCTTGGTCCTGACGGTCAAGTATACCCGAAGGGTACCAACCTTGGAGTCATAGCTTCCCAGGCTATGGGAGAGCCGATGTCCCAACTTTCCATGTCCGCTTTCCACGAGGGGTCCATCGTAGGGGCCAAGAGCACGACGGCAGGGAACCAGTTCAAGAGAATAGAACAGCTACTCGAGTTCCCCAAGACCCTCCCTGGTGCGGCCACCTTGTCCCAGAGCAGCGGGAAGGTGAGGAAGATAGAGAAAGACCCGGCCGGCGGGCACAATGTGTACGTAGAAGACAAGAGACACTTCGTTCCCTCGAGACGAGAGCTTACGGTTCGAAGAGGCGCTGAGGTGAAAAAGGGCGACGCACTCTCCACAGGCCCCAAGAATCCCCTCGAGCTCCTGCCCCTCACCAACATAGGGACAGTCCAGAGGTACATCACCGACGAGGTGAAGGGCGTCTACGATGCCGTGTCCCCGGTGAAGCGGAGGAACATAGAGACCTTCGTTAGGTCCTTAACCAACCTCAGTCAGGTGGTAGACCCCGGAGACCACCCGGAGTACCTCCGTGGAGATCTGGCCCCAACCTCCAAGATAAGGTCGTACAACAGTGTGGAGGGGGCCAAGAAGCCAGTGAAGTACCACCCTGTTCTACGGGGCACAGCAGTCCTGTCGCAGGACATGCATCAGGACTGGTTGGCAAGGATGCAGGCGACCAACCTGAAGAAGACCGTGCTCGATGCCTCCGCAGAGGGGTGGAAGTCGATGCTTCATGGGACCCACCCGATCCCCGGTATGGCCTACGGAAAAGAGTTTTCTGATGGGACCCCAGAAGAGCCCTGGCTCTATTGAGTAGCGCATGGCATCACTACTTGAGACAGGTTTCGTACCGGCGGTCATAGAGACGGCCCGCATCGTCAACGTGAACATCGAAGACTGGTCCGTGGACCTGATCACCGAACATGCCGGGAAGAGGTTCTTCGATATCCAGGTCTCCTCTCCCTACTTCCACTACATGGGTGGCGAAGGAATGTATGCCCAGCCGGAGGTTGGTGCCCTGGTCTGGTTGTGTAAGCCCAGCGATGGGGAGTTCTCCACCCCGTTCATCATGGGATTCCAGTCCCCATACGACGAGGACAATGCAAGCTACCGAGGAAACAGACAGTCCCTGAACCCCGGAGACATCATGTTCCGGACCAGGGATGACAACTTCATCGTTCTTCGTAGGGGTGGAGCCATCCAGATCGGTGCCACCAGCATAGCCCAGAGGATCTACATCCCGGTCAGGAACTTCATCAGGGATTTCTGCGAGAATTACAACCTCGAGACCTTCGGGGGTAAGCTGTACTGGGAAACACAGAGGGATGACCAGACCACCACAGGGGACTCCCCGACACAGTTTGGTCTCCTCGCGAAGAACCTTGCGAACGACCCCAAGCATATCGCAACACTTACAGTAGGTTCCCACGGGGAGGACAGTGAGACTACACTAGACTTGGTGGTAAATGACTCAGGTCTTGACGATGGACAACAGCAAGTTCGGTTGACGATAACCAAAACGGGCAACGTCACCTGGGACATGGAGGGAAATTGCAGCATCGCCGCCAAGCAGACCGTCTCTGTCTTGTCCGAAGAGGCGGACGTCCTGGTCGAGGCCCAACAGGGCAACGTAGAGGTGACGGCTGGAACGGATATTCTTCTCGACGCTGCGGCGAACCTGGAAGAGACAGTCGGTGGGGACAGCAAAGAGAATGTCACCGGAACGAAGACCATTACGGCGCCGATGACCAACATAGGCGGCCCGGATGCGACCAACCCTGCTATACTGGGGACTGAGATGGTGACCTTCCTTGCCGAGCTCTTAGGTTACCTTAGCATCAACCAGGCTACCTCTTTTGGTGCCCCTCTCACACAGAATGCGTCCATCTCAGCTTTGGGGGCCAAGCTATCTGGTCTCCTGGCTCAGAAGGTAAAAGTCAAATAGGAGCAACCATGGAAATGCAACCCCTGTTTCTCGACTCCACGATAGAGATCCCCGGCAAGGAGAAGCTGGCCGGTATGATGATCAAGCTATCGGACAACGTCGACACGTGGCCGCAGGAGATCACCCAAGAGGCCTACAAGCAGCTGCCGTACCTCAGCGGGTTCGATGTCCATATCATCCTGGACCGGGTGGATGAGGAGCGTGGGTACGCCTTCGGCTCCATCGAGGTCACTCCGAAGACCGAGATGAATACCAAGGAGCGTGGCCTCTACAAGATGTCCAAGGCCCACATCCCGATCATCGTCAAGGACCAGATGCTGTCCCCCCTCGATGTCTTCATGACCGGCCGGACCTACCATCATCTCACTGAGGACAAGCTCCGTGAGTCTCTGTTCCGTCCTGCCCTGTTCGATGGGGTCAGGGAGAAGCCCAGGGAGACATCACTCATCCACGAGCTCGTGCCGCCCCAGACCTACGGTGGGTACTCCACAGGAATCAAGGCGGCTTCGGTCCAGAGCTTCGTACCCATCCTTCCTATGCTCAGCGGCACTGTCCTGGAGGAGCACAAGAACAGGTTCCTGAAGGAAGCCAGTGACCCCAGCATCAGGGCCAAGATATCTGAGGGTGACGAGGGCATGCAGGCCGCCTTCGCCTCAGCTTCCAACCTCGAGGTCTCCGACCTGAAGAAGTTCGCCAACACGGTTTGGGAGAGCATTCCCCCGGACGTGGTTCAGATCCGGAAGCTGGACAACGGGAAGTGCATGGTCAAGTGGGCCAACACGGACATGTTCTCACCCCAGGAACAGGAGGTCGACCCGGGCACCGCTCAGGAGCTCATCGGTGACCAGGATCTCGTGGCCCGCATGGAGAGCGACGGCAGCATCACTGCCAGCCCGGAGGCCGCAGCCAAGGACACCCTGGATGCCGAGGAGGTCAAGAACGCTGACCAGTTTGGTCTGTGGAATGTCCAAGACACTACGGGCAACGTGCTCACGGGGTGGGTCTTCCCTACCCTCTTGTCCATGGACATGCAGCCTCTCCCCCTCAGCCTGTTCAACAACGGGTCCCAGTTCGCTCTGCAGGAGATGATCGCCGGCAAGTTCGTCAGCAAGTCCACTGACATCCCCCGGGGCGTTCCTCAGGGATACGGTGCGCTCTACTACATCGACCACGGCACAGCCAAGGCGTTCGTTCCCATGACCATCACGAGCACCTTCTCCGGACCCACCGGGCAGGTGTCCTACGTCGGACAGTGCGGCACCGGTGAGCAGGTCACCATCTCCTTCTCGGAGGGACTGAAGGTCGTGACCAAGGTCGGGGAGATGGAGTACGCCGTGCCGGCCACCTTCTGCTGGATGCCCCTGAAGGCGAAGGTCGAACTCGTGGCCGAGCCGATGATGTTCTCCAAGACCGCCAACAAGGACTGGGCAGGCACGGTGGAGATCGTCGGTGACGGCGACGTCTACTCCTTCCGTGGGCCTTCGGTCGTCAAGATCGCTGAGGAACACACGAAGTTCATCGACAGGGACAAGGCTGAGTTCCTGGGGGCAGCCCTCGGGATGATCCCCAACTTCGTCAAGGAGTCCCTGGACAAGGCAAGCTCGGGTGATCTGGTGACAGTCCCCGGGGTCAAGGTTCTGGGTACAGTCAGTGAGAAGATCGCGTCGGCAAGGAAGAACGTCCGCGAGCATCTGGATAATCTTCCCCACCCCATCAAGAGCTTCTCTCTGGTGAAGGAGGCGGCGTTCCTGAACGATGCCCTCACGACAGACAAGATCCTCGGTCTGGGGTTCCTGAATGCAGAGAACGTGGCCACCTTCGTGGACATGCTTCCCTGTCTCGAGGAGACCTCGTCCAAGATTGCCGAGCTGCTCATCGCAATCAGGATAGGCCTGAGCGATGTTCCAGAGGTGGCGGCGGAGAGAATGCTGGTAGCCATGGAGGACGTCATCAAGGGCCTCAAGGCTCTCCAGCAGAAGGAACTGACCTTTGCGGAGTAGGTCGTGGCACATCCATCGGAGTACTACATAAAGTACCTCATAGCTAAGAGGTGGCCTCTCGGGGATGACCAGTGGAAGGAGTTCCTCCAGGAGCTCGACGACGACCTCCGCAAGCTGGACCTTCCGGGACCGACGAACTCCCAGGCGAAAGCCTTGAGGGATGACTTCACTCCTCCCAAAACGTTCAGGTTCAACGATAAGACTCATCAAGAGACTGTGGAGTTCATGCAGGCCAACAAGATATACACCCTGTGGCGTCCTGGAGAGGACGAGCGCAAGATGTTGAACCTGCTTGCCCAGCATCGTCTCCAGTTCAAACTCCGAGTCTTGCTGATGGGAGACGTGGTCGAGGACCAGATAGTCGACAGCCTATCGAAGTCATTCGGCACCGGGTCTGATCTCTCGGTGAAGATCATCCAGATCTACAAGCACTACATCTGGAACTACAATCGGGTGAGCGACACCGAGTGGTTCGACCTCCTGCACAGGAACGTGAACCGGGACCAGTACCTGGCCGCCATTCGGTGCAGCCAGGACCAGGCCATGTGGAGGGCAGGGTTCGAGCCGAAGGTCGAAGGGAAGGAGGCGCTCAAGGACGCTTACCGGATCATCCACTTTAGGCTCGAGGCCACAAGGTGGATGACAGACACCAAAGAGACAGCGGAGATAACCGCCAAGTACGCCAAGGAGCTCGTCGGGATTTACAATACCCTCTTCGCAGAGGGTGCGGGCTTCGAGGAGATGCTGAAGCGGTTCAGCAAGTTCCTGCTCGTACCAGAGGAGCAGAAGATCAAAGCCCTGGCGGAGATCGCGTCAGAAGGATCACACAGTGAATCAGGAAAGTAAGGAGGGTACCATGGAGATGTCGGATAGCCTTTCGGCAATGGACGAACAACTCGGACAGACGATGTCCCAGGCAAGCTACAAGCTCGTTGAGCTGAACAAGGTCTTGGACTTCGCCAACATCTTTGGCGAGTGGCTCCGCAAAGAGGGCGATGTCATCCTCCACCTCTTCCCCCGAGGCGGGAAGGATGATGTCTGGACCGAGGGTCACTACATCCCAAGGTGTTTGAAATGCAACACCGAGATCAAGGCTGCGCCCGGACATGTCCAGCCCTGCCCACGTTGTGGAGGTACCAGGCTCAGGTACATCCCTGGTAGGTTCGAAACGGTTTCCGACCTCAGGTTCCCTGACAACATGGAAGCCATCATCAAGGTGGCAATGGACCGCAGCTGGCACGGGGACTACGCCGTGGACAAGGGGACCGTCATCGGGCGTGACAGCTCCGATGAGGAGGTCGTTGTCAACCTCGGGTCCTACGCTGTTCAGATTCAAGGGGCGGGCTCCCTCCCTGACAAGACCCTGTTCGAGATGATCAACAAGATCTACACCGAGCTCGACGTCGGGGTGGCCAAGTTCAAATAGGATGACCGGTGAATCTGTACCTCCTGTCCAAGGCTGCCGAGGCTGTCACTCGAGGTGAGAAGCCTCACTACGAGAAGGGCTATCTTGGGCCAGGGGTTCCTGCAAGACACCGTAGCGGGCTCCCGACTGTAACCGAGCCGGAGACATGGGAGTTCTCTGCTCACCCACACCTTGCTGAGAGGGCCGGGCTACATACCGACATCAGATTTGGCAACCCGGAGACCGGTATCGCCCACTCGTTCGTAATGCCGAAGCGGTCTGATCTTCCCGGACCTGGGGAGTCCGTGAGGGTTATCCCCACGTTCGACCACGAGGTCCCGTACATGGACTACACGGGTCCCATCACAACGACCTACGGAAAAGGTGTAGTAAAAAAGGGGAGGCGGGAGAAGGCTGAGGTCTACCACGCCAAGCCGGGGGAGGACAAGGAGACCAAGCTCAGGTTCAACCTGTACGAGGGCGACCAGCCAGAGGAGTACTCGATACGGACCGATGGCAAGGGGAAGTGGTTCCTCCACAACAAGACACAGACCCGGTCCAAGAGGCCTGACATCCCTTCGGGTAAGGAGACCTACAAAGAGATCGACATCGACTCCGTCGACCCCACCGACGACACCCAGGTGATGATGCCGAAGTTCGACGGGGCCCACACCGTCTTGGACCTGAAGGCTGGGAGGGCGCCCCGGGCCTTCTCGTACCGGGTTGCTAAGAGGGCGAAGACTGGACTCATCGAGCACACCCACAAGATGCCGGAGCTTCTGAAACAGAAGGTGCCGAAGGAGCTCGATAACACGCTCCTGCTTGCCGAGACCATCGGGGTCAGGTTGAAAGACGGCAAGGCCATACCCGCAGAGCAGCTTGGTGGCCTTCTCAATGCCAAGGTGTGGAGGAGCAGAGAAGAGCAGGCCAAGTCAGGTATCAAGCTGGTCCCAATCCCATTCAATGTCCTCAAGTACAAAGGGAAAGATGTCAGCAAGGAACCTTTCGAGGAGAAGATAAAGATCCTCGAGAAGGTGACGGACGAGATAGAAGAGCTCCCTCTCCCGAGGATGGTTATCGGCGCATTGGAGAAGATTGGTTTACTCAATGCCGTCAAGTCTAAGAAGTATCCTCTCACCGATGAAGGGGTAGTCCTTGTCAGTAAAGGTGAGACCAGTAAGCCCGTGAAGGCTAAGGTGCTGCCCGACTTCGACGTCGTGGCGCGGAAGGTGAACCCAGCGGTCAGCAAGGACGGGAAGACCTTGGACAGGGCCGGGTCAGTGAGCTACTCATGGACGGTGGATGGTCCTATAGTAGGACAGGTAGGTGGGTTCAAACACGAGGAGGGGCGGCGCATGCTTGAGGACCCAGATGCCTACGTAGGGAGAGTAGCCAAAGTGAAAGCTAGGAAGGTATTCAAAAAGAAGGACGGTAGCCTGGGAGCCATGTTCCAGCCCAGGTTCAAAGAATGGCACCTGGACAAAGGTGACATAGAGAAGGCAGCGTTCTTCAACGAACTCGAAAGGATCAGGACATGGCAGTAAGAGTACTTCAATTCGAGTCTCCGGATGCCCTCACTACCTTCGCCGGCGCCGCCAAGGAGGTTACCAACGCGGCCATAGTGGCTGGCGGGAACGGGTACGAAGTGGACGACATCCTGACCGTAGTCGGTGGAGGGTTTGAGGTTGCTGCTACCCTCAAGGTCACAAGCGAGACCGGAAAAGTCATCGATGGTATCGCGGTAGAATTCGAGGGGGCGTACACCACCGACCCGACCAACCCGGTGTCGGTCACCGGAGGCTCAGGTAACGACGATGCCACCTTCAACCTTACCCTGGCGGCCATCTTCGCAGCCGCGTCTGATATCGTAGACATCAGGCAAAAAGATGGTCGATGGTACCTGTTTTACGAGGTGTAATATGGACAAGGTCGCAACAGAAGCCATGATGGCAGCCTTCTTTGATGAGCTCGAGTCTATCGAGAAAGAAGCAGGTATCAGAGCTCTCCGCACTGGGCTCGGGAAGTTCCTCACCCGTATGGGGAAGAAGCTTGCTCCGGAAATGACTGCGGCTACGAAGGTGACCGGTCCTCCGACGTTCGCTGGGCAAGCTGCTAAGGGGGTTACCAGGTCGGTGAAGATGCCCCCTCCGACGGTTCCTGGTGGTGCGACATGGACGATGGGCCCGCAGCAACTGGCTACGTCCCCTGTCGGGTTACGTAAGGCTATCGCTGCGGGAGCCACGCCTCCGAAAGCATTCAGAGGTTCGGTGGGCCCAGTGCCACGGGCCACGGAGTCTGGGGTCTCCCCCATTGCCGCCATCCGAGAGAGATTTCTCAGGGAGCAGGCCGCCAAAGGAGTTCTTCCCGCGTAGTATCTTCTTGAGGAATGTCCTCCTGTGGAGGGGGCACGGTCCTCTCTCCAACAGGCCCTCCTTATGAACCTTCGTCCCGTACCCAGAGTTGGTGATCCACCCATAGCTCGGGTAAAAGTCGTGCAGGTATCTCATCTCCTGGTCGCGGATGACCTTGGCTATGATGCTGGCCGCTGATATTTGCCAGTGCTTGTCGTCACCCTTCTTCACCGTTACCTGGTTGCCTTCGTAGCTCTTCACCTCTCTTACCCCATCGATCAGAAGCAGATCGAGCTCGGGTATATTCTCGAGGGCTATTGAGCTGGCGGTCTGCCAGGAATCAGCGATACCTATCTCGTCTATGAGCTCATTCGATGCCCAGCCTACACCCACAAACGTCGCTATACTGGTGATAGGTTCTACTAGACTTCGCATTTTCTTTTTGGTCAGCTTCTTCGAGTCCATCACCCCCTCCGGCATCTCCGTCCCGCTCTTGAATGCTGTCACCACTATCACTAGAGGGCCGGCCAGGCTCCCCATCCCGACCTCGTCCAGGCCTGCTATCATTCTCATCTGTATCTCCTGTCCAGTGTCTGCGCTTGGTGTAGACCTCTGCAGACACAACGCCTTTGTGAATCTTGATCCTTGGGATCTCACAGTCGTATCTCTCTGCCCAGCCCCTGATGAAGTCCCGGAGTGGTTGCCTGCTATCTTTCGGTAGGGTTCCTGTAAGGAGGGCGCGCATTATGAACTTGATTGGGTCGACAGTAGGATATATCTTGAAGGTATGATGTATGTCCTCCTCACCAATGAGAAAAAGAAGATCGTTTCTGAGATGCTCAACCCATCCCAGCCGCTTCCGAATGGTAACTTCTCGTTGGTCCATCTTCTTGTACCACAAAAAGGCGCAAAATTATGATAGTGACCTCGGGACAGTTTGGTCAAGCTACATCTCATAAGAAGAGAGCCTCCATCGATGAGGATGAGGCATTCAAATGGTATTCCAACTGCCCTGTTGCACAAGAAGGTGAAGACCTCCTAGACTTGGACAATACCGACAAGCTGGACGTACCACCCTCGAGGTTCACTGAGTTTGCTATAAAGATACCTGCCGGAGGGGAGCTCAAGAGCTTCAACTTCGAGGAGCGTAGATATCTCCGCCCCATCTATGACACTAGCCATAAGAGGCTGCTCCTCAAGGCGGGACGCCAAGTTGAAAAATCAAGCTACGTGGGCAACAGGATACTAACGTACTGTAGCCTGATACCCTACTTCAGATCCCTCTACGTCAGCCCGTCCAACACCCAGACCAAAGTGTTCAGCCGGGACAGGGTCAAAGAGCCGATAGAGGTCTCCCCCGAGATCAGATCCCTGACCAACACCAAACTCTTGTCCAACATTCTCGAGAAGAAGTTCATCAACGGTAGTCAGATCACGATGAGGTTTGCCTTCCTTAATGCGGACCGCGTTCGAGGTGTCCCAGCCGACATGATAAACATAGATGAGCTCCAGGATGTTCTCTTGGATAACATCCCGGTTATCGAGGAGTGTGCATCCCACTCATCCTACAAGCTCCACACCTACAGCGGTACCCCGAAGTCTTTGGACGGTACCATTGAGCACTACTGGTCCAAGTTCTCTACCCAGAACGAGTGGGTGGTACCCTGCCGGCATCATGGCACCCCAAAGAACAAGGGGTCGTGGCACTGGAACATCCTGGCTGAAGATAACATCGGCAAGGAAGGGCTCATCTGTGACAAGTGCGGAGAACCCATACATCCGATGGACCCCGACGCGCAATGGGCTTCATTGAATCCGAAGCCCCGGGTCGAGAAACCGTTTGAAGGTTACCGCATTCCTCAGCTCATGGTCCCCTGGGTAGAGTGGGATGACATCCTCCACAAGCAGAGGCAGTACAGCAGGGCGAAGTTCTACAACGAGGTTCTCGGACTTAGCTATGACTCCGGCACCCGTCCACTCACCCGGCAGGATGTCAGGGACAACTGCTGGAGCAAGTTATCGATGCAACACTACTTGGAGGTGGCCGAGAAGTACTCCTCCGGCTACCCGGTGTTCATGGGTATCGACTGGAGCGGAGGTAGTGAGAACGCCTTCACCGTTGTCTGTCTCGCTGCGTACCTCCCTATCACATCCGGGGAGGAGTTCGTGTACTTCTACTTCAAGAGGTTCGAAGGCCTCGAGTCAGAGCCGGAGGTTCAGATCAGAGAGATCATGAGGCTCATCGACAAGTTCAACGTGTCCTACGTTGGCGCAGACTATGGTGGTGGTTTCTGGCCCAACGATACCCTAGTGCGGCAGTACGGAGCTGAGAAGATCAAGAAGTACCAGTGGGTTGGCAACGTCAAGCGAAAGATCAAGTGGGACCCCCAGCTCGGAGTGCCGAGGTACGTCTGCCACCGGACCGAGGTGATGTCGGACTACTTTAATGCGGTCAAGAGAAGGGACGTCTTTCGATACCCGAGATGGGAGGAGTTTGAGGAACCTTTCGCTGGAGACTTCCTGAATATATTCTCAGAGTACAATGACAGACTGCGTATGGATGTGTACAAGCACGCCCCGGGATGTCCCGATGACTCTTTTCACTCAGCCCTGTTCTGTTTCCTGGCGTCGTTCCACTTCAGGAAGAGGCCGGACATCATCACACCAGTCAAGGAGCTGGACAAGGATAGCGGCGAGAAGGAGGAGTGGGACATCGACCGTTAGAAAAGGTCGGGGTGGTTCTTGTTCATGATCTTCCGGATATCGTGGTACTCTTCTATCGGGGCAGGCATATTGTTCATCAACCAGGACATTTTGTGCTCGAGCTCGTCTACCCGGGTGAGAAGTCGGATGATTGCCCCGGTACGGTTCTTGATGAGCTTCTTGGCCCTCTGGTAACTCTCAATGCTTCTCAGGTAGTAGTAAGGTTTCTTCTCCTCCGGGAGCTTGACCGTCAAAATGATGTCTTGTTTGACGAGATCCCACAGCCAGCGCTTACTTATCCCTAAAATCTCAAGGGCTTCTTCCCGATCAACAACTGTCTCTCCATCATACACAATCCTTCCCACTATTTTACCTCCGTGCTAGGCTTTAGTTGAAGTGTACTGCGTAGCCAAATAGTAGTCAAAGGAACGGAGACACTGAAATGGATGAGAAATTCCTCGGTCTCGAAAGGCAACTTCCGCATGCGGATCTTTCAACCACGGACCTGGAGATCATGGGCCGTCGGGCAGCTGACATGTACCTGGACAAGGTGGCGTCTCTGAACGACGCTGTCCTCTCAGAGGTCCGTCAGCATCCCGACATCTCCAGCGACCAGATCCGGAGGGTCGTTGAGTTCGCCAACGTCGATACCTTCCGGTCCATCTTCGAGAAGCAGGCAGGAGACAAGAACGTGAACTTCGACATCGCCGATCCGGATGTTGTGCTTGGCACCTTGGACAAGGATGCACGCCCGGTGGAGAAGACGGCAGCCAACCAGGAATACTTCACCGCCCCGCCTGCCGATGTGAACAGGAATCTGACCGCAGACGACGTCCTGTGCAGGATGTTCGGGATGGAGCCGGTCAGCCCCGTCATGGAAAAGATGGCGAAGGACAGGCTGAAGGGAGGTCTCGCCGACAACAGGCCCGACACAGCGTTCGACCCGGCCGAGCTCAGGATGGGCGACAAGGTAGAGATGGAACACACCAACGACCCTGGCCTGTCCCATGAGATCGCCAAGGACCACCTGGCGGAGATCCCGGACTACTATACCCGTCTCGAGGAGATGGAAGAGGAGGCGCTGGGCAAGTCTGCCATGGAGCACGTGAAGCTCGGCGGGGTACACGCCGACCTGGTGCGTGACGACCTGGGTCGGGGCGTCTCACTGGAGTCCATCAAGAAGTTTGCCTGCGGCAAGGAAGAGTATCCCCAGAGCAACCCCTTCGGTGACCTCGTCAGGGTGCGCCATAAGCTGGTGAAGATGGCAGAGGATTCCAGCCAGGCCCTGGTAAAGAACGCCTACATGATCAAGGAGGCTGTCGACAGCATGGCCCACATGATCGAGCAGAGTCTCTATGAGGGAGTCACTCTCGGAGAGATCACCCACGCTCTGTCGAAGGTCGGGGACGCCGACATCGTCAAGGAGGCCATGGAGGAGATCGTCCCCAGGCTGGTCAATCGAGGCCTCGATCTGACCCAGACCCAGGTCGACGTCATCAGGTACGACATGGAGAAGGCGGCTACTCACCGGACCATCAACCCGGACAACGAGCTGGTCAAGACCTTCTCGGCCTTCAATGACATGGCGAAGGGGTACAGGGAGCTGGCCAAGGCCGCTGACGTTGTCCTCGACAACCTCAAGGAAGTCGACGGTGTCCTCAAGCAAGCCATGGAGAAGAGCCATGTTGCTCAGGCTCAGTAGAGTCTCCCAGGAGCTGACCAAGGAGGGTAGCATCGCCAAGCTACTCCCCCGGGCTCTTCTCAGAGGCACCGAGATGCTTGGGGGCCTGGGACGCTACGCATGGAAGCACCCTGGTCAGGCGGCCGTAGCCGGAGGTACTCTGTGGGGTGGTGCCCACCTGGCACAGCAGATGAAGAAGGCCAGGCTCGGTCTTCGCCATAACATTCCCGCAAGTCAACTCACGAAGATGAGGATGCCATGAGTATCATCAACGAGCTCGTAGAGACAGGCAAGTTGACCGACGAACAGGTGGAGAGGATCGGAAGGAACACCTCCGAGTTCATCAAGGAGGCCCAGGCCAACCCCGAGCTCTTTGAACAGGCAATGGAGAAGCTGTCGGCAATCGACCCCAAGATGTTGAAGGACATGCTCATCTACACCGGTGCCTTGTCAGCCATGGGACTGGCTGCTCGAGCGGGCGAAGGCCTCATCAACAGGGGGTTCGGTGCTATCTCGGACGCTATCAACAAGAGCAGGTCGTACAAGGCCATGATGGACGACAACCCTCAGCTGGGTGAGATGGATTCAGAGTCCGTACAGAAGTCTTTCGACACTCTCTACCGGTTCAACCCGCACTACGCCAAGGACCCCATGGTCGCCGGGCAGTACGTCTCTCAAGCGGTGAGCATGGAAGGGGCTCCGATCAAGAGCATCAATGAGCTCGTGTCCTCGAGGAAGCAGATCGCAGAGACCAGGAAGTCAGAGAGTCTCCTGCCCGAACCCGCCAGGGCCATCCCCGGAGTGAAACCAGCGGCAGTGTTCCCTGGTGGCCCAGCAGATCATACCGAGAAGCCCTAGATGCTGACCAAGCTCTCCACATTTTCGGGCGTAGCTCCAGACGGGGAGCCGCTCGTGCAGATCTTCCGGCCGGGGCAGTCTATCAAGAAGCTGGCCGGTCCGGTCATGCCGGAGATCCAAGACTGGCTTGGCACCTACAAGTCAGACATGGAGAACATCGCTCTCTTGGTGAACGCCCTCGGCGCATCAGAGTACTACGGGAGTAACGTCAACGGCGACCGGTTCAGGTGGCCCGTACTGGAGCACGACTGCCGTACCCATGGTCCGAAAGACCACGGAATAGACGACTTCACCAACAAGATAATCCCTCCCTACGGGTATTGGACATTCTATACAGCTCACGCTTTTGCTCACCACCGCAATAAAGATCCCAACAGAGCCTTCGGCACCATCCAAGTGGCTTGTCTCAACCCGGCTATGAAGCGCGTCGAACTAGTTGTTCTGGTCAACAGAGACAAGGCCCTGTGCAATGGCGCTGCAGAGGTAGTAGCCAAGATAGACGACGGTCACTATCCTTCGACATCGATGGGCTGCAGGACGCCGTACGACATCTGCGAGATCTGTGGGAACAAATCCAAGACACGTAAGGATTACTGCATCCATATCAAGAAATATGGGATGGGCCACATCTTTCCTGACGGCAGGCAGGTATCGGTGGACAACCCGTACCCCAGGTTCTTCGATATCAGCTTCGTCTTCATCGGAGCAGACAAGACCTCCTGGGTTATGTCTAAGCTGGCTTCTGTCGAGCATCTCCCACAATCGATTGTGGATGCCGACCATCTGTACGGACCAATGCCCGAGGAGGGACTCATGAAAGCCGCCTCCGTATCCTCCTTCAAGATTGAGAAGGCTCGTGAAGCTACCGGTGAACCGAAGAAACACTACCTGGTCAGCGGGCTCGAGACAGATGGCAAGGGGAAGGTCAAGATCGAGAAGTTGGCTCCTCCACCCCCGGCCTCGAAGGAAGTCTCTACCGAGGATCTCAGGACCGTGGCTAAGAGGATGAACCTCAGCAAGAACCTTGCACGATTCATACTCACAAAACACGGATCAGAAACCCAAATCGAGGACCCTTTTACCCCGCCTATGAAGGTGGCCCAGACCAGTACCACCCCTCCCTATAGCAAAGATGAGGCCGGATATATGCCGACCTCGGAGACTGACAAGAACAAGAGGTGCGGGGTTTGCGAGCACTTCATAGAGCCGCAGGGATGTGATCTGGTGGACGGTCCAATCGAGCTTGGAGGCGTCTGCCCCCTTTTCGAGGGGAAAGACGAGAAGACGGCGGCCATCAAGATCGGCCCGCCTCCGACCCCAAACAGGAAGGAGTACCCCTACGAAGGTACTGCGGTCTTCCAAGGGCTGAAGATCTACATCGAGAACAAGCCTGGCAGTGTTCGTGAGGGTAAGGGTTGGAAGACGAAGATGATCAACGCCTACGGCGAGATCCTGGGCACGAAGGGGACCGACAAGGACCGCCTGGACGTCTACCTAGGCCCGAACCCCAAGGCCAAGTTCGCGTATATCGTCCACCAGAACTTCGTCAAGACTGGGAAGTACGATGAGGACAAGGCCATGCTGGGCTTCAACTCCCCGGAGGAGGCTAAGGGTGCCTATCTGAAGCACTACGACAGCCCAAAGTTCTTCAGGTCCATGACCATCATGCCGATGACGACCTTCAAGAAGGTTATCAAGGGAGAGGTTAAGGGTGAGAAGGTGGCATCCTTGGAGAAGATAGCTGCGGATATCAAGCTCGAGGACCTATTTTCCTCAAAGAAGCCCGTCCGCCGGGAAAGGATCTGGAGGAACAAGGTGAGTGGAGAAGAGACCTACCATGTGGGCTCCGGCCTCGGTGACAGCTTCTCTAACATGGAAAAGACAGCGGCCATCAATCCTTTCAAGCTGGCTTCCCACAAAAAGTGGGCTGAGATAGTAAAAGAAATCGGCCCGGAGGCGGCGATAGGGAAAGTTTCCCCGCTGCTGGCTGAGAGGGAACCCGACCTTCCGATAGAGGTGTTGGATGAGCTTGGAAAAGGTGACCTACGAAGTGCGCTCTCAACGCCATCTCTTATGGGGATGGTGCTCCGTCCAAGGGAGTTCCAGAGAATCATTCTGGTCAGCCTGGGTCAGAAAGGACTCGCTGATCACTTCGGCAGGCGGGGAGAGATATTCGGACCCGCTTCTGGAGAAACACCCCTATGCGACCAGCTCGGCCCTCAATATTTCCTAAAGGACCTCATGCGGAAACTTCTCCCCTTTTTGGAGGAGAGGTCCTACGCGCAGCCGGTGATGGAACGGCGTGTGGTTCGCATAACCATTGCCCCAAAAAGGGACGTATCGGAGAAAATTTCCAAGTCTCCCCTTCTCTCCAAAGTTTCGTCCGCTTACAATTGGTATCGACGAGAGATGATAAAGGCTGCGACATACGCACCCGAGATCATTTCGGAAGAGCCGGAGCTACAGGCCGGTCTTTACGACATGAGGGACAGCGACATTTTCAAGGTAGGGGAAATTCAATTGCCACCAGCTCTACGAGGCGGTATCCGGGTCCCGGACAGGAATACTATCCTTGCCGTGTTGGGGTCCATCCCCTTGACCCTCATGTACTCTGCACACCTCCGTGGAGAAGCTCAGCAAGGGGAGGATCTGAATATCCTCTCGAAGCTCATTGCGGATCACCCCTGGCTGACCGCAATGGGTGGGGCAGCGGCAATCCGTCAGATCATGAAGACTCCGCAGGCTCAGCAAGCTGCCCAGGAGCTCGAGCAGGCCGGCGGTCGAATCGTTCGTGGAACATCGGCATGAGAGGAGTTCAGCCTTTGCGAAGTGCCGTAGGAATAAACTCAAAACTCTTGTAAGAGGAGAACAACATGAATCCGTTTCTTGCCGAGATGTACAACACTCACAAGAACATCGGCATCTCTGAGGATGCCGAGAAGCTGGCAGAGGCACAGATCCTCGAGGAAGCCCAGCTTCTGAACGAGCTCGTGGCCGGAGAGGGCTACGACATCGAGAGCCTGAGCGATGACACCATCATGAAGGTCGCCCACGCCGTCTTCGGCGATGACAGCGCCATCGTGAAGGTCGCCCAGGAGACCTCCGAGGAGGCGCCTCCCAAGGAGAAGAAGGAAGAGAAGAAGGAGGAAGAGGAGAGCGTCGAAGAGAAGATGGCTCAGGCCGACTTCCTCGGGCGCCAGATGGCCCACGCCTACGTCGACGAGCTGGCCACCATCGAGAAGTCCGCCGGCAAGGGCGAGGCAGTCAAGGCGGTGGGGGGCAAGGTACTCAAGGCCATCAAGGGTCGCTACGCCCCGGTGGCCGAGGCCGCTGGAAAGTGGTCGAAGCCGGGCCGCAGCGGTGGTCAGGTCGGCCGCAGCGCCAAGGAGCGTATCCTGGGCGCCCTGGGAGAGGTCCCGAAGGCGGAGGCTGCCGGTGCTGCTGGTCTCGCTGGCCTGGGTGCTGGCGCAGCCATGTCGAAGAAGAGTTCCGTGGACTTCCTGGACAAGCTGGCTGAGGAGCGCGCCGTCGCGATCCTGAAGGAGGCGGGCTACGACGTCGAGACCGAGGCCACCGACGAGGAGAAGCTGGCGGCGGCCGTCGAGAAGCGTGCCTGGGAAATGCTCGGTGAGCATGGATTCCTGCAGGACTCCGAGTAAGACCTCCGAGAGGTAGAGATGGACAGTGTGATGCTGGCTTCGTTCATGGATGAGCTGACAAAGATAGCGGCGAACAAGGCCATTGGTCCTGTTACGTCAAATATTGCTGTTTCCTCTCCGACGAAGCCGGCCACCGTCACCACCGGACAGAAGCCCTCTACCTCTTTGAAGTCCGAAGTGAAGTCAACAAACTACACCGTAGTGAACTCGCAACCACCAAGGGCGGCGCAAGGTACAGCTGCACAGAGCAAAGCGGTTACCCCGCCCCCGGTGAGAACCTAAGGAGACCGAAAAATGAGTAATACTTCCATCATGGAAATGGTCAGCCAGGTCCTCGCCAGCTCGAAGTCTATGCTCAAGACAGCTGAGGCTGAAACGGGCGGGGAGGCAGAGGAGAAAGTCGCTGCTCAAGAGAATCCCCAGGAGGCCGACCTCGACGAGATCATGAAGATCGCCGAGGGATGTGACTACCTGGCGGACCATCTCCACGAAGTCATCGACGACCGCTCTGCCGAAGAGAAGCTGGCCGAGTACGCAACCGTCCACGAGGAGCTCCTCAAGGCGGCCCAGGACGAGATTCCTCAGAATCCGCCCCTGGACAGCGGGGCGCCTCTGCCCGGCGGGCCCGGAACTGCCATGAAGGCAGAACAGGCCGACGCCCCTGGGACTTCCCTGGACGCCGGCGAGAGTGGCGAGGCCACCCCGGGCCATCAGAGCCCGAAGGCGGTCGCCCCGTCGGAGAAGCCGAACCCGGCCGACGCCCCCAACGCCCTCGAGACCAACAAAGAGATGATGATGGCCGAGCAGCCTGAGGATGTCCTCAAGCAGGCCCAGGCCAAAGTCCGTGAGGTCCTCGAGAAGGAAGGCAAGCAGATCACCCCCGCGATGGCACAGAAGGCCATGCAGGTGTCTGCTGTTCAGGACCCCAAGAAGCCTGGTGCCGAGACCGCAGGTGGTGGGACCCTGAAGAAGGCCTCCGAGTTCACCGAGAAGATGGCAGAAGAGGGCCACGTTCCCAAGAACGTTGCTGAGGCCCTGCTCGGCAAGCTGGCCGAAGACGCCATCAACCCGGCCAAGATCGGCCAACAGGGACACGCCATCGAGGGCGGAACCACCCCGGACCTTCAGTCCCCGGCTGGCGTCCCCCCGGCACAGTCCCAGGGCTCCGAGGCTGGTGAGCTGACTCCTCGTGAGGCAGCCCCGACCGAAGGCGCCGGTGGAGGCCGTGAGCTGGTCGGTAGCAACGATGCCGCCATCGACGCTACCAAGGGCCAGGCCAAACAGCAGAACAAGGGTCAGCTGGCAGAGGTTCTCACCGAGCCGGCCATGTCCAAGACCCATGACAAGACACTTCACGAGTCGCTGGATAACACCCAGGAAGCAGGTGTGAAGATTTCAGCGGCACGGGAACTTCTCAAGAAGCTCGCTGCATCCGATCCCGACATCAAGAAGAAGATCGGGGTCCTGGTGAAGATGGCCGAAGGGGCGGATCTCACCCCTGAAGAGGCCAGTATGGCAGGTGAGGCATCTCCCGAAGAGATGGTTGCCGCACAGGCCATCGCGGACGCAGCGGCGGAAGGAGAGTCCCAGCAGATGTCAGAGGCAGAGAAGGAGAGCATGATCGCCGGCGCTCCGCCTGCTACAGGTCAAGCAGCACCCCCTCCGATGGCACCGCCTGCGATGCCTCCGGCCGGTGCGGCACCTGCGGCGGCTCCCGCCGGAGCTCCTGCTGCAGCTCCCCCGATGCCTCCGACTGGTCAAATGTAGGCCCAACGCCGTTTAGGAGGACTAAGATGGAAAAGATCAGTTCCCAGAAAGCCAAGGCCCTTCTGAAGCAGGCAGGGGCCGCGATTCGCAATCTCGTCGACGAGAACAGGGATCTCAAGGAGAAGATCGCTGCCAAGGAGCGGGACGAGCGGATCGTCAAGATTGCTCAAGAGATGGAGGAGAAAGGCCTCAATGACGAGCTCACCATCGAAGCGAAGGTTGCTGCTCTCAAGGAGGTCGAGAACCTGGACGTCACCGAGGAAGCCATCAAGCTGGCCTCTCCTCAGTCGAATATGTTCGGGCTGTCCGAGATCCCCGGCAACGGAACCCACCCCTTCGAGCATTTCGTCATGACCGGCGAAGACCCTCGATAGGACAGGAAACAAAGAAACGGAGGAATAGAAAATGAACTACTTCAAACTCATCAGTGAGTTCCAGAACATCCATCGCCGGTCTTTCGAGATGGCTACGCCGGCGATTCTCAACCCCGACAACGTACGCCCCCTCATCGAGGGTGAGTGGCTCCAGCTGGACACCGCCTACAAGATGGATCGCGGCGGTGACAATGCGGGCGACATGACCGACGAGGCCACGGTCCCCTCCTTCGCGTACTTCGCGGAACGGGGCCGCTACGAGACCCAGGCCCTTGGCAAGGGTCCGATCCTGTACATGACCATGTACGAGGCCGAGACCAAGGTCATGGACTCCACCGGTCTGGCCATCGGCGATCAGCTGGCGGTCTTCGACCTCGACCTCGGTGGTGCAGGCATCATCCGTCGCGGCCTGGCCGAGCAGAGTGCCGGCTTTGTCGTGGGCTACGTGACCCGCCTGCCGGCCAACAACAACGGCTGGCTGCGGTTCGTGTCCGCCTTCCACGGCTAGTGAGAAAGAAAGGAGAATAGTCATGAGTATGGTACAAGCAGCAATCGAGCTCTTCAATCAGAGACTCGACTCTCAGGAAGGCAAGGACAAAACCGCCGAGCTGGGCGGATCGTGGATTCGTGACCGACTGCGCGAAGTGGCGTTCAGCCGTCACATCCTGCCCCCCGAGCAGGTGACCCGAACGGACTGCCAGCGCAGCACCAACCACGACACCCTGGTGAAGATCGTCGACGTGGAACCCCAGTCCCGCGCCATGGCGATTGACTTCCGCAGCCAGCCTACCGCCCGCTTCGTGCGTGCGCCCAAGGCCGAAGTCCCCTTCTTCACCATCAGCTCGGAGAAGTTCGAGAAGCCCGAGCAGGAGCTCCTCGCCTACGAGATGCCCATCACCAAGGTCATCGAGGACAACACGGTGAAGGACATCCAGGAGATCGAGGACCGCGAGTTCCTGCGCCACATCGAGGCCGGTGTGCAGGCTCTGCAGACCGAGACCAACACCACGACCACCGTGGAGTACAACGCCACCAACATCCGCGCCGGCAATGTCAACGCGCAGGTGGTCTCCGTGGTCAAGGGTGAGCTGGCCCTGGCGGCTGACGGTACGGACTTCACCGTTCGTCCGATCCAGCGCCCGGACTTCGTGAACCTCTTCAAGCTCCTGGACAACAATCGTCTGCGCAGCGAGCGCGTTCTCCTGACCGAGGGGGACCACGACGATGTGCTCCAGTGGACCGTCGAGGACTTCGGTGACCGCATCCAGAGCGAGACCGTCGTGGACGGGTACAAGTACAACACCCTGCTCGGCCGCAAGGTGATCCGCACAGTGAAGACGGACATCCTGCGTACCGGCAACGTGTACGTGTTCACCGCTCCGCAGTTCTTCGGGAAGTTCTACATCCTGAACAACACGAAGTTCTACATCGACAAGATCGCGAACGTCATCACCTGGCAGAGCTGGGAGGACATCGCAATCGGCATCATCAACATCGCCTCCTGCCGGAAGCTCGAGCTCTATCGCGGTTCGGTTCGCCCCACGGCCACCGACACCGGGTTCGAGGCCAAGATTCCGAGCGCTGAGGAGGACCTCGGTGCCATCAACAACAGGGTAGATGACGGGTTGCATTTCCCCGCAGTGCAGCAGTACTAGGGGAAGCTGACTGAGACACCAACCTGATTGAGGTTGAGTCCTGGTTGCGGGTAAGGCCTCCATCCTCCGTGGCCAGGACTCAACCTCGATTGTCCGGAGGACTCCCATGATCCTAGTAACGAACTTGGCCCACAAGAAGATCAGCAGGACTGCGCGGGTCCTCCGTTCCGGTAGAAGGACCGGTTTCCTGCTCGAGGATGGTACCCGTATCCGCCGTCGCGGACGTCGTGGCACCGAGCTCGACGAGGGTGCCCTGAAGGCCAACCTGGAGAAGCTGTGTGAAGGCATTGAGGAGATGTGGATCTCCGTCGTCTCCACGGAGACCGGTGCCGAGCTCACCGCTGACGATCTGATCAAGATGGCCGGCGGGAAGGTGGCAGCCAAGGCCCCCGAAAAGGAACCCGAGAAGGAACCTGAAGGCGAAGATGACGCCGGTGAGCATGATGCCGAGTTCCTCGACGAAGCGCTTCTCAAGAAGATGAAGCGTGAGGAGCTGGACGAGCTCGCAGAGGAATACGGACTCGACCCCGAGGACTACAAGACCAAGGGCGAGATCATCGACGCACTCATGGAGCCCGACGAAGAGGAGTAGAGCATGAAGGTATGGAACATTTCAGACCATCCCGAGACCGATGTGGAGGCACAGAACCTCTTCCTCTATGGCCGCTCAGTGGCTCCGGGTCGTTTCGTTCGTGTCCCCGACGAGGCCCTCAAGAACCCCCGCAAGCTCATGAAGGAAGTCGCCGCCGGCCTGGCTCACCTCGGTGAGACTCCCCCAGAAGACTACCTGAAGGCCAGGAAGCCTCCCAAGGCTGAGAAGCCCTTGAACGGTGTCTTCGCTCACGGTGCTCTTCTAGAGACCAAGGCGGAGGAGCCTCAGGAGGAGAAGCCCGAAGAGGCCCCAAAAGAGGAGCCCAAGGTCGAGGAGAAGACGACCGAGGAAGTTCCCGAGATCCTCGAGGCCAGCGAAGAGAAGCCTGAGGAGAAGGTTGAAGAGAAGCCGAAGCGGCGGGGCCGTGGCAAGAAGAAGGAAGAGGAGAAGGAGGAGTAAGTGGCCGGGGTACAGGATATCCTGAACAGCCCCCACACTCGGACTCTGATCGGTGATGTACGGTTATTTCTTCGAGACTTTCCGGAACTCAACCGGCTGACTGAGGGGGTGGACCACAGCAATAGGCATATTGCATGGGCTATTCTGGACGCGGTCAGTGACTGGTCATCGACCCCACCCTTTCTGATATCTGACCTCGACACTCTCATGGAGAGAAACTGGAGGGGTCTTTTCATCCGTGGGGTGGTCATCTCCCTTCTCGAGTCCCTGATGATCCTCCACATGAGGAATTACCTGGCGTACTCGGATGGTGGGATCAACGTGCAGACGGAGAACCCCCAGATGATCCAGGCTGCTCTTCAGCTGTTCAAGAACAACTACGAGCAGAAGAAGCTCAGGGCCCTCCAGGCTCTCAACATCGAATGGGCGTTGGATGGCGACGGGCTACACTCCGAATACGCCTACGTCAACAACCTCTTGGGCCCGTGGTAAGGAGGAGCCATGCTTGCGCATGTACACTTTGCGACTGCCGATGCCATGGTGGAGTTCATCAACGATGAGCCAGTCGCCACGGCCAACATCGTCAAGATCATCGAGAAAGACGGCCAGTGGGTCCTGTTTTACTGGATCCCGTAGAGGTGTACCATGAACTCTGAAAGCCTGGTCCAGAACCTGAACACTTTGTTCGACCTCTGCGGACCTCCAATGGAGAAGACTGCAGAGGTGCAGTATCTCTACGACCTCGAGCGGGAGGAATGGGAGTCCGGAGCTCTCACCCCCAAGTTCGTCAAGCTGGCCTATGGGATCGGCAAGGAGCCTTGGGACCTGGCCTATGAGGTCGCAAGCAACTTCGACGGCCTCCAGAAGATGGCCGGCAGCAACGAGCTCGCAGAGTTCTACGTCAACTGGGCGGATGAGATCGAGAAGAATGCCGGAATCGCCCTCTTGAAAGGTCTCGGGAGCCTCGGTATCGGCCGTGGGCTGAAGGCTGGGGCAGGCATCCTGAAGAAGAGACTCGGTACCTATGCTCAGAGACTCGGGATGAAGCCGGGCGTTGCGACCGGCACTAGCCAGTGGCAGCTGGGAGGGGTCCCGAAAGTTGTCTCTGGCAAGAGCAAGTGGGTCATGGGGAAGGGCGGCAGGAAGATCAACCCACTGAACGTGGCAATTGGCGCTTCTGTGCCGATTGGTCTCGGCGCCTACATGCTGGGATCTCAACCAACACCTCAACCCGGCTACGGCTACTAGGAGAAGACCATGCTGGACAAGTATTTCGAGGAACTGAAGAATGAAGCCGGGGAGATTGAGACCAAGAACACAGTCTCCGAGGAGCTCTCCAAACTCCCGGCGGAGGATCTTGCCAAACTGGCCGGGGTCTTTATGCCCGAGGACAACTGCCCACAGTGTGGGCGAGGCATGGTGAAGACCGGGTCCATCCTGAAGTGCATGTGCGGCATGCGCAAGGTGGCTGCCGAGGAATGCCCCGGAGGAAAGATCAAGTCGAAGGGCAAAGGCAGGGGAAAGGGCGTCGGCAAAGGTGAAGGACCTGTCGGGGTTCCCATCAAGGAGAAGCTGGCCAAAAAGGACATGCCCTCTTTCACAGAGCAGGACCGCCCGGAGAAGGTCAAGGAGATCTACCGCGCTCTCAAGCGGGATCATCCTGACATGCCGGCCGAAATGAAGGCCCGCATCGCTGCCCGCCAAGGCAAGCCTGGGAAGCAAGAACAGGGCCCCCCATACAAGGGGCCGATCAAGCCTTGGAAAGAGAAGAAGTCTGGCGTCGTTCTTGGGCCGGAGCACCTGCCCCTTCTTGCCGGTACGGTAGGTGGGATGATGTCAGGAGCAGCAGAAGGGGGCCCGGCAGGGGGCTACGCTGGACTGCCCGCCGGAGCCCTCGGAGCTGGCATTGGCGGAATCACAGGCGCCGCCGCAGGCCAAAGTCTCGGCGCTTTGATATCCAGAGCCCTGAAAAGGCCCGGACTTGGATTACCGGCTGGTCTTCTCGGTTACGGGGCTGGGGCAGTCGGCGGTGGAGCTCTCGGTGGTATGCTTGCCGGCAAGGGAGTAAAGGCCATCAAGGAAGCTGTGAAGGAGAAGACTGCTGCAACTCCAGAGGAGCTCCGTGAGGCGCTCGAGGAAGCCCGTGAGAGAGTGGACCCGGAATTCATGAAGCGCCAGTACGGCATTGGAGGAGGAATCCTCGGAGGTCTCGGAGGTGGCGCCCTCGGTACAGGTCTGGGCGCCGGGATCGGTCGACTGGCCGGCAGGACCGGGCTTGGTGCAGCCATCGGCGCGGGACTGGGACTGGCCGGAGGAGCCGTCGGTGGACGGGCCCTCGGCAGGCGAGTTGGGGGTGAAGAAGCTGAGGAGGAACGTACCATCCAGAACCTTCAGATGGCCAGGGGGTACGGTATCGGTAAACAGGAGGGCATCCGGAGCGGGGCTCTCATGGGTCTCCGTAAGGGGGCGCTCATCGGCGCGGCCCTCTACCACAGAGCACTGACTGGGAACGCTCCCCAAGGGAGTCAGGTCCCTAGCACACCGACCCTGCGTAAAGAGGGAGCAGCTGCAGGGTCGGGCATCAAGTCGCTGCTCAAAGGGGTGGCCACCAGTCCCGCAGCTGTAGGAGCTGGGTTGGTTGGTCTCGGTGGAGCCGGAGCAGGTGCCATCGGTGCCCCTGAGGGTCAGACAGCACGGGGGGCTGCCATCGGCGGACTCACCGGGGCGGCTGTAGGTGGGCTGGGAGGACTGGCTGCGCAGACCTTCGGTAGGGAAGCCGCAGGCGGTCTTCAGAGACTGGAAGAGGTAGCCGAGAATGCAGCCGTGAAGGCCAGAAACATGGGCCTTGAAGAGGGTTTCGAAGCTGGCAAAAACTCAGTCTTCGAGTGGGCCAAGTCCAAGGGAGTAGACCTTTCTCAGTTGCTTGGTGGATGATTGATCGAAGTCACCAAATTCGTGGTGAGGTCATTCGACCTCGACCATCTGGACATCTTCTGGGAGGTTGTCACCTCTGACGAGATCCTCTCGCGTTTCGACTTCTACGTCTACCGCAGCGTCGATGGGCCCGGTGGACCTTACCATCAACTGGCTGGGCCCCTACAGAACATCTACCTCCTTCGCGACCCTGACGTACATCTTCTGCACAAGTGGCGGAACTATTACTACCGTCTCAAGATCGTGAACAAGGACGACGGATCCGAACGCAACTTCGGTCCGGAGTGGCTCAGGGAGAAGCCTGACAGGATAGCCCTTGAGATCCAGAGGAGGCACTACCTTCTGCTCAAGGAGTTCAACGGCAGGGTTGCTCTCCTTTACCCGGCCCTTACCTTTGGACAGAAATGCCGCCACTGCGTGGACGTCGGTCCAGAAGGAAATACCATCGGCCGTGGTAAGATGCAGAACTGCGGCACGTGCTACGACATGAGATGGGTTGGGGGCTTTGCGAGCCCGATAAAGATCTACATCCAGATCGACCCTTCGTCGAAGTCTATCCAGAGAACCGACCCCAATGAGCGCGCCAAACAGGATACTACCGCCAGGGTTTCCGCCTTCCCACCTATAAAGCCCAAAGATATGATTGTAGAGGCTGAGAATAAACGTTGGCATGTCGAGAGGTTGACCACGACAGAGAAGCTGAGAGCTATTGTGCATCAGGAACTTGTCTTACATAGAATCCCGCCCGGGGAAATCAGGTCCAAGGTGCCCATCCGCCTTGATATCTCTCAGGATTTCTCTCCGGAGAGGGAGTATACAAGACCAATGACACTCTCTCCGAGAGCCGGAAACCCCGTGCCGAACCTTCTGGGTGAAGTATGAACTTCGATGCCTGCATAGACGAGCTCGAGAAGATCGCTCAGGAGGAGAGTCTTCCTGTCAACCAGTCGGTCTTGAAGCAGGTTCTGAAGAACGCGCTCGCTTCTGGAGTCGGGATGGGTGCAGGGATGGCCCTGGCAGCTGGGATAGAGCCCGGCATAAGGAAGCTGGCTCCCAATCTGATAAAGAACCCCCAGCTCTTCAAGATGGTAGCCGGGACTCTTGGTAGTGTGGCCACGATGGGCGCGGCAATGGCGATTGGACAACAGCAGCAACTCGCTGCTCAGGCCGCTGCCAAAGGTATGAGGAAGGCGAAGAAATGACGAACAGCCCCGCAGCAACAGCGCGGCCTTTCCAGCCGTTCGAACCTGGGATGGGATCCGACCCCATGACCCAGCTTCAGCGCATCTTCGTCTACTTCTTGCAGAACCTCTTCAGGGAGTTCCCAGAGGGTTGCGGTCTTCGGTGGAGCCCCAATGAAGAGATGACCGAGCTCATGATAACCGCTGAGAAGCCAGAGGTATCGGCTATCGAGAAGCTGCCGCATATCGTATGTATACTCGGAAAGTCGCAGTGGGGTAACATCAGCCTCGACCAACACCAGCATACTACCTTCAGTACCGGGGAGCGGAAGCACACAGACCTGGTCTCCTCGACTATGGCTTACCATTGCATGTCCAAGTCCGGCAACTTCGCCAGGGTAATGGCGTGGAACGCCTCGTTCTACACGAACGTGTTCCACAGGATCATGTGCAAGATCGATGGCATCCACAAGGTGGCGCAGAACCATGGAATCAGCGAAGAGTCTCCGGCGTCCGCCTACGTCGGCCCGCTGGCCGTGGACGAGCTCATCGGTGTGGTAGTCACGGTGCCGTTCTTCTGGCAACCCCAGTGGATCATTCGGAGCCTGGACACCCAGGTCTGGAGGAAGCTCGAGCTGACCCTCAAGGTCAACAAGGCTCAATCGATGTACAGCGCCGGGAGGCTTAACCAAGTTAGACCCCCTCGAGTGAGGGGACGGGTCGTTACATCACAACCATTGGTGACAGAGCCGCCCGAGGTATCTTTTGAACAAGAAGTGGATGAGGAATCATATCCCACGTAAAGAGGAGTGCTAAGATGGCTACTGAGCTCGCAAGGCCGGGAACAGAAGTAATCCAGGAGTTCCAGTCGACATCCCCCACGATTGTGACCCCGACCCTGGTCCCCTGCAGTGTCGCTCCGTTCTTCGAAGTGATCGAGGTGACCAACAGCGACGGGACTGTGAACAGTGATGCCAAGCTGACAGACCTCTACGTGCAGTTCGAGGTCACCGTCAGCCAGTCATCGTTCCCCTCTCCGCGAGGGAACATCGATGAGGTGGACATCCAGGAAGACAGCATCAGGACCTTCTTCAACTTTGGAGGAGCCCTGAACGAGCTCAGCCAGACTCAGGCTTTCCTGGCGAACATCAACACGTCCACCCAGCCCTACGTGATGGGCACCGGGCAGCCCGCTGGGTTCGACATCGATGGCAGGACCCTCATCTTCCAGAAGGACAGCCATACTGCGCTGCCTCCGACTGCTGGGACCCTGCCGACGTCTGCTGATGTCACCATCACCTTCGCGGCCACTACCCCGGGCGGGACCCTCACCATCTCCGAGGTCATAGCCCAGATCAACGCCGTTGTCCCTGGGGTCGCCTTCGACGGCCAGGAGATCACCGGTGTCGGTGGGGACGCTGGCAAGCTGGCTCTGCAGTCCACCAGGTACGGAGCCCGTGCGTCCGTGGTCGTGCGTGAGACTGGCACAGCCAACGCTGTGGCCGATGGCCTCGGATTCAGCGCCGCCGAGCCCGAGCTGGCTGTCGGTGCCGGGTTCTACGCCATCGACGATGGGGACAGCGATTTGCTTAGCCCCCGCATCGAGTTCTACCAGGGTACCACTCAGAAGCTGCTCAGCGCTGGTGACACCCCTGCCGCCTCGGCTGTGGACTTCACCTCCTACAGTATCTTGGCTGGCGACACGGTCGTGGCCGAGGGTGTGGACATCGGGGAAGTGGTGTCGGTGACTACCAGCCGCCTGACCATGGAGGTCGAGCAGAACATCATGACGGCCAACGTGCCGTTTGCTCCCAAGTACTTCTGGGTCAGGGCCAACGGGCTCTCCTACCCGGCTCCGTCGGCAAGCACGGCGGCAGCACAGACCGGAACCCAGCAGACATCTGCCGCCTCGGTCGCCTACATCGTGGGTGCCTCGACCGGTACCTACCCGATTGGGGCCAGCGAGAGCTTCGACTGCGATGTCACCATCGATGGTGTGGCTCAGACCACTGAGACCATCAGCTCCGGGGCGGGTTGGGCAGACCTTGCCGCAGCCATCGCCGGAATCAATGCTGCAGCGACCAACTTCGAGGCCTACCCGGCAAACGACGTCGGTGACGAGCACTCGACGGGTACCTACCTTGGTCTGCGCACCAAGGCGGACAACACCGGCTCCGGGGCGGGGATCACCTACTCCGCAGAGACGGCCGGCATGAACCTGGGTATGACCCTGGCCAGCACCGACGTCGGTGAGAACATCAGGTACCTGCCCGGTACCCCGGCGTTCGCGGTTGGGGCCCTTGCCTTCAGCGCCACGGTCAATGCTGAGACCATCACCTATACCCCGGAGTTCAAGGGTACGGCCAAGGCGGCGGAGACCATTACCTGGGCCGCCGCCCACGGCACCTTGTCAGCCGCCATCGCTGACTGGAACTCTCAGGCACTCTGGACCGAGGCCTACTCCGCACTCAGCACAGGTGTGGAGTCCGCTACAGGGACCTACTTCGCCATCCGAACCCGTGGAGAGAACGTTGGTCTCACAGCAGAGATCGATATCACCGCCACGGATTCCGTTCCCAACCTGGCCATCGGTACCTACAACGGTACGGATACCGACCTGGACGGTACCAACTTCAAGTGGTCTCTGGACAACAACCCGACAGAGTATGACGTGACCTTCGTGGCCGACGAGGATGATGGCGGGACCTCCCTGCAGCATGTCCTCGACAAGATCAACGAGCTCACAACCAACATCGCCGAGGCCACCTCCGACTCTCCCCCGTACCTGAAGCTGGAGAGCAACAAGGTCGGGGAGGCTTCCGAAATCGAGGTGACAGATGGTTCTGCGAATTCTATTCTCGGTTTTACGGACGATACTAGCGTTACTGGCGGCGGCAGGCCTGCCCCTGATATGGCTATCGACGTCAGTGGTAACATCGTTCTACAGAGCCAGATCCTGCGTGACGGCCTGACCGGTGATCCGTTCGCCGGCGGGTTCGCGGACACGTACATCGCCTACAAGGCACTGCGTCTCGATCTGAGCCCGGACGCCGATGAGCCGAGCCTGCTCACCGTGGATGACACATCGACGGTCGGAGAGGTTGCAGATCCCATCAGCACCGACAACCCCGGTGCCTTGATGCTCTACCTGCAACTGCTCAACGCCCCCGGCGTGACAGTGGCATCCATCGGCGTCCCTGAGGTCTCTGCGGATGCACCGGACGGCACCCCGGCAGGATATGCCACCTGCGCGGAGTACCTGGAGAGCAAGGAGGTCTACGCCATCTGTACCGCCTCGCAGAACCCGGTGGTGCATCAGACCTTCCAGACCCACGTGAACTTCATGAGCGAGCCCGAGCAGAAGGGTGAGCGCATCTACTTCTTCAACCCGGAGATCCCGGACCGGGCTTCCCCGGACCTTCTGGCATCTGGAACCGATGCGAACTCCACCCCGACCTCGAACGAGCTCACCGTGGATGTGAACGTGGCTCCGGCCCTCATCGCAGCGGGTATCGATCCCAATCTGGACATCAACCCGACCACGGGAGCAATCGAGAACGAGGTCTATATCGACCTGGGGACCGACGACAAGTACTACCTGGTCCAGAAGGTGACAGGGGGTACGACAATCACTCTGCGGACCACCTTCGCGACTGGGGATGGAAACTCCGACTCGTTCTTCAGCGAGACTACGCTCCCCACTGGGATCATCAGCGACGACTGGTCTCTGTACATCCGTGGTGACGAGCTCCTGGTCTCGGGCACAACCAAGCCTGACTATCAGGCCATCGCCGAGACTATCCAGGGTGTTGCTCAGACCTACGGTGACCGGAGGATGTACTACGTCCACCCTGATCAGTGTGGGATCAACGTCACCGGGCTCGAGCAGCTCGTGGAGGGGTACTACGCCACAGCCTGTATCTCGGGCATGGTTGGCCAGCAGCCTCCGCAGCAGGGGTTCACCAACTTCCCGATCACCGGCCTGACCAGGGTAGTGGGGTCGAACGACAAGTTCACCAACCGCCAGATGAACGTGATGGCGGCCGGTGGTACATACATTCTGGTCCAGGACGAGGATGGTGCCCCGGTCATCTGTCGCCACCAGCTCTCCACGGACCTCACCAGTATCGAGACCCGAGAGCTGTCCATCACGAAGGTGGTCGACTACTGTGCGAAGTTCTACCGCAAGGGTCTGCGGACCTTCATTGGACGGTCCAACATCACACAGCCCTTCCTGGACAACCTCAGCACGGTGGTTGAGGGCCTGGGGTCGTTCCTCAGGGAGAACAATGTGGTCATCGGGGCGGATGTGAACAACATCATCCAGGACGCTGACAACCCGGACACGGTGTTGATCGACATCACTTTGGACGTTCCATATCCATGCAATTACGTGAGACTCGTACTTGTAGTTTAGTCCAAAGTTAGTTATAAGTGAGGTAACCGAAAAGGAGGTTACCTCATGAAAAAAGGAAGACCGAAGAGAACAGAGTGGCCGGAATGCAGGTTCGAAGGGTGTACAAACACTACGAAGAAGGGGGCGAAGGGGTTTTGCTTCAATCACTACATGGCGACCCGCAGAGGTCAAATAGATGTAGAGACCGGAGAGGAGCTTCGCCCACCGAAAAGGGTGCGCTCTTACGGCCCTGGAGCCAGGTGCATAGTTCCAGAATGCGGGAGTCGTCCAGTAGGGCGAGGCCTCTGTTCTGCTCATTGGCAGAGATGGAAGAAGGGCGAGGATGTCGGAGTAAAGGTCCCGGAGGCGGACTCCGGAAAATCCTTAGCTTCGTACCCGAAGGCCGCCGAGTGCAAGGTCCCTGGCTGCGAGAGACGCCCTGTGAATCGGTGGATGTGCAACAAGCATGCAATCCAGCGCCAAGCTGGGATCATCGACGAGGACGGGAACAAGCTCAGGGAGAAAAAGAACAGGGGACGTCTCCCAAAGGGTTATCGCACCTATCAGCGCGGGTATCTCAAGAAGATGTGCAAGGGGCACCCAAATGCCGACAAAGATGGTTACGTCCTGGAGCACCGGCTGGTGATGGAGGAGCACGTAGGACGATACCTTACTGCGGACGAGGTCGTGCACCACATCAACGGGACCAGGGACGACAACCGGATAGAGAATCTCCAACTACGGACCAAGAAGTCCCACGGGTACGGACACGAGCCTATTCAGAACGTGGAGGAGGCCATCACCGTTCTCGAAAAGCTGGTAAACAAGAAGATGTCGGGCGGGGAGCGAGTAGCTGCCCGTATGAAGGCAATACTCACTAGACTACAATAAGAAGAGGAGAACACAATGTCATCAGGATCACGCTCATTCAGCAATGAAGGCCCCAACAAGCCTCACCTTGTCCGGCTCGGCAAGGGCGGCGTAGCAGGAGAGGTCGCTGACCTTCGCGACGACACCGAGTCCGCATTCGGGCGTCTGGAAGGTCGCACAGGATTCCCGACCGTCGACTTCGCAACAGGCGGTACTGCGATTTCCATCGCCGGCCTCCCTGTCGATGTCGCCATCACAGGCACCGAGCTCCTGCAGAGCCAGACCAAGGCTACGCTGTCGGTCGGCACCGGTACTGCGGAGCTGGCGTTCACCGCCAATCGTCCCGGCGAGCCCGGCAACAGCATCACGGTCGAGATCGTGGACAGCGCCGGTGGTGGTCTGGCCATCGCCGTGTCTGGAACCGACATCGAGATCGACAAGGGTGGTGCCTCGGACGACGCAGACGCCGTCAAGGTGGCCATCGACGGTGATGCCGATGCGGCGCGCTTGGTCCAGGTCGTCTCCGGTGGCGCAGGTGTTCCGGTCGTGACCGCTCAGGCGTCTCTGTCGGGGGGCGTCGGCGAAGGCTTCGTGGTCTCAGTCGGCGGGATCGCGCAGGAAGTCAACGGTGCCATCACCGACACCGCTCTTCCTCTCGAGGTCACCGACCTGACCGGCATGGCAAATGGTGACGCTGCGGTGTGTACTGTCTCGTCGGACGGCGTCACAGCGGATCCCATCACGCTCGGGATCGTGACATAGTCGAATGTCTTCTGCGGACCAGACCAGGTGGTGCCCTCATTGTGAGGAGCACAAACCCTTCCGGGAGTTCTACTTCAGGAAGGGTAAACCTGCCGGCTACTGTAAGCCGTGCGCCAAGGCCAGCGCCCTGGAGTCCCAACAGCGTAGGCGGGAAAAGGTAGTTGGAGTCGAGAAGGCCGAAGAGCTCAGGTTTAGGGCGGCCAAAGCCAAGAAGATGAAGGAGATCGACTCCGAGCTGGACGGGGCCCGCATCTGTCGAGAGTGTGGGTTCATCAAACCCCTTGAGGAGTACTACGGAAAAGGGAAGGATGTTGATACTTACTGTAAAGAGTGCCGCCTTGAATACGACAAGCGCAGACTCGGTAAGTCTCCCTCCCATAGGCTCATGAGCCTTCTGGGTGCGTCCAGAACAAGGGCCAGGAACGCAGGTATGGATTTCGATCTTACCAAAGAGTTCCTGGTCCGGTTGTGGTACAGACAGAAGGGGCTGTGCCACTACACAAGTCGTAAAATGACATTCGACGGGCGAAGAAAACCTGAAGCGGTGAGTATAGACAGGGTCGATTCCCGTAAAGGGTACACGAAGGACAACGTGGTTCTTTGTTGTAGAGTGGTAAACGAGATGAAGAGCAACATGTCCGTTGACGATCTCCTGGAGATGTGCTCCACCATCCTGGAAGTCCATAACCAGAGACAGGAGGTTAGGAAACATGGCTAGATTATCTCAGTGGGCTCCGTATACGAACTATGTTCAAGCGGGGTTGGTAGACGGTCAATTTGGCCCCCTGCAGGAGTAATCATGCAGGTGCACCGGGTGAATTGCTGGGACCCTCAGCACGTTGAGGTGGTGGGAATCAGCAGCCAAGCCGTAGGAAGCGCACGTAGTACTGCGGAAGGTTCAGAGACTAGGGCTGTGAGCAGCGTAAGCAATAAGCGGCCCCACGAGTGCCCGGCTCCCTTCGGGGAGAAGATATAGTCCGACACCAGGAGGAAACTCCTGGGAGGGTCTAAACAGCCCTCGTAACGGTTGCAATTTCTTTCGGGGAACTTCACCTTGCTCGCCGCAGGTCCGCCCCGTCTAGCCAACATCGGAAACCAGACGTTCGTGGGAGCCGGCCTGGCCGAGGGAGCAGGTGACGACATCGTCTTCCCCATCGGGATTGTGCAGAACTTCAATCTCAGTCACACCCGGCAGTTCAACCGGATCTTTGAGATCGGGTCCGAACGGTCCTTCTTCATCAGTGGTCGGACGGTGGGCCAGGTTGGTCTGAGCCGCGTGCTCTACCACGGCCCCTCTCTGCTCCGCGTCCTGTATGCATACTACCAGGACCTGTTCCCGCCCACTCTGGTGCCGAGTGTCATCGGGGCGAACAACCTCGGGGCTCTAACCGTGGCCAACGCGCACAACGTGAAGATCCCGCCGGGCTACGAGAACATGTACATCAATCTGGCCTCTGATCTCTTCAATCAGCCGATTGGGATGATGGCCTACTTCCGTGACTCCAACGAGGACACGGTCGGAGCGGTGTACATGGAGTCCTGCTACATCCCGAACCACACCATCGCCACCGACTCCCAGGGTACGATCATCCAGGAGAACGTCGGCATTCAGTTCGAGCGCGCTCTGCCCGTCGCAGTCAGCGCCCTTGCCCTGGTTGGCTTGGATGCCTCGGATCAGCTGGCCCTGTAGCAATGGACCTGCATGACCTCCTCCCAGCCTTCCTCGAGGAGCTGGAGAAGATCGCCAACGTGGTCCTGGAACAGAACATCCAGGGCAATACCACGTCCAAGATAGACAAGTGCCCTCACGGCTTCGAAGGTCGGCTTACCAAGACGCCGGCGGTGAAGCTGAAGACCAAGAAGATCGAAGGCCCTCGAGCTTACGCACCCAGGATATAAGGTAGGCGGTTGTCCCGGCCGCCGGACCACTGCCGACATACCCTCCTTGCGGCAGTGGTCTAAGCGTAAAAGTTGCCTCTGCAACCCGTAGTAATCATTAAGGAAATTTTATGCCACGTGGTAAACGAATTCGTTAATAATTACACGTACTTTCGAGGGTCATTTTTACACTTTTCGAGGGTCCCGTCGAGGTCCACGAAGTAGAATGGACTCTTCAAACTGGCAATGAAATCCAGGACTATGAGCCGGACGAGGTCGGACAGGCTAAGGACCTTCTTCCCTTCCTTCTCTCTCACCTTGTTGACTTCCTTACGGAACTTCGAGAGGATCTTGAGCTCGTGTGTAGAGAACTTGATGACCTGTCTGGATGACTTCAAATTTACGTCAGTTTTTGGTACAAGCAAAGTAGAATCACTCGCCTTATCTTCAAAGTCGAATCGCTTGCCGCTCAGCTTCATCATAACGTCTTCATTTTAGTCCAACCATTCGACAAAAACAACCGTTGACTAAAACCTCTCCAGGATTTAGTCTGTGGAAACACCAGGAGGAGAATATGGGAAGAGAAGTAAAGAGGGTCGCGCCCGACTTCGATTGGCCTCTGAGAGAAGTCTGGAAAGGGTTCATCAATCCGCATTATGAACACTGCAAAAGATGTCCCTACTGCGACGGGTCCGGGTACAATCCGGAGACGAAGCAGATCTCGGACGACTGGTACGACTTCGCAAATACTGGCCGCAAGTGGTGCTACAACATCACCCAGCACGAGGTCGACGCCCTCATCGAGCATAACTGCCTGAAGGACTTCACGCACATGTGGACCAGGGAGGACGGCTGGAAGAAGATCGAGCCACCGCCCAAGATAACGGCAGAGCAGGTGAACGAGTGGTCACAGAGGTCGACATCCTTATTCAGTGGTGCCGACCAATACGTCTGCGTACGAGCCAGGGCAGAGAGGGAGGGGGTTTGGGGTCTCTGTGAGACCTGTAAAGGTGATGGTAACGTCTGGACCAAAAAAGGAGCTAAAGAAGCATACGAGCTCTGGGAACCTGAAGAGCCCCCAGCAGGTGAGGGATGGCAGATATGGGAGACCGTGTCAGAAGGATCTCCAATCAGCCCTGTCTTCGACACGCCAGAAAAACTGGCGAGGTGGCTCGCTGATACGGGCGCGAGCGCATTTGGGTACGAGACGGCTACCTACGAGCAGTGGATGTGCATGATCGATGCAGGATGGGTACCGACCGCCGTCGGTGGACATACCGAGAAAGGGTTTGTGCTTCAGAGTGGAGTAGCAGCGAGCTGCGAATACACCAAGGAGGTTCCATGAACAAGGATAAGAAGAGAGCTTTGGAATGCGCAGGCAGACTGGCTGCCCTGGTAAGACTGTTGACAGGAGGCAGAGACTTTACCACCGGCAAAGACATATCACCTGCGTCCCTGTCACAAGCAGCAGAGCTGGTGGGCAATCTCAGGAAAGCAGTGGATGATTACGACGACGCCATGATTACCTGGTCGAGGGGTTCAAAGTGACTGAAGAAGAAGAAGAAGCCGTTGATTTCCACATGGACATGCTCGAGTCCAAGGACGAGCAGGTAGTGGCTGCGGCCATCATGTTTCTCGGTACCATAGCCGCCAAGTCCCTACAGACCTTCGGGACATCCACCATCTTCTCCAAGGAGGATGGCTCCGTGTGGGTCCCCAATCCCCTCCATGTCTTTCTGCATCCTGATGCAGACCCAGAAAGGCCTAAAGGCCCAATGAAGTTCGTGAGGCCAATACTGGGGGAACCAGTCCCCAGGTATATCGATTTCAAAGACGGACAACCTTGGGTTGTCACCATCGAGGAGGATGAAAGTGGAGACGATACCCCTACGTGACGTCAAGATCAAACGGAACTTCAACGCGAGACAGGACACAGATCCCCCCATCGAGATGATAGAGTCCATCCTAGAGACGGGGATGGTCGCCCCTATAATCATGGGGAGGATAGACAACGACGAGAAGCCATCCGTCATCGACGGAGAGAGGAGATTCAGAGCTGCCAGGAAATGCGGCCTGACCGAGATAGACGTAGTTGACCTCGGTCAGGTGACCTACAAAGAAGCGCTCATCATCTCCTTTACGGCCAACGAGAACCGGGAGCCTCTCACCAAAGAGGAGCAGGTCAACGCCGTGGAGCGTCTGATGAAGCATGACGCCACCACGGAGGAGATCAAGGAGGCCGTGGGGCTGACCGCCAGGAAGATCAAGGAGATCGAGAAGATCCTCAAGTCCGGCACCGCTCAGGTGAAGAAGGCCGCCAAGAAGCCGGCCAAAAAGGGCGGGATCAGCACCCGGGTGGGGTCCCAGGTGTCCTCCCTGCCGAAGAGGAAGCAGAACAAGGTCCTATCCAAGGTCAAAGGCAAGCCCACGGCCGCTGCAGAGAAAGAGGTCAAAGAGGAGAAGAAAAAGAAGAAGTCCGGTAGGATGAAGATAGGCAAATCCAAGGCCGGGTCCAGGAACAAGGTGAACTACATCCCGAAGGACCCTGCGGACTTCCCCCTGACCAAGGATGTCAAGGAGAGGTGCAAGATCATCCAGAAGGAGGTCACTCACCTCCATGAGTACTACCCGAAGAACCCCAGGTTCAAAGCCATCCTGGACGTCATCTACGTCCTCAGGGGGGAGAAGGACCCGATGTGGCTCTTCAGGGGAGATGGCAGTTGATCAACCCACTGAACATACCGTGGAAAAGCGAAGAAGAGGAGGAGAAACCCAAGAAAAAGAAGCCGCCAGACGAATTCGTACCACCCCCCTTTTTGGGGGTTCAGAACGAGGCCAGCAAAGAGGCCACGGATCCATCAGCTGTTGTGTTCATCATCTCAGGAGTACAGGGATACGCCCCGGGCGAATACAAGGTCGCCTATGAAGAGGGGCTGCCACTGAAGCACTACCTGAGCAAGCTGAACATGCGTCACGTCCTGTCCAAGTCAGCCGTCTATGACACCAACAACCTCGAGAACGGGAGATGCAGACAGAACTACATCCCCGGACCCGGGGCAGTACTCAGGGTGGGGAACCCAAACGTCGGCATGGCCTCTCACTTGCAGAGGAGCAACGTGGATGCCATGCGCTCAGCCAGGAACATGGGAGGTCGGGAGGTTGAAGTCTCTTTGAGCTACTCCCAGACCCCCAAGGGAAAGTTAGACATCGAACAATTCTAGGAAGGAAGATCGCCATGAGTCAGACAGCAAGAAATAAGCTCCAGGAACTCATCAACAATGGCCGTGAGAACGCCCAGGAGGCCCTACAGAGGGTCCAAGAGTCCCAACCCAAGGATTACCTCGCACCGACCACAGAAATCGTCTACAGCCACGCTCCTGTGGCCGAGAGGGTGCAGATGGGGTTCCCCTTCAAGGGGGATCAGGTGGGATTCAACCTCCACCGGCACGCCATGCAGCAGTGTACGGAGAAGGTCGGCCTCCAGAGGAAGTTCGTGGATACCCTCTCCAGCACCAACTGGGGACGTGACCTGTTGGTCCACAACCTGAACACCCTCTACGGGCATCGAGACGCCTCCAGGCACCTCATCCGCACGGTCGGAGGAGAAGTCAGGGGGTTCCTGAGCGACAAGTACCGCCGGCTGGACACCCCGCTGTGCGTCGAGGCCTTCATCGAGTCGGTCCAGAAGTTCAACGCCGTGCCGACGTGGTCTAGATGCATGGACACCAAGTTTGCCATCCAGGTTGGCCTCACAGATATCGTGGAGCCCTTCCCCGGCGAGCCGATGATCGTCGGTATGGCCATGTCAAACTCCGACTTCGGAGACGGCGCGTTCAGCCTCAGGCAGGTGTTCATCCGCCTGACGTGCCTGAACGGTATGACAGGCACCGAGGCCCTCAGGAAGGTGCATCTCGGCAGCCGCATCCCTGACGATGTAGAGGCCAGCGACGAGACCCACAGGCTGGACAACGAGGCCCTGGCCTCCCTGACCAGGGACGTGGTCGAGGCCCAGTTCAAGCCCGAGAAGGTGAAGGAGAACCTGGACAGGCTGAAGGCCTGCAGCGAGGAGAAGGTCAACCTCAAGGAGGCCCTCGAGGAGCTCCGGAAGAACAGCAAGATCAACAAGAGCGAGATGGACAAGATCGTCGAGGTCTTCAACATGGGCGGCGTCGAGGAGCTCCCTCCGGGCAACACCAAGTGGCGCTTCTCCAATGCCATCTCCTGGTTCGCCAAGAGCGATGACGTGGATGACCACCGTCGTCTCGAGCTCGAGTCTCTGGCGGGCGAGGTCGCCGGACTCAACTGAATGGAGATGACCGTGATGTGGTTCGCAGCCGGCCTCTTACTTGGTAGCATTATCTCGGTAACCGTAATCTCTCTGTTTCCCAGACTAGTGCACAGGTACGTTTTCGTTGAGGTACCTGCCTACCAAGAGTGTGAAGCTTCTATAGCCTTGGGGGGATTTGAGAACGTTAGCATGCAGGGTTGGGGAACTGAGCTGTTCTCTAACGAGGAAGGGTCATTCACCTGCAGGAAAACGGACGTCATCTTCAAATTCACTATACCCAGGTTGTACAAACCGGAGGCCTACCGCACCAGAATAGTGGACGAGTTATCTGGTGAAAATGTCACTGTGCTGCGCACAAAGATAGTTTGACAAGTGGCCTCTCCACTCTGCCGCTCTCCTCAGGGCGGGCGGCAGCGATGGGCAGGTTACAAGGAGGGAAATATGCACGAACATTTGACCGCCGCTATCATTCTTGCGGCTGAGTCTCACAGGGGCCAGGTCGATAAGGCTGGTCACCCCTACATTCTCCATGTCCTCAGCGTCATGGAGGGTTGTCACACAATCGAGATGAAGATCGTGGCCGCGCTGCACGACATCGTGGAGGACACCCCGGTCACTCTAGAAGAGCTCCGTGAGTTCGGATTCACAGAGGAGATTGTGGAAGCGGTCGACGCGGTAACCAGGAGAAAGGGAGAGGAGTACATGGACTTCATAGACCGCGCAGCCAAGAACAAGCTTGGTAGGTTGGTAAAGTACTACGACGTCGTCGATCACCTAAATAGAAAAGAGAATATACCAGAGAGCTTGTCCAAAAGGTACGAGAAGGCCTACGAGATACTTTACCCAGAAATAGAGGACACGAGATGAACCAGGCTATCGAAATACGGCTGTGGAAGGATTGCGATAAAGATCCTCACCTTGTTGGGACATACAAGGTTCGAGAAATACCAAAAATAGGTGAAGCTGTGGCTTTGGAGGACGGAAGACACTTCCGGATAAAAAATGTCGTCCACTTCGTTGAGGGCGGGAAGATGGATGCAGACATTTGGGGGAAAGAGTACTGATATGATTTCGATAGCCGAAATATTCGACACGTGGGTAGCAGAGAAGCTTGAAGGCTACCGTCCGAGGCCCGGGCAGATAGCTATGTCTGAGAACGTGGCTGCTTCCATAGCCAGCGGCAAGCACCTTCTAGTTGAGGGGGTCACTGGAACAGGGAAAGGACAGGCCTACCTGATCCCTTCTGCGCTCTACGCGATGGAGGGGTTCGGACCGGTGGTGGTAGTCACTGCCAACATCACCCTGCAGGAGCAGCTCATCAATAAAGATTTGCCGTCCGTCAGGGAGATCCTGAAAGGACGCATGTACAAAGACAAGCCGCTCCCCGAGCTCGAGTTCTCCCTCATGAAAGGTGTGGGGAACTACCTGTGCCAGTCCAAGCTGGACTCTATGCTGGAAAGCTACGAGAACTACCCTAGGTGGTTGGCAGACATACTGGCCTGGTCTCAGAAGACGGAGACTGGGGACAAGAGCGATATGGATGTCGAGTACCCCCAATCTCAATGGTCAGAGGTGTGCTGCAAGACAGATGAGTGCATCAAGGAGAGTTGCGAGTACAAGAGGGCGGGCAAGTGCTTCCTCTACAATGCCAGGAAGGAGGATAATCCGCCCCACATCATCGTGACCAACTACCACTACCTGTACAGTGACTTCGTGGTGCGGTCCGGTACCGAGGAGTTCGTCAAGCTGCTCCCGGACCATGAGGTCTTGGTGATGGACGAAGCCCATGAAGCCGTAGACATCGCCAGAGACTTCATGGGGTTCCAGGTCAATCGCAGAAGCGTTGGATGGGCATTGGCTAACCTCTCGTCTCTGAGCAACATCGGAGGAGTGAGCGTCAAAATCAGGGCCGGTGAGGCAGCCGACCTGTTCTTCGCCGAGATAGGTGCCCGAAGGGAGAAGATCATCGACCGTCCTCTGGGTCCCGACTTCGGCCTGATTCAGGCTCTCAAGGATGCCGCTGGGGTGTATATGAAGGCCGCCAGGAATCTCGAGAAGAATATCTCCGGGACTTCCGGTAAGACGGCAGGGGCGATGAGGGTCCAACAGAAGAAGTGGACAGCCCGATCCAAGAAGTGTCGGGAACATGCAGCCACCATCGAAGTGGCTTGTCTCGGCCTCGATGGGGAACTGCCCGGCGGGCTCGTGTACTACACCGAGAAAGGCGCGGCAGGTGATTCCTCCCTGTGCGGGAAGATGATAGACGTTCAGGGGTTCTTCAGGGAAGAGATTCTGGACAGCAAAACCCTCGTAGCCACCTCCGCAACCCTGGCCACAAACAACAACTTCGACTTCGTGGCTGACCAGTTTGGTCTCGAACCTTCGGAGTACTCTTCGATGATCACCCCGACACCATTCGACTCCTCGAGGGTTCTTGCGGTGGTCCCTGATCATCCGTTCCCTGACCCCAGGGACAGAGGGTGGTCCGATGAGGTGGCTAACGTCGTCCAGGAGATAGCTCACAAGATCGGCGGCCGGACCATGCTCCTTTGCACGTCCTACCGCAACATGAGGGAGGTCAGGTCCAAGCTCCGGCTCCCGGGGTTCGATATCCTCATGCAAGGTGAACTGCCCAAGAGCAAGATCATAGACAGGTTCAAGAAGGCGGATGGACAGAACGCCGTCATCTTGGCCACAGCATCCTTCTGGCAGGGTGTGGACATCCCCGGAAAGGCGCTTAGCTGCCTGGTTATCGACAAGCTCCCCTTCATACCGCCAGACGATCCTGTGTTGCACCACATGAACAAGCACCTGGGCTCAAGGTCGTTCTTCGAGTATTCTATACCCAGAGCGCTAATCTCTATGAAACAGGGAGTTGGAAGACTCATAAGGTCTGAAACCGATTATGGAGCAGCAGTCGTCTTGGACGTCAGAATCAACACGAAAGGCTACGGCCAACAGTTCATGAGCGCTTTCCCAAGGGATTGTTACGAGTCTCCAGACATCGGGGACGTCTTCCACTTCCTCAAAGGATTCGAGGGAAGCGATGAAGGAGATCAAATCAGCGGTTAAGCACATCAGGAATCTCCTATGCCTGGTCGGCATAGAGCGTGAGGAATGGACCTCCCAGGAGATCAAAGATGTGGCAGACGCCCGATTGTTCGTGCAAAATTATACGGAGGAAATAACCGATGACTGCTGCGAAGAAATTACAACCGGTGGAGAACCCACTGCCTGAGCCGGTCAAGATCATCTCTATCGGCAAACCGGCACTGATAATGCTGGTATCGATACCAGTGCTGTTGACCCTCGGTATGCTGGTGCTGTTCAGCGTGCATCAAGGTAGCAAAACCGCTGCACAGAATAAGCAGGTGATCTCCACACTATCTGTGATCCGGAACAGTGTGTCCAACAATCACGAGGAGACGGTTGTCCTGCTCAAGATCATGTACCTGAAGAAGATAGACCTCAGCTTCGGCAAGCGGCTGTCCAGGTCAATCGTCAAGTACTCCAAGGAGTACAGCCGAGACCCCGAGCTCATCATGGCCATCATGTACAGGGAGTCACACTTCAACCCCAAGGCGGTATCGAAGGTCGGGGCGAAAGGCCTTATGCAGCTCATGCCGAGCTGGGCGGAGATCCTGAAGGTAGAGAAGTCGCTGTTCGACATGGAGACCAACATCAAGTGCGGTCTCACGGTTCTCGGGTTCTACGAGGAGTGGTACGGGGATCTCGACACCGCCCTCGCAGCGTACAATCGCGGGCCTAGCAAGGTGGACTGGGATCTCGTCAAGGACAGGGACCCTGGCCGTAATGGCTACGTGGACAAGGTCCTCAGCACCTACCACGAGCTTCTATCGCTGGAGGTAGACTGACGTTTGGGAGAGGTAGTTCACATATGCCATAGTTGCAAGAGGGCAGTTGCCACCAAGCTCTTCCCTTTTGGTATCATTCTATGCGACAAATGCTACCAGGAGTACATGGATAGGATCAGCGCGAAGAAGAGGCCAAAGAGATGACTAAGAAGAAACGATACATCCCGTGGAGAGACATCTGGTGGTTCGGTGCCACAATCCTCATAGCCGTGGCTGCAACCGTAGCCGCTGTCTTGACCCCGCAGGAGTGGAAGATAGCCGAGATCCTGATTATGCTATTCGTGCTATCGGCCCTGATCGGAATCAGCATCGCCGGTGTACTGGTCCAGTACTCCAGAGGGTGGGACTTCATGCTGGAGGACTACCCGGCCTACGTCTGGACCAACGGGATAGATGTCATCAAGAGGCCGATGATAAAGAACGCCCTGTTCCTCCTGCTCAAGAACTTCCCGAGGAGAACCAACATAGCCAATTTCGAAGAGATCATGCGCGCCCTGTCGGGATGTACCATAGAGTTCAGACAGGAGCCCATATCCCTCATGGGACTCGGATGGGCAGTCGAAGGGAAGGCCGGCATACAGAAGAGAAAGTCCATCATCGTTCACTGGAAAGGATCCATTGAGAAGTCTGCCTTCTACCATGAGATCCTCCACCTCATAGACGAGAATGCCCTCCGGTTCAGGATGAAGGATCCTGGCAAGTGGAGACCTGACTATAAACACGAGAACGAAGAGTTGTGGAGACTCGAGCCGATATTGAATCAGCTCTACGTCGAGCACGAGAGAGAACGAGGAGACCAATGATACGCAAGCTGTACCTGTTCCTCCGCTATCGGATGTGGGGAACCAAGATCCCGCCTTGGGAACGAGACAACTTCAAGCCCTACCAGCTCAAGAAAATCGCCTAGCTTCTTCCGGTATAAGAACATTGAGAGAAGAACTTACATCCAAAGGAGGATAGGTATGTCTACGTTCAACAAAGAAACGGTAATCAAGCACGACGGTCAAAAGAACACCATCGAGGAATGGTCGAAGATCCTGAACATCGGGATGCCCACACTGATCAGCAGACTCAGGAGGGGCAAGTCAGTTGAGGAGGCCTTCACCGCTCCGGTGAAGAAGGTAAAGCCTGGATATGGTAAGTCAGTGCCGCACACCACGGCAGATGAGGATGGCCGACTCTGTTTGACCTACAGGGGGTCCACTCTCCCGGTAGAGGCGTGGGCGGAGGAGGTCGGTGTTCACAAGACCACCATCATCAACAGGCTCAGGAGAGGTCTAACCGTTGCCCAGACTCTCTCTTCTGCTCCCCCGCAAAAGAGAACGCCCAGAAAGAGCAAGAAGCCCAAAATCAGGGAAGTGACCGAGGAGTATATCAGAGAGTTCAACGAGGGGGACGGAGCCAAGATAATATGCGCCAGGTGTCACAGGCTCGTGCCGAGAAAAGGTCTCAAGAAGTTGGGTGCCAACAAGCTGATGACAGGCCCCATGTGGTGCGAAGACTGTGCGGTGCTCGGCCAGCCGAAGAAGGAAAAGAAGGAGTCAAGTGAGGCAGGTGCTTCTACTTTCCTGGCTGTTCTCTTGGATGACCCGGACGAGGCCAGCGAGCTCTCGGAGATTATCGGGCGTTTCAAGGGTGTCAATAAGGTCATCGTGGGTAGCCTGGACGACTGAGCAGAAAGGAAGACGGCAGATTATCTGTCGCCTTCCTTTTAGCTAGGAGAAGATATGTACGAAGCAAAGGTGCAGTGCGAAAAGGTGGAGATAGGTCCCTATGTGAACGGCGTCGAGGTGCGCCTGTACTTCATCAAGGAGGACAACCTACAGGAGGTGGTGGACAGCTGGCACCTGAATATGGCGCTAGACCCGTGGGAAACCGTTGGGGAGTATTCAAGGCAGGATATGCTCAGCGATCTAGCTGATGTCGTTCTTGAGGAGTACGATGGTAAGGAGATCCTGGCCATGATCAATCAGGAAGTCCTAAACGAAGCGGTTGGGGAGATGATCAACGACATGGGAGAAGTGGCGTTCATCGATCAGTTCATACGAGAGGAGACTATCAACGACCTCCTGGATGAGCGTATCAGGGAGAAGGAAAATGAAGAAAAGGGAGTTCAAGGAGATTAGGCCGGGTGATGTGTTGGTCAGCCCGGAGGGGAAGGAGTACCGTGCTGTACGACACCACGGGGACTACGTGCTCATCCAGATAGAGACTCCACACTCGTCGGAAACCGACTATCTGCATGACGTGAGCGCCGACCTGTGGGACAAACCAAGAATGGTCCACAGGTGTTCTGACAGGGACCTGGCTCTGGTCAATAAATTGTCCCTCGCGCTCGGCAGAGCCTACGGACATATCTTGGGTAACTATTACCACGCTCTGTACTATCTAGAGTCGGTGACAGGTCACTGCTTCAAGGTCAGGAACGCCGAGAAGATCAGCAAGATACTGAATATCACCGAGGAGGAGAGGGAGGAGTTCAAGGAGTCTCCTGAGAAGGGGAAGCTGCGGGTCGTGGACGACCTCGTAGACTTCTCTACGAGGTACTACTGCGGGTTCAATCTGTTGCTCGATCTTGACTCACTCACCTCATCGGACAGGGAGATGGTCAAGAGCCTGCTGGGTAGCGCTGGCCGTCTGTGTATCAGTTCAACGGTAGATTACACGGACTGGTCAAAACACATTAGGAACACGTTCCTGACTGGCGCTACCCCGGCCATCGTCAGTAGCTTGTTTTCCACCTACCCATTTCTCTTCCCGGCGGTCAAAGCGTTGACCACGGACATGGACTTCTCGGACCCTGTCAAAGAGGTCATGGATAGGTTTGGCGTCTATACATACGATGTCGTCATCGAGGATGCTGCGGGCGATACATGATCCCCGATTTCATTGGAGGAAAGATCATTCTGATTGCATGGCCATCCCTAGCTGGTGTAACCTGTCCTGGTGGGAAAAATAGTGCCATAAACCTTTTCCGGAGACCAACAGATGGAAACTGTCAGTCAATCCGTGCCTTCAGAGCCAAAAAAGAAGACCAAGAAGCCAGAGCCAAAGAAGGCCTCCAAGAAGGTAGGGGCTTCTCCAGCAACTAGATCTAAACTGCCTGACGAGCGGAAGGCCGTCACTCACAAGGTGGTTATCGGAGGACACAAGGTCTATATCACTGTGGGAGTCTACGAAGACGGCACCCCCGGTGAGCTCTTTATCACTATGTCCAAGGAGGGCAGCACGGTCCGGGGGCTCATGGATACCATAGCCACCCTCGTGTCTATCTCCCTTCAGCATGGTGTCCCCCTTCGGTGCATCGTGGACAAGATGATGCATACCCGCTTCGAGCCCTGCGGCTACACCGACAACAAGGATATCGCCTTTGCCAAGTCGGTGACCGACTACATCGCCAAGTGGCTTGGCATCAAGTTCTTGGGGGATAAGCCCAGTGACATCAAGGCTCCTCCAAGCTTGTCCAACGGTGTGAAACCTACCTTCGTGGTCCAGTCGGATGCGCCTACCTGCGTTACCTGTGGAAGCATTATGGTCCGTAACGGGACGTGCTATAGGTGCCAGAACTGTGGCGGCACCAGTGGCTGCTCTTGAGGGTGCTCCTCCCGGATTTACCGACACCTTCAGAAAGTGGTGGAAGAAGTTCGGGGCTAGGCATGTCACCATCTCAGATCTCGTAAAGGCCGGGGTGTTCAACAACCAGATGTTCCGGCACCATGTCTTCAACATCAAGAGGTTCGAGGTGGTCCAATACCCGGTCCTGGGCCGGAAGCTGGACAAGTTGGCGGAAGACATGGAGAGCGATACCTGGGTTCTCATACGGTGGGTTGGGAGACCATCCTGCTATCAGCTCATCAGAAAACCTTGAATTTTGAGCGGTATTCTGGGATAAGTACTATGTAACCTGGAGGTAGCCATGCCTACTTATGAATATCAGTGCTTGACTTGCGCCAAGATCAAGGAGATAGAGCAGAGGATCACCGACGACCCCTACGAGGGCCTGTCCTGCAACCACTGTGGGGGCTCCTTGAACAGGGTCATCTCGCTATCCAGCTTCAAGCTCGCTGGAGGTGGATGGGCCAAGGACGGATACAGCAAGACAGGGAGCAATGATGCCAGAGATTCAGCTGAGATTTGACCCGGACGAGGATCTCGAGGTCAACGACGAGAGGATGGGACCATTCAAGATGGTCCAGCCCAACTTCGACGAGGGGGACTGCGCAAACTGCCCCGACAGGCAGGATTGCATCGAGAAGGCTTTCTACCTCCTCAACGGTCCCCCCAGGGAGGAAGAAGCATGAAGAATCCAGTCGTAACCGTGCCCCTGAGGCTCGAGATTGAGCTCACAGAGGATTTGAGCAGCGAAGAGGTGCTGAGTGATGCCAAAGACCACGTTCGTGTCTTAGACGTCATTCTGAGAGGCAGGGATAGTGACTACAGGTTGGTTTTCGACCCACAGATCGGGTTCTCCCCCGGCCTCATGATCAAACCCATCACCGATGATGGTGTCATTGACTCTGAGCCACCGGCTCTGAAAGAACCCGGTAGGTTCCTATGCAGGCAGTGTGGAGAGCCGTTCGTAGATAGCCCCACGGTCATCTCTTTTGGAAAGTGGAAGATGTGCCCAGAATGTACAGCGTGGGGGAAGGACCGCAACTTTAATCACGAGACGGGGAGATTCGAGCTGAAGGTAGAAGGAGAACAACATGGAGTGGACAGTCCTCGAGCATGAACTCAACGCTTTGGCCGGCAGATTCGGCCTGACGGAAGTGCTAGGTTCCCTAGCCACGATACTCGATACAAAAGCAGAAAACAGAAAATCCGCCTTCATCAGGCTCAACACCGACGAACACAGGATAGAGCTCCTGAAGGAGCTCGCTGGAGACCTCCGGGCAGTTGAGAGGAAGGCCGAGTCCTACGAGGTATAGAAGTGGGATACAACACTAATTTCTCAGGAGTCCTGAACATAGGGAGCGGAGATCCGACCGTCAACCAGATAGTCGAGCTCAAAAAGTACCTTGGAGAAGACAGGCGTAAGCATCCGGAGTGGTCTGAGGGCTTCGTAGGGTGGAAACCGGAGTGGTACGGCATCGATCTCAAGCTGACCGAGGACATGCTCGGTATCAAGTGGAACGGGGCGGAGAAAAGCTACGACATGGTCGGCCAGGTCAACTTCGTCATCGACAAGATGCGAGAGAAATGGCCGGACTTCACTCTGAACGGCACCTTCAAGTGTAGCGGGGACGACCCCGGGGACATCTGGATTCTGTCCTGTGATGCGGATGGTGCACGCCACGTAGGGGTCCCCATGCCGGGGAAGAATATCCAGTGCCCGCACTGCAAAAAGCACTTTGAGCTCCCAGAGATGATAGAATGAACGACGAACACACCGACCTCATCGCCATGCTTACTGCCATGGCGAGGGTCCTCTTAGAAGAGCTGACCGCCTGGATTATCAAGGCCCCGGCCGGCATGGCTTTGGACCTGGTCGACGCAATAAGGAGACGATGATGGGCGAAGTAATAGGCAAGTGGCTCACGATAGCCCTGCTGACGCTGTTTATGATCGTAGTCGCCTTGTGCTACACATTCGCCCTCAGCCTGGTGACTTCGTTCCTGTTCCAGGCCGCTTGGCAGAATATGGTCCCCAACTTCTGGAAAGATGCCCCGATGCTCGAGTTCTGGGACATCTTTCTGTGCTGGTGGGCCATCTACTTCCTAAAGGCCAGCGTCGGGATTAAAGTCGAAACAGGAGAATGAAATGATTGACCGAAAGCCTACCTTGAGCTGTGACTTCGATGGGGTACTCCATCTCTATTCAAGTGGGTGGAAAGGCCCGGACAAGATACCGGACGGCCCGGTCCCCGGTGCGATGCAGTGGCTCAGGCAGGCCATCGATCATTTCAACGTGAGTATCTTCAGCAGCAGGTCCAGATATCCTCAGGGTATCGCTGCGATGAAGAAAGCAATCGAGCAGTGGGCTACCGAGGAGCTCGGTGCGGATGAGGCGACGGTCCTCATCAACAACCTTGAGTACCCTACCCACAAGCCCGCCGCGTTCATATCAATCGATAACAGGGCGTTCTGCTTCGAGGGTGAGTTCCCCAACGTTCACACCCTCTTGAAGTTCAAGCCTTGGAACAAAAGGTGATAAATGGCAAAAGTACGTGTAGAGGACGGCGACCTGGTCGTCTCCTTCAATATGCAGGATCTGTTCTTCAAAGACGGCAACTACGACCCTTCGAACATCTTGCGTAACCTCACCGCAACTGAACTGGTTGACCACCTATGGGACACGCACATCAACGAGCAGGTTTGCCTGCAGTGCGGGTCGCACAGCGCACAGATGTTCTTTCTCTCCGAAGGAGAGGGCGGGCCTACAAGTAAGAACACGATGCTCACGTTCTGCAGCGTAGAATGTCTCTATGACCACTTGACGGCTGTCAAGCTGTCCAAGCTCCCCGACCATGTCGAGAACATCGAGAAGCTCGATGACAGGGAGATCTGGACCTTCGAGGAGGGAACATCAATCGAAGACATATTGAAGGCTATGCCCATCAGGAGGGACAAACCCATTCTCATCAACGTCGGCGGAAACACCATACCAATCGTAGAACCCAACTAAATGGAGGAGGCCGTGGTCTCGGTAGAGCTCAAAGCAGATGGAAGCGCTGTAGTAGACAACCGATGGCACTGGGATCCGGACAACGTAAAGAACGCTGTCCTAGTATCACGTGTCTGCCGAGAGTCCAGGAGAGCCAAGAGAGACGATTGTGACTGCACGGCCTGCGCTGTTGCCAGGGCTGTCCGTGAGAGGAAGAAAGAATGACCAGGATGGATGCTCTAGAAGCAGCCGAAGAAGACCTGCAGAAGGCCGACGACAGGATCAGAGGGTGCCTTGGGTCTTTGGACAGGATACTGATAGCCAGTAAGGGCACTGATCCCACCCCAATGCTGGAGAAGGTGGTCGTCGTGCGGAAGGTCCTTCAGGATATGCTCGAGGACGCCCGTAAGATTGGCCTCGATCTCAGGATCATGACTATGGCTGAAGAGTACTGGCCTCCAGTAGGAGAGAAGCTGACAGCAGTGGGGGAAGATCATCACTACCGGTGCGAATGCGGGTGGTCCGGCTATATCAGTGATGCCTCAAGTTTCTTCGAGTGCCAGTGCGGTAAGAAATACAACCACAATGGTGCGATGTGGGTTCTCGAATGAGAGCTAAAAGAGAGGGTTGAATCCTCTCTTTTACCTTTACCACATGTACCCGTCCCCATCGCCGTGGGCCCCGCCGTGACCCTTAGGCCTACGACACACTCTGTCAGGGGTTGTGATGCACTTCAGAGTATGCCCGCAGATGACAGGGTAATAGCGGAGCTCCACGTTCCTGACCTGGTAGTTGGTGATACCGACCTTGGTTGCTGAAAGCAGTTCCTCTGCAGTTATCTGCCCATCTTCTATGATGCGCGTCACCATATCGGCGTATGCCTTGAAGGTCGGGTCAGTCCTGTAGCGGCTCTCGTTGTCCATATCCAACCTCCATCACTTTATCGTTATACCAGTTGTCCAGCACCTCGTTGTTGAAATACTCAGAAACTGCCTCGTACACCCCGGGAATATCCAGGAGTTCCTCTCCGGTCATGTCTTTGAGGATCTCTCTCAGGCGCGTATCGAACTCCAGAGTGGTCATACTCTTCAGGCAGTGCGAGCAAGTAGACCCCCAGAACTCTTTCCCGCATACGGGACATTCGAATGAACTCATCTTCCCTCCAGCTTCTTCAGCAGCTCTCGATCTTCGTCAGATAGTGGTTTGCCGTCCACTTCCGGGTCCCACTGCACCCGCTTCTTGGCATTCTCTATCCAGCTGGTCCAGGATCCATCTGCCGGATCGTCGGACTCGAGCTTGAAAACAGCCTGCCTTAGTAGGACTCTGGCCGTGGGGAAGTCGTCGTTGACTGGATCTCCAGAGGGTCGAGGAATCTTGTAACCTCTTTCTTCGTAGACCTCGGTGACTCCTTCAAGAACGTCTTTGAGTATATAGATGGCCTCCTCGAGGGTGTCTCCGGCAGCACTACATGCCGAGTGACCGATGTCTGGGAGATAGGCAAAGAACCCTCCTCCATCTTCTTTCGGCAAGGTGTGGACCGTGATAGGGTACTCGATGTCTCGGACGAGCTCGTCTATTATGTTGTCAGAAGGTTGTATTCCCATGGTGGTCTCCTAACTTGATGGGTACTTGATGGGTACTTGACGGTAACTTTCATCTCACGTTTCTTATACCCCAAAAGCCGGCATCTTTTCAGGTATAAGAATCATGAAGGAAACACATTAACCCAAGGAGGGATTCATGAAGGACAGATACACAGACCGGCACCCCAGCTATGGGATGATAGCCCTGAGAAGGACGCAGGGAGACGTGAGGTTCTTCGCTTCTTCCCTGCCTTCCTACGGCTCGTACATGTCAATCGAAGTGTACGAAGGCAGAGTAGAGCGTGACCGAGAGATGCCGACCGAAGACCTATACATGCCTGACAAGCCCATCCTGCGGCTCAGGATGTCGGCTGCTCAGTTCGCTACCATGCTGACGACCGTGAACATGGGGGCTGGCGGGGTTCCGTGTACCCTGGAGAGGGTCCGTGAAGGTGAGATGGTGGGCGTTCCCCCTCCGCCGGCCGAAGAGCACGTACACGAGAGGTCCAGGAAGGTGGTCGGGAAGAATATCAGGGAGGCCGTGACCTACTTGAAAGAAGCTGTCATCGAGACCAGGGAGAGGTTTAAGGAGAAGAGACCTCTCAACAAAGAGGAGCGCAAGAACCTCGTGGCCAAGTTCCAGGCGGTACACAGTGAGCTGACCAACCACCTGCCGTTCATGCTCGAGCTCTTCGAAGAGGCCATGGACAAGGTGGTCGTGTCGGCCAAGGCCGAGATGGACGCCTTCGTGACGATGATGGTACACCAGACCGGTCTGGACGCGCTGAAGTCGGGATATACCCCGGCGCTGAAAGGAAGAGACGATGCCAGTGGCTGATAGCAAAGAATACTACGAGAGAAGGATCGAGGTCCTAGAAGAAGACCTCAGGAAGGCTGCGGACAGGCTCGAGCAGGAAAGGAAGTTCGAGAGCAAGTTCAAGAGATTCGTGGAGTGGGCCGTGGGAGACTACCACTTCGTGGCCTACCTGTTCGTGGTCTTCTGCTGCTTCTGGATGCTCTACGCCTTGGGGGCCGCGATAGTACCCTCGTCCGCAACGTGCGAATACTACCTCGACTCCGCCAATTACGGTGGCACGAAAATCTGCCGCAAAATAGACTGGGGAATAGACGAGTGCTCTGGAAGACTGGCGGGCCCGTGCAAGAAGCCGCCCTGTAAAGGGGTGGTGGACGAGCTCCTTCACGGCATAGAGAAGCTCGAGAAGAGGTGCAAGGAGAAGGGCCATGGCGATTAAGGTATACTCACCGGAAGAGTATGAGGAGTACAAGAAGAAGGAACTGGAGCTGCTATCGGACAGGGCGAGCCACGAGCACATCAAGAACGTATTCTACTACGCTTTCGTGGAGCTCGAGGACCAGGTCGATGAGATGGTCGGCACCGTAGAGGATGCTGAACACTTCAGACGGCTTTTCACCGACGAGCAATGGAGCTGTATAAGAAAGATGGCAATCCTGTCCGATTTGTTTGTAGAATACCACGAGAAGTTCGACAAGCTGCCGGACAAGGAGGGAATGAAACCATGAGTGACGTAAGGATTAGGAAGATCAAGATCTCTGAGCTCGAGAGCGTGCTTCGTGGTAAAGGTAAGATCTTCGCGAGAACCTACGAGGAGAGCCTCAAGGTCCCGAAGAGCCGGCTCGGCAAGGAAGACAAGTGCGTCAAGCGCCTCGTCTTGGAGATCAAGAAGTTCCTCAAGTGGCAGAAGGAGCTGTATCTGGTGTCGCCCCTCCGTCTTCTCAAAGGCGAGGAGAACTGCTGGGTTTGGGGCCAGGGCTTCGCCCACAACTCAGTCCTGGTACAGGGCCACCTCATCGGGGATTGGCCGCTTGTTGAGGTTCTTTCCCCGGGCGGCGGGTTCACAATCTTCAACGACCGGGAGCCAATCGACACGGTCATGAGGGCTAATTCTGATGTGATCGAGAGCATCAATAGCCATTTCAAGGAGGACGACAAGGCAGAGCCGCAGTTCACCCTCAGCGGAGGAGTGCGCGTCATTGAGAAGGAACAGTCCGGGATCTACGACTCGGTCGGGAATATCGTGAGGGACAAGGGTGAGTGGAAGGGGGACGAGCACGTTGGCAAGCTCGTGAAGATAACTGGAGGGGCTGGAGCCGGCCAAACCTACGTTGTGGCTCGCAACTCCGAAATAAGGCTGTACGTCACCAAGAGGTCTGAGATACGTGAGGGAGCCTTCACGTTCGAGATAGTTGAACCCGAAAGTGGGCGCATCTCCGACATCCGGTACAGTAAGGACATAGGGTGTATCGAAATGGAAGAGAAGCCTGAGACTTTTCAGGAATTCCAGGACCTCCTCAATAAGCTGGCCCTCGAGACGTACGCGCTACCTTCAAAGTTCTTCGGACGGGACCGGTCCGACGGACCCGCCTTGCAGAATTTTCCGCAGCCTGGCGTAGAAGTGAAGTTCAACCCCGACGACATGAAGAAGTTCAACAGCATGTGAAGGAGGGCCAGCCATGAAGGTTCGTGAGATAAAGAGCTCCGAGCTCAAAGATTTCCTGATCTGCAAGCTCAATATTGACCCGGGAACCTACCCAAAGGAGGATTTCACACGTCACGGCTGGAAACGGGTGGAAAGGGGTGTGACGGCCATACTGAGCTTCCTCAGGTGGCAAAAGAAGCTGTACGTCATGGAGTGGGATGATAGATTCGAGGATGTCTCGTACCCCCGGGACCGGGATGGGGATGAAAAAAGACTCCTGACCGTTCCAAGATTGGGCCATGGGTATGGGTACATTACGCCAAGCAAGTACCCCATTGTCGAAGTCTTCTCCTTCCGCCATGACAAGAGGGTTTCGGTGATGAACGATGCCGAGCTCGCGGAGATGTACTGCATGTACGCTACTGTAACCGCCGGCATCGAAGAAGGAACCAAAGGAGTCGTTGGACAATTTGACGAAACCACCAAGTCTATTGTCCAAAACTCCCTCAAGGATCTGAAGCACCTCCCGGCTGGAATCAAACCTCTTGAGTACACCTACAGACATCCGGAGCCTGTTGTACGGAAAGACAACCTCGATTCCAATCTCAAGAAGCTCAGGAAGGAGGTCAATAAGCTCGGTAAACCTGTCGTCGATAGGCGGGTAGAAGCGCCCCCTGCCAAGCTGCCCACGTTCTTCACCGATGAAGGTGTGGCGGAGCTGTTCAAGGAGCACGGTCACGTAAAGACGCTGCGCAAATCCCAGTGGAAATCCCATTGGAGAGGGGACGAGTCATTCGAGGAGGACCCCATCTGTGACCTCAGTGTCGATTACTGGGACAAAAGTCCTGGGGACGAGTTCTCCTCATTCATGATGACCCGTCTAGTTCCGGGCAAAGGTGGTATATTCGCTGCGGCTTATCTGTACGGTTCACCCGCGCATGCCAACAAGGACAATAGGGTAGGGGAGGTCAGACTCCCCATCCACAACAGCGAGATACCGGAGTCCGTGGAGGATTTCAACGATCTGGTGGACTTCGCTTTCAAGATGATGTGCGCAGCTGCGGAGAGGTACTGGAAGAAGCAAGGTGGAGGGCCACTGGAGATGTCCGATTGCGCCGTCAAGGATCGTAAGCTGACCAAGATATTCACCAGTAGAGAGGTCATGAGCATGACCGATCTACCAGAGTACCCGGAAGATCCAGAGCTCGATTTCTCAGAAGGGGACGACTTCGATTCCTTCTACGCGGAAACCTGTTTGAACTCCCCTGTGAACGGCACCACGATAGTCGATGTCAGGCTGTTGTCGAACGCCAGACCCTGCGGAACCATGAGGTTGGAATTCGACAACAGGCACCTTCTCGGTGCCGGGGACGTTTACGAGCAGATACAGAAGATGGCCTGCGCCGCAGCTCAGAAGGTGTGGCTGGGTAGGAAGAGGGGCGGTACGAACAGTTTCGCAGAGGACCTTGCCAACGAGGTGGTCGAGTGGGCGTCTAGCCGGAGCCTCGAATTTGATGGAGCGTCGGTCAGCGGGAACTCCGTTGACTTCGTTGGTGTGACGGCGCGCGTGACAATTGGCCTTCACAAGGACAACAAGCTGGTTTGCCGCAGGGACTTCGATGTTTCCTTCCAGGATGTCGATGAGTACTGGTCAAAGTTCCACGACTCCTCGGTCATCTACAAAGCGATGATGGATGTCGCCAAAAGGTTATCTGTGCCGGTGTGGATGAGAGGAGAGAAGTACTTCCCGCTTCCTGAGAAAGATCATATCTGGTCAGATGTCAGCGTGACGTGGGAAAACAACTTGGACAAGTCCTACGGCTCCATCAGGCCGGAGTTCATCACCAAGGGCACCAGACACGGAAAGGCTTTCGCCAATCTGCGCCTCTACCGCAATGACGATCTCATTGGCAGCGTATCTGGGAGGCTTCTCCCTGAAGAGCTGTCCATGGTAGAGGGAGAATACGTTCTCACCGTCGATGCGGAAATGGAACTGAGGAGGATCATCAAGGAGACCCAAGAAGATACCCAGTACCCATCCCTCTCAAGGAACGTCTTCGATCACATCGAGGATCGCGTGGGTACGGAGTACGACGAGGTGCACATAGAGCCAGTCCTTGATGAGCAAGAACTGAGGCTCAAGTTCACGTTCTGCCGCGACGGAGCGGCCTTCAAGTTCAGGAGTTCCAGATACCCCTTCAAGCGCTTTGGCACCATGACCGGTCACCAGGTAGATGTCGAGTTGGACAAGCTGAAGAGGCTGATGTTCTCGGTGAGGTTGAAGAAGGTGGTCATCGAAAAGGGCAATACCTAGTCTAGGAGGTGAGATGTACAAGTGTGATAGGTGCGGCAAGCATTCGGAGCTCGGGCAGCGGGAAATCAAGATCGTTTCCGAGACCCGGGAGAAAGAATACCCCGAGAGGTTCACTCCCGACGGATGGGGAAAGAGCCGCAGAATAGACCGTGGCGGAGTTGGGACTGAGGTCGTCAAGGAAGAGCGCATCTGTTACAAGTGCGCCGTCAAAGAGGACATCCCCATCCCGGTCTGGAAGGAAGGTGACCGGCCCATCATGAAGGTGGAAAATCCGACCGTGGATGTGGTACAAGAACAGTGAGGCGAGGAATACGTCCTGCCCGGACGTCACTCGCCAACGACCACTTTTCCGGGTGAGCATGGATAACTCACCTGGGGTAGAGATGCTGGTGACTCGCAACTCTACTGGGTAGGGAAGTGCCGGGGTGAAAGCCGGACATGTTTCCAGCAGGGGATTATCCCTGCTGAGTCACATAGAGTGGTGATCCTACCCCACCACTCTTTTTTACTCCTTCGAAGAATCCTCTCATCTTCTGGTATAAGAACAGTGAAGGAAAAGCTTACCCAGAAGGAGACACGCGATGAGAGCAATCACGATCTGGCAACCCTGGGCGTCGTTGATAGCAGACGGGCTGAAGACGATAGAGACGAGGAAGCATGACAGGTTCAAATCCCTCTTAGGACAGCAGATAGCAATACACGCGGCTAAGTCGTACTCACAGCACTACCTTATGGCGCTTGGGAATTACGTCGATACGGTGACGCTGTTCAAATATATACCGGAGCGTCTCCCATTCGGATGTGTGCTGGCTACCGCAGAGGTAGTGGCCCACCGTGAGTTGAATGACGGAGACTCGTCTCGAGCTCTGTGCAGCTGCGCTACTCCACCTGCTTTCCTCGGGTACAAGATCTACGGTCTGTTCCTCGAGGACATCAAGAAGTTCGACGAACCAATACCCGCCAAGGGGCAACAAGGGATATGGATATGGCAAGAATGAAGATGAACTGGAAGAATCTCGGTAAGGCGACAGCGCGGACACGTGAGGCTGACTCTCACCTCCTGAGTGCTGGAGATGACATGCTCAATGCCGCCAATGCTATCAGGAAGACCTACGATCTTCTATCGGACGGGAGCGACAACACTCCTGAAAGGAGGGTGGCCGAGCATCTCCACCAAGATATCTGCATAATGAGGGTCCAACTTCTTGAACTACGGGACTCGGTTTTGGTCCTGAAGGATGCCATCAGGTATCTTGAGCAAGTCCACAGGTACGAACCAATAAAGGAGGGAAGCGATGAAGATTATGAGAAAGGTCCGCAAGATCAAGAGCTCTGAGCTCGGCAACATCTTGATGCTCGGCGGCGGCATCAAGATAGACAAGTGGAGGTACGACGACAGGGAACGGTTCGAGTGTATGAAGACTATAGTTCTCAAGCACCTCAGGTGGTCAAAGGATCTGTACTTCTTCGAGCTCGTCGGGTATGAGTTCCCTCCCGGGTCAGAGGGGCGCTGGTTCCACATCAACAGTGATATCGTCCCAGTCGTTCTCGCCCTCCACGGCAAGTGGCCTTGGGTCGTCGTGAGGGACAAAAATACTAGGAACAAGATTGCCATCTTCAACGACGAGATGGCTGCAGAGAAGGTCCGCGCCGAGTTCCCAGAGCAAGACAGCTCAGAGAGGGATGACACTGCTATGTACCAGGCGACATGGGACCTCACCAAGAACTCTTTCAAGCGTGAGATACAGGGTGTGTTGTCAACTCCGGAGAGGCCAGAGGGGACGTTCTGGGGCGGTAACAAACCAGACCTCAGCAAGGTTGCTGTGTTCGTGGAGCAATTCGGCAAAAGGAGATACGACACCTCGGCAATAGCTCGGGCACACAAGGAAGGTTACAGTATCTACATCCTCTCCGACAACGCACGAGTAGATGTAATATGGCATTGGGCGAAGCACGTGATAGTGGTCGACGGGACAGAAGGAGGAGCCGGATGCTGCACGACTGTACCAAACTGGAGGATAGCTTGGGAGACCCTGTTCAGCCTCCTTCACACTCCTCTGGTTTTCACTCAGGTGGAGTACGATGACCCGGAAAGCAACACCTCTGAGTTCCTCTTCAGGCTCAGGAACAGAGGGGCTAAGCTGGAGGTCGATTTCCAGGAAGCGACTAAGCCCAACGCCTCGGACCTTTCGAAAGTTGCAGTGTTCTTCGAGAAGGATTCTCTTAAAGGGATCGATATGGCAAGGTCGCAAGATTACACGGTCTACCACCTCTTCCAAAATAACCTGGAGGGCGGCAGGTACAAGGTGGTCATGCGGAGGGGAAATAATTTCTCGGAGAGTTTCCGTACCTGGACGGAGGCCCTGGCAGCACTCACCAGGAGTGTCGGTCTCCCGTATACAGGCTACAACTACGACGACACCGTTGAATATCTCAGGGGGCACGGCATCAAGACTGCGGAGGACTTCAAGGAAGGCCTCCCGGACCTCACAGGGGTCGTGATTCTCACGGACGAGTCAACTCCAAATGAGAGGGCCAGGGCATACGCCACGGTACCGTGGCCAAAACTGTACTGCGTTAGTAAGGGCGTGATGAGCCAGGAATGGAGCCCTATCATACTTGAGAACAGAGTCGAACGGTCTCGGAAAGGGTGGGTTGAGCTTCTCAATCGTCTCGAAGTCCCTCGCCACGGAGTGGTCTGGCCCCCAAGGCGTCACCTGACAAAACTTGGAGCCACCATCCACTGAGGGCTAAAAGAAAGGGGCTCAACCCCTTTCTTTTACGTAGCTACAGCTTCTTGATCATCTTCTTGAGCTCGCTGACGCTCTTGGACGCCAGCTTCTCGTCCTCCTTCTCCTCGATGATGTCCAGGATGCGCTCCTTCTGTGCCTTCTTGGCTGCGAGCTTCTCTGCGTTCTCGATCTCATCGATCTTGACCCCGATCACGTGCTTCAGCAGGTCCAGCCTGAGCTGCTCATCGGCGTTCTCTCGGGGCTTCCTCTTGTCCACGAAGCTCTTGACCGAGCTCTGCAGCTTCTGGTAGCTGGCCTTCGCCAGGTTGTCCAGGTCCGGCTTCAGGGGCAGGTCCCACAGCTCCTCGACACTGATCATACCCTTGGTGTGCTTGAACCGCAGCTTCTTCCGACTTGCTTTCTCGAACATCTTACCCTCCTTCAACTAGAAGTTGATTTTCACGGTCCTCGAGAAACTTCCCGAGACCCGACAGATGACTGAATTCCGCTGAGTGATGGAGAACCCCAGACCACTCAGCTGCTGCTCGCTCGGCTCCACCTTGAGGGCGTTGCCAAGCACTTCGAAAACCTTCCTATGCTTGAGGTGCTCATCGAGCAAGAACTCGTTGTAGAACCCACGCATCTTGTCCTCAGTCCTGCACTTGTTCAGGATGAAGAAGAAGTGCTTGTTTCCGATGGAGCTCCCGTCCCAGAAGTTCGGCGAGTTCATGATCATCGAGACCTCGTGGAAACGATTCGTGGTGACTCCCCATACCTCCTTGTTCTCCTGGATTGAGTCCAGGGACTTGACCATTTCGAATCCGTGCTTGCTCATCTTGACTTGGGCAACCGTGACCTTCTCGTCTTGCCGCAGGGGCTTCGGGTAGTTGAACGAGTGGATCACCCCGTCGAACTCTACCTCTGCCCGGAAGCCTCCTGTGCCTCCATGGTAGCTGTAGCAGTGGACCAAGAACGTGTACACACCGGTCTTCATCCTCCCAGGATGTGTGTAAGCGATGTTCTCCACCGCGACGTCCTTGCCGGGGGTGATGATGTCCACGTCCAGCATCCCCGATGACCTGTGGACTCGCCCTTTGTTCTGGTAGAAGATCAGGTTCCTATCCGGCTCCCTGCAATGGGCGTCCAGGTCGTTCTGGTCCTGACCGTCCTCGTTCCACTGGAGGCTGAACCGGAGGATGCCCTCAACGTTGCCGCCCATGCTCTTGACCCGCTCCTTCATCGAGTCGGCGGTATTGTTGTTGTACGACCAGCTGAACAGGTTGTCCCACTTGAAGATCTTCGCATCAGACCCGTTCTTGGGTGCCAAGATGCTCATGAAGTTATTGTTGTGCCTGTTCTCCACGAGCAGCTCTATCTTCTCCGCCTTCGGGACGACCTTCTCGATGAAGTCGTCGATGCTGATCTCCTCCACCTTGCTCAGCTTCTTCAGGTTGACCGGGGTGTCATCGATCAGCTGCTCGAACAGGTCCTTTTCTTTCTTCAGTGACTTGTCCGTGTAGAGGATGTCGTTGATGTTCACGTCATCCAGGGTTGCATGCCTACGGTACAAGGCCTCTTCGATGCCGAGCTCCTCGATCTTCTTCTTGGCGTCCTTGATCATGCGGGGCGTTATCAAGGCCTTGGGACGCTTGTAGTTGGCCGGAGCCACGATGGACTCGTACTTCTTGACTGCGGTGTCCAGGTCCATGTCATCGGACAGGTTGATGAGCAGCTGGCCGATGGCCGTGTTCCTCAGACGAGAGCAGGGGAGCGCTGCGTTGGCCCAGCAGAAGTTGTCCCTTTTCTTCTTTGGCAGCTTCTCGTAAGCAGTCTTGACCTGCAGGAACTTGCTGATCGACGTTTTGAACTCCGCTCCACGGTACAGAGAGTCCTGGTCGATAAGGTCGAGGACGATGTTCAGAGCCTCGGACGTGAGCTCCTCCAGCCCCCTCTTGAACACGTTCCTGGACTCCCTGTACTCGCCGACCTTCGCATTGAGATCAATCTGATTGGTGACCACGCACCGGGGCGGCAGGTCCAGGTGGAAATGGCTCCAGGTGTGAACCTCGTCACCGATCAGCTCCCTATTCGAGAGGGTGCCGACGCCCTTCTCGTAGTGGAGGAACAGGTCGTTCACCTTTGCCCGCCTCACCATCCTGCCCATCTTGTCGGCTACCTCTTGGTAGAACCCCTCGACCTCCACATCCCAAATGGAGACCAGCTGGTTGTCCTCTATGGAGACCAGCCCGCCTACCTTCTTGATGAACGCACGACAGCATGAGCAGTCGTGCTCGGTCCTTTCTCGAAACACCTCGTTGGTGCCGGGCGGGAAGCTGGCCAGGTACTTCTCCCATAGCTTGTCCGGCTCGATGTCTACCCGGAAGAGTGACCTCTGGTCCATCTCCTGGAAGTGCTCCTTGAGTGCCTTTTGGAAATCCTTGAACATTTGTATTCTCCAAACGTTATAGATTGAATTGTTGCGTAGCAGTGATTGGCGGATCGGCGAGGACTTGAACCTCGGACTTCTGGTTTAACAGACCAGCGTTCTACCAGCTGAACTACCGATCCGCGTCGATTGTAGCGAACCCCGGTCGGGTGTTCAACTATTCGTCGTCATCCTGCACTTCCCCGGTGATGATGTCCACACCGATCGCTTCCCATATGTACTCGTGGGCGTCACCCAGCGGGCGGGAGCCGCAGAAGATGTCATCACACATGATGACGCAAGGCATGCAGGTCTTGAAGACGCGGATCTCCCCATCCCACTTTCCCCTGACTTCCTCGTACTTGTCTCCCGGCTTGATATCTCCTTCACACTCACAGCATACGTGCTCTTTGCGCGCCGTTCGTTCGGTGATGGTCTGAAACCCAGGAGACTCGAGGTCAGGGTAGACGTTTATGCACGTACATTCAATGCTCACTGCCGTTCTCCTTTCCTGGGCTCTTTAACCGGCTTGATCCCAATCACCTGAAGAAACTTCTTCTGCCCATCTTCTATGAGCTTCTTCAGGTAGTTGGGCCGCATCTCAGCGTAGAACTCCCAGATGCTACTGTACCTCTTCACACCGTCTGTGTACCCGGTACCGTTACAGTGTGGACATTTTTCAGCCATGCTACAGTCCGTACTTCTCTTTGAGCCTGCCACGCAGCTTCTTGGATTCCTCGATCTGCTGCTCGACCTTCTTGAGCTCGCCCATGGTTTTCTCCTGCATCGGTCTTGTGTACCATATGACGCTGAGCTCAGCGGCGACTTCGAAGACCCTCTTGCACCCCTCGCAATCGAATTGTGCATATTCATCCACGTACAAGGGAAGGTCGACGGCTGTAACATGGTGGTTGTGTTTACAGTGTGGGCAGATGATCGCGATGTCGTCTTCCATCTCCTCACCTTCCTCTATTCTTATTTCCTCGCACTCCTTACAGAGACAAGGCTCGATGACGAAGCATTCTTTGCAGTACATCTGTTCGCAATAATCGCATCTACGGCACTCTGTGAGTTCCGCCCATTCACCGCATCCAGTACAGAGGACGGGCTCTTCCATGTGGTTCGGGTCTTTACACACCATTCTCGGTACCTTCCTTTTCTGGCATCCTTGCTACCACGATCGGCTCGTCCTCGTTATAGGGCTCGAACTCCTGGAGATAGGCCTTCCTGCCGGCCGGGGTGATTTCAAAGGCGTATCCATTCTTGCCACGCTCGATACCAAGTACGACGTACCCTTTGTGGGACATCATCAGCGAGATGTCAATCGGAGGATACCCCCGGGTAGTCTAGGCGCAGTACTTTGGATGAGCTCATCTCTTTATGCAGTCCTTTATGACGTCTGCCGCGTCGTAGAGTCCCAGCTTGTTGGCGGCATCGGCCGCCTGGCGGAGCTGAGAAGCTGTGTCGTACTGAACCTGAGGTAGCTGCGGGATCTCGTTGACGGCAACATCCGTCTTGTCGTAGACCTGCTTCCTGGTCAGCTTGTAGTCGGTAATGATGTTTGCCAGCTCACTCAGGTCGAATGACTCCAGTCCACAGACCTCATCGTAGAGCCTATCGCTGAACTCTGTGAGACTGTCCAGGAACTCGATGTCGTAATCCTTCAGCACCTTCTCGATCTGCTCTTTGGTTGAAGGCGGCTCCCATTCTTGATCTACCATGTCACTCTCCCAATCCCAGGTAGTACTCTTTCCAGCACTCGGGGCAGTTTCTCTTCATCTTCGGGGCCAGACCCCTTGTGTCCCTGAGCCACTCGAGGAACTCACCTATTGTCTGCGACTTCTCCTTGACCTCGAGCATCTTGTCGAGCTCTCTCGCTTCCTTCACGGCGTTCCTCCTCGTGAATCTGGTCAATCCCTTTCAACAGTGCGTGTGCCTCTACGTAACTCACGCACTTGGTGTATTTCGCGTCGTCTCCCCCGGCCACTTTCCTCATTACCCTGAATTCCCCCTCGTGGTAACGACACCCTACTACGTAGAAGTCACCAGCTGACCCGCAGGTTGCGGACACACTTTTCGCGTTCTGCACGTCTGAAGCGATGACCACCAGTGCAGCTACCACTATCATCGCGAGTGGGAGACCTGGAAAAAGCCACCACTCACTGTCACTCACGGACTTGCCGAAGGCCTTGAAGTTGAGCAGGGGCCGCGTCTTCTTTTTGAGCTTCCTCTTCAGCTCAGCGTTCTCTTTTTCCAGCTTGTCGATCTTCTCGAGAAGAATCTCGTCTTGGTCGTTCATCATCGTAATATCTCCTGGGCAGTGGTTGCGGGGTGTAGTCGTTCACGAACCCGCACCCCCAGCATCTAGGTTCCATCCAGTGGCACCACGCTCCGCAATCAGGGCAGTACCATCCGTGTTCCGACACCTCAGTGGTCCCATACCACGTTACCGCTTGAGTCCGTCTTGAACTCCTTACGGCTGCCGTTGCAGGTACAGTAGAAGGTCCAGTAGGGGTCGTGGCTATATGGCGGTGAGCTTACGCCGCAGTCGGTGCGCCCACAGTACGGGCACTTTGTGCTTGGTGGGTTGTACTGGTTCATTAGAAGTCCTCCTCGATCTCGTAGTCGTACTCGTTGTAGAGATCGGGCTCGTGGGGTACCAACATCGTTGGCACCATTGTGGATACGAGGGCCCTCACTTCCCACTCCGCGCCGCACTCCTCGCACTCCACCGCTTTCCCGTTGATGGATGCCGCGATTTCCACGGGCACGTCGTTGCTCTTGTACTTCCTGAGTCCGCACTCCCCTGCCTTCGACTGTACCTCTATGCTGCTGTGACAGGCCCCGCAGTGGTAGTAAACCGTATCGTACATACCCATGATAGATCCCTCCTTGAGTAAGACTTTCCTACACAATTCTTATATCGTAAATCTTTTGAAAATGGCCAGCGTCGATGGTACCATCTCTGCCAGGCAGTTAGGTAGATAGACAACTAGACACAGGAGGCAGACATGATTCTGAAGGTGCAGAACCCCAATGGCTCGTGGCATTACCTCGACAACCTTTCCAAGGTCACGGTGCTGACGGACAAGGATCTGGTGGAGGACCCTCCACATCTCAATCTTGACATCAATGATCTTGACAGGGAGCAGAAATTCGCTCAGGTCAGTGCTATCAGGTACACCCCTTCCGGCAAGGACCTGGTCGTCGCACAGTTCAATACGATGGGTTACCTCATGAACGACGAGGGCAAGACCCTTGAGAAGGTAGATCCCCGTGCCGGGTTCCTTGTAGACGGGAGCGGCAAGAAGAAGGACCTGGGCTATGTCCATCCGCACAAGAAGGGAGGGCCCTACGGTGAATCTGCGCTGAAAATCCGTCATAAGGATACTGAAGGGCCTCACCATAGCCCAGACGTCTACGATGACATCCATGACTTGAGGGTCAAAGAAATCAAGGAAGAGGAGGATTCGGAGATTTTGAAGATTCTGAAGGAGAAGAGAAAGGGTCAGCCCATGCCGGGCGACAAGCGCTTTTAGGAGGGGGCAAACATGCCGCTATACCACTGCAAAGAGTGCCACCATGAGTGGGAGGGCGATAAGGAGGCCCTGACCTGCGACTGGTGTGAAGGAGAAGCTTACGTTCTCGATGAAACAACGCCCCTTGAGGACCTCATCAAAGAGATATGGAGGGAAAGAGGATATGATAGAAGTGAAATCCGGGGTCAGCATCCTGTCCATTAATGGGGAGGAAGTTGACGATGTGACAGGACCACGTATGGTGTTCAAAAGAGACCCTGAAGCCCCGAATACGCTGATACGCATCGAGTTTGAGGATAAAGAGATGGTCCTATACCTATACGAGGTTGAGGATGCCATCCGTGCGTGCAGGAAGCCTGTGCGATGGTAACTCAAGACCTTAGACTTGCTCAGGACGAGCTGGCAGCACAGCGTAAGAAGATATACAAGCTCGAGGACGAGAACAGGGCTCTAAGAAAGAGAGTCGAGGAGTTTGAGGAGATGCGCGATAACAGCGTCTACGACCGCGAGAGAGCCCTCTCGAGCAGAGACAAGAAGATCGAGGAATTGGAGACCAGGATGAGTACATGCAGGTGCAGTAATACCGACGAAAGCCATGACTGGAATTGCCCTGAAAACCCTCTGGTTAAGAAACTCGACAGTCTGGGGGAGAAACTCTACGGGGAGAAGCCGGCTCAAGGGTGGATGTGCCCTGTCTGCAAATGCGGTAATGCGCCATGGTCAGACAGGTGCGGATTCTGTAGACCGCCGAGTCCCTACATCGAGACCGTTAGAACCGATGGTACCTCGTTATGAGCGGATACGAGGATGGACCCTGGACTATAAAAGAAGGGGACGGTAAGTACTACGTACTTGGCGGGGACTACGCCTATCTAACCACTGGCAATACCCCGTCCTCCCGCCCGAGGGTGATTGCATCTGTGGAACGTCTGGAGGATGCCAGACTGATAACTGCGGCCCCAGATCTGTACGAGAAGCTGCTGGGTCTAGTGGGGGCTATCGATGATTGGGATAGGGCGCTGGCCGATGGGAGGCCGGAGATCTTGGAAGAATACGGACCTAAGAAGCGCAAGGCCTTGGGGGAAGCTATCAAATCCTTGTCCTTGGCTATGCAGGGGTGAAGCATGAACTACCATGAGACAGGCCTGCTCGGTAAGATAGCCGCCCTGGAGGGTAAGCCATGAGCTGCTCCAAACAGATAACGATATGGTGTGACAGATGCGAGCGGTGGGTTCAGTACAGCGTCAGCACCGTCCAAAAAGCTCGTAAGGAAGCGCGCAAGGAAGGATGGTTTTTCAAGAAGGGCAGAGACCTTTGCGCAGAATGCGACGATATCGAGAGGAGAAGCGATGAGGGGGAATAGCGAAATGGCGCTATCCTACAGGATGTGGGTTGATGCGGAAAGGATTCGACAGATGGACCAGTGTTCATGTGCGGGAAGATAGATGAGACGAGATGACCTGATACGATTCTTGGTCGAGCACAGGGCATGTGATCACGGCCCAGACTCTGCCATGACATGGATCCGCGAGAATCCAACGCTGAGCCCGTCTAAACTCTGGCGCGCGTGCCCGCGTGGTGAGTGGTCGGCCTGGCTGGTGGACATCGTAATCACAGACGAGCGCAGGCGCACGGCACTGGCGTGCGAACTCGCGCGCACCGCGTGGGAGTGGATGCCGCGTGAGTCACGTGACGCGCTCGTGTTCATCGAGGCATGGGCGCGCGGTGATGCGAGCGACGACAAGCGAGCCGAGGTAGCCAGGAGAGCCAGGGCAGCGGTCAGGGCAGCCTTGGCGGCCGAGGCAGCGTACTGGGCCGCCAAGGCAGTCGGGACAGCCGAGACAGCCAAGGCAGCGGTCAGGGCAGCCTTGGCGGCCGGGGAGGCCGAGGTAGCCCAGGCTGCCAGGGTGGTCAGGGCAGCCGAGGCAGCACACATCGAGCACGCGCGGATCGTGCGCAAGCATTTCACGTGGGCCGAGATCGAGGCCGCCGTCCACGCGGCGAGGGAGGGCAGTAATGTGTAAAGAGTGCCAAGATTCTCTGGACAAATATTTTCCGCACTTGACCCAACAAGAGAAGAACGATTTGCTGTGGAGCGCCACATGCTTTCCGTTTGGTTCGGCTGCTCCGCAGTTACGCGAGATGCATGATGCCGGGATAAGAACACTCGATGAAGCGCTGTCTTTTGCCAAACGCGCGGCGAGGGAGGGGAAGACAACATGAACATCAAGTACCTGATTGTATTCATCGGAGACAGCACCTGTCAGCCACAGGTGTACCCGCATGATGATTACGATATGGCGAAGGCTTTACACGAGAGCATTCGGCAGCACTGGACTGAAGTTTATCTATGCAAAGTACTCGACGGTCCAGACGCGGCGAGGGAGGTAGGGAAGTGAGCGACCAGAAACCAGCACCGTGTCCATACTGTGGAAACCCGGCCGACGTTGACCAGAACAGCTTTGACTATGAATGGTATGTGGTGTGTGGCAACCCGATTGATTGTGGTGCTCGCGGCCCATCTGATGACAGAAAAACCGTAGCTGTTGACGCCTGGAACATGGTAGCCAAACGCGCGGCGAGGGAGGAGTGAGATGGAATATTCTTTCTGCGAGACATCAGTAGCAATGCCTGGCGGCGTGTGGCATATCAGACCGCTAACGGATCGTGGCCGTAGGCTTGGTGGTGGCGCAGACACCATGTCATTGTGCAACAAGATCGTCTCATGGGATATTGATGTCCCGATTACCGAGTGGCATCTGCAGAAAAATGGATGCACCGAGTGCCGCAACAAGTATCGAGCGGCGAGGGAGGGGAGTTAAATGGAATGGACCAAAGCAAATGGACGCAGAACAAAATGGCACCTAAAAGGCATGTGCAATAGTCGCACAGTATGTGGTCGATTCATCCATGCTCCCAAAACTGCAATGATTGATGGAGACAGGCCGCCCGAAAACGAGTGTTGCGATATCTGCCTGCGTATAGAACGCGCGGCGAGGGAGGAGTGAGATGGGATACTGCGCATGTGGCAGATTGATAAATATCAATTCAACGCATGAGTGTTCGGAGTGCGGTCGTCTCAGGTTGAAAGAACAGAACCGCACCCTCCGCGCCCGCGTCGAGAAACTCGAGAGGGACATGCGCCTCATTCTCGAGGATGCGATGTGCGGGATAGCCGGGCCGGCAAAGGAAAGGATGATGTTCCTTGAGCTCATCCGCGATAAAGCCGAAGGAGCCATAGGGACATGAAGGACTGGTGGTGTAAGCTGTTCGGGGTGTGGCACCATTACGGGAGAGTGTTTCCTCCAACACAGGCCATTCGAGTCGGTGGACGAGATGGACGCCGTGGTCGTTGAGCAGTTCTGCTCCGTGGTCAAAAAGAAGGATCGGGTATTCTACGTGGGTGACTTCGCGATGAACTACCGCTTCGTGGAGAAGTACTTCCCTAACCTGCCCGGATGTTGGCACTGGTTTAGGGGGAACCACGACATGGGGTGGTGGAACAGGTTTGTACGGGAGCATGGTGAGAAGCTCGAGGGATGGTGGGACCTGCGCTCGTTCAAGTTTCACGGGCAGCGTATTGTCCTGAGCCATTACCCTCTGGTGAGCTGGGAAAGCTCTAATCGCGGGGCTTGGCATGTCCACGGCCATAGTCACGGTTTGACGAGGAGACATGGAAAGCTCCGGTGCGATGTCGGTGTAGACTGTTGGGGATTCAGGCCTGTCAGCTTCGATGAGCTGTCTTGCTACATGAGCTCTGTTCCCGTCTCTGCATACTCTCGAGAAGCAGACAGGAATGATACTGGTGAGGAGGGCACAGATGGAGCATGTGGTAGGTGACCACGTAGAGGTCATGGATTTTGGAGACTCAGTGGTCGTGGATTTGTACTACCCGCGCCATAACCCTATCAAGCACGTCGAGGTATCTCTGGTTGATGTCCGCGCTGCGGACAGCGTGCGCGTATCGTATGACTTTGATCGCGATGGGTGGGTGATAGAACAGGCATCAGTCTTCTCTTGGGGGCCTGATGACGAGGAGAATGACCCGGATTGGCAAGAGGTCGCCTTCGTCAAGGCGTGGGCGAGAGAGCCACAAGGGTGCAAAGGCCAAATTGAGAGGTAGGCTCAAGGAGCTCAATAGGCGGGCAAAGGAGATGGAGAAGTTCATTGGTAAGCTGCCATGAAGGAGATGGTATCTGAGGTGCGCCTCCCGAATGAGGCGGTATGGAGGAATCTTATGAGAGAGTCAATAATGTGTCGGATAGTTCTGAAGGCGTATGACGGAAACAGGGAGGTTCTCGAGTGGGAGGAGCAGGTAGTTGGTGAGAAGAGCTCTGTCAAGAGGGCGTTCGAGGAGAAGGTAGAGCCAGGCGTTATCGATCAGTATATCAGAGGCAGGCTCGCATCTCTTGAAGAGAGCTTCCGTGAGGCCGGGTTCGAGCTGGTCAAGGGGAGTGAGATATGCGGCAACGTAGAGCTTACAGGGAGGTCGGCAGAGAAGCTGGAACAGGTGTTCGCAGGCTTGGTGTTCTAGGGCGCGCAAAAGGAAGGGGCTGAACCCTTTCTTTTACCTATGTCCAGCATCCCGCAGAAGGAAAAGCGCGCAGAGGAGGCGCGGATAGGTGCAAGATGACCTGCTATCTAACCCCTCTGCCACAGGATACACCCTCCGACCAACCATACACCCGTAGGATACACAGTCCTTGTCCCGTACCCCCCTCATACACCCATACCAGATACACAGTGGTCCACCTCACATCAATCCCCTCACCCCCTACCCAGCCCTGTACCACCTATCACCTACTATCTCCTATACCACCAACAGTGCTGTACCACCCCTTTCCCGCCCATAGCCCCATAGCCCGAATATTCCCCATAGAGCCTGTAGAGCCAATTAGCCGCAGAGGCTCTGGACAGACGAGCGGCATAATGCGGACAGCTATCACTGCACACAAGTATGCCTATAAATCTCAAAGGCGGACCCCTGTGCTGGTGAACAGAGGTAAGAATTTCAGGCCCATATTTATAGAGACCTACAGCCCTGTTGGATGAGGCGATGATCCTCAGTGATGGGGATATTGGGCCGGTGGTTATAGTATCCACCAGACCTGGGACACCCAACAGACCTGTTGCTCCCAATAGCTAAAAATTTTGGTGTGGGGGTAAGAGAAAGGGGATGAAGCCCCCTTTCTCTGTTCCTCACCATCCCGCGCGCTACCCTGCCGTCGTTCTTCCTTTCACACTATACGACGTACTTCCGCACCTTCCAACGTTCCCACATCCTTGCCAACCAACTCCCGTCCTCGCCGACCCACGACACCCCGAACTTGCATCCTCTTCCTGCCGAGCCACCCGCCATACACTCGATCAATCATTGCTGGATTCAGCGGCCAGCTCCGCGTTGTTCAGCCCTCAATCCCATGTAGCTGCCAGGTACAGACTGAGCAGCCAGTAAGGGGAATAGCGCTTTCTCCGTGGACGACGTCTTGGTCGGCGCAGATAACGCCACCTCCAACATATCTCTCCTACTTCTGGATGGTAATACTTCTCGTAGTTTCTCATGATTGCCCTCCTATAAAAGTGGGTGCTTTTGGAATCAGATATATCTGTCACTGTCCATCTTGGTATACTCTACATATACCGACTCAGTGCCATCCGAGAATTTTCTTCGGTGGGTTTTCCGCAGAACGGGGTGGGATACAGCTCGAGGCATGTCTCCGCATCTCTTTATCATCTCTTCCAAGTCGGGTTCATCGTAGCAGAGATGTCGAACGTTCGAGGGGTCCACTAGAATGCGCCAGTGCTTTCTCATGACCCTTAGCCCTCTGGCTTCCAGCCTGCGGATTTGCTCTGCGCCTACCCCAAATATTGCTCCGACTTCTTTGAGGGTCAGCTTCTTGGTTCCGATCCCGAATCGGAGCCTGAGAATGACACGCAGTTTTAGGTTGAGCTCCATCATCACAGCAAGTACAGCGTTCTTGATGTCTTTCCCGCGAACGTTGTGCGGGTATTTACCGTCACGGGACCCGACCACTGCGATGGCAAGCTCTCGATAACACTTGTACGGGCTTCTAAACTTTCTTCTTGGTTTCTTCTTGGGCTCCATTGTTTGTTCCTCCTATAAAATGGGTGCATTTCTCTGTCACAATACTTATACCCAACAGTGCTGTTGTATTTTACAGGTAAGAAGAGGATAGGGGGTATCCTCTTCTCGAGCTTTCGCTCGGGCCACCGTGCAGACGCATGTTCCCACTCACGCTCGTACCTTCCTTTTGACAAACGCCCCATGATTCCGCACCACGGACAAACGTACCCTCTCGCTACCAGACCCGCGAACACTCATACCGGCGACCGCCCTTGCCTCTCTTCGATCAACCTGCTCCCCTGTCTGATTTACTCTCCCACATTCGTTCAAGCGTCCGATACTCCCGACATTCCACCCACAACACAATCAAACCGGCCGAAGGCCGGGATAATGTCTTGCGGTCCTGGAGTAGACATGTCGCGCGCCACACGGTTACCCGTTACCTACTCCAGGACCAGCTCAATGCGAAGGAGCGAAACACGCTCCCATAGATCTCTTATACCAGAATCGCGGTAAGTAATTTACAACAGCCCTGTTGGACTTATATATAGTATACATGTAAGAAGAGGGCATATAGCCCTCCTCCATGAACTCCTTCGGCTCAGAATTCATTCTCGCCCACGTCCGCGTTCCCGACCAACCCTCCGTACGAGCCAGACGACATCCGCTCACACGTCAGATCTCACTACCATCCCATATACCCCTCGTACTCCCAGCCAATCAGTGTCCAACAGACCTGTTGGATTAGTCATCCTTTCTGGTGTACTCGCCGCGATAGCCTTTCTTGAACTCCTCGATTTGGCCCTGCGGGTTCATCGCGAAGGCGATCACAACCCCGAGAAACGATATCGCCGCGCCGACCGCGACTACGAACAGAAACAGTCCCATGACTTATCTCCTTTCCTCGAGCTCGCGGATCTTCCTTGTGAAGCTGACCCGCGCACTATCGAGTTCTGTTGACAGATGATACTCCCCGTCGCTCCGCTGAGCATCGGAGATCTTCTCCGCAGTCCTGAGCATCCACTTCAAGACTACGATCTGCCACCTGGTCGGCAGCATGGTCAGAACCTTGATGAACATGGTCTCCTCCTTTGGGTGTTGAAAAGACTGCATTCTCCTGTCACTATTCTTATACCCAACAGAGGTGTTGGATTTTACTAAATAGGTAAGAAGAGAGGCGGGATACCCTCTTCTTGGTACCGGATCAGATTCGGGGCAGCTGCTTCATAGCCCAAAACTGATCTAGCTCCCGAACGGCCAGGGTGCCATCCCTGGCGGCGCCTTCCCGACAGCTGCGCTGTTACCAGCCGGGGACTAATCCCATCACCATCCCCTGGTTTCCCAAACCATGAGTGCAGGGACGTCACGAACACGTCTCCATTCCATGAAACTTGAGAATGCGCACTCTAACTTCTCAAGTTTCACCCGGTAGCGGATATTCAGGTGTCGGTGGGCGCCTACCGGTGACCTTCTCGACACAAGGAAAAAGCGTCCCTTTTCCTCACAATTCTTATACCGAAAAACACCTTCAAATTTTCCGAAAATATGTAAGAAAGAAGACAGAAGGCCCTCTTTCTTGTCCACACCGTTCCGACATCCCTGCGGGCCGTCCCACAAACCCCACACTATCCAGACGCGCTCCCGACCATACAGCCGACCGTACGAACCGTCACTCAAGTCCCTTCTGAGGCGCACTTCGAAATGAAGTCCTTCAGAACATCCAGGATCTTTTCTTTGATATGGTCCGGAAGGAGTTTGGGTGTGATAAGGGCGAACTCGCCACCAAACTCCTCCAAGACGTACACTCTGTACACCTCGTTGATGCACATTGTTGTCAAATGGTATGTTGACCTGTCTTCAAAGAACGTAAGGCCGTCTTCCAAATCCATATACTGCACATTGGTTCTGTTCAAGAGCGCGTCCAGTATCTCTATGATCCAGTCCACCTGATCTGTCGCAGACATGGGGTTCCGGACATCGGCCAACAACATCATTTTCAATAGCTGGTTGTATAGCTCTTTGCTCATGATATTTCTCCTATCGGTAACTGTCTGTGCAGCTTACCGTCCAAATGGTTGTTCTCCCCCGCCTGCATCAAGAAGAATGGCACGTCCCAAGACCTACATTGGTCGCGGGTAGCTCGTAGCCAGTTCGTGTCCGCCTCACGTTTGTGTTTTCCGGTCTCCGTTCCGGCAATGACCCAACTGAGGTGCGGTAGGTACCTCGCCAAGTCAACAGGGCCGAGTATGGGTTCGACATTCACGAATCTGACCAGGCTCGGTATCCGGATTATCCACTCTGTCCTTTCTTCGACCATCACCTGGTTTTCTACGGATGCTCCTATCCACACATTGTATGGGGTCCCCTTCCGGAAATACCTGTATGCCTCCTCTGCTCTTTTGGTCATGAAGATGAAGGTGATGTGGGGCCGAGCCTGTACTATTGACAGAACAACGTCTCGGTAGCTGTCCGGTATGTGCGGATGAAAGAAATCGCCCATCGAACAGACGAATACCCTCCTTTCCGTCTTCCACTTGAACGGCTCCTGCAGCTTATCCCAGTGGTAGGTGATTCCGAACGGGTCACCCTTGCTGTAGCCAGCTTGGGGCCATCGCCCGGCGATACGATGGGCCATGTTCTCCGCATAGCAACGTTGGCATCCTGGGCTGATCTTTGTACAACCGGTGATTGGGTTCCACACTTCATCGGCAAATGGTATTTTGGTGCGACTCATTTCCTCTCCAGCCTGTAAATTCTAGATCTGATGACATAGTGAGACTTTAGAGACTTACTCGGGTACACCAGTTTGGTGACCTTCTCGACGTTGAACTTTCTGGCTAGCAGTCCGCCCACCTCCCGATATCTTTTGCTGCTCTCGCTCTTGGTGATTTTCCTTCCGTGTAGACTCCAGATAGCAACCACAGATTTGTCAGATGCTCCGCGTTCTATGGCCTCCACCAAAGAGTTGACTGTATTGTTCACGGATAGAGAGGTCATCAGATCGAAGTCCAGGATTGAGTACGAGACCCCAGCATCAGCCGCCCATCCAATCTCGGTGAAGATGTCGTGAGGACTGATTGAGATGTTGTCCGCCTCTTTACTGTCCAGAAGGCGGTACAGATTTACCAGCTCTCGATATCTGTCCCAGTCCCACTCGCAGCACAGAAACGACCCTTTGATCACGCTGGCGAGCCGGCAGTAGATTTGAGGCCCCCTACCGGCCGCCAGACTGATCATGTTCCCTCGAACTCCGATGTCCTTGGCGGCGCTCAAGATTACGTCGTACACGAAGTCCTTGAGCTCATACCGGAACTCCAGGTTCGTATTCGTCGTTGGTACCCAGCTTGGAACTGGGAACTTTCTTTTCTCGAGCGGAGTTCTGTACAGATCTATTTCTTGTACTTCACCAAGGGCCTCTTTCGGAGTCAGCCTATGTCGAGCTGACATTTTCTGCGGCTGCGCGGAGCAGATTTGTCATCGAGGTTGGGAGGTTCGATTTCTGGAACTCGAACTCCTCATCGAGGACACCTACGACACCATCCTTCATGATGGCTATCTGAGTCGCAGGAACCTGAAAGGACTGCATCTCACCACCATTCAATGCGATAATGGTGATCATCGAATCCGGGACCGGGGATTCGATAGTGGGAGGGTTATCGAAGATGAACTCCTCTTTCGCCATTGTCCGATAGAGACGACAGACCTTTTCTGCGCTCATCGCTGCCGTGGCGCCTTTGTTTTCCAACATCCCTTGGGTGATGACCGGTGCCGGTTTGAGGCGGTCCAGCTGTTTCTTCCTCTTTGGAGAGCACAAGAGTTTGTACCCTTCTGGTTTCTCATCGACGATCGAGAGGGTTGTACGTGTCCCGTCAAGTTTCCTCAACAGCCACTTTTTGCCAACATCTTCCGGCCTGACAGGACCTGTTTTGGTTCGTGTCGATTTTCGCAGGCACTGCGTCTTTTTGGAATAGTATGGATGCTGTGGGAATTGCCCTTTCATGGCCAGGTTGAGTTTTTCATTTTCTATCTTGTACCATATCGAATCCACCACCCACCCAAATTCGCACATATTCTCTGCTTCTTTCTTGACCACCTTCGCACCATTTATTGGTCCGAATCCTTGACGACCGTTACCCATGGCTTCCTCCTAAGGGTGAAAGTTATCGATTCCTCTTCACTTTTCTTATACCCAAAGGATCGCGTTATTTTTTCATAAGTAAGAAAAGAGACCAGATCAGTCTCTTTTCCGTTCGCTCCTCCCCACAGGCCCACTGGCTGCCTATCCCTCGTGAGATCGAACAACCTTCCGCCCTTTCCTCACTGCTTTCCAGACTCCGTCCTTCCCAACTCCCTCGCAAACTATCAGTAACTCATTCAATCTATCGCCATTCAACCGGCCGTGTTTAGTACCGGTCGTACATCCCCGTAGCAGTTGCGGCATCGTAGGGAGGACCGTCACTGAACGACCTGTCTTCCCAGGGGCCGATGATCTCGAACATATCACTGTCGACCCAGACCATCTTCTGGACCTTTCCCGGGGGACACCTCCCCAGCTTGAGCTCTGCGGGAGGTTCCTCGAAATCCCATCCGCGCTCTTCGAGAATCTCCATCTCCTCATCTGTGAGAAGTCCGACTACGTAGGCCATTACTCTTTCTCCTGCGTGACAAGATTGAGGCCTAGCTGCTTGAACAGGCCGGCCTCTGCAGTTATTTCTTCGAGGTGAAGACCTCCGCGACCTTTGACGTAGGCCTTATCGTGATCAGCGATGGCCATCATTACATCCTCGGCGACCTCTTTGTGGATGTAGGCGGCCTTCCCTCCACCTGACCCTATAGGGTATAAGGCGCCAGTCCCGCAGACGATGACCCACGCGCTTACTCTTTCCATTCGTTTGCCCTCCTGATGTATTTTTTCTGAGTGGCTATCGCGGTTATCAGACGGAACAGGTAGTCCCTCACATCGTAGGGAGCATTCCTCTTCTCTTTTTCAGTAGTAGCCGCGTCGAGGCGATGTTCGATGAGCTCGTCAATCACCGGTGCGAATATTTCACAGATCATCTCCGTCTGGGGTATACCTTCCTCGGCTATACCCATCTCGCGGAGGTCGTCTGACAAATCTCCCATAACTTTGCTCCTGTGCTACAATCTAGAAATGGATCTCGAGAAACACATGTTCCATATCCTCTCCGTTCAGGTCATTGACGGATATGTGTGCATTGTCTGTGATCACTGCAAAGAGGTGATCGCGCATGTCAAGAATGGGGTTTTGGTACAGGGTCCGGCTCAGAGTTGAACTTCTCTTGGTGCTTCTCCTCAACCCACTTGTAGAGATCGAACCCCTGAATGGTGTACGTGTTCGTCCCGGTTTTGTCATCAACCAGCCCGAGATCCTTGCAGAGGCTGGGCCATGCCTCCTCTATCTGTTTTCGTGAAGATGCCCTGTCGATGAACAGACCGGTGGTGATAGCCACCAGTCCACTCTTCTTCTGCTCCTGTATGTTGGTCTGTCCATTTCCTTCTCCAAAATAAATGACCCTGCTGGACTTGGTAGGAGCTCACATGGATGAACTATCCGGCAGGGCCGAGGCCAGTGTATCAGACTCAGGGGGCGTCGACAAACTGGATAGTCTCCCTGCTAGCGTACTCCTTGCCCCCTACGGGACGTTTTCCGGTGTACTGGTATACTATGTCCTCTATGACCGAGATATCCTCTCTGACGGCATCCTCGTCCTCTCTACGGATATCCCTGATGAGCTTCTCGGCCCTCGAGCGCAGAACCGGGGCCGAACGCTCCCGACCCATGATCTGAACAGCCCGGCCGATGGGGATCCACAGATCGATGATGGTATGGATGTTGGCCAGCAAGATGCCGATCTTCTCGAGATCGGTGCTCCCTTTGTGTAGAACAGATTGCAGGCTTATCGCCGCTCTCTCAAGATATTTCATGGCTTCCTCCTGTGGTGCTAAGGTTCTTCCTCAGTATCCTTATACCGCAAGAAGACCTTAGAATTCATGGGCTAAAAGAAGAGGAACAGGGCTCCCCTTCTTACCTCACCTACCCATTCCTACGGACTCCCGGACATGCGCACGGCAGTTCCACCTAACATCCAGTTTTTGAAGGGGCCTGCCGGCAGGAGGGGGAGGGATACCTGCCGGCAGGCCCAAGGTGTAGGAGTTTGGTCCCCTCGGAGGGGAGTGAGGGGACCAGGTGTGTAAACTTCTCCTCGAAGTTCTTATAACCGAATGATTTCAGTATTTTACACGTCGGCTGTCGTGGTGATGTTGTGGGCAGTGGCGCTGTAACCAGCGTTGCTGACCAGGAACCCGCTCATCCAGTTCCACTTGTTACGCATGAGCTCCTGGAACTGGTTCTCGTCGAGGATGATCTCTTTCTCGGTGCACATCTCGAGCATCTCGATAGCACGGTCATAATCATCCACGTGGTTCGACGGGACTGTCAGACCTACGTGGTTAGGAACCTCTTTCCCGGACCGGAGATCATCGAGGGTCTTGACCAGGAGCTTCTCGTACTGCTCCCGGTAACCCTCCTGGGCTTCGCGTACGATCTTCAGATGCTCCTCGCGATTGATCTTCAGCCTATTGAGGACTTCCTCTTTCTTGAAGGTCAGCTCTTCGAACATGTTACAACTCCTCTTCTTCATCGTCTTCGATGTCTGGCCCGGGTACGGGGAATTCTCCTTGGACTTGTCCGCACTCCATGCACAGACGTCCTTGTAGATAGTCCCTGTACTTATCGTTGATACCGATGCCTTTCGGCACATACCCTTGGTGCTCTTTGCCCATGTAGTAGCAGGAAAAGAGGTCAGAGGTCTTCCCGGAGAATTTCAGGATCCTCTCGCTTTCACATCTTTGGCATTTCATTGTTGTTCCTAGTCAGGTAGAACGACGTTCGTTGGCCCGTCGATGATGGACCAGTCGAAGTCGGTCAGGCAGTTCACACACTTGAATTCCTGGTCATCGAGATCGTACCGTCCGCAGGTATCCCACAGGATCGCCCCGTCAAATGCCATCCTGTCCTCGTCGTATGTCCATGAGGTGTCTGTTGGTTTCACCGGCGTCTGTAGGTACACCGTCTCGTTGCGGCAGATATAGGAATCGTCTCCACAGTGGGGACACTTAAATTTGTGCATCGGCGCTCCTTGAGAGATTGCCCGGGCGCGGGGAGCACCCAAAAGGAGGAATCCTTTTCCTTCCCCGCGCCCAGGGCCTTGAAGCTCCAGGGGCCATCCTAGAAGCTTCACCGGACCACTATGGCCCGGAACTGGTAGGCCAGCAAGGACTTGAACCCCAAACCTCCCGCATGTTTCAGATTGCGGGTGCTCTACCAATTGAGCTACTGGCCTGTTCGATCTTTTATGCCAAGAAACGGCGTGTAATGTCCGCCGACGAGATATGTCCGGAGCTTGCGGACCCCGTTGATGGTATCCATCGTGAGGATCTTCTTGCTGTCCTTCTCGACAACATCCATGAGCTCCGTTAGGGTATTCTCAGCCCTGTTCAGGAGCTCTCTCTTCTTGGCTTCTTTCTCGCTCATTTCGGAACCTCTCCCTGAGTGCCTTCAGATCGCCTTCTGCCATGTTTGGGCCCTCGAGGAATTTGATGTAGGCTTCGATTGTTACCAGAGCCTCTCGTTGGAAGTCCAGGAAATTGTAGCACGGCTCGACCCAGTCCGAGATGAAGGCGTCGAGTACCTCCAGTGCGGGCTCGAGCTCTTTGTGTTCCTCTACGGCCTCTGGGTCTCGATCCCACATGTATCCGTCGTAGTCTATTGGTTCTCTCATCGTTTCCTCCTCCTATCTGGAGTACAGGAGAAGATCACAACCACGAGCACGATAACGATCAGTGAGCCTACCATGTACCCGAACATTGGATCGCCCATTAAATCTCCTCAAAAGAGAGGGCCGGGAGGCCGGCTATTTGCGGCCTCCCGGCCCTAATGATGGAGTGACTGGAAGACATTGACGTGCCAAATCTCCATAGATACACATCGTCTCCCAGTCACCCAGCGCCGCCACCCTTGGAATCATCTACCCAAGAACCGTTACAACAACGACCCGTCGCTCTTACCACTGAGCTACATCCCCATAGGTTGGAGGGGATGGCAGGACTTGAACCTGCGACCACGGTGATTGTGGTTCATGCCAGAAGATCCTCATCAGGGTTGTATTACGGCTATTGACGCTGTGGGTTCGATAAGCTGACGCTCACTCTGAAGCTCAGTACCCCTGTCTGCGGGCCTTGTTCCGGGTGTCAAACCGGGACTCCGCTTCAGGAACACCAATGCTGACCCACTTGTCAAACCTCTGTTCTCCTATGCGTTGATGTAGTCCACCAGCTCCTTGCCGATCTTCCTGTCGATGGTGTCCGCTGAGTTGGCCCTCATCCTTGCTTGCTTGGCGGCCTGCATGAGTACGTCCAACCGTCCCAGGAGCTCCGACTTCCGGGCAGGAGAGATCATCCCGCTCCAGTGCTTGGTCTTGAAGACACCGACGACCTCGGTGATGGATGCCTCGCCGATCTGGGCCGGGTGGTGCTCGGTGGCTTCGACGATGACCTTGTGTTCGACAGTCGTCTCCGTCTTGGCCTTGGTCTCGAGATGCTTGGACTTGTAGACCCCTTCGCCCATCTGATCATCTGCGACCCACTCTGTCCCAGGGGACAAGGTCGGGATGTTCTCGTACATCTGACGGAGGAACTTGAGCTTGGACTCGAGCCCTAGCAAGAAGGTGGCCGGCAGGTCTTTGCCGAGCACGGTGCCGTCCGGAAGAACGAGATCGGCTTTCGCCACCTGGTTGGTGCATTCCTTCTGCAGGACCGCGTCCAGGTATGTGACGACCGGGTTGGAGACGTAGTCGAGCTTCTTGCCGACAGTCGTGACCATGGCCTTGTGGTCTTCGGCAGCGGCCTCTGCCATCTCCTTGCCCTCTTCCTTCATCTCGAGCGTCTTGTGGTGCCCGAGGAAGTGGTCGGAGCGTTTACGGAACGTATCGCCGGCCTCGGTGACGACCTTCTTGAAGACCGCCTCGCGGTCTGACTCGACTGCCAGCAGTTCGTGCATCTTACCCATGGGATTTCCCTCCTTGTGAAGCTGAGATTGTAACATGGAGACCTAACGATCTCCTACAGTATCCTTATACCGTATTCACAGCTAGATTTTATGCAAGCTCCAGCTCTTGCAGTACGTTTCTTATTGTCCATTGAGAACCTCCCTTTTCCAGATTTTTGCGTCCTCCTCGTCCCGGAAGAGACATATCAGACCATTCAGAGCCCACCACCCTATCAGCCTGTCGTAGAAGCTTGATGCCTTGTCATATGGCCCCTCAGGGATACCGTAGGCCTGTGACATGCAGGTCCTCTCATGGATTCGGATCTTCCTATCAGTGAGTTGGTCGTTGAAGAAATCAGTAGCGTCCTCGAGGTCTTCTCTATTGCCTACAAACCAGACATGACAGGTGACCCCATTATCTTTTTCTTCAATATCATCCAGGGGGATGTATGCGTTGATCCTCACAATGACTGGCTCTTCTTCCTTCCAGCCCTTGCGCATGTCTCGCAGAGCCTTAGGGAGCGCTCCCCACTCGAACTCTGAAGATCCCATGTAGTCGAAGGCGAAATAAGCGTCGACGCCTTCCTTATCGTCCCGAGGAGCATTCCACTGCTTCTCTATCCTCTGTGTCAGATAGAATTTCTTCTCTATGTCCATCTTCCTCTCCCTAGCCTGTAGGCGTAATAGATTGCCATCCAGTCGTGGACGATGTTCGGGTATTTCTTGCGAGCCTTCCTCACTATCTTCCGGTATCTTCTCTTGATCTGGTAGATGTAGTTGTACGGCCTGTCTGCAGATAACTTCTTCAGCTTCTTTATCGCCTCCGGGTGCATATAGGCCCCTTTGGATATAAGAAATTTGCGGACGGTCTGGTTCACGTGCTTCTTCAGCTGGTACATGAGGACCTCCGGTTACTAGGGGGCGAGGGCGACCCCCATTCACCACGTTCAATGACCCTCCCAGCGAAGCCCTCGGGAGGAACCTGTCATTTTTGGTAGACCGGTACAGGGATGCTGTAAACCGGTCAAGAAGTGTGTGACGTATCGTCGATGATACAGGACCCTGGTGTCTTCGTCAATTTCCTCTTGTAGCGATCTCTCCAGATCATCTTTGCCAGCTGGTAGTAGAAGTCGTACTTGAGATCGGCCCCGGGGACAATGTACTCGAGACGTTCTCGAATTGACTTTCCGTAGCGGCGCTTGAGCTTATAGATCTCACCGGTCCAGTTGATGGTGTTCAGGTCGACCCCGAACTCCTTCCCGAACACGACGTGGATCCTGCTCTTGGAGACCCACTTCGTTTCGATTCCGTTTCTCTCCTGGTGCTTGAGAGCGAACCTGGCGATTGAGTTCATGACTCCTTTGGTGTGCTTGCTGACGTGATCCATGGCTTTCCCCTCCTATGGATATAAGGTTGTCCTTCTCCAGTATTCTTATACCCAAAAGGGGTCGTCAAATTTACGGCTAAAGAGAGGGTGGGGTGATGCGCGACCCACCCTCTCTCCAGGCGCACCCAGGGGGAGGAACTACGCCTGAGCCTGGTCTCCCTTCGTCTTGAAGAGGAGCATCTTGTTGCCGTCGACCCGCATGCGGGCCTTCTTAGTCTTCGGGGCACCGCCGACTTTTTGGAGCGTTACCCCGGTCTCCTTTTCGAACTCCCAGTCGAGGTATGCATCTATGGGAAGCTTCTTCCTGTTCTTCTTGCGCTTCTCGAATATCTCCGGAACAAGGCCATGGTCAACGAAGTGAGTCATCCTCATCTTCCCAGTCTCGGTGCCACGACCGGGCGAAAGGGTGCGTTTTGGGAAGAGGCCGATGAACTCGAGATACTCAACGATGATGTCCGCGTCCAGGAACCCTTTGGTCGGGGCCCAGAACCTGAGCAGGATCTCCTCTCCAGGCATGATTGTCTCGTAGGTTTGCGGTGCGGCTGACTTGCCGTTGGAGGCCTGGACCGGAAGTGTGGTCAGTTGGATACCGTGATTGTTCGGGTAGACGATGATCGACGGGTACCCGCCGTTGTCCCTCGCGGTTGCCGGGGCGAGGCCGTACAAGCGCGGTATGGCAGAGCAGAACATGCCCTTGGTGATACCACCGTGGATCAGGATCCCGCCGTCAGTGGCTCGCTCGAAGAAGCGGTCGATCTTAGCGTCTGCCCTATCGGCCGCCTTCTTTTTCTTGGTCTTCCTGGGCTCTTCTTCTTCCTGCTTGATATAGCCATCGATGTTCGGTTGGTACGGAGATTTCTCCAGGCCGTCCCTCATGGTCGGACAGATTGACCTACCAGCAAGGAACTTCTCCTCACTCTCGAACCGGACTGAGTAGACGTGGCTCTCTTTGATGTTTGCTCCCCTCTTGGGCTTGGTGGTCTCCCCTGGCTCCGCTTCTTCCCCGGAGTCGAAAGCCACCTTGATAGCTGCGGACGTCCCGTCTGCAAGCAGTTTGGGAAGAACGTCCTTGAAGTGGGCCAGATGCGGCGGGGAGGCGAACTCCACGTTCTTCAGGGAGTAGTGCTCTTCCTGTACGTCCCCCTCTCCGGGGAGCTGGTTGATGGCGATGAGGTCCAGCTTCTTGAGAGCGTTGAGGGCGTTGCGGAAGACGGTCTTCCACTTGCGTACGTAGATGCCCAGTTTGTCACGGAGGGTATCCCGCAGCAGGTTGTCGTTGCACTGTCCGAGCTTCTGGATGACGTAGACCAGGATGATACCGAGGACTACCTGGTCCTCGATGATGTAGAGTCCCGTCTTCTCGTCCTTCTCGAACATGTTGAGATCGATGTTCATGTGATTCCTCCTCCTTGTGGTGGTTAAGATGATCTCTTCACATTTTTCTTATACCTGAGAAAGTCCAGTATTTTACAGGTAATAAAGGAGGCCGGAGCCTCCTTTATTCCTAGCCTCCCGGCCGCATCAGATGTTTCATGAGCATCCTCTCCTCGCAGATGTCCAGTGTTTGCACCGTTACATGCGGAAGCAGAGAATCGAGTGTCGTGAGAACGTAGTCTTCTGAGTCGCCTAGTACTATGACGCATGACCCGTCTACATATCCCCACTTGTGGAATGACGGGTTGTACTCAGTTCTTCTTAGGATGTTCTGCCGGTTTACGTCAGAGTCCAGCAAGAACCTCGAGCCAAGAATAGGATTGTAGAGCCAAGCGGCCCAGTCAAAATTCTCCGCCATTGTTTTGTGTTCCAGCAGTGCGGCGTACACGACTGCGGGAACCTTTCCAGGAAACTTCTCCTTAGCCTCTACGATCTTGACTACTCCTTTCTTCATGGTTTTCTCCCAGTCCCGGCTGGTTAAAATGCGGATTTCCTCCTCAGTATTCTTGTACCGAAACTGTCACCCAGAATTTCCAATAATGGCCGTATTTTGGCGAAAGTTGTTGACTATTGTCTCTACTATGCTTATTCTGCCTGTGTTTTCTTTAACCCTTTTGTAGGAGTTCAGACATGACCAAGAAGGAATTCATCGAGCAGATCAAGAAGACGGCGGGGTACGAGATGACGACCAAGGCCGCGACCGATATCGTGGACAGCGTCTTCAGCACCATCACCAAGACGGTGAAGAAGGAAGGCCGCTTCAGCTACGCCGGCTTCGGTGTCTTCAATCTGCGCAAGCGCAAGGCCCGCAAGGGCCGCAATCCGCAGACCGGCGAGATCATCAAGGTCAAGGCCTCCAAGACCGTCGGCTTCCGGCCCTCACCGACCCTCAAGGCGCAGCTCTGAGGTAAAAGAGAGCACAAGGCTCTCTTCCCAGCGAACCAGCATCTAACCGTTCGCTAGTCCAATCGACCCACCAACAAACTCTCAAGCTATCCACCGATTACGGAAGGTACTTACCACATTTGACGTTGAGGGCTTCCCCAAAGATCATCATCCTTCCATTTCTCCGTTTTGCATAAGCCCTGCGTCCGCACGTTCGGCACTTCAGAAAATAGAAGTTTCTGAAGCGGAAGTGATAGGCCCACCCCATACTACGTTCTTTGTGTCCGTATGCGTGAAACTTTTCTAGAGCCAGCTCTTTTGGAGTAGGAGGTCTAGGTTTTGGTTCTTTGGGCTTTGGCGCTGGTCCTTCTTCACAGTAATCTATCAGACGTTTAGCCCGGTGTGGGTGACGTAGTTTACGAAGGGCTTTGCACTCTATCTGACGTATTCTGTTTCTGCCAACACCGAATTCTTCACCGATCTCCTCAAATGTCCGCTCATCCTCTCCTATCCCGAAATGTGCCCTGATTACCTTTTCTTCTCTTGGGGTGAGTGTAGAGATGACTTCTCTGACCTTTGTGTTCAGGTCGGAAGATTCGAGAGCTTTATGTGGGGTTGGTATGGAGGCTCCCATCAAGGCCTCTACCTCGCAGGCATCTACCTCCATCTCCACAGGACGCGCTTCGATCATCTTGAGAGATTCGGGAAATAGATCGAACTCGGATACATCATGGAATGCAGCCAGTTTAACCGCATCCGGCCTCCAGTTATTCTTTTTTGGGTTCCACGCCGTCTTCCGCATATTCTCGTACTTGTTGTACTCTCCGGCAGGTATCCCAGCCTGCGCTGCCAAGGCCTTTTGAGATAGTCCTAACTTTTCCCGCCTCTCGAGCAACCTATTATTGTAGGCTCTCACCTTCACTCTGAAGTCTTTCATTTGATCCTCCTTTGGGTGCGTAACCTTTTGCAGCGCCCTACCTTCCCGGTTTTGCTGCACTGCCCTTCTGTTCATAGTTCTTATATCGGAAGACCACGCCGGATTTTACTTGGGTTTCGGGAACGTCAGTACGGTAGTACCGTCCTCTTTAACCCGGTAAAGCTCACAAGAGCTGTACTGCCAGAGATATTCGTACGATTGGCTCGTAGACCTGGCATCTCCATAGTCGCCTTCGAAGTAGATCTTCGAGATCCCAGAGTTGATGATCATCTTTGCGCAAATGGAGCACGGGAAGACTGTGATGTACAAAGACGCGCCATTGACTGCTACACCATGGCGGGCGGCCTGGATGATGGCATTCTGTTCGGCATGGACGGCCCGGCAAATCTCATGCCTCTCACCGGATGGGATGTTGAGCTTCTGCCTAAGACAGGTCTCGTCTGTGCAGTGTTCCACTCTTCGAGGAGCTCCATTATACCCTGTCGCCAAAATGTTCTTGTCCCTTACGATGACCGCGCCGACCTTCCTGCGCACGCAGGTCGCCCTCGTAGATACGAGCTCGGCGATGTTCATGAAGTATCGGTCCCAAGATTCTCGCATAGTACCCTCCGGAAGATGAATAGTAAGGCAAAGGAGCGGTCCGTTGTGGATCCGCTCCTCGCCCACCCATAGGAGAAAGTCACCTCTCCATAGTTCTTATACCAGAAAGGTGCTCGTATTTTCGAAGGCTAAAAAGAGAGCTGGTGGGCTCTCTTTAGTGGGATTTTCCGGAGATGTCCGGGAAGGAGGGGGTCAGGCGCGGAGCCACTCGACGACGGTCATGATGCCCTTGACACCCGCGTAGATGCCGCCGGCGTAGGCGAGGGGCTTGCCGACCGAGATGATGTCGGACACGATGGGGGTGCTGAACTCGGCCTTGTGGCAGAGGCGCGGAGCCAGGGACATGCCCTGCTCGACGTAGTTCAGGCTCTGACGGCACTCGGCGCGTGCCATCTTGCGGACCTCGTCGTTGTCCGACTTGAGGTTCTCGAGGGCGGCCTCGAAGTGTTCTGACACTGGACTTGCTTTCGTTGCGGTTGCTGCCATGACTTCCTCCTTCCCCTCCTCAGAGGGGGTGTTAAGGGTGCACTTTCCTTCCACTTTTCTTATACCAGTATTGCCCTCGATTTTTTCCATTTTCGCGGCTATTTTGCCTTCGAGACACTTGAAAGGTTGGTGTTTGAGGTTGAGGTTCCGTTCCTTCGCTTTCTTCCTGAAGCACTCCTTGCATAGCCACTTCGGGTTCCTGAAGAACTTGGATCCGTACTTTTCGTGCATGTCCAGGACGTACCGCACACGTAGATTCCTGGTCTTCTTGCACCCCGAGCACGTCTTGGAGATCAGTGTCCTGTTCCCGTTCATGTCCTTGAGGATGTCAGGGAACTCTGCGAGGGGCTCTACCCCATCTGGCGCACACTTCTTGCACATCTCCGTCTTGGATACCGTCCCACACAGTACACAGCGTCCCTCCATTCGCGCACGCCAGTACTCTCTGGTGTTTTGGGCCACCTCGAAATCGATACCCAGCTCTTCTGCAACTGACTCGAGGTCCCCCTCGTCACATGAAATTACCCTCCGAGCTTGTTCTGCCATTTCCATGCGTCTTCCCTCCTATGGGTGTAAAGGTTTCTCTCCACAATTTACTTATGACGAAAACGGACCGGGTTTTTGCTATAAGGAATATGAAACAAAAGGAGGTGATTACTATGGGTTCCAAGCTAGAAGACCAATTTTTGGATGAGTTCCCGGCGGCTTCAGAAGCCCTTGGGCGCCTGTCAGGTAGACAAATTGACAAATTGACAGAGGAAAGACAGATAGTCAGCGACCTGTCATCGAGGACAGGCATCCTCAGTCTGGATATCCTACTTGGCGGAGCTCTACCCGCCGGGGCAACGTGTATCTACGGAGGGCCAGCGGCCGGCAAGACCCTCATGGCCGGCCATATCCTGACCACAGCCCAAAAGACCGGGTATCGGACAGCCATGGTGGCTGCCGAGTACTGGGATGGGTGGTACCTCAAAGAGATAGGTGTGGATCTAGATGCCCTGCCACTGGTCCCGTGGAAGACCAAGAAGGAGCTCCTCGAGTTCCTGAGGGACTTCTTCTCAGAGGAGAACTCCGTAGCGGTCATCGATTCGATATCCGCCCTCCACATCGATAGGACCGATTACTGGGACTGGGCCGACTTGGTAGAGGAGATAGTGAGTGACATGGGGTCCGCCAAAAAGGGGTGCTCCCTTGTCCTCACATCACAGGTCAGACAGCTCAGATCGGCCTACAAGGACGAAACGTACACCAAGGAGATACGCAGTGACTTGAAGAGGTTCGATAGTCTCATGAGCGCCATTCTGAGGCTCACCAAGGCCGATAGGAGCCCCATCGGGGTCAAAGGCTACACCCTGTCCATTGAGGTGATGAAGTCTCTGGTGGGTAAGCCGTCGTGCTGGGTGGATGTCCGGGTAGTGAAGGGGAAGGGCATCGAGCTCCAGGATGACATAGTCTCCGTGGCCGTGTCCTATGGAGTGCTCGAAAACGACCGGGGCAAGATATACTTCGACGGCAGGTGGATCGGGACCGGCACGAAGCAGTCTATCGAGACCCTTGAGAGAAACCCCAGTCTTCGAGATGAAATCATTGACAGGTTGGTCGAATCTGTAGACAATAGCTAGCGATCTTCCTTTCCCCCTCTGAGCGGCACCACGGCCTGGGGCAACCCGGGTCGTGGTGCCGACGTTGGAGCGAGAGATGTTGTCGGTGATGAGACAGAAGGACGGCTACCAGTCCTGCCCCAAGTGTCAGGGAGTAGGGTGCTGGCACTGCGGGAACAAGGGCCACGTGGTCAGGTGCCCTGCCTGTGGGATGGTGGACCACGAGATCGAGCTCGGTGACGAGTACGAGTGCCAGGTCTGTGGTTCCGTCTACGACAAGAAAGGTCAGTTACTACGGCAGGTTATTAAAGAACAGCCACAAAAGATTTGACATACATATGACGTATGTATAGACTTCCAAGCATGCAGTTCTCAAGCGAAAAGCCGAAAGCCGCAGACCCTGTCAATATACCTGACTTCACGGAAGTACTCAGGCTGACCTTGGAGAATCCTCAGCTTGGAGAGGACCTCCTGACGGGCCACCTCAAGAGGAAGTTTGCAGAGAGTATCAAGGGTACCGACTTCAAGCGCATCAATTCCGACGACGAAGAAGCCAACATTTTTTTACTCAAGAACCGGATGTCCATCAGGATAGCCAACTACTCAGTAGCAATCGACCGGTTCATCAAGGGCGATCCCGCCATAGAGTGCATCGCCGAAGATCTTGGATGGGCTGTAGAGGGTTTGGTCGGACTCATCCTGCACACCACCAAAGGGAGGCCCCTCTCCCTGATCGACGGTCTCATCATCAAGGTCAAGCTGATTGCCGAAGGCATCGTGACCGTGACCCTCAAGCATAGGTACATCGTGGGGGAAGATGACTGACAAAGATCCAGACGGTCTTCCAGGACCGGCACCTGCAAAGGCCCAGGAGAGGATACCGGTCTCTGCGTTCTACTGCAGCGAGTGCGGGAAGGAAGCAAGGATCATATCCAATCACTCTGGTCGGAGGGCCGTCTGCGCCGGTTGCAAGAAGGACTGGCCGATTAGCGGTCCTGTCTCCCCTATAGTACCCCCCACGCCAGGGAGAGGAGTGTCCAAGAAATCTCTCATCCCTCTGGATCTGAGCCCACTGTACGACACCGACGACGAGGATGGATATGGAGGACAGTAAACAGGGTGCGACCATGTTTGGTCCTACCACCGAGGAGATCAAGGAGAACTTGGGTATCATGGAGACCAATGAGAAGCCGGCCGACAGGCCGATGAAGACGGCAGAGTCCTACGCGGAGCGTGTGAAGGAGAAGAAGAGGCAAGCATCCAAGATCAAGGGCAAGGAGGGCCCCTTGGGCGGTGCCGATCCAATCGAGCCGGGTAAGATGGACAAGCTCGTCCCCAGACCGCAGTTCGATGACAGTCCCCCCGAAGAGCTCCCTCCGAGTGAGCTCCCGATGGTTTCCCCTCCGAATCACCCTGACATGGTCGAACAGCCCAATATCCCGGGCATCGGCTCGGCCTACGAAGTGAACCAGGCCATGGCCCGGGGAGAGCTCGAGAAGCCCATCACCATGGCACAGGCCAAGAAGCTGGGCGCTGAGCAGGGCGAGAAAGAGAAGGGACTTTCCAAAGAGACGCTCGAGCTCATGGAGAAGGTAGAGGTCTCCGAGGAGACAGAGTTCCAGAAGCACGACCTCGAGGAGGTAGAGCGTGCGGTGATGGAGCCGGAATCCGATCTGCCCATCAACTTCGGGACCATGTCAAGGGTCCAGCAGCAGCTCTACAGCCCCGAGCGCCGAAAGAAGATCGAGGACAACCTCGAGGAGCTGGACCTTGCCGATCTCATCGTTAGCCGGGAGATCCAGCAGATGGTGGAGATCATCCCCGGAAAGTTCACAGCCACCTTCCGGACCTTCGGACAGAGAGAGCATCTGTTCTGTCTGCAGTACGTCTTTGAGGAGCAGGGCTCCCAGGCGTATGTGGAAGAGCTCCTCAACACCTGCAAGTTGGTCTGCTCGACGGTGGCCATCAACGGCGCCCCTCTGCCCGAGCACAGGGAGAAGGTCGGGCAGAAGGACGAGAGTATCACCAGGGACAGCTTCGAGAACAAGATGCGGGTACTGACCAGCCTGCCGGTCCAGATCGTTGCCGATCTCGGAATCCAGTGCAACTGGTTCAACGAGCGTGTCAACAAACTCCTGACCTTCGAGAACGTAAAAAATGGCTAGAGACTCCAGTAGGATGGCTGCGCGCCAACACCTTATACGACTTATCGGACGGCCCTCCACCGCCCGGAAGCCTGCTGGAGTCCGTCTTCATGGTCATCACGAAGCGGAGGCAAGAAGCGGAATTTCTGAAAACCAGGGCCTTGATAGAGGCCATACAAGCCCCGCATGTGGAGAAGAGCAACCTCCAAGAGGCATTCCAAGACTATTCGGATTCGGTCTTCCCCTACATGCAGAAGATGACGACGAGAGAGGAGCAGGACGTCAAACAGGCTCTGGAACGGTGGACTTCCCAGGTTGCATTTAACGTGAAGCCGTTGTGGAGGGCAAACGAGCACAAGAGCATCTATTCGAGGCTCAAAAAGGGTGCTCAGAAGATCAAGGAAGCCGAGATGTCCAGGAGAATCCACAAGCATAGGAGAATCGGGTGACAGACAAGACGTGCATACTGGTAGGGGCTCGATGTGTAGAGACCTGCCAGGCCTTCAACAACAAGACCAACGGATGCAAGATCGTGGAAGGAATCGAGTCCATAAAGGACATCCGCGACGACATCTGCTCGAAGCGCTCCACGATCCTGTTCCCTGAGAGCGCAGAGCCGCCGGAGATCAGACAATGAGCGTCATCGTATCAAGAATCATCGGAGACACCTTCGATCTGGATTCCGGGGCGGAGATCCCCAGGGCTGTGATCCTCACCAACGGCAAGGAAGAGCTCATGGTGGAGGTCTCTGAGGATTTCACCCAGGCGGCCATCTATCTGTGGTCGGAGTCCCTCCCTGCCAAGGCGGATACCCAAGAACCGACCTACGAAGAGCCCGAGCAGAATGGGGAGGATGACGACATAGACGACTACAGCTCCCTGCCGATCAACGATGAGTACACGGACGAGCTCGAGGTGGACTCGATATGATCGTGTCCTGCCAGACATGTGGGAAAGCCTACAGGATGACCTCTTTGAAGAAGGAGGAGTTCCAGATCCTGGACAGGGACGAGTGGAGGATCAACTTCCCATGTATAACTCCTCTGTGTAATGGCAGGATGGTTAGACATAGAAAACCCCCGGAATCCGGGGCAGAAGACATCCCCCTTTCTGTTTTTTACCGCTCATTGATGGGCTTCGGGCACCCGTCAGACAAAGACACGGCAACTCTCGAGAACGTCATGAGGAACTTCCTGACGAAGAACGTCGTCGAGGTGAAGGCGGAGGAGACAGGTGACCCGAAGAGGGTGATCCTGGAGAATCTGACCCTCGAGGACGGGACGAAGATGCACTTCGCCGCCTCGAGTAAGGGAGCGTGCCTGTACTACGTGGAGGGACCAGATGCACTGGATCCTGATGGAAATCCTGAAGTCCGCGCTCAGGATTGAGAAGAAGCTCGACGAGCTGCTGAAGAGACGGTCGGATACCGACCCCCCTATGCAGCCTCTGAACTATAGCGGGCAGATTTGCCCACTGTGTAACCAACCAGTCAAGTACACCCCGGTGTCTGACGGTGCCGTAAGCACCATCGTTCGGACATGCGGGTGCGTCCCAGTGACGCAAGAGCTCACACAAAGACCGCCAACGTAAGGAGTACAAGATGGCAGAATCAGCACAGACAGTGTCCCCTCAGTTCGTCATGGCGACCGCCGACAAGGATGCCGGCCGAGTCCGAGAAGTGAAGAGGGTGGCAGGTCTCGAACCCCTTCTGGTGGAATACATCGACCATGAGGGCAAGACCAAGGTCCAGGTCGTGTTCCGTATCCCGGGTCTCTCGCAGTTCTTCATCCTCCGGGAGAAGATCACCGGACTGAACGTCTGCTCGAACCCCAGCGACTGGTTCACCAAGTCCCTGGGCGATCACCTGGAGAATGTCGGCATCGTCCAGTTCGAAGAGGGTGTCGAGATCGACGAAGAGGGAGTGGCGCAGGTATGACCGACATCTCGAAGATCAAGGCCAAGGGCCCATGGATTTTGATCAAGGTGGACAAGCCACCGGAGAAGACGGAAGGCGGGATCTACATGCCCGCCGGGAACGCTGAGGAGCGGTTCGGTAATGCCACGGGCATTGCCCTCTCGGTGGGAGAAGGGAAGCTCAACGAGGGCAAGAAAGCCATCAGGGCCAAGTACACCCACTCCGGGATCAAAGAGGGTGACCGGGTCGTCTTCCGAGGCTTCCTGCAGGAGGCCAACCGCCCGGGCCCGATGGACAAGGACCATGCCCTCATCCACATGGACGACATCATAGGGGTCCAGGAATGAAGCTCGTAATGCCGATAAAGGACAAGCCAGGGGCCTACGAAGTGGACTGGGCTTGGATGCCGTTCATCATTGCGGCCAACGCGGACCTCATCGCCGAGGTGGACAAGAAGCTCGCTGAGGAGTTCAGCGGGAAGAATCCTACCCCGGACATTGAGGACAAGATGCACGAGATGGTCCTCGACCTCATCTGCGAGAAGTACAAGTTCGAAGGACTCAGGGACTACCTCGCAGGGGTGACGAAGGTGAAGCTATGAGCTGCTGGATAGAACAGTACTGGCTTAGCCACAGGCCTGTCGAGTTCAACTACAGTCTCCGGCGGGGAAGTGAGCTGGAAGCATTCCCACACGCGGATGCTATCGTCCTGCACTACACCGCCGGAGGGCATTTCCTGAGAAGCACCTGGACCTGGTTCAACATGGAAGAGTCCAGGGCCTCTGCGCATTTCATCATCGGCAGGGGTGGGGAGATAGTTCAATGTGTCGATCTCGAGCATAAGGCGTGGCACGCCGGGATCTCCGAGATGATGCATAAAGGGGAGATGACATCAGATGTCGGAGAATTCTCAATCGGAATCGAGATGGCCAACTTCGGACTCTTACACAAGTCCGGGGATGAGTACTATCTTGGTCGAGGAAGATACGTCAAGCGGTACAAAAGAGAGCAATACGGGGAACCTGTCCCGGCTACCTTGGTATATGACTCCGGGTATGCCATCGAAGGTTACTGGGAGCCGTACTCCGAGAGGCAGATGGGGGCATGCGTAACCCTGTGCGCGTACCTATCCGATCTTCTCAAGATTCCCATCGATAGGATCGTTGGGCACGAGGACATCGCTATCCCTCAGGGTAGGAAGTCCGACCCAGGACCTCTGTGGGACTGGAACGAGTTCCACGCCAAGATGGGAGCACAAGACGGTGCGGACAAAAACAGGCGGACTCACCCGGCATGAAGAAGGGAAAGACAAAAGAGGCTCCTGAGCCCGAAGGCAAGGCCAGGCTCAATCTCCTGATCCCCGGGGATCTCAAGGTGTGGGCGCGTGACTATGCGGACCGGCACTGCACTACCATCACGAACATCATCGTGAGTCACTTCGTTGACTTGAGAGAAAGGGAAAAGGGAGTCGATGTCGAACAGATTTGATGAGGACCGGGTCAAGCTGGTCAGGGAGGACTACAATCTTCCTTCCACGAAGGACGGGATAGTCGAGCTCGTCAGGAACATCATCGACGGCGGAGCTATCCACAAGATCGTCATCGAGCTCGGGAAGCCGGTCTTTGCGTACCGGATGGCCCCTCTGACGTACTGCGAGGAAGGCGATCTGGACCTCGAAGCGGCCATGAACAATGCCTACGTGGATGAGTACCTGAACAGCGAGCCGAGCCCGCCGGAGGTTCTGTTCGACATGATGCAGCTCGTCCACGCGAAGAAGCTACTACCTCTATGCTTTGTCACCGGTTATACGACCTCGACCCCCGTATTGGACATGTGGCTGGATCTAGAGGGTAAAGGGCTACCGGCATCTGAAGGGGTTGAGACCATCTTCGGGGTACCGGTCGAGATCGTGGGGTTCCTTCCCCCAGAGACACTTCTTCTGTGTGGGGCTCCCTACGTCGAGGCAGAATACAGGGATATCAGTTACGTGGTAAAGGCCACAATGGAGATAGGCGATGGAAGAAATCAAGCCGACAGTGAAGCTGATGCTGGAATCGGGTCTGATCCCGAAGGACGCAGTCAACCAGATGATCGGGTGGAAGCAGCTCCCGGAGGAGGCGTCGGATCTGGTTGGGTCCCGCAAGGTCTCGTTGGACAGCGGCCTTGACGAGATCAACAAGTTCATCAAGGACCTCGGCCTGGCCATCGCCGATGAGATGGGATCTGTGAAGGAGACAGACCTCAACCGCCCCAGCGCCCCCATCGAGATGTGGGTCAAAGTAAAGGGAATGGACACCGAGTTTCCGGTCGAGGCGAGCATCGATGTCATGGGTAGGGTCATCCTTCCGCCCGACGACAAATTCTCGAAGGCTACACACGTGATACTTGCCGGCAAACTGGGAGTCAAGGCAATCACGAAAGTTCACAGGGTAGAACCCAGGTACACGGGACAAGAAGTATCTGCTTGGGTCTGCTACATGGAAAAAGAAGGAGGAAAGCTATGAAGATCGACGTCAATCTGGACACGAAGAACCCTCACGCCAAACTGGGAAATGACAGGTCCTTCGTCTCAGTGGACAAGGAGGGCGTGAAGGGGGAGCTCAAGAACGAGGACATCGTCCTCAACATCGACGTCTCGTGGGGAGACGTCAAAAAGGCCTACGCCGAGCTGGATAGGGTCATCTGAGGGAAGTCATGCTCATCGCCAGGTGCAGTATCTACGAGACCCGGCCGAAGGTGTGTCGGGACTACCCTACAATTGGGCACTACCTCCCCGACGAGTGTACCTACTACTTCGCCGGCGGAGAGCGCAAAGGTGAATGCAACTGTGGAGTAGGAGCGTGCTGTGCCATCCCTCGGGTAGGGGGAGAGCCCGGAGGGGCGCCAATGCCACACGTTGGCGGCGGAGAGCCGTGCAAATACCTCACTTGGGTGGAGGATGAACAAGAGAAGACGGCGGAATCAAGGCCCTCTATGGACACCGATAGAGGAGCCAAAGCTCTCGAGGAAGTCATTGGCCAGTAGGAAAGAGATCACCGAGGAACTCTGGCATGTGCGGAGAGACCTCAGGACCTTCAACAAGGCCCAGGATGCCATACAGGAACGTCTCCAGGAGCTGGATAACAATCCCACCCGGCGGGACAAGTTCCTGTACTGGGCCGCGACTCAGGCTCTGATGAACATTCTCGTTCTGTGCCGGGTAAGGTGTGAAGGCCTCATCGAGGACTACGAGGCGGAGCTCGAGAAACTCAACATGAACTAGGAGCTAAGGAATGGATTTCACATCGACCGGGAAGAACGAAGTAGGCCAGGACATCAGCGACTTCGATGCCCCGGATATCTCCCCCCAGGGCGAAGCCGAGCACATAGCGCAGCTCATCGCCGGGGCCTTGGAGAAGACGAGCCTCGTAGAGGTGGCCGAGGTCAGGGCTGTGGCCGGGCAGGTACACATCCTCGCCAGGGTGAAGAAGGAGAACGAGCGGGCCGTGGTTCACCAACTGGCCAAGACCATCCTCGTCCGGACCCGAGACATCTGTGATAGCCATATCGGGAAGAACTATTTCCTCAAGGGCAACAAGATGGTCTACGGGTGGGCCTTCAGCTTCGGGTCCAATGACCTCAAGAATGCCGCTCACGCCATTTGCGGAGCCATAGATGAGGTATCACCCCGGATGGAGGTCTTGGAGGCTCCCCTGCTCGGTCCTGGGACTCCCTCGGGCGGTGTGAACGTTGGCAAGGGCGCCTCCCTGGTGAGGGGTTGATATGCCAGTCAACCCGGTAAATGTAGAAGAGGACATCCTGGAGAGGTATGGGGATTCCCCCCAGAAGCGCAGGGTTCTCCTGGACCAGGTCAACAAGATGGCCGAGGAGGACAAGAAGCGCCAGCTCGACATCATCCAGTCACAAGAGATCCGGGCAAAGTACAAGATCGAGATCATGTTCGGCAAGGATAGATCCATATCGGCACTGAAGCCCTCGACAGGGATCATCACCATCTGGGAGTCCGGCAGGCGGTTTCATGGCGGTGGGGACCAGAAGATGTACTGGTGTGGGTACGATGACTGCAAGAAGCCGATCATGGAGAGCAACTTCGCCCACTTCCACACGGTCTGCCCGTCATGCTCGAGAGAACAGTTCCTGGACCCAGGGTCCAAGAAGAAGCACATCGACTACCTCCAGAAGGAGAACAGGCCGACCAAGGAAATGTCCATGATGCCGTGCATCGTTGGGGAGAGGCTGTTCAAGCTCCCTCCGCAGAAGATCGCGGACCTCCTGGAGAAGCTCTGGTGGGAGCTCGGCGGATCGGCTGACATCTACTTGAAGTACCATCCCACTGACATCCGGTACGACATGAAGCACGAGTCGACGAAGACCATCGACCTCTTGAACAAGGCGCGGGAGGAGCGGAGGACTCCGACCATCTACCCGCTAAAAAATATCATCAAGGACACCTCAGCGGGTGCCTCTCTGAACAAGAGGTTCTTTGCCCTGGTGACGGCGTAACAGGATGGTCGCCTCGACCAAGATGAGGATTCGGCTACTGACCCTGGCCGGGTTGTCTCCAGGACATCCCTGGTGAGCTGGCCGTCACTCACCATCGAAGGTCCGACAAAGTCCTTGTACCGAAAGACGGGAGAAATTTTACCATGAAGCAGAAACTCTCGCAGGCCCTGACAGATTTGAGGTTCGCTCAAGAAGAGCGGGCAGTCTGGCAGGAGGTGGTAAACTTCCTGAATACGTTCATCCCCGATGAGGGAATCGAGCTGGAAGGTAAGGAGATCTGGACCGATAATGTCGGCAAGGTCGGATCAGATACGGTAGTGACCATCCGGGACCAGGTGGTATCTGATCACATCGCCCCGTTGTCGGACCAGATATCGACCATCATGGACAGCACAGTGGAGATCAAGGAGGGCAAGAATGGCGCAGCCAAGAAAGAAAGTGGTAAAGCTGCCAAGGTCAAGACCAACGGTAAAGCGTCTCGCCAAATTCGTAGAGGGGCTCGTTCAAAGGGTTCAGCAGCTTGAGCAGGATCTGAAGATCCTGTGGAACAACCAGTCCAAGCTCCAGGAGAACGAGCAGGGCATTAACGCTCAGCTGGCGGTCTTGGTAAGGATGACGGTCTCGAGGCTCAACACCTTGACGGAGTACCACAACGAGAACTTCGGTACTGCCATCCCGGAGGTCACGGTGGAGACCATCAACGACCTCTTCAACCAGTTCGACGAGTTCAGGCAGCGGCCGGACTCGGCACAACACTATCATCATTGGTATCTCGGGAAGGACCTGTCAGAGCTCCCGGAGCTACCTAAAGAAGAGAAACAAGAGGAGCACGGCTCCCCCGAGGAAGAGTACCCCGAGGGAGCCGTGATCTTTGGAGGCGACTATGGTGAGAAGTCTGGGAAGCAGAGCGATAGAGACGTCCGGGAAGGGACGGAAGATGCGCTGCCCGAAATGCAAGTTGGTGACGACGACGAAGGTGAACCCGAAGACCGGCAAGAAGGGGGAGTACTGTAGGCGTTGCCTCAAGTACTACTATCATTCCTCTTTTTGACGTTCACGTACAAGCTGAGATCCATGTCGAACTGGCCTTTGGATACAATGGCCAGGAAGAACTCGTCACCAGGTTTGCTGATGATGTGCCGGGCGAAGTGTTCGTACATCTTCTTCGGGTCTTCGTCGAACCTCAGCCTCCAGATTTTGTCGACCTTGAAATCCCCGTAGATGTTATCCCGGCCTAGAGCGGCCAGGTCGAGGATGTTCTCTGCGAGCTCCTCATCTGAGTAATGGGTCCCGCCCTTCATGATCCGTGGGGGATCGGTCTCCATGATCTTCAGAGCGCAGTCGTCGCAGTACTTCTTGCCATCGATCTTGACCCACTCTGCCCCCTCATATCCTTTGGGAGAATGCAGCATGAGGATGCCGCACTTCTTGCAGTCGGTCCAGAAGCTCAGGCAGCGCTCACAGAGCCACCTGTCCCCCTCGGTGGTATCGAACCTCTGACAGCGTCTTTCCTCCCCGCAGTCCCCGCAGTCGGTGATCTCCTCTTCTGCATCGTTGGTGTTGATGTGCTGACCGGGGTATGCCTTCGCGTTTCTCATGACCCACCATCCTGTCCACCCTGCACGGTTGATAGGTCTATTCATGTAGAGCTTGATCAGGTCCGGAACTGGTTCGGCTTGCTTCTTTGCCTCCTCGATGAGATCCTTGACCTCTGGCTGTTCCGGCATCGTGGCCCAGACCGTCTCTGCCCAGATCCGCACCCTATGTCCGTGGCTGGCGATATCAAGGACCAACTCACTGTAGTCCTCAGGGTCTTTCCCCACGATCTCTTCGACCATCTCTATGCTGTCACCGAGGCACTCAGCGGCGACCTCTTCGGTGACTGAGACGGGGACGACGTATAGAGTCACGACGAACTTGTGCAGTTCCTTATCGCCTTCCTCCTTCTCCCATTCAGCGTCAAACTGGCTGAGGTCCTCGTCTTCGATGACCAGCCTGTACCGAAGGCCGTCAGGAGTGGAGAAGGTCTTTGAGACGTGGTATCCGGAGTAGTCGCGATAGGAATCCAGCTCCGTCCATTCCATGAGGTCGCAGTCACCGGATACCCTCTCGACCTCCATGTCCTTGTCGATGGAGATCTTGCACTCCTTGTCACGGAAGTTCGTCTTTATCAGTTCCATCTCTGAGCTCCTCGTTCAGGGCCTTGGTTATTCCACGGATGATCAGGCCGGACAAGATTATTATCGCCACCAGCGTGGCCAGCAGTACGAGCTTCATCCCACACACCCGCAGTCTTCCTCTCCGTACTCGCACTTTTCTGCGTCTTCGTTGACGATGAAGACAACCTCGATACCTACTACCTTGCCATCCTTGAGGTACTTCTCTGCGAAGTATCCTCCGTCTCCGAATCCTGACCTGGTAGCCACTCCCCAGGGGATGACTCCGGCAGGGTTGGTTACCCCGCAGATATCACCGTACCACTCATCCTTGAAGTCATGCCGCATCTTCCTCCATTCCTCGAGATCGAAGATGCCAGCCTGGCCGGAGTCGACACCGACTTCGAATCCCACGTCCTCGTGCTCGAATTTGCTGATCCCTTCATAGTCTTTGTGGTTCGCGAGAAGCTTGATGACCCTGTTCCCCCAGGAGGAGAAGTCGCTGGTCATGATGAAAGCTTCCCAGGTACCGTTCTTGACGTTGTCCACGGTACCTGAGCACCATACCACCTCGTCGTAGCAAGGGTCGGTGACCCTCAAGGCTCCAGAGGTGACTTCGAACTCTCCCAGCCTGGTCTCTTTCACCTTTCCGATTTTATCGCTATATACCATCTGTATGCACCTTAGTAGTGGTTCGCGAATCTGATGATCGCCACATCCTTTGGGAGCTTGGCGACGTCTATCTCGTAGCCGTCGACCATCTCCTCGCCCTCGATCTTCCGCACACTATCTTGGAGGTCCGTCTCGAGAAGGTCCCTTACTTCATCATCACATAGATTATCTGGGTTGTCCTTTATGTAGTCCCCCAATTTTGAGAAGTATGCTGCAGTTTCTGGTGGTAGGCCTACACCCTCTTCTTGGCACATCCTCCAAATCCTGACGTGCTTGTCGTGCTCATCTGACTTCTTGTACGCTTTTATGTCGGTCCACATTCCCATTTTTCTATTCCCTCCTCAGATTTGCCACGTGAGGCTTGAAGCCTTGGTGTTGTATCTCTAGGTCGCCGGCGTCTAGTAGAAAGACCGTCGCCCTGACGACCTCGTTCTTGTGGTCTATGATGCGGACTGTGATCTCCATATGCCCGGTCACGCCGTCCAGTTTGGTATCGGATCGGGCGAGCTCGTAGTTGTCGCTCATATATCCTCGGGGGCCGTAATGACCGGATTCTTGGTGTGCCTCGCTATCATCCTCAGAGTCTCCCTTGGGTCCCCGGTTAGCTCGGATAGATACTCTACCTGTCCGCGAAGTCCCGAGGCGCTGACCAGGGAGGCATCTTTGATATGCATATCAAGCACCAGATCGTCCAGCTGTTCAGCATCGATATCTGCACGGTCGAGAACTTGAAGTATATCATCTATTGTCCAATCTCCAGGTTCCATCTAATACTCCTTTAGGCGGCTCTTCACCTGTTCGATGTAGGGTTCAGACAGCTCACCCCTGTGGACCGCTCTACAAACTTCTTTGATGTTTTCAGCGCTCACGTCAAACGACATTATGAAGTGCATGAGCTCCGGAAAGGGAGGGCAACATTCAACGACATCCTTCGGATTTATCCACCGTATTCCACATCCTCCCCATCTGAACACCCATAGGACGAACAGCCAACCTGTGCAGTCTTCTCCGTCAGAGTCGCAAGATGATATATGGCCTAGAACCCTCCCGCTCTCTAACAGGTAATTGTCATCGTCCAGAAGTGTTCTCCAAACAATCCAGTCTCCCGGATCAGCATGCACTTTGCTATATCCAATGGAGGAAGAATTTGGGCAATAGACCTTCTTGGCGGTGACGTTACACCGCCTACTAAACCCGTCTCCTCCTACAGTTACATGCCTCATTTCCTTACCCAGAGCTTCCCGAGGGTGTAACCGTACTCTCCTTCCTCAAGAGGATAGAACTCTTCTTCGAGTTTCTTGGCGTACTCCCAGGTACTGTGGTTCTTGTGATGCTGTTCCCAGCAAGCTATCAAAGCTTCTTTTGGAGGCAGAGAGTATACTGCCGCCTCTTTCCCGGAGCCGAGATCATATACCGTAGTCATTCAGTCACCAAATTGTATGATGTCCGGCGCCACAAACAGAAGTTGCTCTGCCCCGACCACTGAGTTTTCCCCGCACCCCGGACAATCATACCCTTCGGCATCCGGCTCCGTGCATTCCCTCTCCGATCCGCAGGAGATACACAGTCCGTAGGAGAGGTCGCACATCTCGCGCCATTCGTCTTCGGCCAAAGATAGACTTGTGTTAATCTTCATCTTGTACTCCCTTAATTTTCTCTGCACAGTAAGGGCAGTAATCCTTACCGCCGTAGTATATCCACCCATACGGAGCTACCCTTTCCCTGGCCCTGTTCACGTATTGGGTAGGATCCTCTGGGGATATCCAGTCTCCGCATTCCGGACCATCGCACCAGATATCAACACGCTTTGTGTAGGACATTATTCTCCCTCCACGAAAGCTCTCCTAACTACAGCTTCGAGTTGGTATCTCCAATTGATCTGTCCTCCGATATCGGGAAGTTTCTTTGGAGGATCATCAGTCTCGAGCTGAGCCGCTTCGGATCCGAAGCTCACGAACTTTCGATGGCCTAGATTACCAGAATCCAGAGCCACATTACGATATACGGCTACACCATCTCCTCTGTCAAGCCAACGGCGGACTATGGGATGATGTTCTATGTCTAGGATGTTAAACAGCCAGCCTTCAGGTCGTATGTCCATCATTCTACCTCGTGTCCCTGATGTCCTTCTTGCTGAGTTTTCTATGAATGAGATGACCGCCATTCGGATATTGGGGAAGATCCTCAAGACTGAACTTGAAGACGATTCCACGAAATGTGGTCCCATTATCTTCATATGCTCTGACTGTGAGATGCACCTCTCCAGATGTCTCGTCAAGGACGGCCCTGGAGACAATATCTACACGTTCTCCGGCTGTGCTCATTTTTGCTCCGTAGGCCATCCGTAGTGGGCCCTGGCCTTTTGGGTGATGTCGTAGTCTAGGTCTTCGACTTCTTCAACTCGGAAGTCAACGAAGTCGTGTCCTTCCGAGTTGAGTATCTCTTTTTGTTTCTCTACTTTTTTAAGATTCTTGGAGGCGGCGATAGACTCGGTTGGGCGTTCGTAGAAATCGTCATAATCTCCCTTGTACTCCCCAATCAGTACATACAGTTTACCGTTCATGTTTCCTCCACGGGATGAATGTTCTGTATTTCATTAGAATATCCTTACCAGTTTATCGCCTACCTGCTCTACGATAATATCCCAATCCTCTGGGTCTCTAGTCGGGAACCAATCCCCTTCCTGGTTGAAGAGCTTCTCATGTTCTCTATCTATCGTCAGTTCCTCTTCGAATGGATCATCGTGGCTCTGTACCTCTTCGTATCTCTTCCGCAGTTCTCTGGCCTTCGAGAGAACATCTTCTGCAGCATGGGTAGCCTGATCCTTAGTGTCGTAGGCCCCGACAATGAAGATATAGGTATCGGAATATTGACCTGTCTTCAGGGCAGATAGCCACTTCATTTTGATCTCCCAACTAGATAGTCGATGAATTCTTGGTCGACTCTGGCTTCTTCTTTATCCCTCAGCTTCTTGGCCCCACCACATATAGGGGCATCCCAGAATTCGTATCCAGCAGTCTCTTCCCCGGTCAGGAATTTTCGTAGAAGTTCCTCCCGAAGTTTGCCGATAATCTGTTCAGATTTGTATGGGTTTTTGGTCCCTTCCGGGACAACGGCTATATCACCTATCTTTGCCATCATTCCACCTCCGGTCTCTGGGACAGAGTGCAATCCTCAGGATCCTTATCGTGACGAACCCTCTTGAGTTCCGGGAACTGGATGGAGCCCTTGGGTGTCCAGGCAGCAAACTCCACCTCGACCACGAGCGGGTACAGAGAAGGATCGGCGAGCTTGAAGACGTCCTCGTCTGTCAGACCTCCGCCGCACTTGGAGATGTAGACGTTCTCTCCGGTCTCCTCGTCTAGGAGATAGAGGAACAGCGCGCCAACACCGCCGGACTTCTTACCCTTGCCCCAGGTCCCGATATCGTTGTCGGGGTCCCACATGGCGATGAAATCCGCCTCGAGGGTCGGTTTGAGCTTACCGCAGTACTTGGGCCGCTCCGCTTTGCCGTGGAAGCTGACACCCTTCTCTCCGTAGGGGACCTCTGGGTCTACAACCACGTAGCCTTCCCAGCCCTTGTCTTTTGCCTGCTCCTTCATCGCGTCGATGACAGATTCATCTGCGGCAGGTGCCTCCCTTTCTGGGAGGGTGAGGTAGTCCGGGAAGGGGGTAGCTATCGCACGCTTCAGTACCTGGAGACGTTCCCGGTAGGTCATAGTCTCCAGCAGGTTCTTACCGCTCCAGAAGATGACGTCCCAGATGCAGTACCACAGGGGCCCTTCCTTCTGTTGGAGCTCGAGAGCCCGAGGGGTCAGGCTCTTCATGACGCTGCCGACCCGGTACAGGTCATCTTCGTATCTTCCTGACACGAGCTCGCCGGCAAGTACAGATCTGTCCGGTATGTCATACCGCTTGAGAACACCCAGGAGGTGCGGGAAGCGGTCAGACCATGGGATACCTTCGTCAGCCTCATCCTTGTGGCTTGGGAGGAGCTTGGACGAGTAGAACCTGAAGTGTCCGTCCTCGCCTTTCGAAGCCACCATCATCTCGCCGTTCCGCTTCCTGACGAACCAGGCCTTGCCCTTCTCGGCCAGGTTGATGAGGTACTTTGGCAGCGAGTTCTGTGGCTTGTACAGCCGCATGTTGGGCGGCAGCTCGATAAACGACTCGATGGAGTCCGCAGATTCACCGATGAGCTCTCCGGTCTCGTGGTCGAACTCCTTGAACCCTTCCCTGGTCTTCTTCAGGACCTGCCGGTCGGCGAACTCCTGGGCGACCTGCTGAGGTGACTTCTCGTTGGACTTGCCGACGTTGACCGCCTTGAAGGTCTGTGTGGTACCTTGCATCTTACCATCGAGCTGGCCCCAGGTGGTGTGAACGGCATTGTCCTCTACATCAACCATCCAGACGACTGGCTTCGATGTCCGTCCTTTAGTCTGCCTGAACTCTCTCATCATTGATCTCCGTGATTTGGTGGTCATTCCAAAATTCTATGTGGCTGTTTATGAACGAGTTCATAGTGTCTTCATCCTTGAAATATCTATACCAGTACGGACCTCCGGGTCTTGATTCTGGAGCCCCACGGTACCAGTACTTGAGCTTGAATTTCGGCTTGTCATTCATCGTCAGACTCTTTGAAGGTGATCTTCAGCTCGGGCTCGAGGATGTTACCGTCGTCATCCTTCAGGAGGAGGCCGGGGAATACCTTGTCGAAGCTCTGTTCACGGGCATTACACAGATCCGTGAGCTTCTTCTCCGTGAGCTCACGGTCATAGGGAAACCAGCACTCGGCATCGCCCCTTACAACTTTGAATCTTTTCGCTCTGGGTCTTGGCATCTGCTTCTCCTTGACGCATACATACAGCATATGTATAGTTACCACAACAACGATACGGAGGCCTATATGTCCGAACCGAAGATCAAAGTCACCTTGGAAGGCGGCGACGAAGAACTACAGGAGGGGGGTAAGCCTCTATTCTCCTTATGTCGAAAAGAGGCCGAAACTTTCAGCAGCTTCCTCGTAAGTACGGCCCACGAAAATGACCCCACGGCAGACGGTCTGACCGACTGGGAGCTGGACGCTGTGGGGAGCTACCTCTACCAGAAGCTGAGAGAGAGATTCTAATGGCTACAAGGAAAGTACTCGAGGTACAGTGCGACAGGTGCAAGAAGGTTACCGTCATGCCGGTCCCGAAGGAGGATACGAAGGCCAGCTACGCTCTGGAAATGAAGTTCCTCGGGGAGACAATCCGGTACGAGGATCTCTGTTCTACCTGCGAGAAGACCATCAAGAACTACCGTGACCGCATCGTGAAGAAGGACACGCCCGGGAAGAAGTCCAAGAAGGTCACCCCGCCACCGGACAAGCAGAAGGCTCAGGAGTAAAATGAATCTCCGGAGTGGTCCGGACCTCGAGCTCTCCTGCGATGGGTCTTGCTTCCATTTCTGGCGCTCCTCGGCATCACAGGACTCCTTTGACTCACTATTCTTGTAACGAAAAGACCCTTCATTTTTACCTTCCTCTCTACACCATTGTTTTGGCTCGATTTTTCAGGTAGACTTCATAAAGAACTACCAGAGGAGCCCGCCTCACAATGGTAATGACCTCCTATCAGATCTCTGGGGCCGTTGGCGGACAACATGTAATGTTTTCCAACTATGCTGGTCATGCTCAGCAGATCAGCAACATGTACGGTACCGGCCCACAGATGCAGGTCTCCCAGATGCAGAACCCATTCCCCCAGTCCGAGCCCTCCGCAGGGATGGCCGGGGCTATGGTGGGTGGTGTTGGAATGGCCCTGCCCGGGCTGGCGGGTGCGGCGTCCATTGCCGGGGGTCTCATGGGAGGCCCAGCCGGTATCTTAGATCCGTGGACCATGGGAGCTCGAGCCTTTGGCTACGGTAGCGGAGCTGCCCGAGGGGCGGGGGTTCTTGGCACGATTGGACACATTGGTGGGGCTTTTGCTCAGCGAGGACTCATGGGAGGGCTCGGGGCCCTTGGTGGGGGCATCGGGGCGGCAGCCATGACTGCTCTCCCTTACGCCGCTGTTGGGATGGGTATCCAGACAATCGGAGAATCTATCTACCAAGGTGCGCAAAATGTCTCTCAGGTCGGTGACATCATGGGTCGGCAGGGGCCGTTCTATGGGCAGGCCGGGGTTAGGCCGGGCGGGCAGATGTCCCGGGGACAGATTAGGGAGATCACTGGGATCCTCAGGGAGTTTGCCAGTGAGGACGTGATGCTCTCCATGAAAGAGGCAATTAACCTCACAGACGTTGCCCAACGCTCCGGGATGCTCTCCGGGGTTATGAATGCTCAGCAATTCAAGACCCGGTTCAGGGAGATCATCAACCAGGTCCGGAACATCTCCGATGTCATGGGCTCTACCATAGAAGAGGCTATGCCCCTGTTCGGTCAGGCTCAGAGGATGGGCTTGTGGCGGGCCAACGATATCATGGGTATGGCCGGGGCTATGAGGGCAGCCGGCCCAGCGGCCCCACAGCTTATGGGGGCGATGCAGGCTGGGGCAACGATGGCGCATCGGATGGGAGGCCCACTGGGGGCCGGGGCTATGATGGGCCAAGAAGCCTTCATGAACATTCAGGCCGCAGGACAGGCCGGTGTTCTGACGTCTCGGGATATCAGAGAGATGACCGGAGGTGTTGGGGGAGCGGCAGGGCAGCAGATGGTGGCTCAACAGCTTACCGGAACTGCCGCCCAGTTTGCTCAAAGTGGTATGGGGCGCCTGATGGTTGCCGGCCTTGGTGAATTCGAAGAAGGAAGGTTCACCGGCAAGATAGACCCAAGAGCCATGCAGAGATTCACAGCTGGTCAACTTGATATTGGTCAGCTACAAGCCCGGGGCAGATCCAGAATAGGTACCAGAGGAGGGGCCGCCTCTTTTGCCGTGCAGCAAGGTCAGATAGGCCAGAGGATGATGGCCGAGGGTGGGATGGAGTCAGTGGGCCAGGCTGTCCGGTCGGTCATGGAGCGGGCCGGATACGGTGAAGCCGGAGAAGATATCCAGAATCTCTTCATTCAAAAGCTCATGGGGGTTGAGGCTCGAGAAGCTGATATCTGGCGCAGACTCGGAGACGAGATGCCCAGGATCAGGGACCAGCGTCTGCGGAGGCAGAGACAAGCTATTGAGGATGCCGCAAGAGATCTGGATAGGAAGAAGTACCGCAGCTTCGAGGGTATGAAGCGGGCCCTGGAACATGCCTGGGAACAGACTCTCGCACCAATAGAAGACGTTGCATCCACAGCGGTCACCAGGATCGGGGAGGATATGGACGACCTGGTGAACCAATTCTTCGGGAGGACCGGCGGCACAGTGGTTACCCAGGGTGAGCGCATGGAGATCATGCGTGGTGGCCGTGGCGGGATGATGGGCGCTGCTGAGATGGCCAGTATGGCTCAGCGGATAGGGGGCGGGACTAGAGGAACCCCAATAGGTGAGAGGTTTGTCCGGTCATACAGTAGTGAAGGTGCTGGCCTCTTTTGGGGAACAGCAAGGTTTACTGGGGGATTAGCTGCATCGGCCCTGGGTATGGAGAACGCCGACCCCTATTCACGGCTTGGGGCCCTTGGAGGTTTTGAGGCTGGAGGGGTGTCCAGGAGAGCTCAAGAACCTACACTAGAGCGGCTGGGATACAACATATCCAGAGAAGAAGCCCAGCCGAAACTCAACAAGCTATCTCTCGCTATGAAGAAGTTCATGAGCAATACCACAAATGCCAGAAGGCTAGCCAAGCTGAGAGAGGAGTCCAGAGGGAATAGAGGGGCCTACGCCGCCATGCTCAACGAAGAGCTGATGAAAGACCCCGAGTATGCCGAAGCTGCCAGGAGTCTGATGAAGGCCGGAGGAAAGTCTGTTTTTAGTGCTGAGAATCAGATGGACATGCTGGCTCTCGCCCAGAAAGAGTCCGGGTGGGATAACAGCTTCCTGTCCGCCAACTTGCAGGGATGGGCACAGGATGCTGGTCTAGGCGCACTGGATCTTCAGGACACCGCAAAGGTTCTGGAGTACAAAAATACGCTGGCGGACGAAGCAGCAGAGATGCTTAAAGAACCTCCCACTGTAGTAGGGACAGCAGCCAGGACCATTGCTAGCCTGTCTATGGCGGCATTTGCCCCCCATGTTGCCTGGACCGCAGGTCAGGGAATCTACGAGATAGTGACCGGAAAGGCTGGGGTGGGGGAGGCCCTTACAAAAGCATTTACCGGGGCATACGGGGTTACTGGTGCCATAGACAGAGAGATGTTCGACGAGGACATGGTCAGCTCCAAGGATCTGCTCAATGCCCTCGAGAACTCTGATTGGGGTCACTCGCTCAGTCAGTGGATCCGGGATAGGGCGGATGAGAACTCAGAGGGCGGTAAGAAGTTCATCGAGGCCGTCTTCAAGAAGAATGACCCGAAAGCTCGAAAGATATACAACCAGATCGCCGCGCTCAAAGCTAGGAATCCTGCTGCGTTATCTAAGCTGGCTTCGAAGACCAATCTGGTAGATGACATAAAGAGATACCAGACCACGATGGAGGCTCAGGAGGAAAGGAAGACCCTGGCCGGAAAAGAGCTTGCTGCGTTGACCAAGAGGGGAGCAGGGCCTCTAAGCACACGGTTGACCACCAAATACCGGCAGCTTCTTGAGGCCTACACAGAGGACCCAACAGGAGAAAGGACCCAAGATAGAGCCCAGGCCCTGGCCGCTGAGATATCTGGCGACACAGAGGCCATGGACGCCCTGCGAAGAACCGGCGGTGCCGTGGCCGGACACACTGTGGGCATGGCCATGCTCGAAGGTCTCTCATCTACCTCAGGGATGAGCGCCCAGCAACTCAAGAAGAGGATGCGGGAGATCTCCAGAACACTGGGGTACGACGTTCTTCGGAGCTCGAGCTCGGAAACCCAGAAGATGATAAAAGAGGCGATGGAGGGTGGTCTCACTTTCACCGAGCTCCGCAGGATACGTGGCGCTTTGGGTAGGGAAGTGGGAGCTCGTGGCCCAGTTGCTACACCAGGCGGAAGAGAGGCACAAAACGAAAAGCTACTTGGTCTTCTCGGATCCTACGCAGAGTCTCACCAGAAGTTTGTATGGGCAGTCGGCGCCAGTGTGGCAGCGATGCAGGGTAAGGGAGAAGACATCACAGACAAGCTGAAAGAGCTGCAAACCGAAGTGACTTCCATGAAGTCTAAGGGATATGGACAAAACTGATGGCTAGACAAGAAGAAGAGGTCACGATCAATACCATCGACGGGGTCCGGGTCAGGCTGCGTGCCATAGACAGGATCTCAGTCGATGACGTCTTTCTACATCTCATCCATGGGGAGCTCAGCAGCATCATCACCGGAGAGGACAGGGGCGCGGACGTGAACAGGAAGTTCCGGGACTTCGTTACTCGACCACTATACCAGGGGAGGTAACAGATGTTCCTATTCCTCCGAACAGATTCCATAGACGAGAAGTCCAAGGAGCGTGGAGCTAATATCCAGAAGAGTGCGGCCGAAAAAGGGAGCGATATAGCAGTTCGAAGACCTTATCGTGGGATCCAGATCAAGGAAGACACCTACTCTTCTCTGAGCGTGATTGACGCGAGCGGGGACTATATCCCTCTGGTGTCGGAGAGTGAGGTTGTGGATCAGCGATCTTACGAATCTGAGACCGGCCTGGTAAATGAGTACTCCGACTTCATCCTTCAGGCGGTCGAGGACGTCAGGCAAGAGAAGACCCAGATCATCGACACCTTTGGCCTTCCGTACATCTACTTTTACGGGGAGAAGCCCAGGTTCACTACCTTCCAGGGCGTCCTGGTGAGCTCAGAGGACTTCAACTGGAGGGCTCAGTTCTGGGACAACTACGAGAAGTACTTTCGGGGCACGAAGCTTGTCCAGAGGAACGCCAGGGCATATATCTCCTACGACTCCATCGTGATCGAAGGGTACCCGGTCCAGGCCCAGGCGTCTGATAATGCCGAAGCCCCAAACCTGATCTCATTTTCTCTGACCATGTTCGTGACGAACTACTTCGATTACACGAACATCGGGGACGTCAGGTTCCCAGGGTATCTAAATGATTCTCCAAATGTGGCGGTCCTGAACCAGCAGCTTGCACAGGCCAGGGACAAGTACTCGTCGACTACGGCAGACGTCAGGTTCGAGAACCTAAAGAAGTCGTTCGGCCAGACCGGGGGTCTTATCAAGAACGTTGCGAGAGGTATCAACGATGCCAAGTCCAAGCTGGGCGGTCTGGTGGATTCCGCCCATGATGTCATCAGCGGTCGGGCGGTGAGGATGCCGATAGGAATCGCTGGGTATTTCACATCTGTTGGTGCGGCTCAAGTAGCCGGTGGGAGTCTTGGAAGCACGTTCGAGTATGATGCCTACGACTCCGCGACAGGGAATCTGGAGACACTGACCGGGTCGGTTAAACTCAGGATGCCGAGGGACCCGGAGTTCTTGGTGCCGAATATCATCAGAGGGTTCAAGAGTGATAACACCGATGAGTACCCCCTGGCGCAGCAACCGAGTAAACTAGCAGATCTTCTGACAACGTCACAACTTGCCGAGCTCGAGGCTCGGGCTGCAAAGAGGGTGGCTGCCGTTACCAAGGAACAAGAGGCGCTCGCTCTGTGGAACACTCTCGCCGAGAAGTTAGGTGTTCTGGATACAGTGGGAGATGTGGTCGACGGGATCAAGACAGGGTTTGCCATGATAACTTCGGGGGCAGCCTTCACCAACCAGCTTCTTGGGGATCCGGCCGGAACCATCCTACAAACTTTCCAGCTTGGCGTATACTATGACGCTGCCACGCAGACGGTCAACAGCTACAAGAACCTCTACAAATATCTGGCTCCGGGCAACAAGGGACCTGAGACAAAAAACTACCTAGGGGCGAATGCCGGGTCGGCGGGGTTGACATTCCAGAGCTCTCTGAGCAGCAAGCTTCAGGAGATCACCGCTCTGTCTCCGGACCCATCCCCGGCCGGGCTCGGAGACGTGTACAACTCGAACACGTACGTCCCCAATGCGGACAGGCCCAACTCCCTGAACTTCGAGCCGGTGTACGAGGATGACGACTACAGCGCCGTGACGGATGTCTCACAGTTTGATACTCTGGATGAGGTCTTCGGATCGAGTGACGCCGCCCCAGAGGGTTCAGATGTCCAAGGCACGGAGCTGGCGCAGACATACGGCACCGGAGTCGCGAGCTCGCAGGCTAGAAGTCCGGAAGAGATTCTTGCTATCCTCAAGGCGGTTCTCGGGGATGGGTACCAGACCAGTGAAGATACCCAGGGTATCCGTGGCCGTGACGACGTAGATGTAGAAATCGAGCCTGTCGTATGAAAGCAGCACCACTCGGCCTCAGGCTGTTCATGGAAGGTATAGAGGTGCCGGCAATATCGGCACAGATCAATATTGCCCCTAGCCAGCCGGTGACATCTGCCATCCAGATCATCCCGACCGACACAGCCACTGAGATGCTACCCAGGACCCTGGTTCACCTGTTTGCCCTGGACAACACGCTCTCCGAGCAGGATCTGACCTTCTTTAAGCAGCTCGAGAATAATCAGATTCAGGACCGCAACGTGTTGAATAGGATAGAAGCGGCAGACGAAAGCTACAAGCTCATCTTCGGCGGTGAGGTGATAGGCTACCAATACGTCAGGGGTGCAAATGAACGCCAGCTCGTCCTGCAGTGTATGGACTGGTCTATCTACTGGGACACCTGCTACCAGTGGTATGCGGACTATTCGGTCGGCGGCGATGCTCTCACTGACAGGTCTCAGAACTTTGTGGGGGCAGGATCTGGCCTGTTCGACAACATCGCCGGCGGGCATAAGTGGGTCATCTCTCAGCTGCTCAATTCCCGGCCGAAGAGTCAGGAATATAGCCAGACCAAGGGTCTCCTCGGAGGCCTCATCCACCTGCTCGAGGCGGTGGGCGGAGTCAGGCCGGTATCTGGACGGGGATACTCTGGAGTGAACGAGCTCTTCACCCTGGCCGAGCTCCGGTACAACATCCTGGGGATGTTGGGTGCGGTTGAGGAGGATAAGACCTCAACGAGGATCTATGCAGCCAAGGCCTTCAGGGATTGGATCAGGTCTGGAATGTCCTCTATGGGCAACCTCATCTCTTTCAGGGACATTCTCAGGCACGTCGGCCGTTACATCTTCCACGATATCTACCCGAACCCGGCTCCTTACTTGGCCCCTCCGAGGTCTAAGAGAGTCAGCACAACCACAGCCATTTTCAGCGACACTGCAGCAGGGAAGATAGTCATTAAGAACCTTGGGGATGCCTACGACAATCTTGAGGCGGCCTACACTATGAACGAGAAGGTGAATCTCGACGACCCCGGAGAGACGTTCAAAGGTGTGGAGAGACAACTCAATTTTGCAAGCATAGCTGTGGATGTGGCCAATGAGAACTTGCGATCTGTAAGAACATCGGACGTATCCAGAGTCAAGAGCAAGATTGAGGAGGCCAAGGGGTATATTGATGCGGCCATAGGGGCTATACCGGCTAGTCCTGTTTCAGAAATCCTAACGTCCGCAGCGGCCATAAATGAGAAGATCGGTGGAGCGAAGACAAGTAATGGGTACGAAGGTGGGGCTATAAAGGCTATCAACGACATCTCCAACGAGGTGTCATCCGGTAGAAATAGGAGAAGAGTGTCAACCAGTGTGGAGGTTGGCACGCACATGTACAACCAGCTTGTGTTGCCTGAGACATTCTTCGTTGCCCCACCACGGTGCAATGTGTTGTTCCCGGACCAGATATACAATTTCAGCTACAGCCGGAACTTCATGCGGGAGGTCACTAGGCTGAGTTGCCACAGCGGGCTCGGGTTCATAGCCGGAGGTAGGGGGTCCAAGCTCCTGGCAAGGAAGTACTTCGCTCCCAGCATCAGGGATACGCAGGGAAAGACACTGTACGCTACGATGAACTATGGCCACAGGGTGATCCTTCCCCACGAGACGCATTCCGGTATCGTGCCGAAGTTCGAGTGGGTTACCAGCGGTCACAGATGGGCCACCAAGGCGGCCAAGGAGCGTGGACGGGAAGACCAATTTTTCCAGGCAGGGAAGGTCGGATATATTCAGCGTCTGGCCCACTTCCAGTTCTATCTCCACAGGTGGGCCTCGAGAACGATGAGCGCCCAGACCTACTTCAATCCGAACATGGTGATCGGATTCCCAGGGCTCATCATTGACAAGCCTGTGCTCCCGACTGAAGTCAGGAAGCCGATGGAGATAGAACTCGGCAGAGAGCTGAGACCTACTCAGTTCATCGGTAAGGTACACTCCTTGGTCCACAATCTCAGCCAGTCAGGTGGTTTGACATCGGTCAACTACACTCACTGCAGAACTCACAGAGGAGTAGACGACGAGTTCCTCGGTGTACTGACCAGAGAGAAGGTGGGGAAGCGACGAAGGAAGATCGTCATGTACCCGGTCGAGATGTCCAGGAATCTTAGGGCAGGAGGAAATCGCAGAAAGCAGCTCGAGAATCTGCTCCTCATGTACCTCACGGACAGCCTGAATACGGGCATCAAGATCAGGGTCGGGAAGATCAGTGGCAAGGTATCTTCAGTGGAAGCCTCTCAGAGCACAACCAGGGTATCCCGTATCAGCGCAAAAAACATCGGTGTAAGCTCTGAGGAATTCGATGGCATCAGCACAGACCCCGACAAGAACTATATCAGTGTCCCGGACAGTCTCACCGTAACTGTCGAGTACTTCATCGGTACCGGAGAGTTTGTCAGGTCCAACATTGCCATCGAAGACGCGCTGATGCCCGGCTGGTATTCGGATGTCTGGTGGAAAGAGAACATCAGTGAGAAGGTCTACCTCCCTCTCTTAGGCACCCGCGCCATTACCGATGACGAGTCGCTGTACGAGGACAATCTAGCGGACCAGGTCAACACCGAAGGGTACGATTCCAGCATCCGGAGCAACTACGACAAGACCAAGAACATCTATGCAGGAGTCAACGAGCAGGAGGTACAGACTGATGACGGGACCACGGTCACCGTCCTGGACGTAGATGTTGATACCCTCGAGAAGGCCATAGATGGCCTGGCGGCTGTGTACAGCATCTACAAGGAGAGGGACCTCGACGTCCACGAGTTCATCCAACAGTTCACCACCCGCCCGATAGCCAACTTGGTAGAGGTCCTTGGGAGTCAGAACCTTGAGTTCTCGGGGGGAGAGGTGGCTGACACTGAGACTATGGTAGAAGGGTTCCATTCTAGGGCCTTCGGAGACTACAATACTAATGTGAGGTTAGCCGATGATGGTAGGATGGTGGCTGGGGACAATGCCCTCGGCGACCTACCAGAAGGCACCTTGAAGCCGATCATCCCACGAGGGAGAAGGCAGGAAAACGTTGAGATACCTCAGCATTTGGACCCCCGTGGAAGATCACGGGCAAGGGTCCTCAACTACGTAAGAGAGTTGGAGGTCAGCCGTGGATTACTCGGTACATGAGAAGCTTGCCTTCTTTGACGAGCTCGAGAAGATTGCCCAAGCACCAGTGGGAGCAGCCCTGAGGGCCACCAAGGAGATTGCCGGGAAGATTCCTGGAGGAGCCATCGCAAAGCACTGGAAGGTTCCCGCTCTCCTCGGTGCCGGCGGGGCCACCGCGATCACAGGTGAGCAGGCATTTCAGGACTGGCTTCTGGGAAGGCGAATCAGGAAACAGAGCGGGATGTGAACGAGATAACCCTACATGCCTTCAGCGACGAGCTGGAGAAGATATCGGGCCTCAAGGATGTCTTCAGAGGCATCGCGGATATCTTTCGGGGTGAGAAGGCAAAGTCTACCAGAAGGGTTGAGTATCACTTCTCCCCGAAGGCAGGCAAAGAGAAGTGGGACAAGTTCGCCAAGCACGTCACATCCAAACCGTTCTTAGACATGCTCAAGAAGCACCCGGAGGCGGACAAGAAGCTGATTCTCCATGCGGAGTCTTTGCATAATCTGGCCAAGGGTAAGACCCTGGGTAAGGTCACGAGCTCAGTTGGTAAGGGGAAGCGGTACGAGATCGTTCAACTTCCGGGCCGACTGGGATGTACCTGCAACGACTGGAAGTTCAAGGGTAGCGTGACTCCGGGGTACGACTGTAAGCATATCAAGGCCTTCAAAGAGGGGAAGACGCAGGTATGAACTTCAAAGACCAGACCGGGGCATTCTTCGATGAGCTCTCCCAAATCTCTGAGAAGGAGAAGCGGGAGAAGGAGGGGAAGGACTACAAGAGGGACGGTAAGCCGTACTCGTCCAGGCTGACCCAGGACGAGGAGCCGAGCACTTACTATCCTCCGTTCCTTCCGGAAGATGAGCCCGAAGTCATCATAGGACATTAAGATGGACACCAATGCTATACTGGACGAGCTCGAGAAGATAGCTTCCATGGGAGGGCAGGACCTCAGGAAGGGATTCATGGGGATGCACACCAACTTCCCTACCCAGGACAGCAAGTCCTTGGCCAAGGGGCTGCTGAACCAGTCCAGGAAGGCCGCCGAGGTTGGCCCGGCACCGACCGTAGGGAAGCTCAACCCGAAGGGGCCGACCGTTCAGGATCTGACACCCAGTTTCCCATCAAACAAAGGCTCGCTGCCAAAGATCGGAGGAGTCATGAACTACAGTGAAGACCCGTTGGTACAGTACCTCAAGAAGCAGGCTGAGGAGATGACGAACATCAACGAAATGCCTCAGGGCGACGGCAAGGAAGAGCCGCAGGTTGATGAAGATCCAGAGCCCACCGAGGAGGTGACTCGAGGATTCGTGAAGAAGCATACCGACTATTTGGGTCGGTTGTTCGACAACAAGGCGTTCCGTGACAAGTTTGAGCAGAAGTTCAAGTAGACATGTTCGATCTCTTCGTCACAGAGGATGTCGAGAAGACCGCTGCGGACTTCTCGAAGCCCCGCCAGCAGGCGGACTACGATCTCTGGAAGCAGTGGGACCAGGGCGGCAGACAACCAGACGACCTGAGACCACTACTCCAGAACTTCCGTGGCCTTCTGCGCTCTCGAGCCAACCGATGGGTATCCTCCGTTGACGTCGACATCCCGCCGGCCGCCATCCATGCCGAGTTCAACAAGCAGTTCCTGAAGGCCGTAGAGACCTACGATCCCAACAGGGGAGCCGCACTAGGAACATGGGTGGACACCAACCTCAAGCAGGCCAACAGGTGGATGGCTACCTACCGCAACCCGGTCAGGATGTCGGAGACCAGGTTCTACAAGGTAGGCGAGTTCGACAACGCGAAGTCCATCCTCGATGAGCAGCTCGGTAGGGAGCCTAACACTCAGGAGCTCGCAGAGTATCTGAAGTGGTCCGAGGCTGAGGTGGCGCGTCTAGAGAACGAGAGAAGGAGGACTTTGACGTCTTCTGCGTGGGAGTCGGACCCATCCTCTATAGCCCCTTCTCCAGAGGCGGAGAAGCTGAATATCCTTCGGTACGAGCTCACACCGAAAGAGCTCCTGGTATATGAGTACACGATTGGGTACGGAGGAAAGCCCCAGCTGAAGCCCAGTCAGATAGCACAGCGGATGGGGGTGAGCCCCTCTACCGTGTCGAAACTTAGGAAATCAATCGCCAACAAGGCGAAGAAGTATATGTAGATGGCCAAGGTACCACCGACCAAAGACGAGCGGGATACCAACCTGCAGAACCTCAAGCAGGCGATGGCCCAGTACTACGAAGAGGAGTCGAACAGGCTGGACAACGAGACCAAGTTCCTCCGGGCTGTCCTTCAAGGACGTGGGGTATCGGAGACCGGATCGGTCAATCTTCAGGAGGCCTCCGCCCTGGTACAGGTTGAGATAGATGCCTACATAGGATTTGAGTAATGTCCCGCCTTCTGAACCAGCTATCTGTCCCCAGGGCGAACTTCCTGTACGTCAGGAAGAAGCTCTCTGCGACTTGCCAGGCCACGGATGCGGTCGGGCACTGCGTTTACTTCGACGGTGACATAGCAAGCGATCTCTACTCGGTTACAAAGGCAGACCCAGCTGTACCTACGAAGATGCCAGCAATAGGCGTCATCATAGAGAAGCCCACCGCTACGACTTGTGTAGTCCAGACCGGGGGGAGGCTGCCAGGCATCGTCACCGGATTCACAGCTGGGGACATAGCCTATGTGGGGACAGACGGTTTCCTCACACAGACTCCACCGGGAACGTACCCTCAAGTCATGGGTGTGGCATCTGACGACGAAGAGATCCTCCTGAGCCCGGAGTATTCAGAGGCTGGAGGGGGGGACGCAGGACCTACGGTGGAGGTAGACTTCTACAATGAGCTCTTCGTGACCGTCACGCACAACAGAGGGTGGATGCCACTGGTACAAGTAATGACGAAATCTCTGGACGGGTGGAACGTTGGTGGGTGGAATGATATAGCATGGAACGGCGGATTCGGCACTCTGCAGAAGATTGAGGAAATCGATCTCCGTCATCTTGGGCGGAACGCATTTCTGGTAAGCTTCACGGAGCCCACGTCGGGTAAGGTGTTGTACAGATGAGCGGACTACTTACAATATCAGGGGTATCAGGCACCGGGCCGACATATACGTTGACCGTCACCTCCTCTGCCGGGGTGTCGACCGGTGACCATGTCGTAGCCCCACTTCTAAGCGACACCTCTCGAGGCGGGATCTACAGGGTCACCAACGTACCGACCGGGACGACGATAGATATCACGGATGACCTGGTTCCTGGTGGGGGAACCTACGGGGCTCCGACCAGCGGGCCAGGAGGGTACTGGACTCCGACGGTCAATGGCCTTTCCAACGTCAAACCGAATGTGTGCCCGTTCTGGGGCGATATTACAGAGCGCGATTTCCTCCTGGTCGAGACAGGCATAGGGAGCATCACCGGTCCTACAGGACCCACAGGGCCTACGGGACCAACCGGTCAGACGGGTCAAACAGGAAGCACTGGACCTACTGGACCCACCGGAATTACAGGACCGACTGGGCCGACAGGTCCTACCGGATCCACTGGTTCCACAGGGGGCACAGGGTCAACGGGGCCCACTGGCGTGACCGGCCCAACCGGAACAACAGGAGCAAAGGGTACGACGGGCGTCACAGGGTCTACCGGTCCCACTGGAGCCACGGGGCCTACCGGCGCAACGGGACCTACCGGCGCCGGGCAGACTGGTGCTACTGGTCCTACTGGCCCTACAGGGGTGACAGGATCAACAGGACCTACAGGGGCGACAGGTCCCACCGGTCCGACGGGGAGCACGGGATCAACTGGCGAAACCGGGCAGACTGGAGTTACTGGACCTACAGGCCCGACAGGTGCCACCGGTCCCACTGGTGCGGGTCAAACGGGGACTACAGGCCCCACCGGTCCGACGGGGAGCACGGGAGCTACAGGAGCGGGAACCACTGGCTCGACAGGTCCCACAGGGGTAACCGGACCTACCGGGGCCACTGGCCAAACAGGGCAGACCGGTGTAACAGGCCCAACAGGACCTACCGGAGTGACAGGCGCCACCGGGGCAGGAACTACTGGACCAACGGGGGCTACAGGCCCTACGGGGCCCACCGGAGCCACTGGCTCGACCGGAGCCGGAACGACCGGCCCGACTGGAACCACAGGTCCGACCGGTCCAACTGGGGCGACAGGGGCCGGACAGACGGGACAGACCGGCCCAACAGGTCCAACGGGACCGACCGGAGCTACCGGCGCCACTGGGGCTGGGGAGACAGGACAAACTGGGCCGACAGGCCCCACTGGACCAACGGGGCCGACCGGAGCTACAGGGTCGGGGACAACCGGTCCAACGGGCCCGACAGGAGCAACTGGGCCCACAGGTGCGGGTACCACAGGCCCTACCGGTCCCACAGGCCCGACCGGACCAACTGGTGCGACTGGACAGACGGGCCAAACCGGGGTTACTGGACCCACCGGTCCAACTGGTGCGACAGGAGCAACCGGTCCTACTGGTCCCACCGGGGCCACAGGCCCTACAGGCCCTACAGGACCTGGAGCAGACCATTGGGATGCCGTTGTGGCCCCTTCAGGAGGCGACTACACTTCTATCAAAGCCGCCTTTGATGCTTCTGAAAAGACAGTTTTTGTTCGCAATGGTACATACGTCGAGACTGGCGATATTGAACTTCCGGTTGACGGCGCTCTGATAGGCGAGTCTGACGATGGCGTGATCATTGACTTCAATGCCGGAGCGTATTCTGTTCGCATCGACGGAAACTCCGCTACCAAAGAGACGGCCGGAACCATCACAGCGACCAACGGATCGGCGGCTGTTTCAGGCAGCGGCACGACGTTCACCAATCTGAGTGCAGGCGATTATATCCAGATCGAAGAGACGTTCCACGAGATCCTCTCGATTACCGATGCGAGCAACCTCACACTGGCAAACACGTATCGTGGACGCACGCGCAGCGGTATCAGCTGGCAAGGCCACACGATGAAGGTCGGGGTCGAGTGTCGCAACATCACGGTTATTGATTCCGTCAATTCTGGGTGGGAGCTGCAAGGTGCGCTGCGTGCTACGCTGACCAACTGTCGCGCACAGGGCTGCACTTCCAATGGCTTCGAGTTGGACGACTGTGGTGAGGTAGCACTGGTCAACTGCACAAGCCAGGACAACGGTGGGGATGGCCTCGATGTCAAAACATCTGCCGGAACGTTGATCAGCGGCGGTAGCTTTTCGAACAACGTGGCGCGAGGGATCGATGCGTTCAATAGCACGGCCACGACCATCGACGACACCGTTACCGACCAGAATGGGACGGCCGGTATTCGACTTGGTGTGCTGTGCGCAGCCATCGGAGCCCAGTCTCGGCAGAACAATGGCTTTGGTTTAGAAAGCGACGACAAATGCAGAGTCGAGGCATGCGAGATATCAGAGAATAACGGGGTAGGAATCTCTCTGGCATCAGACACCTATTGTGTAATCGTAGGAAACCGGATCTTCTCAAACGTCAGCCACGGCGTGGATGCCGCCGATGCAGATCACACAATTGTCGGCAACTTGATAAGGAACAATGGCGGGGCCGGTGTGGTATGTGGCGGTAGCCAGTCTGTCGTGTCATCGAACCGTATCCAAGGTAGTACCAGTTACGGTGTACATGTCCAAAGCGCCGCAACCTCAATAGGTATCCACGGCAACACTATTCTAAATGGTTCTGCTCAGGGTGTGTATGTTGAGGGAGATAGTACGGTAATCAGCGGTAATATCGTACATTCGAACACGACTAATGACGTTGCGATACTGGCGACCGCAGACGCGACAAGGCTCACCGGTAACCGCATAGATAGTTACTCAGACTCAGGCACCAATACAGTTCTTGGTATTACTGACGCTGATCAGGCCACAGAAACAGCTGTCGGCGTGGCAGAGATTGCTACGCAAGCTGAAGTGGACGCTGGAACAGATGATACTCGGATCGTTACTCCTCTCAAACTGGCATCAACTACGTTACCGACTGGACCGACAGGTCCTACTGGACCCACAGGTGCTACGGGCTCAGGGACTACCGGCCCGACAGGACCAACAGGCGTCACCGGGCCGACTGGACCAACAGGTGCCGGTGTAACGGGCCCAACTGGACCAACGGGACCGACCGGGGCGACGGGATCTGGTGTCACTGGTCCGACCGGTGTAACAGGGCCGACGGGACCTACGGGTGTGACGGGTGCTACAGGAGCAGGAACTACTGGCCCCACTGGGACAACAGGGCCGACAGGTACAACTGGTCCGACAGGGCCTACTGGAGTCACCGGATCTGGTTCTACTGGCCCAACAGGACCTACTGGTTCTACTGGCCCAACAGGGGCAGGAACTACGGGGGCGACCGGGGCAACTGGTCCGACAGGCCCGACCGGGGCAACCGGTGCAGGGACGACAGGGCCTACGGGTGTGACTGGTCCGACCGGACCAACAGGTGCCGGAGAGACAGGATCGACGGGCCCGACCGGACCTACCGGCCCAACGGGGGTGACAGGTGCTGGAACCACAGGCCCTACCGGGACAACAGGGCCAACAGGCCCCACCGGACCTACAGGAACCACAGGAACAACAGGTGCAGGTGAGACGGGTGCCACAGGTCCCACAGGGCCGACCGGTGTTACTGGTCCAACTGGGGCCGGGTCCACAGGTCCTACCGGGCCTACCGGCTCCACAGGTGCTACAGGTGCCGGCCAAACAGGACAGACTGGCCCCACAGGGCCAACCGGTCCGACAGGGGCTACTGGCGCCACAGGGGCTGGGGAGACAGGACAAACTGGTCCGACCGGACCAACGGGGGCAACGGGGGCCGGAGCTACTGGTGCCACCGGACCAACGGGGCCAACAGGGTCTACTGGATCGACCGGGCAGACTGGGCAGACAGGATCAACTGGCCCTACCGGTCCAACCGGGGCAACTGGTCCGACAGGCTCTACAGGATCCACCGGGCAGACAGGATCCACCGGGCCCACAGGAGCCACGGGATCTACAGGCCAAACCGGTCAAACTGGGGTTACAGGCCCCACCGGGCCGACAGGGGCTACAGGTCCTACGGGCGCGACCGGGCAGACAGGTCAGACGGGTGCAACAGGTCCAACCGGATTTGACGGACCAGGATCCTCAGTCGACTTGGGGATAGTGGTTTGGAGCGGTACCAGCGGCAGTGTGATAGCCGATAGCGGTACGAGATTCTACGGTAATTCTGCCACTGACCCATCTTCCCCCTCTCCTGCTGATGGGGACCTCTACTACAACACAGCCATCGACAAGCTGATGGAGTATGATGGAGGTAGAAGTAAGTGGCTCAGTGTGGAATCTGCTTATCTGCAGTTCGGACGTAACGGAACAACAGCCGCAGGTGCTTATTATCGGGCCGTCAACGGTGTTACGATGTCCTCGACACGCGGCTACCACGCCCTGTTCAACGGAACAATCGTTGGGCTCGGCTATACTCGAGATGATTCTGATGCTGCCACGTTCGTGGTAACGGAGGGTGGGGTATCTCGAGCCACCTTGGCTTCTTCGGCGACTAGTGGTAGAAGCGTAGCCCTCAATGGTGACTTCAGCCAGGGCGGTATCCTAGCTATGCAGAATCAGACTGGGGGGAACATAACCTCCTATGTGACTGGCTGGGTCTCTGTGAAGTGGAGAGTGTAATATGTCCATCACGATAATCGCAAAGAACCAGACCGCTGGAGCTTTGACTCTGGACAACCTGCAGGCTCCCGACAGAGAGATACCGGCAAGCGGTCAGGTGACATTGACTGACTATAACTACGTCTACGAGATACAGTCAGACCCGCAACTTCGTCAATACATCACTGACGACGATGTTCTGCTGAATGACGGCACCAATGATCTTTCCAAACAGGAATCCCTCAACTTCATATCTACAAAAGCCTCCCCTTCAGATCCTGGAAAGGACTTTATCGACTTCGAAGATTTCATACTGGTAGACCCTACTGACCCCAATGCAGATTACACGACTATTCAGGCTGCCATCACTGCAGAATCTTCCGGTACCATAATTAAGATAGGCCCCGGATCGTATAGTGAAACCATCACTGGCAAATCTGGAATCACGCTTATCGGTTCTGGAAACCGTGACACTGTAATTACTGGCAACCTTTCAGACAACGGTGCCCTAGTTACCATGAATACGTCAGGTATTTTCGAGGTAAATAATATAGAGATCAGCTTGACCTGGGATGGTGATCCGGGTGAAGAAGGGGACGCCGTTCTTTGTTCTCAAGGTAGAATCAGGCTGTACGACTGTAATGTCTATGCCAACGAAGGCGGCCTGGTGGACGGTGGAACCCAAGTAGCAGTAAAAACGTCTGGTACTGGAAACGTTGATCTGGAAGACTGCTCAGCGGTTTCTTTCGAGGCAGAACCTCTCGTATCGTCATACGGTATCTGGCATACAAGTACTGGCGATGTATCGATGGTCAGAACCTTTGCTGAGGCCGCGAATGCTGGGGTTCTAGTTAATAATGCATCAGCAGACTTTACAATGGAGAGCTCTGAAGCTAATTCATTGACCATCACGTCTGCGAACAGTGTCTACCTAGATAAGGCAAATAGGATCGACAGCATCACCGGCGCCGACAACATCACTGGATTCCGGGCTTATGGTCTAACAGATCCTCCTTTCGAGAATATTATAACTGTCGATCTCACTGATGTCCGAGCCGATTACTCAACGATACAGTCTGCTATCAGCGCCGCCTCGGATGGTGATGTCATCTTGGTAGGGCCTGGGAAGTACGCTGAAGAGCTGACCATAAGTGGGAAAGACATAACCATTATTGGTTTGGGAGGCAGTGCCCAGCCCACAGGCGATTACGTAGATGGGAAAGTGATAATAAATCCTACTTTGGATGTCAGTGGTGATATCGCTGTAGAAGTCAGCGGAGACTTGACATTCTGTATGGAGAATATCAACATTGCCCCGACGATTAATAATTCAGGAAACTATGACGGCCTCAGGGTCAACAGTGGGGTCGGCGGTCAACAGGTATTTAGCAATTGTTTTATTGCTCCTGCGGCAGGAGCAGGGGCGAGTGGAGCAGTAGTAAGGGCAATCTACATCGCGTCTAGCGACGATACGAGATTTTGGAATTGCACTTCCAGGGTTGCAGACGGGGTTTCTCTTCTTGGTACCGCTTATGAGGTGTACCATGCTGGTGGAACGACGCATTTCCATAACTGCCACATAGATGAGAACGGCGGAGCATCGAATGGGGATGTCTTTATAAGCAGTGGGTCTCTACATCTCCACGCCACAGACATTACCGGGGATATAATCCGAAGCGGGGGAGGCACTGTCTATGTAGATCTGCACTCTACGTGGGGCGGTCTAAATGGTCTGAACGACAATGACACCGAGACCAACCTGGTAAAGGTTGATGGCGGCCTTTTGAGGACAGATGGGCAGAACGATGCCTACAAGATTTCTCTTAGGAACCTCAGTGGTGATCCAGGCAGCCAAGCTAATGGGGACTTATGGTTTGACGGTACTAACCTTCGTGGAAGGGAAGGTGGTGCTGATTACAATCTGATCAGTGGGGGACCCACTGGGCCAACTGGTCCTACCGGACAGACTGGACAAACAGGACAAACAGGCGCCACAGGTCCTACCGGTGCCACCGGTTCTACGGGGGTCGGGGAGACAGGACCAACTGGCCCGACAGGTCCAACCGGACCGACCGGGACCACTGGACAAACTGGTTCTACAGGTCCAACAGGACAGACTGGGGCAACTGGTCAGACGGGGCCAACCGGCCCTACAGGTCCTACCGGACCAACGGGTGCTGGGGAAACAGGACAGACAGGAAGCACAGGCCCAACTGGTGTGACTGGGCCAACAGGCTCTACGGGAGAAACCGGACAAACCGGGGTGACCGGACCTACTGGTCCTACAGGACCTACAGGAGTCACCGGTCCTACTGGGCCTACCGGGCAGACGGGCCAAACTGGGCCGACCGGACCAGTGGACAGTGGCGGCTCGAGCACTGACAACGCAATAGCCCGTTGGGATGGTACCGGAGGGGCCACTCTCCAGAACAGCGGTATTACAATAAATGATACCGATCAAATGGATGAGATCAAAACCGCCAGCTTCGTATCTGAATATGACAATGGTAATCTCGGTGCGACCCCGACGATCAATTGGAATAATGGTCAGAAACAGAAGGGGACCATCTCTGCGAATATCACGAGCATCACTTTCACTAATCCGCCAGGCCCTTGCAACCTGGTACTGCGGCTGGTTGAGAACGGTACCGGAGGTTACACTATTCCTGTGTCGGCTTGGCCGTCTACGGTGAAGACCGGTAATGGAGATACCCCAGAAGTATCAACGAGCGCCAATGATGAGAATTTGTACTCGATATATTATAACGGCACGGATTATTATCTGAGTTGGGGCAAGCAGGGTTGGGTCCACCCAACTTGATAGGAGGATAGAATGCCTTGGGATCTTACTACTCCAGTACCGACTGGTGACCTGGCCTCATCGGATTATGGTGAGGTTAAGCTCGTGCGTATGACGCATGACAGTGAACAAGCTCAGTTTCGACTTCGCCTCAGTTACGGCAACACGAATGCTGGTAATTGGGAAGCTGGGTACACGCCGGTAGGTAAGGATACGGGTGTCTTGATTGAGGGTGCCGATTACGATGCTATTGCAACGACCGAGAAGCCCTCTGTGACTTTCGATGATAAGTCAGCAGATCCTAATTACTCCGCAGTTGTAATCAACCACTCGACACACGGGGATCTGACGGTGTACGTGGAGAAGACGTACAGCGCGGTGAAGCGTGGCCTCTATGAGTGGCTAAACGACAACGGATACATTGATGCAGGCACGGTGGTCTGATGTTCGCTTTTCGTGTACTCAAGTCGCAGTGGCGATATGAGCTAATCATTGATTATTCCATTGACACCGGTATTATCCGAGGGTGTAGATGTGGTAATGAATTTGTGTCGCTCGAACGTGACGGGCTGCTGATGTTGTCCACGGGGTATCAGTGGGACGGACCAAGCGGTCCTACAATTGATACTCCAGATTTCATGCGGGCCTCGCTTGTGCATGACGCACTATATCAGCTCATCCGTGATTATGGCTTGAGCAAAGATCATCGTAAGCGTGCTGATGACTTGTTCTACGACATCTTGATTGAGGACAAGATGCCTCTATGGCGTGCTTGGTACGCGCACTTGGCCGTCCGTTTATTTGGCTGGCTGTTTGTGTAGAGGTTGCAATGCCGGATATTCTGAGACCATGGGAGACGGGCACCAGTCAAGGTGATTGGGATCCTGTTGGTGGCGCACTTACTATTGCTGATGCGGTAGATACTGATAGTGACTCTGAATGTCTGGAACTAGATGTCGCGACCGAGGGCGACTACTTCGATGTCAAAATGGATAACCCCTTTGGTCAGATATCCGATGGCCTTGAGATACTCATACGAGTGCGCGCGAAGGAGGCGAGCACTCGCGATATCACGATCAAGGCTACGGCTTACATCGGAGATCCGTCAATAGATCCAGTTGAAATTCTGGCTACTAAAGAGGAGAAGCTATCTTCTACCTTCGATGACTATGAGGAAGAAGAAAACTGGATAAATGTATCGGGAGAGGATTTCACAAACCTATGGGTGCGTGTTGAGATCACCAAGGTACTTGGTACCCAGCAGGTACCTGATATCACAATCAGTAGGGTAGAGGTTGAGGTTCCATCAATCAATAAGAGTGCAGCATCGCCTCAGCGGATTGAACCTGTTCTTGGAAATAGGTACCACATTAATCTTTGGCCGATTGGTGGTGAGCGGGTACGCAAAGCAGATTTCAAGCTTAGTCCGACTGGGGAGGGAAATTTCTACAGACGCACAGGGGAGTTGATTCCTGGATTGACCGTTCGAGACTTTGAAGTTACAGAGGGATAACGATGGCAGTTGCACGATTAGATGCCAGTGCAAGTGCGGCAGCATCCACGCTGAACTATACAGTCAGCGCCGGGTCTGACCGATGTCTCATTGTATGCTTCGGCTCAGAGTATAACGGATCAACATCTGTTACGTCAGTAGACTACGGTGGCCAGGCAATGGTGCAAGCGTTCTCAATTCAAACGGCAGACTCTGGGTACGCTGCTAATACCTCGTGTTGGTATTTACTCGATGCTGGTATTACAGCTGCTTCTGGTAACACTATTACTCCTACTTATTCAACTACTCCAGCTGATGAGATGATCACGGCTGCATCTTATACAGGCGTTAACCAGACTGGCGGTGCGTCAACTGTGTTGGAGACTGCCACAGCAGAATCAAACGAATCAACGCCAAACCCGTTTACGACAATCGACCTGACAGAGGCCTCTGGTAATTTGGTCGTGGCTGCGATTACTTGCGGTAACGCTACGACGTTCACGTGGGCGGCCGACATGACCGAACAGGAGGATCTCGCGGACGCATCGTCCGCAATGAGCTTCGCTGACCGGCTGTCTACCACCAATGCCAATGTCACTATTGAAGCGACGGTGGCAAGTCAGAATCGTGCTTCTGCTGGGAGCGCTGAATTTGCGGCGGCCCCTGTTTTCTCTCTGGAACAAGAAGGCTATCGTTGGTATGACGATGGCACCGAGAGTGGTTCTTCAGCACGACAATCGCAGGACACAGTGGATACGGTTGAACGTGGAGTTACGGTTCATCTAAGAGTACTGATTGATGCGACTGGTGATCCAGATTCATCACAATTTCAATTGGAGTATAAAGAGACTTCAGATCCAGATGCTGAGTATAGAAAGGTACCATTGAGCTAATGGCATTCAGATATCCAGCTGCTGGCACGTATACGTTCGATACCCAAACCGGATCGGACGCTGACCAGTTTCTTTACACCGATCCTGTTGCTACGGATGCCACGCTGCCGCAGGCAGCCAATACTGCCAGGCGCTGGTGCTGGGACTCAGACGATACTACATCGACCGATGTGGGTCCAACATCCGGGGCTGGTGGTGACCCTGATGGGTACCTGTACACAGAGGCGTCAAGCCCTGCGGCATTCGATGACGAGTTTTATCTGGAGTTTGACACTACCCTGAACGCTGCCACGAATGATATCGAAGTACAGTTTAAGACCAACCAGCGCGGCGACAATAACGATGCGACGTGCGTCGTGGAAACGAATGAGAATGGTGCTGGTTGGGTGGAACGTGGCAGTACGTTTGGTGGTAGCGGGGATCCTAATAAGGTAGATACCGGTGGTACTCAGATATGGGCATCACGCTCTGTCGATCTTACCGGGCTGATTAGCCACTCTAGTACGCGCATCCGTATCAAAATCACTTTTCCTAGTAGCGGTACCTCCTGGCATAATGATTACGGTCTTGATGAGATCGTGTTTATAGGGACTGATAAAGGTCCTACGATCAGTAGTGTTGATACTGATGATGATGTTGATGACGAGCAGACTTCGGTTATAGTTGCTGGTACTTTATTTGGGGCTACTGATACCGGTAGCGCCGATGTTGAAATAGGCGATAACGCTGTTTACGCGAGCGCCAATAAAATTAGTCAGTCTCGCAGTTCGTGGTCAGCTACGTCTATTACAATATCTGCCATTGATCTTGGGACGCAGAGCCCAGGTACCAAGTGGATGTGGGTTACTGACAGCACGGGTACACGAGGACCTGCCCACCAAATAACAGTGCATCGTGCCCAAGGTTGGGTCATGTCCGCATCAGCAGACATTCCTGCGAGCGGAGCTAATACTACAGCGCGGCTCACACCGCCTTCTGGGAAGACGACAGGCGATTTCGATGCGGGGCGTATTCAGGATGATGAGAATCCTGCTGACGCTGTCAATATCACAACTGATAATTATACTGAGATGGCTTGGTCTATTGAGGCTAAGGATGCGGCTAGAAATGTGAGCTACCGATTTCGAGTCACGGTGGCTGGGGAGGAGATAGATACGTATACGGTAAACCCACAAACCACCGTTGAAGAAGTTCTGGGCCTATTGTGGCTTGGTGATAATTTTTAGGAGTGAGCGATGGCTACCATAGTTTTGACGACACCATTCGACCCAGGGGACTATGACTCTGGTGTAACCAACTACGGGGAGGTTGATGTCACAGACATCAACATCAGTGTAAAGAACCAGACTATCGAACTTAGGTATGAGTACGGAAATACAGACGGTGAATGGGTAAGTGGAAGGAAGAAAGGTGTGACCACGATCCCTGTTTCCAATTGGGATAACGTGGCTGACATTGTCACCCAGACAGATGAGAAGGTAGGTGTCGCTGTCAAGCGGGCGGCCCTCAACTACCTGGTCAACAAGGGCATAGTTGACGGCTCTGTCTCATAGGTGAGTGATGCGTGTAGCGCTGGTAGATAGATTCTGTATGAGTAGTCAAGGCTTCTCCTACCAGGTAGAGAAGGCCTTGACCGATCTCGGGCACGAGGTAGTGAAGTTCACCAGTTGGCCGATGTCTCGGACAGACTTCGATGTTGTACATTTCGATTGGGCAGACCTCAACACCGCAGAGGGGGTAGATCGCCTTGGGAGCTTTAAAGACCGACCGAGGGTGACAGTAAGGCTGCACGCTTACGAGCTCCACGAGCATTTCGCCGGCAAGGTGGACTGGAGATTTGTGGATACCCTCATTGTTCCGAGCGCACATTATCGTGAGCTGTGCCGTGAGATGCTGAACATTGACCCCGACAAGGTGAAGATCGCACCTCACGGTATAGACCTCGACCGCTTCGCCCTGTCTCCGGCTGGATCGGATATCCTGTACATGGGGGATATGAACTTCAGGAAGGGGGCACAGCTACTTGGTGTAGTGGCCGGGGCTTTCCCAAACAGAGAGATCCATGCTTACGGGGGAATAACCCGCCCACGGTTGAAGATCTACTTCGACAACATCGACATCCCAAACCTTCACATACACGGCCGCACCAACAACCCAGAAGAAGTGATGAGGGACCAGAAGTTCGGGTTCATCATCAGCACCAGTATGCTGGAGAGTTTCCACCTGGCTGTGGCAGAGGGCATGGCCTGCGGCTTGTCACCATTGGTACACAATTGGATGGGGGCAAAGGAGTTGTGGCCCCACACGTGGAGAACAATAGATGACCTGAGGGCTCTGGTCGATAGCCCGATGTCCCCAGAAGAGGCCAGGAACTGGGTATCTAGTAGGTATGATGCAAAGGACAGGTATCCAGTCTTGGCGGAGACCATCATTGGGAACGCGAAGCCGCACCCTGTAGAAGAGAAGCCCGAGCTTGAATCCATAGCCGTTTGCATGGTTACGAAGGATTGCCCGAAGGGGGTAGAGCGGGCCATCAGATCTTGTAGCAAACACATCGACGCGGCGTTCATTTGGGTAGATAGCAGAGATACTGGAGACACAGAAGACTTCGCGAAGGGTCTGCTCGAGGAGCTCAATCTCGACGGGGAGGTTCAGCAGTTCGATGCCCCCGACCCATGGGACTTCAGCTATGTGAGAAATCTGGTACACTCCGCCAACACCTGTGACTGGGCTCTCGTACTGGACGACGATGAGTACCTGGACCACCCAGAGGAGCTGCCAAGGATACTCGAGCTCGCCAAGAATCACGATGTGGTAGAGATTGCGAGCGGGATGACCCCTGACAAGTACGGCAACGTGGCATCGGCTTGGAAGTCGGACAGGTTGATGAGGTCCCACGTCAGGTGGGTGAACCCGAGACACAATATCGTGGATTCCTCTACCCTGAAGAGAGGCAGATTAGCCTGGTCCGGCAACATCATGTCAGTCGACGACAAGAGCATAAAGAAGACAGAGATCAGGACCGCCAGATCAGAGCAGAGGTTCACGAACATCGAGATCTTCCGGGAGAAGATCGATAAGAACCCGAACGACACCCGTTCCATGTTCTACCTCGCCATTGCCTACAGAGAGATGGGCAAGCACTGGGAGGCCGTCCACTGGTACAACCACTACCTGGTCACAGGCGGGTGGGACGAAGAGAGGTGGCAGGCATGCTTCGATCTGGCTCTTTGCCATCTTAGCCTCCGGAGATATTCCGATGCCAGGAAGGCCGTCCACCGATCATTGAAAGAACGCTGGGACAGAGCCGAGTCGTTCGTACTGATGGGGGACATCTTCTACAAGTGCAAGGGTTATGAGGACGCTGTACTCTGGTACGAGCTTGGCTGTGCCCTGCCCTACCCAAAGAGGGCTCGTTTGTTTGTACGCCGCTCTGTGTACGACTGGGAGAGGTATGATAAACTGTCTATGGCATACTCGCATGTGGGTAACTACAGGGCCGCTATCAACTGCGCGAGGAGAGTGCTGGAGAAGAGACCAGACGAGGATAGGGTGCTGAACAACATCAAATTTTGGGAATCCAAACTCTAGGAGACGTCGATGTTCGGGACAAAGAAGAAAAAGAAGGTGAAGAAGACCACCAAGACTGAGAAGGCGGACACCACTGAGAAGATCACTAGGGAGCCCAGCGAGTCTTTGGAGGAGATCATCGACCGTCTCGAGAAGGGTGGAAAGTGCCAGGCCAAGGGTTGCATGGAGAAGGTACCAACCAGGATGGCCTTCCTATGCTCTAGCCACGGAAGGAAGTACTCCGCCTCTGCGCGGGGTGCCGAGAAGCCGAAGCCCGCCCTGAAGAAGTGGCTGAAGGAGAATGTCCTGTAATGCCTTCTAGTGCGTGGACACAGATCGACGACGTCATCTCGTTGATCAAGAGAGTTAACCCGATGTCTATGTTGGACGTCGGTGTCGGCTTCGGTAAGTATGGTGTCCTTGCTAGGGAGTACTTGGAACTCTGGGACGGCCGGGATAGGTATGATGACTGGAGGCGCAGAATAGACGGGATAGAGGTATTCGAAGAGTACCACAATCCTATCTACGACTGGGCCTACGACGCTGTCTTCTTTGGTAACGCCCTGGAGGTGATTGAGAAGCTCGACAATTACGATCTGATACTGATGGTCGATGTCATAGAACATTTCGAGAAGGAGGATGGTGCCCGGTTCCTCAGGCTTTGCTCAGCCCGTTCGAAAAACATCTTAGTGGTTACTCCCATCAGACCGTCTGCCCAGAAGTCAGCCTTCGGAAACCCCCACGAGGAGCACAGGTCAGCGTGGACGCAAGAGGACCTGAAGCCTTACGGACGTCTGACTGCGGTCCCCAACAGAAAATCACTAGTATGTTTACTGAGTAGGAAAGAGAATGACTAGGTACATCACAATCGGACTCATATGGTCAGTGATAGCGACGGCCATCGTATGGGACATCATTGCCGCCATAGAACCAACCCCAAGAGATACAATTAGCACCGTCAGCCTGGAGTACTTCTGGAAGAGGCCCGTCATTCCATTTTTTCTGGGAATCCTCATAGGCCACATGTCGTGGCCCCTTGACCACGAGCCCAATCATTTGAAGATCTCGATCCCTATTCTCGCAGTACTCTGCATAGGGGTACTCATACTCGATCTGGGGGGTTATATCCCAAGGACCATCCCAATGCTGATAGTCCTGGTGGGCGTCATATGTGGGCACTTGTTGTGGCCACAGAATATCTGGTGAGGTGGACATGGGAGAGACGGCACTGAAGATACTTTCTGATTACGGGATCCCGGGTCTCGTAATCTTCGGACTGGCCGCTGCAGTATGGTTCCTGTGGAAGCACACCAAAGAGCAGCAGTCGCAGCTAATTGATCTCCAGAATCTCAGAGTGGCTGAGGCTAAGGAGCTAAGCAAAGAGCTCATGGAGTTTTCGCAGAGCAGTAACCAGGCATTGGGCGAGCTCAGCGCGGCCATGACCGCACTCAAAGAGGCTGTGCTGGCGAGCCTGAACAGGAGCTAACATGGGACTGCTGTCGTGGCTCAGAGGGAAGAAGGAAGAAAAGGCCGAGAGACCGAACACGGAGGACCTCGAGGAAGCGCGTAGCATGCATGAGGAGGCAATGAAGACCATCCGGACCAGGAAGCAGCTGCTGGAAGAGACTAGAAATCAAATTCTTTTGATACAGAAGGAAGCGCAGAGTATACTGGACGGAAATGAAGAGGTTGAAGATGCCACCTGAAAACACGAACGAGAAGCTGGACAAGATCGCTGATATCCTCGGGAACAAGCTCGCCCCGCCTATGGCCCAGGTTCTGGAAGAGATCGAGCTCTCCAACAAGTCCAGGAAGCTGGTCCTGATCGCCATGGTCGCCATGATAGTCGTGTTCACGGCTGTGTCCGTCTACTCAGTCAACAGGAATATGCAGATAGCTGACGATCTCGAAGAGATGCAGTACAACTACATGGTCCAAACTGCCCGCCTCAACAGGTTAGTGGATCTGGCAGAGGACAACGCCAGCACCCCGGAGATCGAGAAGGAGCTGAAGGACATACAAAGGATGGCAGCCCCCACCCCGTCTTCGATAGTCCGGGCGGCTGCGGAGCTTGCCCCGAAGATGATCCTTGAGCAGGCGAAGAGAATCGAGCTGGAAAATGGTACGGACGAAGACTGAAGACATAGAAGACAGCCTAGCGATGGTTCTCAGGAGCAAGAACGAGAACCTCGAGAAGCTACGTGACATCACATCAGATATCATGAAGCTTACGATGCACTTTGGGGGAGTGCCGAAGGCCGTAACCAAGTCCCAGATCATGGGCACTTGTGAAAGGTGTAATCAGGAATTCTTTGTTGTCTCCCGTGTTGGGGAGTTGGTGTGTCCTCATTGTAAAAATCCAAAGGTGAAATGGGTTTGGGGAAACTTGCAAATCGCATTTGTGCCCGAGCCTGGGGGTGAGTTCTCTCGGGAGTAGTTATGAAAGCGGAGCCGACATCACTCGAATTCGTATCGATCCTTATGCTGATCATCAGTCTGATATCGGCACTTCTGTGGATATTCATCAAGGTAGCTCTGAAGCAATTCACTGACAAGACCGAAGACATCAAGTCCAAGGTCGAGTCCTTGGTGAAGGACTTCGTCGCCTTCAAGGACAGCATCTCTACCAAACAGGCTGAGCTGACCAAGGAATTTGAGGAGAAGCTCGACAAGACCGATGACGAGCTCAAAGAGCTCCGTATCAAGGTGGCCCAAGATAGTGTTACCAAGAAGGAGTTCAAGGAAGCAGTCAAGGAGCTGAAGGGGAATATCCACGAGCTCAAGGACTCAATCGTGGAGGTGGATAAGATCACCAGGGAGCAGGCCAACCTGCTCACCAGGATAGAAACCTCAATCCAGTCCATGCTGGAATAGGAGGATCGCCATGCGTAGCAAGGATGTGGTTCAGGAGCTGGTTGAGTGCTCACAATCTAACCTTGATCGACTCAAAGACCTGGCCGAACGCCTTGAGAAGAACGGTGACGATCTCGACGAGCAGTCCACCAAGCCCACCATAGGAGATACCCATGGAACAGCAAGCGCTCAATGCTCTCTCTAAGATACTACTCACTCCTCAGAACCTGGGGATAATGGTGGCTTCCTGGACTATCATCGCCGTGTCTAGGAGGATGTTTCCAAGTCTCTTCAAGAAGCCGATCATGATCAGGCTCCTGCCTGTTCTTCCTATCCTTCTCTGCATGGCCCTTCTCTGGCTTCCTGGGCTGCGACCAGCAGGCGTAGAATGGGGATGGATGCTTATTCTCGGCATTCTTCTTGGGTGGGGCACCGGGCATCTCCACAAGATCTTGAAGCAGACTGTACTCGGAGACAAGATACTCAAGGCCCCAGAGGAGCCGGAAGAGAAACCAGAGGAGAAGCCCGCCGAGGGAGAATGATGAGTGATGTTTTCTATCGCACCAGGGGAGACCATCATCGACCAGTTCCCGGTGTTCAATGACGATGGATATACCACAAAAACGGGACTCCTAGCCGGAGATTTCACCGTATCTGTGTATGTCGATGGTGCGTCAACCTCCCTTACCGTTACCATAACCGAGATAGGCTCAACCGGAAACTACAGGATGTCGTACTCCCCCCCTACAGAGGGGTACTGGAACGTCCAGGTATTAGCGGATTTCAATAAGGACATCTGGGTGTCGGAAGCGATAGCCCAAGCGTTGGGCGGATCCATAGAATCCAAGCTCGATTACATTGCCAACCAGGTAGACAAGATAGACCTGAAGCCCACCCTGGCCCCTGCGGCAGTGACAAATGGGAGTCTAATGGATAGAACGATGAACAAGGACTCCGCCAAGACTTACAACCAGGGCACAGACAGCCTAGAGGCTATAAGAGATAGGTCGGGTTAGTGGATGGCACGGATCGAGGAACCAGGTGCCGGAGTTCCTGCAGCTCCGGAGACGTTCGAGGCAGATTGCCCTGCGGCGACCGATGTCCTTGATTGGGTTTACATCACTGGCCCCAAGTCAGGAAAATACCAGGTCGATACTGTTGACCCTGATAGCCCTGCCAAGGTCCCTGCGGCCGGTATCGTAATCTCGAAGCCTTCCTCTACAGAAGCCATCGTTCAATATGCCGGCACATTCAAGGGTGTCTCTGGTCTGACCCCAAGATTAGTTTGCTATGTCGATACAGATGGGACCACTATCCAGAGCCCCCCGGGGACTGCCTACGAGCAGCCAGTGGCTGTAGCTATCGATGTCGATGAGATTATTGTGAGACCTCACTTCTTCGAGACGCCGGTCCCGGTATACGCCTCTCATCTTGGGACCACGGACGGTGCCACCGACGCCCGCCTGCCATTCCCCTCGGGGACCGATGGGCTGGTGTCGGAACCTACCAGCCCCGGGACGCCGTTCTACTCATTCTCGCAGAGCGGGGACTGGGCCGACGGAAGTAACCATCCCGGCACCAGATCGGCTTCGAACACGGTCACCACCCCTGGGGATGTCACCGAGCTCGATGTCGGTACCGTCCTACGGGTCAGGTTCCTCAGATACCAGTCTTCTGGTGGTAGCGAGGACATCATCGATGAGGAGACCATTGATTGTGACGGGACGGACCAGGTATCAACACCGAATGGTTACCTCGAGACCCTCGGGGTGGCCCTGAATGTCGATAGGTATGAGGGTCAGGTCAGAGTCAACGTTCCCCTAACCACTCTCCTGGCCAACGGGGGATACCTGAGAGTGCTGGTGGAGCATCTTGGCGGCGGGGCGGGATTCCCCTACTCAGATGAGTGGGAAATCTTCGTGGACGGTCCTTACGGGTCTCCTCCTACACCAGGTGTCCCCACAGTCGTCGAGAATACCCCCAATCTGGTCTATCTGTCGGGGATAAGGTTCTATGGTATAGGGTCCACGTTCGACATCGCTGGGTCAATCTCGGACGTTTTCGAGGCCATGTTTCACAGCTCCCCGGCTCTGTTGGACCTGGACGAGCTTGGGATCTCTGGGCCGTCCAGCATCTCCTATACCGATGCAGATGTGACCCCGTCTCACCCTCCATATCCGGTATGGGATGATGGGTTTGCCTGGTTGAAGACCTTGGCAATCGACCTGACCGGCAGGGACTATGATGCCATCATCAATCAGAGGGGTCGGGACCCGTTCAACACCTCCTCACCAGCCAACTCAGCCAGTGGGCCAATCATGACAGAGAGGACCACACCGAACAGTACAGACACCGACGAGCAGTTCAACGATGAGGACTACCGTGCAGTGTCAAAAACTTTATGGAGCTCAGCGCCAGCCGCTCCCCCGACTGGAGCAGACAAGTTCGACAGCACCCTGGCCTTGGATAATGCCACGAATGATGGAGCTCAGGTCTATGGTGGAGAGCTCATCTATCCGGTGACCGACTTCCTGACTCCTGCCTCGAGGAGACCAGTTCAGCAAGCCGGTACTGACTACAGCCTGATGACCAGTACCAGGGACTACCAAAGGCCATTCCAGCACGATACGTCACCGAACACGAGAGCCAACATCGTTATCTACCTCCCGGGGTTCGATGTAACTACCATAGCCACCGGGACTCCGGACATAGATCCCGGTGGCTCCGGCGACATCAACATGTATCTCATGCTCCCGGGTGTCAGCTCCGTGTGGTTCGATATGGGACGGGAGTTCTTTAGTGCTCAGTTCCCAACACCTGAGCCGGGTTGCATCGTGAAGTCTCTATCTGGGGTGGCCGGAGGCTTCCCAACCAATGAGTACTTCTACTGCTCGTTTGGGCCATTCAGCACGATTCCGGCCGACCGGATAGTGATTTTCCGGATAGATATGTTGACCAGCAGCGCCCAGGACGTCACCAGGGCCCGGGCCTATAACTGGACGTAGGGGGTAGCTCATGAGACACTACCTGCACATTACTGAGGACGGGAAACTCGAGGTGAGGTTCTATCCCCAGGACATAGAGATGGAGGTTGGATCGGCGGTCAGGCTTACCAAACAGGAAGCCCTGAACTTGGCGTCCAGCCTTATAGAGAAGGCGGAGCAGATGGAGTAGGATGGCTTCGAATACCGAAAAGAGGGACATCGGGTTCAAACATACCCTAGACGTCCACCATACCAGGACCGACAAGCAGTGGTTCGAAGAGACCTACCGCACTCGGCACGTCGTGGCGGGGAGCGATGTCTGGGCGGAGAACCCGGCGTACAATGATGCCGCCCAGGCCGTAATAGATGGAACGGCGGTCCAAGAGACCGACTTCGAACTCACATTGGACCCCTTCTCTGCCGGTCAGTTGTGGGTGGCGAAGACCAATGCAGGAGTATGGCCTTTTGACGGCCCCTTAACAGACTTTGATCAGCTCGAGACGGAGCGGGTCAAGAACTGGATCAGCCCTATATACTGGGGACCTTCGTCGTCAACCGGGTACACCTATGTCCTGAAACAGAACGATGGCACACCTATACCGGATGGCAACTGGGAGCTGCATTTCGGGGAGGGGCTTCTTCACCTTGATGACGGACACACTGCTGCAGATGAGAGCTGGTCTACGCCTCTGAAGCTCACCGCCTACAGGTACGATGGTAGCTTCGTTGGGGCCGGGGGCTCAGGGGACCCGGATGCGTTACTTGAAACCGTGACGCCGATTACCATGCGTGTTGACCACGCTACCGGAACCTCACCGCCCTCTGGGACGAAGATAAAAAACCAGGCTGAGTATGACGCCTTGGGGTACGACTTGAAGTACCGCGACGATGCCTGGGACATCACGATGGGTGCCGGTGTGGCGCTTAAGTACCCCATCAGGGTCTTGGTGGCTCCTGGTGTTCAGTACGCCAAACCAAATAACTTAGGACTACTGGCCGCGTTCGGAGCAAACTACACTGGACACATCGGGATATTCGGAGGGGTGAGGGCTGGCGCGCCTACTGCCTTCTTCGCTGACTTCACCAATTACCCGTGGTCGAGCTGGGGTGAGATCATCTTCGAGGACGAGACACCGACCATCCTTGAAAGCGGCATCACTGGCACGACATCAAACAATGTGGGATACGTGCCCTATATAGATCGAACTGACGCGGGCACGTGGACTGTCGATCAGCACAAGGGAAGCTTCGCGGTGATTACCTCGGGCCCCAATGCAGGGCTGATGGTCCCGATAGGTTGGAACACGACGACCAGACTATATGTCGGTGGAGGGTTTGGTGCGGTAGGTGCAGTCACGTTTCAGATTCAAACTCCGGGCGCGGTCTGCGTTGACAGCGACGGGGCTGGCAGCTTTCAATTTGACGCGGCCCCGCACAGGCTTGGCGTTGATGTGGAGTATCGTGGATTGCAGTTCGGCAATGCCACATATCCGTTCTGGGGCATGTCGTACAACGTCGGCATGCTCTACGTCGTTGGGTGCAAAATTTGGAACGTAAGGACCAACAATCCGCCTGTCATCCATTTCGATCAGCTTGGTGAGCGCGGGACGATCTACATGGATCAATGTACGGTGCGAGGTTCCAATCGGAGTGCAGGGTACGGCGCAGGTGGAATGGAGCTGTTTCGTAGTGTGTTCGTCGGTACGAATTCTGCGCGTGAGGTGCTGGAGGTCAGAGATCATTACCTTACTGGACTCGGTAATCTGCTTATCCACGAGAGCGCCAGCCAGACCGCACCCATTCTGAATTTGGTCGGTGTTGATGGCGTGTACCTACCGCACGGCGACACGTTTATCTTTATGCTGAAGGGCGCTAATGGGACCAGCGGCATAGGTTTGAGAATCGACAAGACCCCCGGAACGTCTATCCACTGGCACACGGCGCCAGAGGCCCGGATCGAGGTATACGACGTTGGCGTCGGTGTCGACGTCAAAAGTGATATCAAGATCCTGAACGTCACTGGCTCAAACGTTGTCACGGCGTGGCAGGTACAGGACGGGGCTCGCCTGGTCGTGCAGAATCCAGCCAACCTTGTGGCTACGACCAACGATGTCGATATCGACGGCGATGTTTTCGACTACGCCACATATTTCGGAGCAGTGGGTGACGGGGTGGAGGGCGTCAATGGCTCTGTGGTGTTGAGGATCTGATGAGACGAAACTGGAAAGTGTACATCAAGAATGAGAGCGACTCACCGGTGAGCGTCGAGGACATCGGAGATTATACGCTTGATCCAGGTGAGGAGATTGATCTGTGCGATACTACTCGTGCGGGCCAACACTATCCTGTGTGGACTGCCCCCATCGCAGTGTTTGAGGGGAAGTTCCCCGCCTCGGATATGTACCAGAAAGTCCAGGCCGGTATGTTGAGCTGGCGCAGAGAGATAGAGGTTGAGTAATGCCAATCGTCAAGAAAGGCAATCGTCTATTTCTGGACGAAGTTCAGATCGGTGCGTCCGATACCAAATTGCTGCGGGATGGCTCCAGCAATTTGGTGCTGGAAGATAGCGTCACCGGGGCGAAGACACTCGCTGAGCTTGCTGGTGGTAATCCATTCGACCAAGACCTGAACACATATGACGACGTACAGTTCGCCAATGTGCTCATTGAAGGAGCGGCGGATAAAGAACAGCTGGTCGTAAAAGCAGCAGCGACGCAGACCAACGCCAACCCGCTCGTCTCCCTCCAGTCAGCGGTGGACGCGCCGCTGCTCAACTTCATGTCCGATGACCCGAGTAATCTGTTCATCGGGGTTGATGCTGGGCTCGCGAATACGGCTGGTTCACCGTCTGCAACGAATGGTGTCGAGAATGTTTTCATCGGCAACGAAGCAGGTAAGGCCAACACCGAGGGCTACGACAACACCTTCGTAGGAGCTGGTGCCGGTATCGCGTGCAATGTTGGGTATCGTAACACACTGCTAGGATCGGGAAGCGGGCAGGCCGTCACTAGTGGCAACCGTAACGTCGCAATCGGCTACCTGACGATGAACGAGCTACAGACCGGCATCACGAATGTGGCGATTGGCATGTCCGCCATGCAGTTTAGCCAGAGTGGCAACTATAACGTGATGATTGGCGCTGAGGCTGGCCAGGGTGTCTCGGGCAAAAGTCAGCAGAACTGTGTGTTCATCGGGTATCGGGCAGGAGAGTTCGCCGGTGACTGTGAAGACAATGTAGGGATTGGAGGCTACACGCTTCAGGACATCGGGGATGCTGACCGCAACGTGGCGATTGGCAGAAGCGCTCTTCTAAACCTGACCACAACCTCATGTGTCGGGATCGGTTACCGGGCACAGGAGCGCAATATCTCTGGACCATATTGTGTTGCCATCGGCGCGACGTCAGCCCTGTATAACGAGTCGGGATCGTGGAACACATGTATCGGCTATGGAGCTGGTGAGGGGACCTCTGGCAGTTCGCATTCCGACAATGTCTTCATCGGTGGGTGGAGCGGTCGGTCCCTGACGACCGGAGGCAGAAACGTAGTTTCAGGCGTTAGAGCTATGTACTATAACGAGACTGGTTCCAGAAACGTAGTGGCTGGGTACTATGCCGGGCTCGGCTCGTCAGGAAATTCGTATTCCGACAGCGTCCTGATCGGTAACTACGCTGGTCGCCTTCTGGCTGGTGGCACGGAAAACATTTGTATCGGCTCTGGCGCCGGTGATCTGCTTACCAGCGGCAGCAACAATATTATCATCGGGACCGGCACCGACCCAAGCTCATCCACCGCCAACGGTGAGATCAACATTGGTGACACCATCAAGGCGAACCAGTCTGACAAGACCTGGGAACAAGAGGGCTTGAAGCTCGAACGGAAATCGCTCTCGCTCAACGACGACTCAGAAACAGCATTGCTAACATCTGGGGCCGCATGGGGTTTCGTTATGGCTGGTGACGCCGAGGAGCACACAGCCTTCATGTTCACAGCATCAGGAACTGTCACGCTGCTGGCGCCTTCCTCGACCAACATCGCCAACAGCGATAGCGACGGCAACCTCTGCGTTTATCAGAGCGGGGGAACCGTGTACATCAAGAACCGCCTCGGCGCGGCCAAGCAGGTCGCCTACGAGGTCAAATATATGTAGGAGGCTGCCATGCCGGTACTGCTCGACAATCCGTTCGACCCGAAGGATATGGACCCGGGCAAACTCTACACCCACGCCGAGGTGACAACCTATCTGATCGACCCAAATGACAGCAGGATGAAAATCAGGCTTGAGTGGGGCGTGAGCGATGGCGGGGTGTGGAAGCCTGGTTTGAAGATCGAGCGGATCAACTGGACCGACGATCGGTACAATGAGGTGGTCGCCAGGCGGCAAGCCACCTACAATGCCGTCAAGACCGACCTGTACGAGGAGCTGATCTACTTCGGCTACATAGCTGGCACGATCGTGTAGAGGGATCTCTAATGACGAACCCAATGGGGATTATTTTGGGGAAATGGTGTGATACCAGGACATTTCAGATGGCCGACTAACGTCGACATACCGCTCTTCTTGGAGCTGGTAGATTCTGTTGGTGAGGGGGTCACCGGTAAGACCCCGCAGGTGTCGATCCGTAGGTACAAGAATATCGAGGGTGGCTTACTGGACAATTACTACTGGGACGGTGCGGCCTTCATCGATACTCCGTACTGGCATGACCTGTCCGAGGTCGACGTCACCGACCACCCTGGCCTCTACACTTACCTCTTCGAACAGTCTCTCGTTGGTCTGGAGATCCAGTACCTGGCGTACTACAGACACCTCGTGACCCCCATAGGGTTCAACTCAGAAACACACCTGGTCACCAACGAGATCTACATCCCGCATACCCAGCCGGATCCCATCGTGGTCGGCCCGGACTCGATCATGGGTCAGCTCGAGCTCATGAAGGATGGCGGAACCGCGCTATTCGATGGAATGGTGGACTCGCTCCACTTCCTGAATGTTGGGATAGGACGAGTACTAGGGCTGCTCCACCAAAACGCTATGGTAGATAATCAGGTGTACGATCCCAACAACCAGCTAACTTATGCTAGACTAAGGGTGTTTGATGACGAGGCCAATGTGCCCGCTACCCCAGGAGGTAGTGAGACCACTGGCCTTCTGTACGAGTACAACATCACTGCGGAGTACGCGGGGTTCGGGTTGGTAAGTAACTTCAACATCAAGAAGGTACTCTAGTGATAGGTGTTGTCTACAGAGGTTACCTGTGCGGCCCCGGGCTTCCTGTAGCTGGTGGACCAACCCCGGCTATCGTCGAAACTACGACAGTCACACCTGACATTGATGGATCGACGGTCGTCGAAGACCCGTCTCCGGTCATTACCGGCTCTGTTGAGTATGTTCCGCAGGTAAGCGGTGAGTCCGACCCAACTACTCCTGGGGATCCTGCTCCGCAGATCACTGGCAGTAACGAGGTCAAGCCCGAGATCAAGAAGTAGGAGAAGCCATGGGCACAGTCAACCTTCGCATCTTCGTATCCGATATCGCCGGAGTTCTCGGGTCGTACAACGTTATTAGGGTCCGTAGGTCCATCACAGGAGACTCGGGACCGTGGTCGGAGCTCACAGCGGCGGCACCTACAGCAGCTACCCTTCTTGCTCCTACGACAGGGAACTATGACGTTGTCGGCAAGACACTCACCTTGAAGATCGATTCGGGCGTGGATACCGACGTCGTATTCACCGGGGTCGGCCAGCTGACAACCGCGCAAGTCGTCAACCAGGTCAATGCTGTTATCGCCGGTATAGCGTCTGACGATGGCAACGCCCTCAGACTGACATCCACTTTGCTGGGTACCCAGTCCAAGGTTGAGATCGTAGGCGGCGGAGCCGTGGCGGACTTCGGCTGGTCCGACGGAGACAGGGACATAGGAGAGGAAGTCTACGAGCTCCTGGTGGCCGGCACAACGGTCTACTACTTCACCGACAATGATGGGGAGCCGGATTACTACTATCAGGCCGCGTTCTACCATACAACGACAGGGCTCATCAGCGCCTGGTCGGACCCCTTTCTTGGGGACACAGGCTCAGTCATCGATGCCGCCAACCTAAGTATCGGTACCGTGGATCTGGTTGACGCCTCTGGAGTATCTGTAGAAGGTCAGGAGATCACCTTCTACTCCCAACACGAGCCGATACAGGTGCAGGGGTACCAGGTCGCGCTTCTACGATCTCCAATCACCATCACAACCAATACCTCCGGACACGCTGAGATATCTCTGGTCAGGGGTCTCAAGGTGAAAGTCGTGTTCGAAGGAACCTCCCTCATTAGGGACATCACCATACCAGACGCGGCCACGTTCGATCTGCTGGATCTCTTGGCTAACGCCACTGACCCGCACGACGTGGTTGAGCCGCTGTATCCTGACGCAATACGGAGGACCCTCTAAATGGCACTCACAGTCACCGCTGTAGTCAAGGATGATGAGATACCTCAGAATCCCATTGAGGACGTCAGGATATACGTCTACGACGCCACCGACACGTTTGTCACCTCCGGTCTCACGGACGTGGATGGGGAGGTCATCTTCGTGCTTGATGGGGACCCTGATCCTGGGAGGCAGTACATCTTCAGGATGATAAAGCCGGACGTGGTGTTCGACTACCCCACTCAGAACGTCCTTGTCCATGAGCCTCTCGTACCTCCGGCCACCAATGTGTTCGACTTCACCGGGCATATACCATCCGTTCCTGAGAGCTCCGATCCAGACCTTTGCAAGATCTCCGGCATCTTTATCGACGGTGGAAACCAGCCCCTAGAGGATGTCACCATCTCATTCAGACCAATCGCTTCCTATCCGACGGATTCGGTAGGGGGGTACCACTACACCGGGGAACCGACACTCCTTAGGAATGACATCGTCTCCGCAGATCATGATGTCCAGACGGACCCGAGCGGTTACGCTGAGGTCTCTCTCATACGTGGCGGGTATTACGATGTCCATGTCTATGGGATAGAGGACCCGGATGGTATCTACGAGACGGTCCAGATCCCAGATAAAGCCGGCGCCCTGTTTGCCGATGTCTTCTTCCCCTACATCAAGACGGCCGAATTCGACACCAACCCATTGGCAGTGAATGTGGCTGAGTCCGAGGACGTTCTGATCACCATCTACGGCACCAATGATATCCAAATCACCGACCAGGAGAGGCTCACCAACCTCCTGGAGTTCACCTCTGCTGATGAAAGCATTGCTCAGGCAGAGGGCACAATCGACGGCGGGATATCCGTATCAGGGGTATCCGCAGGGTCCACGACTATCACCATAACCAGGAAGGACTGTACCTGGGCTCCAAGGAGGCCGGAGATAGCCGCCCTCATCTCAACCCCATTGACAGTGAATGTGAGCTGACCATGGGGTGGCACGATGTAAAGAGAACCCACTTCGAAGAGAAGATGCTGTGGCTGATGGTCCTTCGTAGGGCCATCTTCGATTACGTCCTCTACAAGGGAATCAGGAAGAGGGAGCGGGATTGGAAGCTGTCCTTTCAGTACATCTTCCAGGATATCAAGTGTGAGGAAGGGCTGACCTTCGACGAGGTATGTGGCCTGTTTGGGTGGCATCCGGAGTACCTGAGGAGGATAATCCCGAAGCTTACTAGGGCTGATGTGAAGAAGCTCGAGGCGGCCAAGTTCAAAGCCGAGTTCCTCATGGACACGTTGTCCGAGATCGCCAACTACAACATCAGGTGGTCGTCTGGATACGCTGTCCCGTTCTTCCCGCCATACAACTACACCGCCCCCTACAGGAAGGCTCTGACTCCAAAGAAGGTGCAGTTCAACAGGTTCAACTGGTTCGTTCCCATGATCGAATGGGAGATGTCCTACGGATAAGGGATGGCATTCACTAACGAAGATATCCTCAATGAGGTGTCGAAGCTCCTCAGGAGCAGCCTGGTACCGACCAAGGACGGTGGAGTTACTGACTCCCAGGATGTTCATGCCCAGCTCATCGATATCGCCTACATCACCTTTCTGACCAATCCCAATGCGATCTTCTACCTGGTGCAGCTGGTGACCAACCATCTCCTGTCTCTAACTAAACAAGAGATCGGCATCATCGAGGATATGCTCATCAACCTGGACTACCTTGAAAGAGTCGGTGAGGACGTTGGGGGCACGACTTATCTCTCGAACGCCTCTACCGCCCTTCTCGATCTAGATGCGGCCTCCTCTGTCCAGGATAGGCCGGAGCTCGAGCGGTTCTTCAAGAACATCGACTCTTTCGCTGAGGGTCTGAGGAGGAACGTCACGGCCCTTACCGGGGACCAAGCAAATCCGAGGGAGGAGGCCAGGAACCTGATCGTTAGGAACCTTGAAAGCCTCAAGACGGTCCATGACAAGATCATCTCCTACATTCCAAATCTTCGGGACTTGATTAGCAACTACAACTCCCTGGATATACCAACGGGCGTATCTCGCACAGCGATGACCAACATACGCAGAGAGTTATCCCAGATGGAGGTAGATATCAATGGCGACTCCCCTGAAAATAACAGGGCTAGGAGCAATACGTTCTTGCTAAAGAGCCTTGCATCCAAGGCCATAGTCTCGCTAATATCCAGATTCACAGATCCCAGCACCTTGAAATACAGAGGACCACTCAACCCTATCCCATCGGGGACGCTATATCGTGGTGAGGTTACCGGGGAAGGAACCCCGCCCTCCGTCATCACCTCCCCAGGCCCGTGGGAGCTCCCCATTTCTGACAACCTCGAGCTCAAGACATCAGAGACCGGATCCACCCAGACGGTCGATCTGAAGGCCATCATCGGAGCCACCCTAAACGGTCGAAATAAAGAGAATTTCGTGGTGACGACTGACAGGAGGGAGCTCCATGTAGTAGTGGATCGCCAGTCGTATACCTTCCCCATACAGGTAGCGCACACGGTTTCTAACCGGGTATCGGCGAACTACAAGCTTGGGTTCAAGCATCTTGGGGCTTTGGCAATGTTTACCGACCCTAACCTGCCTGCCGCAGACAGATACCCACGGGTTGTTCTTCTGATGTACAACCAGGCCTCTGCCGCCCTAAATACTTCCATGTCCTGGGACTCATCAACCAATACCATGACGATTGGGGACGCCATCTTCGCACAGAGCCATGTTGGACTGACATATACATCAACGGTCGTGACGACGCAATATTTTGAGATAGTTAGGGTGATAGACGCTAACAATGTGGTTCTGGACCCGAGGAATGAAACCCCAGAGACTGGGGCTACCAACCAGATCGCGGTGAACGGCCTTAGTGGCCTTGGCGGAAATGAGATTCTTTCGGTCACCCCCGCGCTATCCACCCCTCCCACAGTGGGAAGCGACATCATTGTGGGACCAACAGTGAAGACCGGCAGGTTAGATGCCGGTACAGTAAGCGCTGCGGACGCTGTGGCGGACCTGATGGACCCGACCAAGACCTCGGCGGATCCGAACCACACATACTCGTCCTTGTATTACCACGTGGAGTCCGCCGAGCTCGCAGCCGACCCTGGACGGGTATCGATCAGCTTGAGGAACAAGCTGACACCTTTCATGCAGATCTCGAGGAACTTCCCCAAGGTCAATCTGACAACTCCTGGGGACCTGGTTCTGGTGGATGAATCCGCCCACAGCCTCCTAGGGTTCAATGAGGGTGAGTCCGACTCAGATGTCCTCCTGACGCCCTCAGAGCTCGTCAACGCCGTCAACGGGCAAGTGTCTGGGGTGACGGCCATAGTGGTCCGAGAAAATGTCTCCACGGGCATCCTCGCGACAACTGTGGATACTGATGAGGTGACCGATACCTCTGCTGACTTTGAGGCCTTGGGGGTTGATGAAGGCCACCAGATAGAGATCGTGGACGGAGATGCCGCCACCGTCTACCGGGTAGAGTCCAGGGTCTCCCCTACTGTACTCAGCCTCCGGAATATCACCTTCGGGTCCTCAGAGGCCGGCCTCACTTACACCATCTTCACGGAGAAGGTGAAGATCGAGCTCGACTACAAGGGTCCGGGATCGTACCTCGAGGTGGTCACTGCTCCGGCAGAACTGGGCATCTCAACCGGAGTAGTCAGGGGTACACTCCCCACCTTCCAGGCGGTAGATAGGTTGGGCAACAGCGTCACGTTTGAGGATGTCTTGGTTGGGGATCTGTTGAAGGTCACCGGCCAAGATGAGGTCACCATCACTGCGGTGTCTGGAGCCGAGCTAGCAGTGAGCCCCGAGCTCCCTTCAAACGTGACGCGAGCCCAGTTCGAGATATCGGGGAACTCCTCGAGGAAGTACAACGAGTTGAGCACCGACTTGGGTACCTACACCAGCTCGAGGAACCTGCTTCCAAAGAACGGCTTCGATGAGTCCTTGGACAAGTTGGATGCGGCCATCGCCACGGCCATACTTCCAGCTCAACCATTCACGTCCAATCTGAACCAGGCCAGGACGCTGACGGCTGAACTCCTCTCCATCATGACAGACTCCCCAAGAAGGTCTGATGAGTACAGTACCTCGGTGCCGACCGCATCGCTCAACTTGGAGGACATCCTCAGCGCCTACTCGGCTCCGCTAGTGCAGGCCTTGGAGAGTCTCCTCGATGATTTGGTGGACAGGAAGTACGACAGGGCGGCGAATCTGTTGAAGACGGGAGACATAGTAGGGTTCTTCGAGACCACCAGCGAGACGGCTTCTTTTGGTGGGGCCGTGATCAAGGCTGCCAAGGATGCTGTTGGGGATCTTCCGTCGCCCCCGGTCTATGAATTCTCAGTAGACCTGGATACTCAACTCCCTGTGAGTTATACTGAAATACCAGATGCGGATGAAGAGTTCGATGATACCATAGACGAACCGGATTACGACATTTGACCATCGAGACCGAAATAGATGCCAGCGTAGCCCAGAAACCTAGTAGGAGGTTCCGGGCCATAATAGCGGACGCCTTCGCGTTCATTCGCGGGGTGGAGTCTAACAGGGGTCTCTCCGCCACCACCCTTGAGGAACTCATCACTGACCAAATCAAGCGGAATGGTGAGTCGAACAGGAACAATGCCGCCCAGTACAACCCGTACTCGTACACCCCTGGTCAGGAAAGGCCGGCCAGTGAGGATACAGTGACCAGGGTAAACTTCTTGGGAGGCTCCGACACAGGTGGACCTACCAAGCTGGACAAGCTCACCACCTTGAAGAATGAACTCGACGCGGCCGTGGATGAGCTGCTCAAACTAGAACCTCTAGATGTTGCTGATAAACAAGAGTATAATGACGCAACTCTGGAGGCCACAGATCAGGAGCTCGCGTGACTAGTCAGCTCGAGGTAATCAAGTTCCGGGACACGATCCCGGTTACGGGCCTTCCGAACTTCGTGCCCAATCTTGGAGTCCCCACCATAGAGCTCACCGGGGAAGATTTCTCCAGCGTCGAGCAGGTCCTGATAAATGAGATTGTGGTCTCAGAGTTCATCGTCTTGAACAAGACTACCCTGTGGGCGCAGATGCCCGAATCTACTCTCAATAGGGTCGATACCGTAGAGGTCATCAGCAGCAACTTCACCAGGACAGCGGCCGGATCTAAGATTGAATTCAGGATAGGGGATAATACCAAGAAGATATCCGGAATCTTGAAGCTTACCCAGCTGTTCACCAAGTGGATCTTGCAGAGCCCTGGGAGCTCGATCTTCAGCCCGCGTAGAGGGGGAGGCCTTCAGAAAGTGGTAGGTAGCAACCTGATGTCCACCAAGAGGGCGGACAACATGCTGTCGACCCTCACCCGGTCGGTGGACAATACCTCCTCCCAAATCAGGGCTGCTCAGGTAAACTACCCGGGTCTTCCTAGGGACGAGAGGCTGCTCTCGGCCAATCTGATAGACCTGAATGTGTATGGAGACAGGATGATGGCAGTTGCCAGAGTGCGGGTCATTTCTGTGGCTCAGGACGAAGCGACCGCCGGCCTTGTCCTTTAGGGAGAAGTCATGTCCGATTCCGAGATCAACGAACTTGATGCTCTAAGGATCTTCATAGAAGATGCCATCTACAGGGCCGACCCTACACTCGATACCTCTGCCGGGTCGCCTATCGACAGAGAGCTCATCACTCCCCTGCTTACCAGGCTCGGTCCGGATCCTTATGCCACCCCGGTGGTGGACTTCATCAGGGAGAGGCTGGTCTCGGAGTTCCCAGATCTATCGGTACAAGAGGGTGAGCCGATTTCGGACACCGTTATCGACCCGATGCGGGTGCTGCTCGAGCCTCACCGTAGGCAGATCCAGCAGATATCGAATCAGCAGTCCATTGCCAACACCGACCTCATCAGCGATGAAGAGGCGGACAACTATATGGCCAACTGGTTTGAGAGGCGCAGAGAGGGTCAGTACGTCTCCGGTTTGGCCAGGATATACTTCTCGGCTCCGCAGGCAGCGCTGGTCACTCCAAGCAATCCCGTTTTTACAGGCACCGATGTCAGATTCTTTCCTGTAGAGAACCAGTCCATCAGCGCCGACAACATGCTCCTCAACGTTGAAGGTAACCTGTACTACTTCGATATCATCGTCAGATCAGAAGATCCGGGGTCGGCATACAGCATCAATGCCGGGGAGCTCGTAGGAATCGAAGGCATCTCTGCAGCCGTGAAGGTCACCAACAAGAGCGCTTTCGAAGAGGCCGACGACCGAGAGACTACCGAGGAGTTCCTCGAGAGGGTGGAGAATGGTCTCACCGAGAAGTCCTTAGTCACCACCAGGGGTATCTTTGCCAGGCTCACTGATACCTTCGAGAGTCTGAAGACGATCCAGGTTATCGGATACGGCGACATCGAGATGGCCCGAGACATTATCAAGGGTACCAGCGAGTCTACAACCTACGCCGCTTTCAGAGGTGTTGTCTCTGTTTTGGGCCCATTCGATTATATCGATATTGCCTCCTACGCTCCCACTAGTTGGCTGATCGCTGACGGAAACCCAGCCCACAACGACTTCATAGATGTAGGTTTGGAGGTTGGCGACATCGTAGAGTACTTCGATGTGGACGACAGCTCACCCACATTCCGTGAAATCTTCACCGCTGAGGTGGTAGAGATAACCTCGCAGTCCCAAATAAGGATAAGCCAGAACTCTCCTTTTGTCGGCACCTATACGTACCTTCTCAAGAAGCCGGCGGGGAAGATCACCATCTCAGATATCCCTGGTGGCATCCTCGAGCCAAATACCGCCCAGGGCACAATCGAGATCAACGATGACGAAGTCCACATCGGTGGACACACTGACGTCTTCGTTCGTGCTGGTGAGCCGCCTGAGAGAAGCATCACCCTGGAGGGGATGAGGGATCAGCAACCTCTCCACTTTGGTGTGGATCTTGAGTCCTACGGTGAGCGTGATGACGAGTATATCAACATCACCGACAAGGTCACCGGGTCGGCAAAGGTGGCCTCCACGGACAGAGACGGCAACACTCTTGGGGCAGGAAGCCACGACCAGATTCTTATCCTGGTGGAGGATACAACCGGCCCACAGGATACTATCCCATGGAGACCAGCCTCTGAGGACATCGGAAGGTATCTCCAAATCCTCGACTACGGTACATCCAACCTCTTTGGCATGTTCGAAATAACGGATGTCATCTGCGAGGAGCTGGACGGCACAGACCGAGTGATCAGAATCCAGGTCTCGTTCAGCAACGAATGGGACGGTTCCACGATATCAGATCTTGAGGTCACTACCCTGTACGACCTCGACTATCGTCTGAGTGAGTACGTGTCGTTCAAGGACCAGGTCAGGGACCGCGACAACTCAAGGGCGATTAGTGGCCGGGGACCAGGGATCGATTTCGATAACCTTGGGGTAGATATCGGGGATTCTCTGGTCATAGAGACCGGTGACGATGCCGGCATCTACACTGTAAGAGCTCTGTTGGATTCCATAGACACCGCAGACACCCTACTTCTGGACAGAGAGCTTACCAAGACAGTCACTCCTACCGGATTTGGAGATGGTAGCGGTCTTCGATATCGTATCGATGACGAGCTCGATATCGACCTGGTAGATCCGAGGGTGGTGAAGATACCACTCGGGTCGATATTTACCGGGGGAGATCTGTCTACGATAGCAGGATCAGACACCGTCACGTCTACGGGAACATCCAACTTCCTGTTGGCCGGGGTCGCGGTAGGGGATACCCTCGAGATACTTTCTGGCACAGACCTCAGGACTTTCGGAATACTAGCGGTAACTGGAACCACCCTGCAGATTGATGCAGTCGCCAACAACACAGCTACTGGTTTGGACTTCACTGTCTACACCTCATTCTCTGGCATTGATAGGCCCATGGTGAGGGTCAAAGAGATTGAGCTCCTGGACTCGTCAAATCAGCCCACCGGATTGAAGGTACCGTTTGGTGATACCGTAGATATCAGGGCTCTCGGAACCTTCTCCAATAGGAATGAAGGTGATAAGGTCACGAGCTTCACAGGAGAGGCTAAGGAAGTCACTGGTGACTTCCGTCTTGAGGATACCGAGGTGGACTTCGCTGCGCGGGGCGTAGTCGTAGGGGATAGGCTGACCATCCTGAATACTGGCAACATCGGAGATTACGAGGTAAAGGAGGTCGCAGCCCTGGCTGCAAGCCCGTCATGGGTGAAGATCATCCCGACGTCTGAGGGCGGTAAGGACTTCTCCGTCTATCCCCAAGACAGCACGCAATATAGGGTGGGATTACCATCTACCGGTATAGCCCGGCTGTACTTCGTTGAGCCTGCGTCGGTTGAAGTGACCACCGGTATCGCCGGCGGACGCCTCGAAGACAACAACGGGCAGGAGTTCAGATTCTCTGACTTCGACGGGAAGTTTATACTCCCAGCTCCCGGTGAGGAGGACATAGAAAACCCAAGGGACGTCAGAGTGGTGAGATCATCTTTTGGCGCACTTTACGAAGAGACTGTTCTGGAGCTGACTGAGCCCGGCGGGCCCAATGTGTTCGATCTCGAGCTCCAGGTTGGGGACATATTCGAGTATTACCAGCAGATTCCTTTCCGAGATGGATCAGGAAACACATTCGAGTCTCTCGGCATATTCGATAACACAGCAGGACTGCTGACAACGGTAGGATCCAACAGGGTCCGAGTCACTGACAGCTCCCTTCTGGACTTCACTCAGATGGACGCCGTCAATCCTCTCCTCGGTCAGCTCCTTTACATCGACAGCGGCCCTGACGAGGGCCAGTACATCATCGAAGAAGTAGTCGATGCGACAACTCTAAGGTTAGACAGGGTGATGACCTCAACGACAGAGGCAGTCGTTGGTAGGGAGTTCTCTGCCCCGAGCTCAAGGGATGCCACTCTCTCTCCATCGGCGTCGAAGACCTGGTTGACCGACACTACCGATTCAGGATCTCTCGGTACACAGATCGGCCATTACATAACAATCTTCGAGGCGACCAGGGAGGATATCCTCGGCACTTTCGAGATCACCGACCTGGATCTTAGCAATGACCGGGTGGAGATTGATCTTGTGGTCGCCACTACTATTGGACCTGGCGACTTCAGTTGGTATCGGACCGCAGACGACACGAACACCGGCCAGGCATTCAGGGTCTACGAGTCGGTTCCGACAGCCCTTGAAGTGAACCAGGTCTCCAGCAAAGAGAGTGACACCATCTTCGGCACCTCCACCGGGAACATCTCCCTCTTCGGAGGGAACCTGGTGAAGCTGACCGATTCTACGGCAACCTTCGTCACTGACGGAATCGTGCAGGGGGAAAGACTGGAGATTCTGTTCGGTGACAATCAGGGCGTCTACCCTATTGAGTATGTGGATAGCGAAACAGAGATCAGGGTGTACGTCAACAAACCATTCACGGTTGCAGAGACTGGAGCATGGTATAGGATCAGAGGCGGAATCCATGGGTCCAAGACGATGTTCACCGTGAAGGACTACGAAGGCGTTCAGGCTCTTGTACCTGTCGGGTATTCGATGCCCTTCAGAATTAGGAGGCCTGACGTATACCGTCTCAGTTCTACAGAGATGGAGAGCAACTACGACGGCTCTCTGTACTATGCGGATATCAACATTGAATCTCTTGGGGCAGGGGATGAGTTCAACCTCTCAAGAGACGACAGGTTAGCCCACACGGCAGGAGTAACCGTAGATGGGTACCTGTACGTGGTGGACAACAACGTTTTGACCTTCTCCACCTTTGAAGAGGTGGATCTGGTGTTCGATAGACGATTCCTCCCGGTCGGGAACAGCGATCTTGCTGAGAACCTGGTCGAAATCAGCGGTAGAAACCTGAAGATTACCTACCAGGTGTCATCCATCACCGCCACCATCAACGACCTGCTAAGGTCTGACTCAGACCGCACAGTAGTGGCCAACCCAATCGCTCGACACTTCCTGCCTTCTTATGTCCGTACCACGCTCATCTATAGTGGCGGTCAGTCTCAGGATACGGTAGGTCAGGAGATAGAAGACTACATCAACAACCTTGGATCCACAGAAGAGCTCGAGGTATCAGACATCGAGGCCATCGCAACCAGGCGCGGAGCGAACTCTGTGGAACATCCCATCACTCTGGTCTCTATCACACACGATATCGATAGGGACCTGGTGGTGGATAGATCTGACAATGTGATCGGAGGGACCGAGGTGAACTACAACGGGACGGCTAGGATCTCTGCGTTCTTTGCCGACCTGGATGATGGACTGAACATCACTCGGGAGTCGTGAGGATCGGAGGGGACTTTTGAATAACACCGGACCGAGGGTCGAACTCTGTTCCGCACTGGAGACAGCAGGCGACACCCCGCAACATCCCGTTCTTCTCAAACTTGTAGGAGAAGACGGTCTCTCCGGTGTGATCCGTCTGAATCTCTGGCGGGTTTATTTTCTTGTAACACTGCTGGTCGTGGCAGTTGGGGCAAGTTGCCTCGGTATAGATCTTGCTGTCTTTGTCGGCCATGTCAGTGAGGATATCCTGCTGTCCTTCGATAAGTTCCCTCACTTTATCTGGATCCATGGTCCGGTACCGCATGAGTTGATGGTAGCATAGGAGAGACCTGTGTCAAGCCCGATACTGTGTAACCAGTCCCCGTACCCGGCGACCATCGGGAAGGTCACTTCCAGTGTCCGCTTCAGTCTTAGGGACGATACCTATGCCATCGACAGGCCAACTATCCTCGCACACCTTGGATACAGCACGGCCCATTACGAATCTGGGGAGCTCCCCGAGAACATAATCACCCCGAGGTTCGTACTCGACAGGTTGTTCGGCGTCTCCGATGGAGAAGTCACCAGGGCGATAGATGGGGATTACTTGAAGATCACTAAGTCTGGTGACCCGAACGACAACCTCAATGGGCTGTACTTCTTCGGAGGTGTGGACTCCCCAATGGATCAGGATGACCCGCTCATGATGGAGGTCAAGCTGAAGCTCAGCGAGGCCGACATCAGCCCGGCCCCATCGCCGGTCAATGACTTCACTGGGGTGGTCTTCGGGTTCTTCATCAACGACACAGGGCTATTCGTCAGATTCTACACGGATGGAGTCAGCAGGTGGATAGAGATATTCGACGGAGACCAGAACTCCACCCAACGTCCACTTCACCCTGCTACGACTTACCTGGCCAACTTCGACTGGGATGCTGTCGAATACAACTACAAGCTTTTGTGGGACACCAGGCGCGATAAGGTCCAGCTCTTGGTATCGGTAGGGGAGGAGTCCTTTACCACCGATACGCTGCTCATAGACGGACAGGTCAGTGACTTTCCTACCATCCCAGATGATCAACAAAGGACAGGCCAGCCGCTGGCATTCTTTGGTCACGGGTTCGAGGGTACCAACTCCATCTCGTACTGGAAGGCGGTGTACTTCTACAACTACACCGGCGCCATGATCGGTGAAGGGCTGTTCCAAGGAGAGCATGAGGGATTCATCCTGACCGATAACGAAACCGCCTATTCCCAAGAGAAGCTCCCGAGAGATGAGGACAGACCTTGGCTTATCTTCCCCGGCACCTACGATGACATCGATGGCACCGAGGAGCTCAAGAACGACTACCTGATACTGACCAGAGAAGATCTCGAAGCCAGCTTCGGATTCTACAGGGTAGAGCCAAGGGTTGCGGCTCTACCCACCTTGGTGGACTTCTCCCTCTACGGTGATGTCTCTGACCAGGAGTCGGGGATGCAAACCAGCGGGTTCGAGGTATACGTCGACGATGGTACCAACGCGGCCCGGGTAGGGTTCACCGACAACCTGGTCAAGAAGACTGTAGGGGTCCTCGGCACAGGAGATCAGAAGCTGCAGGGTTCTTATTCTGGTCTGGATATCGACTGGACTTCCGAGTTCAGGTACCGGTTCATCTTCGACCCAGGTTACGGTGCGAAGCTGTTTAGGATGCTCGAGGACGATACGGATGGGCATCTATACTACTCTCCTATCTCTGACGTCTTGCTGGCCAACCTCCCATCCACAAGCCTTCCAGGACCTTCGGTCGGCTTTGGTCATAACGGTGTGGTAGGCAAGGCCAAGTCAGAGTTCTACATCGGAGAGTTCAGGTACTACACCAACTTGCGGCTGTATGACGCTCGCGACGGCCTTACTCCGCAAGCCCCATGGTCAAAGGTCGGGTCCGGACCAACATCAATTGACACTGACGATGACGCCCTGGTCATAGGGGATGATTCTGACTCTGCTTTCACGAGGTATGAAAAGGCAGAGTCAGACTTCAACTCTGGGAGAGGTATCACCACCGAGTTCTCAGTGAAGGTCGATGCTTACTCTCTAGGAACCACGGAGTCTCCGGTCAGAGAGAACACCGGTGTCGGGGTGGTGCTCGATGACGGGACCTACAAAACGGTTCTCTCCTTCGCGGATGGCGGACCGGAGCTAGGGAAGATCGTGTTCATCTCTACGGAAGATGATATCGATGATACCCTGTTCAATATCAGAGCTGGGACGGAAGACACAGATGGGATCTACTACTCAGTCGACTGGACCAGGTACCACATCTACCGACTCGAGAAGACCATTGGGGGTTACCTACGTCTGTACATAGACAATGGAGAATCGCCGGCCATCAGCTTCCTCACCAACCTGTTCGACTACCCCAATACCGAGGGTGGAGGGTCTAAGGTAGCGTTTGGTAGCCTTCTTGATGGAAATGAATGCACGAGTCGGTGGAGGTTCTTCAACTTCAATGTCTCAGAGGGGTTCGACATCAAGGCCTCCCAGGTTCTGGATGAGGACGAGCTACTGCAGAGATTCGATCACGAGGCCAACATCATAGCCTCGTTCGAAAACATAGGGCCATGACATGACGACCACGAAGAAGTTCTACGGGTATACGACTACCGAGCTTAACGAGAAGCCGGTAGCGAGTCTGGCCTACACGAACCTCAATGCCTTCTTGGGTTCCATCATCCAGCTCGACGGTAGGGCCAGCTTCGATCCAGAGGGTCAGGCGCTCCAATACATCTGGACGTTCAACCAGATCCCAGTCGGTAGTGGCCTCACGAACAGCTCCTTCAGAGACATTCGTGAGGATAGGGCAGCCGTCTCATTCGTACCGGACAAGGTTGGTCTCTACGTTGTTCAATTGGTGGTCAGCGACGGGGAGCTGGAAAGTGACCCGGTCAGCGCGCAGGTCAACATCCAACTGACTAGGGTCCCTTGTGGGGAAGGCATCGTCCCAGACCCACACTTCCTGTGGAGCTACATCTCTGACTTCTGGAATCTCGTCGAGGACCGAGAGATCATCACTTCTGTATGGTCAGCAGTTATCCAGATCATCGGCGCCGATCTCGTAACTCTCTGGTCTAACGATGACAACAAGTCCTTGGCCACTATCCAAAGCACCGTGCAAAGGAAGTGGCAGAGATACCAGACGTACACCGATATCTACACAGAAGACCAGAGAATCATTGTGGGGAACCCCACGTTCGGTAATGACTCTGGAACGAACGGGACATCAGGCCGGATAGGTGAAACTCCGGGGGTTGGTAACACGTCCATCTTCTACGTTCCCTACGGAGACATCTCGGACGCAGACAAAACAGACTTCACGAAGCTCGATACCAACTACGGGTCCAAGGGCCGCATCATTGTCATAAACGATGAGGGGTTCACAATCGAGCGCGTGTACAACACCACAGATCCATCAACATCGAACGAAGTCAGCGTGGCCATTGTGAATGAAGAGGCCATAGCTGATGGTCTCGTCGGGGTAAAGTGGAGAGTCCCACACCTGTTGCACACTACCGGCCTCGATCTCGAAGAGATAGGAGCCCGTACCGGTGACATACTCGTGCTCGAGGTACGTAGAAAGGACACCGGTATCACAGCCGAGATCCAAGCACAGGTGGTGGGTGTAGACCGGAACCGCCTTGGATTCGAGCTTACCCTCGAAGACCTCGATACGGCCAGCAACCTCATCTCCAGAACACAGTGGAGGCAGCTGGTCCGTGACCTCAGGATACTGGGAACCCAACCCACTGACGCCGAGGTAGCTGCAGCAGCCGAGGCACTCATCCAGTTCATCCCCCCTGGAGTGAACCTGGTCAATAGACCGTTCTCGATCTTCAGTATGACCATCCGTGCCAAGAGGATTATCCACAACTCGGTGTGTGTCGTGGATGAGGATCTGATCAGCGTACCTGCTCTTCAGGAGAAGCTCTACGAGCCGCCGGTAGTTCTACGAGAGAACCTCGACTACATCTTGGAGAACAGCCTCATTCAATTCACGAGCGGGCTATTTACTCTGGACAACCCAGCCCCTGACGCCCTGTGGGGAGAGTGCAACTTCTACGACAACAACGATGCGGTGGAGGCCAACTTCGGAACCTTGGTTGGTCTTGGTCAGGATGACCTGACTGCGTCACAGACAAGAGCCCCATACCTGAGCGCGGTCACTGGTCTCGCCTATGCCCTGGTCAATGGCCCATCCATGGACAATCTTAGGCTGGGTCTGCAGATTCTTCTTGGTCTGCCTTTCGCAGAAGAAGACGGGATCATACTCGAGCTCGAGACCAACTACTCGACCACCCCGGAAGGAACCAACCTTGGGAGGTTCCTGATAGAGGACCTGGACGAGAAGGGTAAGCGGACAGGTACGAGGAGGATCTACTTCTATCCGACCGAGGTCGGAATAGAGATCAATCCGGTCACCGGAGTCGAGTATGCTGTAGGGGACAAGGTAAATAGATTCGCCCCACTCTCGAAAGGTGTTGAGGTCCTGGACTACATTAAGGACCCGCTCTGGTGGAAGTCTGCTCTATCCGGGATCGAGATACTGAAGTACCACAACTTCAAGGTCGAGATAGACTCTGACGTCTTCGACGTCAATGATGTCACATTCGCACTCGACTTCATGAACAGGATCAAGCCCACCTATACGAACGTGCTCGCTGTGGCGGTTAGGGCCCTGGTGGACGACATCGACGTCGATGAGGACGCATACCCGTCCATGAGGCTCCATTTCTACGACAATGTGGGGTGGGGAATAGAAGCAACTGCCCGGGCAGACGACAGGAACCAACAGGGTCTGGTGCTGTGGAACCAAGGCTCGCGGCCTTTCTCAACAAGAAATGATTTCCTGCTGCGAGATGTCACCACCTTCGAGTCCGGTGGGTCGGTAAGGGCGAGCTCAGCTACAGGTTGGGACACAGGGGATGTTCGTGCTAGGGTTGCTGCAGACTCCCCGTGGACCAATGCCCCGGTACGTGAGGGGGATATACTGGTGATCTTTGCCGGCCAGCCTGGAGCCAGTACCCTCACCCCGGGGATGTATGAGATAGGAACGGTGGTGGATGACAACGAAGTGATCCTACTGCGGGAGGTCTCTCGTACTGACCCAGGAACCTTCCTGGTCTCCGCACTTAGCACCACGCTCTTCAACTACGGCACCGACCTAGTTTGCTGCATAGCTCGCCGAGCGCTCAACCCGGTCTTGAAGGGTGACGACCTGGCCACCTCATCGTCGAACAACATCGTCACTTCTTCGTCTGCGAGCTTCATGACCAATGAAGTGGGTATAGAGGACCATCTCATCATCGAATCCGGCACCCACGAAGGAGAGTACCGGATAGATGGGGTGAATTCCACGGTGCCGTACATCAGCGAGACTCAGGTCAGGTTGAAGAACCTGGACGGTACCACACCGACGTTCACAAACCTTACAGGGATAGACTTCCGTGTCATCCGGCCGATCATGATGAGCAACGTCATCGAGAGAGCCAAATCGGTCTACACTGGGAGCAGGATCGAGATAGAGGTTATGGATACCGGCGTATCCCCCAACAAACCATTCGACGCATTCACCCCGGGCCTTGTAGGTACCGTGGTCAACGTCTCCAACTCAGATGACCCCAGTAACGACGGGGCATTCATAGTTACTGAGTACATCCATCCGGGTAAGATAGCTGTCTCGAGCTCGTCTACATCCAGCGATACGACAGCCCAGGCGGTTGTAAGATTGAACTCCTTGTGGCATCCTGGTTTCGAAAAGATAGACGAGCTATCTCCAAACGAGGTCGTTCAAGTATCTTTGAAGGGGGTGCCCTGATGGCCGACAACTACCTGACGGTCCATGATGAGTACCAGCTGATTCTGGATCCCTCTTTCGTTCCAGAGTCTGGGGGTAAGGATTGGATCCCCTCAAACTATACCGACACCACACCGGACCCGATTCTCTTCGGGATGATGTACGGGGATAAGCTGAAGCTGGTCGACCCCCTTGCATCGGGCCCCAATCACAACCGTGTCCTGACAATCACCAACGCGGTGATCGATGTATCAGATAGAGTCATCGAAGTGTTCGAGGCGCTCAATAGCTATGCCACCGACACCACCTCGTATGAGTTCACCATTACGAGGATGCCTTCGAAGACCAAGGTAGCCTTCACAGAGCCGTAGGAGATAGACATGTTGAACGTAGTGGACATAGAAATCGTGGGCAACTTCTCTGCCCTGTGCCGCGAGAGGGGAAAGATCGTCCCCGGTACTCGGAGGGAAGGCCACAACGTGTTCACCTCCAACGGAAGGAACTGGCTTTCGAAGCTGATCGCTTGGCAAACGATAGGCTCCACAGACGCACCCTACACGCGCCGTAGGGCACGATGGATGGGAGTCGGCACGGGATCACAGTTCGAAGTGACTACCGTTGCGGCGCTCAACGCTCCTGCCCTGGTGAACGCCACCGACTATCTGGCTACAATCGACTCGGTCACCTTCCCGACCCTTTCCTCGGTCAAGTTCACCAAGGAGTTCGCAGGCTCTGAGATATCCTTTTCGGGATCAACGGTGGAAGTGACCGAGGCAGGTCTGTACGTTGATGTCAACCCGGCAGAGATAGCCGCCCCTTGTGCGGCATATACCGGCACGGAAGATGCGGAAGCTTCTGGGGAGACCACAACTCTGGACCCCAACGTAGGATCCAACCCTCCGGTGGCCTACAAGGTCTTCGAAGCTCTTCCGAAAACACCGGACTTCATCCTTGAGATCAACTGGGAATTCCGGTTCTAGGAGAACACAATGTCCAGAATACAGCATCGAAACCTTTCCCAGATCATGGGCTCCTGGCCTTTCCAAGCCACAGGCAAGATCGGGCCATACGGGTCACTGTCATCCGACTTCTTCCTGTTCCCCACGACTCTCAAAGACAGGGCCATTATTCTCGGTACTGTTCGGGAGCCGGCCACCAAGTTCGATGTTGGCGGAGAATCATTCTACATCTGGATCGACACTGCGGGATCGCCGTATACACCAACTCAGCGCCAGATCACTTTCCCCTCCGGTGGACCTTACACCCTTGCCGAGGTCATCGCGGAGATCAATAACGACGACGGCGAGGCCAATCCCACGGCTTTTGACGACAATGGATTTCTGCGCCTTGAAAGCCCGAGGACAGGAGAGAACAGTTACCTTCGTATTCAAACCAACGCCACGTCAGGTCCTGATGTTCTGGCGAAGCTGGGACTCTATGCGGAGACTGTCAGCGTTGGCGGCGAGCTCACCCAAGCACAGCATGTCGACCCAGACAGACAAATTGCTCTTCCGCAGCAGACCTCCATGCCGTGGGGCGAGAGCTTCGATGCGAATACCTACAATCGTCTGGCGTTCCAGCTGGCATCCAACACAAGCGTCGTCAACAACATGCTCACCCAGCGTCGGCTGGCTGTGAAGAAAGAAGCGGCCATCACCTATGCGACAGCATCTCCTGAGGGAGTGACCCTCACCGGGTACGTCTATACTGGTCCGTCTTCCTACAGCACGCCGCCGACGATAGCCCAGCTCGAGAACATCTTCACGATCCTGGACGAGTTCGGTAACGAGCTCGTGAACGAGGAGCAGACCCAGGTAGGGAGCACCTCTAGCAGCCTCACTGTTTCAGAGGATGACCAGCACAAGGCTCTGGTGGATATCAACGACGCGGCCTTCACCTTTGCCGTGGCCGACCCTGAGAATGAGGTCTACGTCGTTTTCACCGGACTGACCGGAGGAAACTCCACGTTCAACAACATACCCCTCAAGGTCACCGGATACACGGCAGCAGACCAGGCAACGATCCAGGATATCCACCCGGACACCGGGATACGGATGGACCTCAGCTCTCCTGTGGCCCCATCTACTTGCCAGAAAGTCTCCATCGCAGCAGAGCGTGTGGTTGTTGAGGGTGTGTACACCGACTCGACCGGGGTCACATCTGCTGCCCATCTTCAGCAGACCAAGGAGACTGGCTCTGTCACCCGCGTAGAGCTCAACAACAGGATCGTGGTCTCCGGAGCAGACTTCGCGACCAACAATGTCGCCGAGGGCGATCTGGTTGAGTGGACCGGACATACTGAGACAGATCCGTACTCTAACAATGCTACTTACCGGGTGTCGCAGGTGGTCGATCTCGAGACGCTCGAGCTCGTCACCGATGAATACGAGCCTGTTTACCTGAACCCTGTTGAGGGGACCAGTTTCGGTAGCATCACGGTGAAGACAGACGGGACGTTCTGGAAGGATCCCTTCATCAAGTTCGATACCAACACCGCTCCGGCCAACTCCCAGGACATCATCGTCCTCTATCTCGGCATGGACTCATTTTCTGGAGCTGCTCAGAGCGATGCAGCATTCTTGTCTGGGACCAGCCTGAAGTACATGCAGGAAGCAGACGCCGGGGTCCAGCAGGCTATCCTGAATATCGTTGGTCCTTCTGTCGAGAACTTCGAAGATGTTCTTTACCCGACCGACAACCTGACCAACATGAGTCTTGAACGTCTCCACTTCAGGCAGACCAAGGAGCATGATGTTGAGAGTGGTCGGCATAGGGACATCGCACCAGATACCATCGATATGTGGCATGATTCCAGCGGAGGCATCGCCGGGGAGACAGTAGCTGTCTGGGCAAATTCCGGAGACGCCGTTGACCAGAAAAAGATATCCCTCAAGGACGATGCTGGGGACGAGCTCTTCTACGTTGAGGCCAATGGGGATGTCACTACCAGGACATTCGGAACAAGCACCATAGGCGCGTACGGATATTCTGGTGGGGCATCAACGGGGGGACGCTTAGAGCTGCGAAAAAGTGGAGGCGGGTCAGTTGGTACCCTGGCCGCAACCAGCAACGGGGATGAGTACGGCAGTATCTACTTCTACGGGACCAATACATCCCCAGCTCATCAAGTCGGTGCACTGGTAAGGGCTATCCAAGTTGGGGCAGCCGGTGCATCATGGGTACCTACCAAGCTTATTTTCGAGACATCTGACGGGACGGCGTCCCCGGCCGACAGATTTTCAATTGATGAGAATGGGAATGTCGGAGTTGGTACTATAACCCCGGATACCCTGTTTCACATCGAAGGGTCTAGCCCTATATCGCGGCTCGAAGACTTGACCTCCGGGGATACCGCACTCACAAGAACAATGTCCGGCGTAGAGGTCATGTGCGGGGGTATGGACACGTCCGCCAAATATACCCCGGCCTTTAAGTTTTTGAGCTACGACGGGCAATTCACTACAGAGAATCCAAAATTCCTGGCAGGAGTGGTAGGAAGGGCAACCGAGGCTTATACTGCAGATACTGCAGGAGGTATGGCCCTCGAGCTCTTGGCCACCGAGAACAGTCCTGGGGCTACATCCATACCCTCTGTCATCGCCACGGCGAGGAAGTACAGCAACTTGACCGCTACTGCCGATTTTCTAAAGGAAGAGGCCGCATTTGATGTCGGCGGTGTATCGCTAATAGGGAGTGAGCCCGGCATTGGGTTCAACATGACGTTCGGTAACGGAGGGTGGTACTATGGGGATGAAACTGACGCGGCTTACGTCACGATAAAAGGAGCGGCAGACGACCTTGCTACTTTCATAATCCCCTCGTCCCTATCTGAGCCTGTAGCTCCTGGGTCTCTTGTTAGAAGAATGACCATCAATGATGTTTCTTCCACCACTGCCGGACTAGGGTTTGGCTTCGGGTTTATCGTACCTGGGGATGACACATTCCATATTCGCCATTCAGCTTCTGGGTATTCTCCAGTCAATATGAAGGGACTGTTTGTAGAGAACAGTTCATCCGCCGCAAATGAGTATGTGTTTGGGACTGCAACGACGGGAGGAGGGGCAGGTTACTCGTTCTGGGTATTGAATAATGGTTATGTTGGGCTCCCCGGCTTGATGGGGATTGGAGATGCCTCTATAGCTGACATCAGCAACACAAACGGGTTGTGTATTAGAGAGGACACGAGCAGCGCCGTCCCGAAATTCAGGGTGATGAGGACTAATACCTCTACCGGGGCCGTAGATATCGGACTCGAGTCTACTGGTAATTGGATATACTCCAGATCACAAGATTTCTACATCGGGTCAATAACCTCTAACGCTTTCAATGTACGGACCGGGACAGGTACCCAGAGGCTTCACATTACCAGTGACGGTAAGCTGTCTACGAATGCGGAGACTTCACCTGACATCCTCACAGGTGGTATGTGCCTAAACATAGGGTCTTCATCCGGCAAGGCATTTTCTCTCAAATCCACCGCCAATACTCACAATATGCAGGATCTTCCTTGGGGCTCGGGGACGGGAGAGACTGACACACAGTTCGCCATCAACGCCGGTGCCGGAGCAGTCGTGAGTGGGTGGTCAAATGGTTCTGGGGACGACACTGGTCTAGCCCTTCGAGGTTTTGGAAACACAGTAGACGATACTGAGTCCAACTCAGGTACAGGTGCCGTGATGATTACGGCAGGAAAATATGACGGCGTCTCTGGGGTAGACCCCCTTGGGAACGACGAGAACATACTGGCCATAAGGAATCTCTCAACTGCTAGAGCGTTTTTCAAAGGTGATGGAGATCTGGTTACTGATCTAGGCACGATAAACTCGTTCGATGACGAACAGGATGCCGTTGCCTGTATGGACATGGCCAGCATCATGTCAAATGATCTGGACAAGATAATTACCTACAACAAGGAAAGGTTCGAAGAGCTCGGGATAATGAAAAACGGTTTCATGAGCTCTAAAAAGATGACAGCTCTCCAACTTGGTGCTATAGGGGAGCTGTACGGAATAGTAAGTATTTTATGCGAGAAACTCGGACTCACATACGAGGATCTCAGGAAACTCGTAAGAGGCATAGAGCCACAGGAGGTTTAAGATGCCAGTTACTTTGACAGCCGCCGTAAAACCCGGCGATCTGGATAGCGTGGACTACGCAGAGGCCAAGATCACCGCCTTCGTCATGTACCTCAACCAGAAGCAGATGGAGATCATCGTCGAGTGGGGAAACACCGTCGATGGTAAGTGGGAACAGGGACTCAAACCGAAGAGCCATATCGTCCTGACCGGGGACGACTACGACGCGGTCGTTGCAGACAACGCCACTACCTATGCGGCGGTCAAGTCTGATCTCTACCAGTACCTCATCGACGAAGGGATCGTCGCGGGTACAGTAACCTGATGGAGGCAAAGAACATGATCGGGACACCAGAGCAAGTGCAGCAGCAGTACGTCCAAAATGTCATCAACAAAGCCAAGAACGGTAAGGAGGGCCTGACCGACTTAGAGCTGACGATGGCAAACAAGTATCTCGAGTCTCAGAAGAAGCTTGAGACCTTACGCCAGTCAAGGAGCCAAACAGCTGAGCAGATCTCCGGTCTACAGTCTAGGCTTCAACAGCTCACCGCTGAGATGGACATCGAGGTCGGCAGAAGCGCCGGGTTTCTCGACGCCATGATCACCATGAAGTTCAAGGAACCCACTGATGTCGAGAAGCCATGCAACTGTGGTCCTGGAGACGGGTGCAGTAAGTGTGGGGGACAAGATGAGTCAGCAGAACACCCCGCTCAGTAACCTCGTCCTCAAGATCTCTGGGGACGAAGGGGTCAGGACATCAACCATCGTGATGATCGTCCTGGTCGCCATCTTCGCGATATCCACGGCCTTCTTCGCGGTCATGTACGTCCTCAATAGGAGGAAGATCGCAGAAGCGGATAGCAAGCTCAGGAAGATGGAGGAAGACCTCAAGAGGGCCGAGGAAGAGAAGAAGCTGGCCACCGAGCTCAAGACCCAGTACAAGCTCAACCAGAAGATCGACAAGCTCAAGAAGAACATCGAGAACCAGAAGGCAAAGATCGTCGACAACAAGAGCAAGAAGACCACCTTCGACAGGATGGTCGACGGGCTCAAGTCGTGGGACGATCTCGAGGTCACCGGGCCATGAAGGTCTTCCTGGCAATCATTCTTCTGGCCTCTACCGCCCATGCGGACCCGGTGAAGATCCAGACCCACTATATCTCCCCGGGCACCGCGTATACCATTCCCGACGTAGGCCACGTCAGGTACTACCTCTTCCAGGAATACAAGATCCTTCTGAAGGTAGACCACGACCTCTTCTTGGCCAATGACAGAATCGGGAACCTGCAGAGGATAGTCGAAGACCAGACCAGAGTGGTCCAGCTCCAGCTGTCCTTCACCAAATCTGTGGAGAGGGAGCGGGATATTTACAAGGACAGGTCACTGAGGCTCCACAACACCTGGTACAAGTGCGAGGAGAAGCTCATCAAGGAGTCCGGATTTGACCTGAAGAGCTTCCTCATAGGCCTTGCAGTGGGTTCTGCCGCTGTTGCGGTGACCGGGACCATCCTCATTATCAAGTTGAACTGACCCACCAAAAGCGTAAAAGTTGCCCTCGTAACCCCTATGAATCATTAGGGAATTCGTTTACCACGTGGCATAAAATTTCCTTAATGGTTTCAGATGTTTACAGAGGCAACTTTTACGCTTTTGAGAGGTAAAAAGAGGGGTCCCCCAGCCCCTCTTTTCGGTCCTACATCCGCTCCAGGGCCGCCATACAGATGGCAGCGACCTGAACGAGACGCTTCTTGAACCTTTCGTCCCTGTAGGAATCACCCTGGTAGAGGGGACTCTCCATTGCGGCCTTACCAAGGTAGATGTTCAAAATGGTAACCCACTCACTCGGACCGTGCATCTCATCGTGACCGGGTCCCCACCTCTTCAGCTGGTGGTTCCGCTCCTTGAGGATGTCTCCTATCACTGCCCGGCGGGTGTCGTCAGTTCTTTGGTCCATGATTGTCCTCCCGACCCTCCAAGAGGATCTTTTCCAGCAGGTCGTCCCTATCGAGTCTATGGTACCCGATACCGCAACTACTGGCGAACTTCTTGAGGGCGTTGAAGCCCATGGACTCCAGTTCGTAGGGGGTGACGCTCCTCATTCCGAGGGGCGTCCTCGTCATTCCCCCTCGTCTTCCCCACTGTCGAGGTAGGAATCGATGGTCGTTTCGTCGGGCCACAGGAGCTTCTCTTCGACGTCCATGGGCTCGAACTCCTCGAGCTCTTCGTCCGTACCGGCGATCTGGATGACGAGCTCGTTCATCTTGTCGTTGACGAACCCGAGAAGAACGTCATGCAGAGAGGTGAGGTTCTCGGAGTTGCGCTGGCGGAAGGCGTCCAGATTGGCCTCGATGGCGTTCACTGCCTCTTCGAGCTTCTTGTCGATGTGCATCTTGAGGTCGCCGACGATCTCCTCCTTGAGCGCTTCCACGTCGAAGGCGGGAGCTTCTGTGGTCTCTTCGACCTGCGGCTTCTCCTCTGCGGCTTCCTTGGCCTTCTTTGAACGACGCTTGCGCTTCCCGGTCGGAGGGCTAGCCACCTTGCCGCCCTTCTCCTCCGCACCTTCCCCGCCTGCCTTCCTCGGTACCGCACCCTTTCCCTTGCCTCGGACGATCACGCGCCTCTTGACTTTCTTCGCTGCCATGTCAGACTCCTCCTTCTTTTTGGTTGATGTTTTCGAAGCCTTTGACTTCTTTGACTTCGAAGACTTGATTAGCAGTCCCTCCTCGAGCTCTGCCTTCACGATGACTGTGATCAGTTGCTCTGCCGTCCAGAACAGTACCTTGTCTGGCGGTTCCCTGACTGGTCCTTCAGGATCTGTGGCGTACTTCCGAAGGGTGAAGGTCAGTCTTGGTTTCGGGTTACCGTCTTTGTCGAGTTTGGTATCCCCGGCGTCGTCGGTCTCGAACCTGAGCTGATCCTTCCGCTCTTCGGTAGTCATACCCTCCTTTATCAAGGACTCAAAATCTACCGATTCTTCCATGCTTTCTAGTTCCTCGTCTTCCAGTACCATCTGGTGTAGTTTGTTGATTCCTCGTAGCGCTCCTATTCCGAATTTATTGGCCAGTACACTCCTTACTGCTGTCTCCCTTTCCCCGACCGGTATGTAGTCACTACAGTTCCTGTCGGAGTCCTCAGTGATGATCCTCTCGAGTATGAAG